GATGTGCTTTCAATTATCATGTTATAATCCTTTGGAGCGGGGTAGGGGAATCGAACCCCTCGCTTTAGCTTGGAAGGCTAAGGTATTACCACTATACGAACCCCGCAATAAATACTTGATGCAACAACGTGACTTCTTTGCTGCCAACGGATGGGCTCATATACACCTATCCGTCAACCACGATGCATCTGTGTGCTACATCTTTGTCAACGATATTTACAACGAACGCCTGACCATGCGATATTTTACCAACATGGAAGACGCATTGAATTTTATCGAAAACATCTAACTGGCGGGCCCTGCAGGAATCGAACCCACATCGCCAAGTTCGAAGCATGGCATTCTATCCGTTGAACTAAAGGCCCTTGGTGGTTGTAGTTGGTATCGATCCAACCTCCTCGGCTTATGAAGCCGGTACACATCCGTCTATGTCATACAACCCAAAATATTTTGGGGTATCCAACGAGAATCGAACTCGTGATAGCGGAATCACAACCCGCGGTTTTACCACTAAACTATGGACACCATATAGAAACACACTATCCTAGACTGACTACTTTGGCACGGGCTTTGCCGAAAAGCGATACCGCTTGTAATGTGTTTTTATATGGTAGGGGCACAGAGAATCGAACTCTGATTAATAGGTTAAAAGCCTACTACTTTAGCCGTTAAGTTATACCCCCATATGGTCCCTCCGGTCAGAGTCGAACTGACGCTTGTCGGATTAAGAGTCCGCTATGCTACCATAACATCTCGAAGGGATGGATCGTAAAGAATTGTCTTTATCGTGCCATCCAGGACCATACGGGGTCTAGGATGACACTAGAGTTTACCTCGTTTCATGTCATTACCTCTTTGTGTCAAAAATATTATTATACAACAATCACAGAATGTTGTCAACTGCTGTTTGGTGCGTCCCGAGGAATTCGAATCCCCAACCTCACGGCTTCGTAGGCCGGTGTTCTATCCAGTTGAACTAGAGACGCAGTGAAACAAAAGTCCAGGGACCTAGCTCGTCAAGGGAGAGTGTAGACTTGTAAATGGTGCTCCTAGCGAGAATTGAACTTGCGGCTCGCCCTTACCAAGGGCGTGTATTACCATTATACTATAGGAGCAAGATGGAGCGGGATAGGAGAATCGAACTCCTGACTAAACCTTGGCAAGGTTTCGTTTGACCATTAAACTAATCCCGCGTTGTTTTGGTGCCCCATGACAGAATCGAACTGCCGTAACCTGATTACAAAACAGGTGTAATACCATTATACTAATAGGGCAAACTTGGCTCCCCAGCGTGGGATCGAACCACGGACACCTTGATTAACAGTCAAGTGCAACTACCGCTGTGCTACTGGGGAATATTCTGGCGGTGCGACTGAGACTCGAACTCAGAACCCGGCTTTCACCGAGCGACGGATTAGCAATCCGCTCTAATACCATTATAGGACCGCACCATGAACTTTTTACTTATAGACGGCTCTGTGACCGCCTACAAAAATTGGTGCTCAGTACAAGAATTGAACTTGTAATAAACGCTTATCAAGCGTCCGTTATACCATTTAACTAACCGAGCAACGAAACTGGCACGGGTACTAGGGCTCGAACCTAGAATAACAGAGTCAAAGTCTGTGGTGTTACCATTACACTATACCCGAACAAAACTTGGCGTACCCACTAGGACTCGAACCTAGACTGACGGTTTTGGAGACCGCGATGCTGCCATTACACTATGGATACCTATTTGGTGGACCGACGGGGGATCGAACCCCGACCCGAGGCTTGCAAAGCCACTGTGCTCCCATTATCACTATCAGCCCAAATTTTCAAACACACTCTTAGGAATGTGTGTATTAAAGCACTCTAAAATACTTAGGCTGCCTGTTCTTAAAGAATGCTTTAATACGCTGTAATTTTTCACACTAGAAGAAGTGCTCCATCCTACAGGCCGCCCATTTGCAGTTTAGAGTGTTGCCGGCTCGCGTTGCCGTTGCACTAAAAGAAAAACCCCGGGGTTTTTAGTCCCGGGGTCCTTTTGAATTTGTGCGAGTTAGACTTTTAGAATCTTCTCGCCTTCAAAGGACCCAGGTGACCCTGGAATACTATTCGCAGATGTAAAGCCGCGTGACCAGACCAGTGTCTGGGGGCACATTGCGGATTTTAACTGTGAATGAATGATTGTTTGCATCATAAGTCCTATTGTACTTTATTTACTTCTTGAGGTTGACCTCAAGAAGCTCTTGTGTGATATTTATATCACACGACTCAAATTGGTTGCAGTGGAGGGAATCGAACCCCCGACCTCAAGGTTATGAGCCTTGCCAGATACCGCTTCTAACACACTGCGCCATTATTTATGGTAGGAGTGGAGAGGATCGAACTCTCTCAAGAACGCTAATCTGGCGCTAAAAGGTATATAAGACCTCTCTGACTACCAAGTCTCACTCCCATTGAAAAACACACTCTTGAACAGTCCATAAGCGGTTACTCGCTGACTCCCTAGGTAACAGGGCGGATCTGTGAATGTGTTTATCAATGGAGTAGGGAGTGAGATTTGAACTCACGGCTTTACGGATTTGCAATCCGTTGCATTTGACCACTCTGCCACCCCTACATATTTTTATAGTCAAGCACCGAGAGATGCCGATTTGTCAACAATGTAGCTAACACTGACAAGCGAATAGCAGTTATGTCAGGACCTGTTCCTCGCACAGTTAGGCCCGAATAGTGACAGCGTCCTGTCACGATACCTGTATCGATGCTTGACTATAAAAACAAAAATGCTCTGCATCCCCCGGCGGTAATTGTAGTACATCAAGATACGACGCTATCGTACCCATCACACGTACCTTCCACCCGCTTCCCGACAGGGACCGTTCTCGCATTGCCAGCGGCCTTTGGGTTCAAAGACTACCACCCGTTGATGTCACTCAACTTCTCATCGTGTGGGTCACACTATCCGGAGACACCCGGAACGTTCATTGGTGGAGACGACTGGAGTCGAACCAGTAGTGCCGTAAGGCGGCGGATTTACAGTCCACTGGGGTTACCAATTTTCCTACATCTCCAAAATGGTACTGGGTACGGGAATCGAACCCGTCTTACAAACGTGAAAGGCTTGTGTCCTAACCGATAGACGAACCCAGCAAAAAGAGGAGAGCCACGGTTGCAAGACCTAGTGCCTCGTTACCGAGGGAAGTATCAGGGCGATGTGGCTCTCAAAACTTGGCGGTCTTAGGGGGTAACGATCCCCACTCTTATGGCGTGACAAGCCATCGTGCGTCCATGAACACTTTAAGACCAAAAAAATCACTATATGAAAAAACATTAAGGGAGGATATAAACTCAGCACCACCTGTTAGTTTACATTTTTTCTCATTACAGCCTACTGTTTAGCCTGTCGCATTCCCAGAAGTTGTTCCCTATTTCAACCGCTCGTTGCCTTTGGTATAGGCTCAGGTATCTATTTCGGGCTTCCTGCTTCATGGGTATCAAGGCCGTGTACCGAAGTACTTCTTCAACGCCTTTTCGTTCACCCCTAACAGTGTAGGTAACCTTAATGTGTTTACATATAGTGCCCGAGCAAGCCCGAGTACACTATACAAACTTGAATTTTTTAACGAACTTTGAAAACAGTCTCGATCTACTATTTCCTAACTAGTCTCTAGTATAACATCTTGTGTTTTACTGGTCAACTTGTTTTGCAAAAGCCCTTCAATTTGTAGGGTCTTTGCAAACTTTGCTGTATTTCCTAACTTGTTTCTATTGTAGCAAATTGTGAATATTGTGTCTACCGCCATAAAAAAACCCGCCTAGTGTGCGGGTCTTTGCAGAATGTAGTACTTTTGTTAACTACAACGACAAAGACCTCGCGGGTAATCATGCTCATAGGCCTGCTCACAAATGGCCGGTATGTTTTTCACGGTGAATGCGATTGCTGTCATCATAGTGCATTATATATGCCTGCAACAAAAAAGTCAAAGAAAAAGGCTATCAAAGTAGCCTTTTTGCATGCTGGTTACGAGTTCCAGCGCCACTCTATCGTTGTGGTCGATTTACTTGATCTGAGTCCAAACACGTTCACGGATCTGCTTTGTTAGAGCATCAGGCAATGGCACGTAGTCTAAATCTACAGCATCTTTCTTGCCGTTCTTGAATGCCCAGTCAAAGAACTTTAACACTTCATCGCTATTGGCTTTGTTAGCAGGAGTCTTGTACATGATGATGAAACTGGCTGAACTCACTGGCCAAGCATTAGGATTACGTTGATCAACAATGCTTAATCCCATGCCAGGTACTGAGAACCAATCGGCGCCATCTGCGGCTGCGGCAAATGTTAAGTCATCTGGGCTAACATACTTTCCTGACTTGTTTTGTAGTTGTAGGAACGTCATGTTGTTTTTCTTAACATAAGCATACTCTACATAACCAATACTGCCCTTAACTCTGTTGACGTTGGCAGCAACACCTTCATTGCCTTTGCCACCAATTGAAGTGGCAGCCGGCCATTTAACTGCGGCACCTTTTCCTACTTTATCATTGAACTCTTTGCTGACTGTGCTTAGATAGTCAGTCCAGTTGAATGTTGTGCCTGAACCATCAGCGCGGTGAACCACTGTGATTGGTTCGTTAGGTAAATTCTTACCTGGATTCAATGCTGTTAGTTTAGGGTCATTCCATTTAGAGATGTTGCCCATGAACACTTCAGCCATAACAGGTCCTGTGATGCGTAGTTCGCCTGGCTTGAAACCATCTAAGTTAACAATAGGCACAGTACCACCAATGATGGCCGGAAACTGCACTTGACCATTCTTGTCAAGATCTTCGCCCTTAACAGGTGCGTCTGTTGCGCCAAACGTCACAGTCCTGGAATTGATTTGTCTAATGCCGCCCGATGATCCAATTGATTGATAGTTGAGCCCAATGCCTGTTTCTTTCTTGTAGGCTTCAGCCCACTTGGCATAGATTGGGAACGGGAAAGTGGCGCCTGCGCCTGTGATGTCTGCAGCTTGTGCTGACACCGTTACTGCGGCTAATAAAATTGCTAGTAGTTTGTTCACTGGGTTCTCCTTGTTGTGACAAAATTATTTAAGTAGAATAATATTACAATTTTGTTACAAAATTATGACCAGTATTTGGATCCGTCCAAACGGTTCCAATATGCCTGGTTGTTGCGATTAACAAAGTTCTTTATTAGGTATTTGCCCATCCCAAAATAACCCATCTTCTTAAATCTACGACTATCCTGTCCAAAGTAATGTTTTACAATTTTGAACTTTCGAGGATTGTACTTTCTTGACAAGAAGAAGTCTTCGCTGGTGGAAAATTGTTCAGGAAAGCCGCCATACTCTTCAAAACGATCTCTGCGGGTCAGCATGAACGCTCCTACAGCAAATGGCGAAAAGTATTTTAATGCATGATTGATTAAATTAAATGCAGTGAATCCAATCTTTGCTCGTAGGTCCTTGTCATAGCATTTGATATTCAGGCCGATAAGATCTAGGTTTTTAGACTCTATTAGGTCAACAGCATCACGGATGACTGTGTCTTTGAAGAAACGTACATCAGCGTCAACGAACAAGATGTAGGGAGTGGTGACCAGTTGTGCTCCACGGTTCTTGGCAGTAGAAACAGGCCCGCCCTCAATGATTTCAACATTCAATTCACCTTTCATTATTTCTATAACTTCTCGAGTGCGGTCTGTTGAACAGTCGGCAATGATAATTCTAGTACGACCTATTGACTGCTGGCGTAGGTGCATTAATAAATGTGCAATATAGTTCTCCTCATTCTTACAGGGTACCACTATGGTAATTGTGTCGCTTAGAGTTGTTTCTTGCATTCTGCTACCACCTTGAAGTTATCAAATTTTAGCCAACTGGTCATTGTTGACCGAGCTCGCTCGCAGTCCTGGAGGGTAGGAAATTCTATCATTACCCGTCCTGGAATGTCTTTTGGATTGTTTAGATGCACTGCCAGTATTATCAGTATCCACATGGTCGCTCTCCTTGGTCCAAGTTACGATTTCCCAACGGCCATCGTGATGTTCTACAAGTGCTGTACACGATTCAACCCAGTCGCCATCATTCATGTATGCGACACCGTTGATTTCTTTTATTTCTGCGTGATGTATGTGTCCGCAGATGACTCCATCAAAGCCACGCTTTTTGCAGTAGTTGGCTAAATTCTCTTCAAACTTGAACACAAAGTCTACTGCTTTTTTAACTTTGTACTTAAGATACCGGCTAAGGCTAAAGTACCCAAAACCCATGCGACGACGAATCCAATTAAATTTATTGTTGAGTGCAAGAACAACATCATATGCTTTATCTCCTAAGAATGCTATCCATGGTGCTAGGCGGGTGATGCCGTCAAACAAGTCACCGTGAACAACTAAGTAGTGCTTACCATCTGCGCCTATGTGTTCCGTTTGATTGTGTATTTCTATTAAACCAAAACTGAAACCATAAGGTATCATGGGCCTAAGGAATTCATCGTGATTGCCTGCTATGAATACTACACGGGTTCCGCGCTTGGCATGACCCAGTACTCTGCGTACCACGTTGGTATGGCTTTGTTTCCAGCGCCATTTGTTTTGTTGTATCTTCCAGGCATCGATAATATCGCCTACTAGATACAGTGTGTCACAGGTGTTGTGTTTGAGAAAGTTATTGAGACGATCGGCTTGACAATCTTTGGTTCCAAGATGGACATCACTGACAAAGATTGAGCGATATGTCTTCATCTATTATTTAAGACGAAGACTGTTACAATTTTGTTACAGACCCGACAATTTAATCAAAAAGAAAACCCGCCTCGGCGGGTTTTGTTAGTACACTACTGAAATCAGAAGCGATGTGTAACGCCTACGCCAACCTGTTTGACGTCGTTGACAGAACCTGTTTTGTCAACGTTGCGATAGCTGACCAAGAGATCAGTACGTTTGCTGAGTGCATACTCAGCACCAACATTGTAGGCTTCAACATCGGCGTTGGTCTTGCCATAGCTGGCCTTGAGGGTGTAAGCACCTACTTTTTGAGCAGCGCCAACCAAGTTGCCTTTGTTGGCAACAACGCCTTGATTGTCACTGTGGCTGTAAAACACAGTGGTTGCACCAAACTTGGCATTGGCGCCAAGCATTGTGCTCTTTTCGGCACCTTGATCAAATTGAGCAACACTGGTGTTGACAATGCCAAACTTGGCGCCGGCACTGTATACAGTGACTTCTTGACCGGCAGCAGTATGAGTACGGTCAGCACCCAATGCTACACCGGGAAAAGCAGTAACACGAGCAAACACGCCGTTGCTGAGTCGATTGCCACGTAGATTGTGTACATCACCAGCAATACTGCCGTACAGTGCGCCAAAAGAATCATTGTCGGCAGCAGTGGTAAAGATGCCGTGAGTTCTACGTCCTAGGTCCAGGCTACCTGCTTTGGCAACAAGACCCACAGTGCTGTGGCGATTGCCCAGCTGTGTGTCTGTACCACCGGTGGGATCTTGGCTGTTAATGCCAGTTTCGATCACAGCACGAGCTGTCAAGCCCTTGCCGATATTTTCTTGTACACGAAAGCCAATGTGGCTGATATCGTTGGCGATGCTGTTGACAGTGCTGGCACCTGTTTTGGTGTTGTCAACTGTGGCGTTCATCCGACCGTACACAGTAGTTTGTGCAGAAGCCAGAGCACAAGTAGCCAACAAAGCGGCTGTAACTAAAATTTTCTTCATTAGATTTTTCCTTTAGAAAGTATGATCAAAGTCGACCATAGACAAGTATATAGTGGTTTTACTAACTAAGTCAACAAAAAAGGCGTATTTTGACGCCTTTTTGGAGTTTCTGTTACGAGGTATGTCTTACCCTAGGTAGCCTTGTTCAAGCTGCCAATGCGAACTGTGAGTCGTTTGCGGTTACTTTTTTTGCTTCTACGGCCGAGTTCTCCCAACCCTAACGGCTTTCACATTGCCGAGCTGTCCACTAATTTACTTGTTGCCCTGTCGAATCTAGGTCAGGCCCATCAATAAAGCAGTCCATAAACAACACACCACACTTCAAGACCTAACTTGTAAGCAATGTATGCACCTACTAGATAGCCTGTAACTTTTAATGTTTGTGTAACGTTCATAATCATCCTTATTGGTGGACCTGGGGGGATTCGCACCCCCGTCCAAGACACTTTTCTCTTTGCTTCATACAGCAATAACTTTTATTTAATCAATCTTGACGCCAACAGTCAAACCAGACCAGTATTGATTTTGCTCGTTCCACCAGGTGCCAAGATCCTTTGCAGGTACTTGGAAAGGCTGGCAATGGTCCAGTGCATATGCATCACGTACTGATTTTTTGTTTTCCACCGACAACAAGATTTCACGAATTTCTTTGGCTTTGTCTTCAGGAAAAGATCGTGGCACCATCAAGTTGTAGGGAGTATTCATCTTGGCCAGCGGTGCAGGGAATCCCTGACTGGTCAAGTTAGGATAGTTGCCCACAAACTTGGGACCGGTGGTGCCCAAGGTAGTTAGTTTTCCAGCAAATCCTTCTTGTGTGTATTTTTCGATGTCGCCTACAAAACCCACTACAAGATCAACTTGTCCTGACATTGTGGCAACCAATGCTTCGGAAGTGCTCTTGTATGGCACAATAGTGGAGTTGGGATATATCTTTTGAATTTGCAATGCTGTCAAATGACTGACCACTCCCAGCCCCGAGGTGGCAATGGTAATTGGCTGATTTTTGGGCACACTGGCCCAGTTGGCATGCTTCTTGGATGCCACAGCAAACGGCACACTGCATTGTGTCATGATGGTGCGAAATTCGTTGACATCATAACTTGCTGTGGGATAGAAATTGGGTCGCAGCCAATATGCACCCGATGTCATAAAAATTGCACCTGACGTATTTTTCACATAGTTAAAGGCCACGACTTGTCCGCCGCCGGACTTGACGTCAAACACAAAATTGTATTTGTTTTGAATTTTGTTGGCTTCTGCGGCCATGTTGCGAGCATAGTTGGTGCTGTTGTCACCGGCTCCAAACCCATAGATGATTTGAATGGTTTCTTTGGCATTTGCACTCAGTGCGGCCATGGACAGAACCACAGCAGTTAAAAGTTTTTTCATGTTTGTTTCTCCAATGTAAAATTATACAAATTCTGTGTGAATTTGTCAATGATGTTTGGCTGGTAGATTTTCTACTTACGGGAATTGGCGTTCTGCATGTATCACAGCAGTAAAGAGGTTTTTGTACCTCAAGCGTCAATATGTTGTCCGACGTCGGCAGTGCGGCGTTGCTTTGTACTTAGTGAGTCAAAATCTGTCAAAGTTATTTGTTGCTAACTTGATGTGTTGATCCTGGCCGTGCTCTACGTCTCTGATATAGTAGAAGGGACTCAAGAATCCAATAAATCCGATATTGCGTCCGAATTCTTTGTTGAAATATTTGTTGTCTATGGTGCGTTCAACAAAGTCAATGCCTGCTTTCCAACTACTGTACAGTTTGTGATCCTTGAAATTGGTATAGAACCAATGGTCCATTTCACTGTAAAAATTAGTAATAGGCTTGGCTACCTGAAAAGTGGCAGGATCGTAATCTACATAAATCAGGGGTTTGACACAGGCTTCGTATGCTGTGCGTTGTAAATTACTGTGATTAGGCCATCTGGCCAGATACTGTAAATGACGGTTGGCTGGTTGATTAAACCATTTCACAATGATGTGTGCTTGCTTCAACAGTATCTCAGGGAAATCTGGAGTCCAGAAAAAATATTCATTGGTGATATTGTTGTATTCTCCAACATCCGAATTGGCATAGTTGGCTTGAAAATCTATAAAATACAAATACCATTTGCCGTCTTTGTGGCAAATTTTGGGTTTGTCAATACCGTACAATATGCAAATCTTTTTGCCTTGGTCCACCAGGGTTCGTTGATCCATGGTATGATATGTGGTGAACTTGGTCACGTGTGCTGGTTGCAAAAAGTCCTTGGCAGCATACACCCAAGATTCGTCACGGTCTGTGTCGTTCAACATGTCTTCACTGTAGTCATGGACAGTGATTTTTACTTTGGGAAAATTTGTTTTGACCCAGTTCAACAGTGGTCGAGCAGCATATTCATATTCACTGAGATGATTTTCTACTCTGAAGTTGAAGGGGTCTTTTTTGATGTTGTGTTCGCCGGCCTTGGGATATCGAACCAAAATTTCGTCAACATGAATGTTGTTGAGCAAAAAATTGTAGACTACCTGTGTGCTGTCTCCGCCGCCGCTGCATTCAATTCTGATGTAGTCATACTTGTCACGCAGTTGCTGAGCTCGCAGTCTATACAGTTCTCTTATATTGACTTCAGGCTCCGCAGTCCAGGCCTGTTTGGAAAAAACTTCGTTGTTGAAATTCCAATGTGGAAACTGGTTGGTTTTGGTGGCTTCCATCAAGGCTTGGACTTTGCTGACATAAATTTGATTGCCAACTTGATAATATCCTAACTTGAAATTTTGTTCCAGCGTTACATCAAAAAATTGAGTATTGTAATGGTTCATTTGATTGTTGTGGGTTGGGCAATTCCTGATTTCGGCGTCAGACAGTACCTATTGTAGCATGCCGTTAATCCACCAACATATGGCATGCCTGATTCGGGATCATATTTGAATTCCCACCAATATTCTGGGGCTGCCTTTTTGACCAACTGTCGCAAATGCAATAACCCGTGATGATAGTATTTTTGTCCAATATCGGGGGCTGCAGAGTTAAACATCCAGGTATCTCTTGGAGTATACAAAGTACTCGGAGGCTTATTGGCAACAACAGACATTGGATTCCAGTCAGGGTAGATCAAACGATGAAGGCCATCGGGCAACAATTGATATTTGATTCCGCTCACGTCAATATTGGCACACCAGGAATTTACTTTTTTCCTGCCATATTCGTCATATAACTTATTGTAAGAAGAAACATGCACATTGTCAACTAATTCTGGGGAGAGCCCACTTAAAAAACGTTTTACTACATGAGCTTGTTTTGCAGCCAATTGAGGCATGGTATCGCTCCAGTAAAACAGTTCGTCATGTTCCCATGCTCTATTCAACATCTGTGTTCTTGGGCTCACTGCATTGTCCAGCATGTCCTGAAATGCCACGTACCAATCAGCGTTGTGATATTGTACCAGTGGTTTTTCGGCGCCAAACAAAAAACAAACACGTTTGCCTTGTTCAATTAAAGAAACATAATCAGGTATAACTTCTCGAAGATAGCTTCTGGCCAGTGCATTGGGGCTTGGATGGGTTCCTACTTTGTAAACATAGTCCCATTTGTTGCTGTCTTCTTTAAGAATCTTCATTTGTATGTCTGACAGATCTACCAATCTGTGTTTGGTATGACGATACAGTGGATTGTTTGCAATTAGATCCTGAGTGATAGGAGCGGAGGTGGCAAATACTTCTTCGTTGAGATATGTATTTTTGTTGCCTTTGTCACCGTTGAGATTGTGGTATTGTGCAATCTCGTCGACAAAAATATTGTTTCTCACAAAACTCATAAGAACATTGTGACTGTCAGCGCCGCCAGAATACCATATAACAATATAATCATATTGTTCTCTCAGCTGCTGTGCCCGTTGTTTGTACCAAAATTCCAAACTACCCGGAGGTTCGTGCGTCCAGTCAAACTGCTCAAATTTGGGCTGGTTGAATCTCCATTGTAGAGGTTGTTTGATTTTTCCGCTGAGTTCTATGGCTTCCAGTTTGCTGTAAGTTTTGAAATCACCAACAGTGTAGTATCCATAACGATTTTTATCTGCTGGTGGGTACATACAAATAATTCATAAAAATGTACTTTTGTTGGTGAGTTCTGTAACTATCCAAAATTACTGTTTTGCAATACCGCGGGTGAATCGAGTCCATTGCTGTATGTTGGATTGATGCATTTTTTCTGTTTGTCCAAATGTCACAGACTCTACAGTCCCGCGTTCTCCTGTGCAAATTTCTTTGAAAGCATCTGAATTGGCAGCATTGTTGAATATTCTATTGAGGTCTTGTGCTATTTTTGCATCAACAGTTCGTGGAACAAAGATATAGTAACCATTGGTCAATTGTTCAACACCTTTTACTTTTAAACTTGCAAAAGTGGGCGCACCAGGAAAACTACGAGTTCCTGAAATACCAAGAAGTGATACGTCTCCTGAAGCCAGCGCAGAGCCTGTTTTGCCAAGAAAGGCAACATTGGCGTCAACATGTCCGCCCAACACATCAACAGTTGATTCAGGAATACCTTTGTATGGCACGTCGGTGAATTTTAAATCAGGATTGTTGGCCGACAGCAAGCGTGTGAACAATTGAGTTGCAGTTCCGGGGATAATACCCACGCTGACATCTTTGTTTTTTAAGTTGTCCACAGATGCGTATCGACGGCTGTAGATTGCCAATGGAATGTTTGTGCACGTTGCACTCACCAATTGGAATTGAGCCGGATCGTGACTTTCGTTGTACATCAGTGGTCTGGTGTACATTCCATCAGAGTTTGCAAACACTGTCAACGACGTTGAAGACAACACATAGTTGGCAGCAACTGTGCTGCCGGCACCTGGTTTATGAGTAAACACAAATTGATATGTGCTTTGTTGTTGATTGGCAATATCCATAAGACTTCGGGTCATCGCTCCCATACCCCCAACAGCAAAAGGCCAAACTAGTTGTACAGTTTGCGGTGCGGTAGGAGTAGCCGATGCTGAAAAACATGCCAAAGCAATGGCCAATGCTGAAATAATTTTTTTCATTGATATCCTTGAAAATTTTGTTTGGTTAATGAATTTTATTCTGATGAATAAAAATAACACATCTGAGCAGATGGTAACAATATTTATGTAAAATTACGCAAGGTCTTGTTTTTCATCCACTACTAGCCATCCCAACTTCAACAGGTCTGCACGAATCTCGTCAGTGACCACGCCTTCGGGTACAAAGTTTTTTTCATACCAGTGGTGTCGTTCCTGCTGCTCTGCAGTCATTTCTGCCAGTTCTGCTTCCGAGACTCCGCCTTGAATGCCCGAACAGTACCAGTCTATGTAGTCTCCCTCGCCACGCATGTCGGCGATAATGCCGCCGGCATATCGCCAACTGGCACCCCAGGTTTGATTTTTCAACAAGGGCCATACTTCATTCTTTTGAAATTCGCGGTTGCACATGGCAGCATAAAGATTCTGTGCGTAGGCTTCGGACGCACGAACTTTGGCTAGAATCCAATCGGTACTACGGAGATCAAACTCCATATTGTTCTTTTGCCATTCTGGATTTTCTTCTCGTTCTAACTTATCAATGTTGTGTTGTTCGTACATTTTGATATATGCTTTGTTGGGCACTTTGCCTTGTTCCTTACAGCGTTCGATATACTTTTCTTTTTGAAAGGTATTACGGGAGGGGCTTGAACTAATCATCATGAATACCAAGTTGGTACGACTGGAGGGACTTGAACCCTCAATCCCGTAGGCGGCAGATTTTAAGTCTGCTGTGTATACCATTCCACCACAGTCGCGTTGTTTATTTACATCGTAAAAAAGTCCTGTATGCACATTATACAGGACTTTGAGTAGAGCAGTCAACCTGTTTGATCAGCTGTTGAGAACCTTGGCCACGGCATTCATAACACTGGCAATACGTCCAATGTCACGAAGTTGTTCCACTGTGTAGCCTTCTGTCTTCAAGGTGTCATAGTGTGCTTTTACACAGAAATGGCACTTGCCCACAATGCTGGCTGCCAAACTGAATGCTTCAAAGTTGGCCTTGGTTGTGCCACCGTGGCTGGCAATAGCGTTCATACGCAACTGTGCCGGCAACCCTTTTAATGCAGGATCTTCTGCCATTTCAATGTAAGGATACCAGGTATTGTTCTGAGCCATAATGCTTGCGGCTGTCATTGCACTGTCGGCAAACTCAGGAGCATCTGCCAACAACACAGCCAGTACCTTTCCGTTGCCAGTTGCAGCCAGTGCAGCCACAGCACAGCCCAGGGCCACATCTGCATCTAAAGTACTACGCAGTAGCACAGCATCAAGATTCAACTTGGTGTCTTTGGCATAGTCTGGCAATGCGCCTTTTACTGTTTCAATAAAACTCATTTTCTTTCCTCAATTGAATAAAACCAATCATCTCCTGCTGACCACTTGCGTGTGCCATCCACTGTGAATATGGTCTGTGCGGCTTTGAAATCTGGAAACTTAACATTGCCAGAAATCAAACTTTGATCGTACCACAAGCATCGATTGTTGGGTTGGCAGGCAAACTGACCGTTTTCCAGTCGAATAAAATTAAACGATTTGTGTTCTTCCGCGACCTCAGTAAAGCCTGTGTCTACATCCATGCCGTCAGCACAAAAATCCACTGTAAACAAATAGGTTCCGTGATGCCATTCCCGATCTTTGCCCAGAAACTTAACACCTAGATTACGCAGGCCTATTTTTTCAATGATAGTAAAGCGATAACCCATGCAGTCCCAAAGCTGTAGTGTATCTACGGGCAAATTGCCCGAGTAGTCTTCTTGCCACACATAAGCATGAATAGGTAGTTTGTCGTAGAGTGCTCCGTAGTTGGGCAGTAATGATTCAATACGAAACACTTGTCCACGTAGGGCTTTGAGACTGACCCATATTGCAGGTTCTAATTCTCCGTGACCCTTTTCAAAGTTATAGAGAAACTCTCGTTTGACAAAACATTTGACAGGCGGTAACGATCCTACAATATAACTCATTATTTTCTATCACCAAACAGTTGTAACAGGTTAATAAACAAGTTAATGAAGTCCATGTATAGTGTCAATGCACCACGGACTTCTGCGCTGTCACTGGTTTCCATGCTGAGTTCTTCACGGATCTTTTGTGTGTCATAAGCAGTCAATCCAAGGAAGATAATAATTGCCAAAGCACTAATCACCATCTGCATCACAGTTGATCCAATAAAGATGTTCACAATGCTGGCAATGATGATAGCAATCAGTCCCACAAACATAAACTTACCAACACTATCTAAACTTTGTTTGGTAAAGTAACCATATACACTCATTACACCAAACAGGATGGCCGCACCCATGAATGCTGACACAATACTGCCCATGGTGAACACAGCAAAGATTGTGGCAAAGCTCAAGCCCATCAAGGCCGCAAAGCCATGCAAGCATAACTGTGCTACACTTTTACTTGGGTTATTGGCTAGTACCATTGCAACACCAAAAATTGCCACCAGTGGTGAAAAGATCACAATCCACTTCGTCCAGCCTGTAAAAAAGAATGCCAGCAACTCTGGACTGGTGCCCACAAAGTAACTCACAAACATTGATACAAGTACAGCAAGACTCATGTGTCCATACACACGACCCATTGCTGAGTTGATTTCACTGGCAGAACGATACGATGTTCCGCTTTCATAAGTTGTTTCTAACATAGTCATGCTCCTTGGTAGAAATTTAATTCATCTTCATCGGCAAGTTCTGGAGTGTTCCAAACATTGCGATTATTCCATTCACGAACGCGATCCGATCGTTCCTGTTCTGTCATTTCATAACATCTGGGATTGCGATCAGGTTGTCGTAATGTATCAATACCTCGTTGAAGCTTGAACATTACAGTGTCTCACCACCAACGGTGCGATTGCAGGCACACAGTTCGCCAGTTTGCAATGCGTCAAGAATACGCAATGTTTCTTCGGGGCTACGACCAACGTTCAAATTGTTCACAGTTACGTGTTGGATAACGTTTTCCGGGTCAACAATGAATGTTGCGCGAAGTGCGGCACCTGCTGGAGCGTAGAACACACCCAACTGTTCGATCAAACTATTCTCGCCGCGCTGTGTGTCAGCAAACTGGTAGTGCTTGATTTGTTTCAAATCAGCGTGAGCTGTTTGCCATGCCACTTTGCAGAACTCATTGTCTGTTGATCCTGTGAGCAGCACTGCGTCACGATCTTCGAAATCCTGAGCCAACTTGTCATATGCCACGATTTCTGTAGGACAAACAAATGTAAAGTCCTTGGGATAGTACACAATAACCTTCCACTTGCCGTGAAAGCTGGTTGCTGTGATGTCAAAAAATGCATTATCGGGTTGCCCTGGTTTGACACCGGTAACGGTAAAAGATTCAATTTTGTCGCCAACTGTTTTCATAAAATTTCCTTAGGTTAAAAAGTATCTCAGTGTTTGTACTGAGTGTTTAGTGTAATAGTATATAGCAATGAAATCAAGAAAAATCATAATTTTTGCCTGAAATTGTTTTTATGATGACCATAGAAAACATCAATGACTATGTGGTCCGGGGTAGAGGAATCGAACCTCTATAAAGGGCTTAGAAGACCCGTGTATTATCCATTATACGAACCCCAGTAAAAATGGTAGGGCCACTAGGAATTGAACCTAGACTCAATGAATTATGAGTTCACTGCTTTACCATTAAGCTATAGCCCCATAACCCCATTGTAACAGGGTTTTTATTTAGTGTCAACAGTTTTAAACAACTGCTCAGGATCGCTTAGGTGGTCCGTTTTGATTTCACGCATCTTTAGGCCAAACAGTTCAGCAATGGAGTTCTTGTAGGTAATGCGCCGGTTGTTCCAGTCACGGATAGCAATGGCCCTGCGTCCAATTTCGTCCATGGTCAACAAGTGCTCTACGCCAGATTTCAATTGCCATTCTAGATCCCAGATACGGTTATGTATCACAGTGATCTCTGAGATATTGTGATCCAAGGTACCACGTTGATCATGGTCGAGAGTCAATATCAGCTGACGGTATTTGTCTTCGTACCAGTCCAATTCGTCCTGGTTGGCACCTTTGGTGCGTTCGTGTTTGACTCTGGCAATGCACAGTCGATCAATTAGTTCAAGTACAGGTAAGAATTCCATATGTGTCTTTAGTGATAAATTATTATAGCAACTATGCCAGATAGTGTCAACCTTGTTCGACAGGCCTGGACCAGGTATCTGAGTGTTTCCATTCTAGGTGAAAATCAACATCTTTGCCGTTCCATGGCTCGCCCTGCATTTTGATATCAAAATCAGCATTCCATTGGCCGTCGGCTGCAATGTCAAAATCATACTGTGCCCACAATCTATGTTCACCGCCTCTTGGATAACGCAGATATCCAAACTCCGTCAGATCCCGATCTGGATCAAACTCTAAATGAAGTTTAAACGGGCCCATTGCTAGCCATAAAACACGCAACAAAGGCCATATCTCATTGACCAAGTGGTTGGCAACAGGATTGATATCTTCTTTGATTATGTAGTAGTCAAAATCCTTTTCCCAGGGAATAGGATCTTGCCAGTTTGCGGGATCGTACTCCAAGCTATAATGATTCTCTAGAGTAGGATACTGCTTCACTGGACTCAGCCAATCCGGCACATTATGCAATCTAAAATGTTCTATCAAGATGTTTGTGGTCTTCCACCGTACAAATCTATTGAAGCCAGTGTTCTTGCCATCAGTAGTTGCCCAGCCGTAGCACCAGTCTTGTCCAACACCAAATTGTCCACGTTCAAGATCCAACGGTGTTCCGTGACCTAGGCCGCAGGTTCCCGAACTCAGCCCGCCCATGCCGGATACTCGCAAGCGCCACATCATTGTTAATGTCTGTGCCACGTCTGTTAGTTCTTCTCCAGGGAATCCTGTAAACCATGTGGCAAAGTTATTGGTCATACCAACCCCAGCAAGATCCTTGAAATTTTGTTCAATCCATTCAGTCTTGCAGTTCTTCTTCATCAAGTTTAGCACTTTTTGTGATCCAGACTCGACCCCAAATGCAAAACCACTGGCTCCTGACCGCTTCAACATCCGCCAAAAATCTCTGTCCATTTTGCCGTCGATGCGGCTGTACCCATTCCAATTGACACGAATGTTCCTGTCGATCAGTCCTAACGCAAATGCTTCTAGTTCACGCAGGTTACCGTTGAGCAAGCTATCAATAAACCATACAGATTGAATCTTTTGTTGTCGATATACTATTTCAATTTCTTCTAGTACACGACTTGCCTGCCTGGCCCTAAACCTCCAGAAAACTGTTTCGTTGCAGTAAACACAGTTGGCAATACATCCACGACTGAACTCACAACTGATGCCTTTGCTGTCGTACAAACTAATGTTTATGTCTGTGTAATCAGCCGGAGGCATTGAATCAAGATCTACTCTTTGGTCTTTGCTTTGTATGCAAATATGCGGAATTTCTTCTGTGGGATTTTCTAAGTTTTCAAGTATACGAACAAACCATAGTTCGCCTTCGCCTGACACCACATGGTCTGCCACTGCGGGGTCGCTGACTTTTAGCTGTGTGGCATTGGCACCGCCTATGATGATCTTAACACCGGGTATAAGACGTCTAAATTCTCGGGCCATCCACATGGTACAAGTATCGTTGGTATACCATGTACTAAATCCAATAACAGTAGGTCCCCACTCAACTACCTGGGCCATGTACTTGAGCAAAGTGGGCTCAATAACAGGATGTACATTTTTACTGTAGTTGGGGTCGGTCCATTTCCAGTCTTCGTATGCGGTCCATAGTTCGGGCACTCCGGCCTCATGTTTGGTAAGAATGTTTATGTCCCATACACGGGTAGGCCAGCCGCCGTGTTTGGACAACGCACTCATTCTAGCAATACCATATGGTGGCGCCAATTGCGTCCATTCCGGAGCAACTATCAAGGCCACACGATTTTTGCGTGTGGCATCAGTGTATTGCACAACTTCTGTTAGATTCTTTTGTTTACGACTTTCAAGTCGCGGACGGTTCTCCGCCATGTACATCTCTGCTAGAACCACATGTGGATCTAGGTTTAAACTTTGTGGTTCGGGGTTTGGCGCTTGTATAGTTTGTATTGGTATTATCTTGCGTGGTGTATCCATTGTATGATTACTTAGCCACAATTTTTTTCAGCAAGCACATGGTGCCTTCTGCGCCTGATAATTTGTGTTCATACAACCACTGTGGCAACAAAAACAATATAGGTCAAAACATGCAGGTATTGATCCAGTCCCAACAACCACCAGAACTGGTCGTGTGTGTTAGGAGCCCAGCCAAACCACCGGTTCAGTTTCATTTTGGCCCAGTCAATGTGATAGTGAATCACTGTGTCGGCTAAACACAAATAAACCGCGGCCATGGGTGCGTACCATGCAAAACTTAGATATGTACCAAGGCCGTGCAGTGACGCATGCAACATGCCACCCGGGTGTCCGTAGGTACCTTTGTTGCTCCACTGATATTGTGTCTGCAGTGGAAAGTCCACCACAAAGTGTTTGGTCACCAATGCCAGGATCAACCACAGCGTTTCGTTCATGACCGCTACTGATCAGGCTTCGCTGAGAAAAACAGCCTTGGAGATAGGGCTTTGACCTTGACCCAGGCTCTGAGCATTGAACCAAGTGTCGGCATAGATAACAGTATCAGTCCAACGGCTTTCGCTGAGAAATACTCGAACATTATAACCACGCATTACAAAACTCCTCTTGTGTCAGTGTTTAAATTTGGCTTCAATTCACGGATCAGGGTACGTTCCGTGCGGTGAGCCTCGCTCTTGCCTCGAACCACAGTGACCACTCGCACAGTGAACTCTTCCACACCACGCTCACGCATGGTGTCGTACAGCATCCAGCCCTTGTCTTCAGAACGCATACGATAGAAGTGCTTGCGGCAACGAGTAATCACACTTTTCTTAACAGTGCTTTCTGTCTTGGCAGTAACGCCAATATAGAAGTCTGTGCCCGACTCAATCATGTAAATGATATGAGTGCGATCGGTACGCTTTTTACGGGCTACTGTTTTTGTGTTCATGTGTATATTATAGCAAATTGGCAATTTTTGGTCAACCGTTTTGCACATGAAAAATAGTACTACAAAAGCATTACTTTTTAGGGCAAAAAGTGTTGTTTTTACACAACAATTTGGGATATTTGACCCACTAAAAGTGTTGTTTATAAGTAACAGCATGGTTGACCTATATCACGCAATTTACGAAAACGAAATCTTTAAAAAAAGCAATTGCATCTGGCATGAAAATACATTGTTGGATTTTTTTCGCAGTAATTTAACTACACTGGGATATCAAAGTATCAATCCCAACAATAAAGTTTGGCAACGCGGGCATCAAACAGTGGTTGTGTGTTTGGTAGATGATTTCAGCACCTGTGCCGAGGACTATTCAAAAACTCTGCCTTACTTGTTTGATCGACACACTGTGGTAATCACAGACAATCGTGTTAACGTGCCCACACAATATCAAGTGTGTCAACTGCCCGACAGCTTCTTTGGCATCTATGCACATCGACCCGACCATGCTGCCTGGCAGCCTGATCGACGTTTTAACTTCAGTGTCAACAGATTGGATGCCAAACGACTGTTGCTGTTTTTGGAACTGCAACTGCGCTGTCAGTACATGCCCAATGCACACAATCTGGACTATGTGAATTTCAATTGCTGGAGCTGGGACGGTGACAACAGCAGCACCGAAGGCCTGCAGCAAAATTTTCAACGTCAATTTCAACAGTTGGAACAAACATTTCAAGATGTGTATGATAGCACATACCATAGAGTGTTGCCCAACGTTCCGTTTCGCAATCACACACTTACACATGAGCAGTGTCATACTCAAGCACATTTAAACGTGGTTATGGAAACCTACAGCAGCGATACCACAGTGGCCTTAAGCGAAAAAACGTTTAGAGCCTTGTGCTTGCCTGTGCCCTGGATGGTTTATTGTGGTCGCCACACTGTGGCATATCTCAACAGCATGGGATTTGACACCATGAGTGATGTGGTACAACACCGGTATGACGGCATGTTTGAAAATAAAACTGCGGCCTATGGCGACAAAATGGTGGACTTCTTGTTTGAGGGTGCTGACGCAATTGAACACATGGATATCAGCACTGTGTCTGAACGTGCCGCACAGGCCGCTGCAACAAATCAATCTGTGCTGACCCGCATGCAATCGAGTTGGCCTGCAGATTTTGCTGCATGGTGGCCCAGCGTAGTACAACGGATAGCCTGATGTGCGGAGTGCTGTATGTTCGTAGTACCAGTGCCATACCTCTGGAACAACATCTACAGGCAACAAAAATTCTACAACCACGCGGCCCTGATTTTACAAGGTATCAACATCAAGGCAACACGTTTATTGCTCAGACTGTGTTGCGTATCACTGGCACTGATGACTACTATCAAAGACCTCATCAGGATTTTTTGAGCTACAACGGTGAAATCTACAACTACAAATGGTTTGGCAACTACAGTTCAGATACTGAAGCAATGCATCATGCAGTGACGTCGGACCTGAGAAAAATTCGTTACTTTGAAGGTCCGTGGGCTTGGGCATACACCAACTTTGATACTGTGCTGTATGCCAGTGATCCACAAGGTGAACGCTGTTTGTATCACTATCAGGACGACAACATCTTGATTGTGGCCAGCGAAGTTGCTGCCATACTGCACTATGTTGATTGTGCACGGTCTACACTGCCTTATGCCAACAAGTGCTGGACCATGATTGGTCAGACACCTTGGACAGGTATTGTTCGCTGTGAACCTGGTCGCTTGTATCGAGACGGCAAACCTGATCAGCAGTTGGACAGTGTGTTTGATTGGATCACTGAACCGCAGCAACTGACCCTGGACCAAGCCGTTGAAGAATTTAATCGTGTGTGGACCGCAGCATGTTCTATCACTCGTCCCGAGCAACCAGCTACCCTGAGCTACAGTGGCGGCATCGACAGCGAACTGATTGCCAAATACATTGCCAATCTTGAACTGTTGGCAATAGATGTCACGGGCAAAGATCCCATTGTGGACCAATTGACCTGCAAGAAAATTCAAGTAGACCCTGAACAATGGGCACAGCACTATCAAAATCTCACAGTGCAGACCAAGATGCCGGCACAGACCTGGAGTTATGTGGGCAAATGGTTGATAGCCAAACATGCTGCAACCCGCGTGATATTCACTGGCCTAGGTGCCGATGAATTGTTTGGGGGCTACGACCTGTATCAGAATCTGACCTATGATGTATTGGGCAGTAACAGTCCTTACAGTCAGCACGATCACGATCAGTTGTGGCATCGTTGTTTGGATCGATATCACGGCGATCCCAGGCCTGCAACACTGCTGATGGACTACTGGTACCAGGTCGTAGGAGTGGATGCACCCGGACTGGACCGACTGGGCGGACAATGGGGGCGCGAAACACGCAATCCGTTTTTGTTGAAGTCTGTGATGACTTTTGCATTGAACTTGCCGTGGCATTTGCGAGTGGGTGCACAACCCAAACAGTTGCTGAGAACTTTTTTTGAACGCAAAATAAACAAACCAGTTCAGCCCAAACAGGGGTTCGCTGGTCACGCCAACGACAGCTTGCCATGGCTTGACGTAAATATTGTGCCCTCTGGCGACAGATATCAAGATTGGAAACAAATTGTACAACAGACATTTAGTAATTACACAGCAGCATCGTGAGCCGTGGCAGCACTGGATTGCTGATAACTTTTTGAACGAACAAACACTGGCTGAGGTAAAGTCTATACCTCATCAGCGTCATCAGAACACTGCGGGCAAAAGAGTAGGACAGGGTCGACTGTTCATTGACGATGACGTACAGCACCAATATCCGCATCTGCATGCACTGTGGCGTGATATGCACAACGGTGCCACTCAACAGTACTTTGAACACTACACCAAACAACGCTATTCAGGACTGTTTCCGCGCATAGAAGTAATCAGTGACATTGGCGAGTTTGAGCTGGAACGTCATCACGATCTGTTGGAAAAACGTCTTACTGCTTTGGTGTACACCGACCACGAGCACTTATGGCCTGGCACCACTATCGGAGACGATCATGTGGTAGAAGCGCGGGACAACAGATGTATGTTTTTTGTGCCCAGCACTGATACCTGGCACAGTTACCCCAAAACCACGTTTGATTGTGTAAGGCGTGCATTGCAAATCAACTACTGGACCTACAGTGTGTAATTGGTCCACACAATTGGCTTGGTAAACCAGTCCCTGCTGACTCGAAAATTTGGCACTGAACGTGCATAATTCAAAAACATACATACTGCTTGATCTTGACCAGGAGTGACTGCCCGAGTTCGGTTGGTGGTGTATTCATACCAGTACATGCCATACGGTGCAGTTGGTTCAGTGAGACGGAAAATAAACTCCACTTCGGGCTCGGCTTTGCATAATTTAGCAAAGTGTGCAAAATCAGTTACTGGTTCTAAGTCTGCGTAAAGATGTGCACGATCCGTTGTGGTAGACACAAACGTTGGCACTGTGGCAATTTCAGGCATAACTTCCAGGCAGCGAAGTCGGCTGTCACCAGTGCCTGCCACAAACGTTCCATTGCCTTGATCTTGCAACAGCCAAGGTTTTACAATACCTTGCTGCCGAATGTCATTGACCCACATATTGAGTTTGGTTAAGTTTGCTATATCGTAATGGTTGCGTGCCTCTTTTTCGAACCCATCCACACCATCTGTCTCTAACCATTCGTTGGCCCACTTGATCAAATCGTCTAGCCGTTGATTGGTAACAATGTTGTCGAACTTGCTGGCAGGATTCCAAAACAAACAATGACGTCCATTGTGAAAACTGCTGATCACAGGATCATATTTGTAGTCGCGCACCCTGACAGTGTGCAAGGGATTATTCCAGTATTCCATGCAACTACTTAGTAAATACAATCATGGAATATACTGAATTTTTTCAACACACACTCAGCAACCTAGGACTGGATGTACACGGTGTTTGGAATGCATACGACCCACCTTACAATGCTCGATCGGGATGGCCTCTTAAATTGCCCACAGTTGAGTTTGGGCCAAAGACTGTGCTGGTGATGCACTTTCAAGATTTTGTAACATTTGATCAAGGCAAAATTGTAGAGCTAGAGCGGTTAGAACAATTCTATGGCAGCAACTCTGATCAAATTTTGGTAACTCACATGCATCATGGATTGGAAAAAGTTTATCATGGTCCTATCAAGCTGATTGAATACAGCAATCACAACTGCAGAGAAATGGCAAGATTGGCTGCACGGTGGCATGAATGTGAGCCTGCACTGAATCAATCTCGTACCTATGCATGGCAGTGCCTAAACGGCAGAATGTGTGCTCATCGTAGACGAGCAGCGGACATATTGCAGGCATGGCCCAACGGTTGGCTCAGTTACGGCACCGAAATAAAATTGCCTCAGTGGGCATACGATACCTATCGCGGAACTGAGAACGATGAAAACTTTGTGAGATTGTTGCCAATATATGGGTCAGCCGCAGTGAACATTGTGACTGAAACTGTGTACGACCATGTGCCAGGATTGGTATGTGAGAAAACTCTGTTTGCAATGGCAGCTGGACAGATTCCCATCATCATAGGATCTGCGGGCATTGTGGCTGATTGCAAAGACATGGGGCTAGATGTGTTCGACGACGTGGTAGACACATCCTACGACTTTTTGCCCAACGACCAACGTGTGGAACAAGCACTGTTGCGAAATCAAGATCTCATAATGGGCAAAATACCCATTGATCATCTGCAGCAACGTTTAGCAGATCAAAGTCATTATGTGTTGAACAATTTAACAGATTGGTACAGAACCAATTTTGTTCAGCGAGCGAGTCAACTGTTCAGCACAACGACTTGACCCAGTTCTCTACCTGACCATACAACCCAATCATCATGGCATGTTTGCTGTCTAGTACGGTGATTTTGGTATGCTTGCGATTTTGCACAATGTAGTAGGGCACAACAAGATGTTTTTTCAACTTCAGCAAGGCCCAGGGCTGTATATCTTGATTCACAAATTCAAAGTCCCAGGATTCCTGATTCAGCAAGTCTGTGAGATCAACCAAGCCAGCCCAACTGAGTCGCCATCCTCCGTCTTCTCTGGCATCATGCCACCAGTCCACAGTGGTTTGATCTAGGGTGCGGGTTTGACGTACGGCTTCTGGCAATTGCTGCCAGCACTGTTGAGTAAAATCACTTCTGTTCATTGGGGTACACTTGCGCCCCTTGTGTCAACAACACCACTGTGAATTTGTCTGACTTGAACTGTATGTTGAGTTTTTTGGCCAAGTTCTTGGCATGTCCAGGATTTGAAAAGCTGACTTTTTTATACTTGGGTCCTGGATATTGTGTCAGTATATTAAACGTTTTAAGGTTGATAGGCTGCCCATCATAAAACACTGCCCACACTCCTTCAGATGCCAACACTTGTTCGGTCTTGTAGGTTTGTCGGTGAGTGTGTTCTATGAGTACTTGTGGTTTAGGTCTTGACATTGCAAACTCCACTGTTATTTATGTCAATAACTAGGGGTTTTTAAATGTTCCGCCAGTGAGCTCAACCGTTATAACATCGTCTGCGGCCGTGCCTGATTCGGGCAATTTGCGCATCTGTTCCAGGGTAATCAACAGCTTGGTAATGTCAGCATGCAGGTCTTTGGCGTCTCGCAAGGTCATTTGTAGGTCTCGTTGACCACGAGACTCGGCAGCTTTGACAGCATCAACAAATCTATGTATGTGCAGGCTCATTGTTTGAACTCCATGTAGGGTGCAATATCGATGTCAACCATTATTTTTGACATTGTGTACCTCTTTGATCATTCTATCACGCCACTGAACAGCATCTTCTTCGTAGTCAAAATGCGGGCTGAGTACCAGATCTTCGTTGTGATCTTCTACCCATACCCACCAGTCATTGTACTGGTCGTTGATCAGTTTCATGTTGTTCATTTCACAAAAGGTTTAAGATTGGGCGGTGTCCAGCCCACTGGCTTGAGAACTTTGCCATCTTCACGCTTGCGAACCTTGCCCGTCTCTTTGTCAATCTTGGCAAAGTTAGTTCGCATAACTTCTTTCCAGGCACCCTCGGCATCTGCTCCAAAGCTATGTATTGCTCCAATGGTAACAACTAATATATCAATCAACGCATCTAATTGTTCTACTCGATCTTCTGACAACGTGGCTTCTAACAATTCTTGATGTTCTTCGTTGATAAGTTTGACATACATTAAGTATTGTTTTTCATTGAACTGATCTACGCTTTGATCACAAGCTCGCATAAATTTTTCTTGGTCACGAAATGGATTCATTTGCTTCTTCTCGAGTATGGAACGGACCTTGATACGCATAACGTTGCAAGGTAATAAGTTTGGGATTTTGTACAACTCGCCAAGCGCGGTGCTGTTTGACCATATACCATCCGGCGGCGTACCACGATTTGCTTTTGGTATCTCGTGTAAACAGCGGCAATCGATGTTTGACGTCCCACAGTGGATTATGCACACGGCCTGCAACTTCAAATCCGTGTACAATGTTTTTGGGTATCTCGGCGGGCTTGATCGGATTCTCAAACAAAATATTTTCCCTACGACTGATCATGGGAATAGTTTTGTAGTTGAGTTTTTTGTCTTCTAGTTTGATGTCGTATCCGTCGTCTACTGCTTCAACGATGCCTACTTTTTGATCGTCTTTTTTCAGTATCCAATAACGATTAGCTATTACCGGTTTGGCTAGTATCATCTAACGCTCCTTTGTATGTGTTGTTCAACCAGCGACCCACTGCATCTGCATGGTCGCTGAGTTTGGTCAGTTCGTATCGACCACAGAACTTTAAAAAGTGAGCACCTACCATGCCCACGTCTCTGTGGCTGACTTGTTCGCGGATAGCTGTGTCTACTGTGTCTTTGATGGCCTGTGGCTGTGCGGTAAGATCGATCAAGGTCACGTTGCGTTCATAATCGTCCAGTACTCGGTGTTCGGCCTCTTCGTGGTCGACCCAACGTTGCAACATCATGTTGTTCCAGGCATAGCCCCGACGGCCACGATCTTCAAATGCTTCTGTGATGCCCACACGATTCTTTGTGCCTTTAACCGGAGCACCGGGATATGCCGAGAACACATTGTCGCCGGGATCGCCGCGAACACATTTCAAGAACAGTGCCCACTTGTGATAGTCCACAGGAGGCACAAAGTCGGCATTGGGTTTGCCAACTTTGATCTTTGAGTTGCTTTCAACAGTGAATGCCAATTTTTTACCTTTGCCATCAGCTACACCATCCACAGTAAACAAGTGATCATTGACGCCGTTGTAGAGACGCACATTGGGGGCCACCAGCTGAACAAAGTCAGAATCTGTGCTTACGATAGTGTGTTCATCTTGGGGGTGTAAAGCTATCCAACGTGCAATCACATCATCCGCTTCGGCTGTTGCGCAACGAATCACACTGCAATTGGTTTTTGTAGACAAGTATTTAGTCAGCTCATCATAGGTTTCCCAGAACAGCTTGTCTTCTTCTGCTTCTGTTTCGCTCATGTCACCACGGGCCACAGCACGATTGGCCTTGTAGGGCTTGTAGTAATCTTTGCGCCAGCTACGCCCTTCTAGTGCAAATACCACATGGTCTGCACCTAAATCACGTGCTACTTTGTTGGCGCTCATGATGGTCAAGTGCAATGCAAAGCCCAGCTTGGTCCAAGTGTCTGCTGCTCTGTGTGCTTGATGACGAGCACGAAAGAACATGTTGCTGGTATCAATAAGTAGGTATTTCATCAGGCCTTAAGAGTTGATTGGTCTTGATGTATTGTAACAGATATTCGCCCCAAAAGCAATGGGCATCCGCACCAAAATGATAACTTGCAGGATTTTTATAGTCAAATCCGTTGTTTTTTAGCACACTGTTGTAGGTCAGTTGAGGGTCATATGGGCCAATATAGCTGGCGCCCCATGGTTTTTGATCTTGTGGTAAAATAACTGGTTCTTGAAGATTTTGATCATTTAGTACTGGCATAGCAAAATGACTGTTGGCATTAAAAAACAAATGTCTAATACCTTGTTGATCTAACTCACAATGAAACTGCCAGATTTCTTCATGTGCTTTTCGAGTACATGCAGGCCAGTCTATATCAACCACAAACTGTTTGTAACGTTGTTCCAGTTCCGGAGGCACATGATCAATACCGGATGCGTTTACTTGCCACCACTCGTTGTCATAAAACCATTCTTCTCGTTCCCAGGTGCTCCACTGTATCAACATAAACGTGTTATCTAAATCAGCATGATTACGTTTGATCCAATCTCTGGTGGTGCGCATAATACGGGCGTTACTTCCACCTGCTTGGGCATCTAGATCTAGTATAGCAAACAAGTGATTGGCAAGTTCGCAGCCAAAACTGGCACGAACGTTGGCGGGATGCGGTTTCTGGCCCATGCCCCAAAGAAGCCCGTCGTCTTGTGCCCAGGCATGTGGAACCACAGCTTCAGCAGCCGCGGCATGGCTATCGCCGTTGACATACAATATCATTTTTTGATTAGTTCTTTTTCTATTTCTGCGGCAACAACTCGCTTGCGCAAACTACTGCTACTAAATGAATGATCTCGGCCGTTAAACACAATTTCAATGTTTCGCATGTAACATTCGTGTTGGCCACTGAAGTCTTTGCCTTCGTATTCTACCCCAAGGATACGAACGTCCACTGGTAAGATCAACAGTAAGTCAACAAGATCTTGTTCTGTTTGATAAACAACAACTTCATCTACGTAACGACAAGCGGCCAGCTGTATCTGACGTTCGACTACACTTTGAATTGGTTTGTTTTTGGTGTCAGGACGATCAGTAGTGGGATCAGTTTGAAGTCCGGCAATAAGGTAATCACAATAATTTCGAGCTTCGCTCAGCATGGCAATGTGTCCAGCATGCAACATGTCAAAGGTGCTGAATGTAATGCCAATTTTTTTGCCTTGGGATTTGAGTTCTTTGATGTGGTTAAAAATCATGACACTTCGCTCCTGCCGTTGCCTAGAGGTTTGGTTTGTACATAGATACCCGATTGTTTGATGGCTTGTTCTTGTTCCCAAGTTTCCATCACAACATGACGACACACATTCTGGAACCAGCGATCCACAATGTCAGCATCGGTATCTGTGGGTTTCATCATGTAGCCGGCCTTGACCAGACGAGCCACAAAGATGTCATTCCAGTCTAGTTCAAATGCGCCTTGGTGCAGATTGTCTGGGTCTACATCCATGCTGAGCACGGCCACATAAGGTTCGCCACTTTCGGTGGCCAATTCTTTGGCTGACTTTTCAGGTGCTTTTTTCTTGGGCGGAGCAGGCGGCGGCTCAGGCTTTAGTACAGTGGGTTTAGGATTTACGTTGGCGTTTGCACCAAACAATGCTTTGATTTGATCAAACATTTATTTCCCCCAACCATTGCCCCAAAGATCCACATGCAATCTTGGACTGTACCAGTAACCTCGACGCAGTGCTTCGTCAGCAACATTGATACGGTTGCCATCGTACACACTGACTACCCCGCCCACGGGCATCACAAACACAGGACCAGCAAACCCACGCAGTCGATACTGATGTACTGCACGATCCAGTTCATCAAAGTCTGCAATCTTTTCTACCACAAACTTCATGTAGGTGATGCCGTATGTTTCGTAGTCCCACACAATATCAGGCTTGATGGCATCATCCCAGCTTTCGCCACTCACACTCAACTTTGGACTTACACTAAATGTAATCTCACCAAACCAATTCAACAAGTACTGTTTGAATTCTGCACCAAGTTCTTGGGTACCATTGGTTTCAAATGTGATGTGGCGCAGACCACGTTCGTGCAACAGGTCCAGCAGTTCTGGATAAGCACGTTGCCAACCCAGCAAGGGTTCACCACCCGTGATTACCAAGTGCACAGGATTGCCATTGGGTTGTTGCCACACTCCATTGGGCAATATCGCTGCCATTTTGTCCACAAGTTCTTCGGCAGTATATGTTGGGCTCAAGTGCTTGAACGCAGGATGCCAGCTGGCATAGCTGTCGCAGCCAGTGTTCACCAAGGGTAGTTCTTCAAACGTTTTGTACAGTTCAACAGTTTTTGCTACCTCATCTGCTTCGGTGCTTTTTTCTCCAGGCTTGCAGCCAAATCCCGAACAGGTAAAGTTGCAGCCAAACATGCGAAGGAACACACTGGGCACTCCCACATAGCGACCTTCGCCCTGCGCTGAATAAAATAATTCACTAACTTTGAATTTCATAGTCTTTTTACCTTTGCTAGTCCCGGCTTGCGGGGATTTTTATTTAGATTGATACTCTCTTCGCACATTTTAACACGAGTAGATTGTTTTGTCACCCAGCCTGGCAAAACTGTATCCAGATAGGCTAAGTGTTCTTCGGGAGATGGGTGAGGATCTTCTGCCTGTTTCCATCCGTTTTTAAATATTGTTTCCTGGTAGCTGGGCAATATTGTATCTAGCACATTTGCATACACTTCCATCACATCTTTGGGTTCGCCAGGCGCCGTCTCGCACCTAGTGCCCAGCTTGAGATTGGCTAGACTAAGAAATTTCCATGTTAGATTAGGTTTAGTTTCTAACAATGATTTTACACCTTTAATAAACGCAAGGTCACGTATAACATACCCTCGCTCATCTACATGAGATTTCAAGTATTCGGATTGATATATTGGAGTAGTAAACATACCACCTAGAGTATGCCAACGACCTTGTACATATCTATCGTCTCTCATAAAAGTAGACCAGCATACAATTACAGTGTCGCCTGCACCAAAACAATGACGCTGATCAGCCTCCATTACGCTGTTGTATATGTAATGATTGCCGCCACCGCCTTGACCCCAGTTCTCAAAGTAATCAAATTCTGGGGCAAGGCAGTCTGCCCACGTGCTCCACCGATAGTTAGTGTAGCTACATCCAAATGTAAACAGTCGTGTCATGACAGTTGTTTGATTGAGAATGATCCTTGTGCTTTTGCTGCGCCTGCACCACGTTGTGCTCCCTTGGTACTTGTTGTGCCCACAAGGTCCACAGTGGCTTTGCCAAAGTTTCGACGACGAGCAAAATAAAACAACTCTAGAAATCTGTTGAAACTCATGGTTTTGTCTTCAGGAAAATCCAATTTGTATTGAGTTTTGGCCTTGGTCAATGGCTGGTCAAAGCTGAGAAAATCCCAAATATTGTAGTCTAGTTCCAACACCATTGGATAGTGATTTCGAGCATCGTACTTGATATAGTACGAACGTTGCAGTTTCATCACACTGTCAATCAGATCCTGTGGCAAATTGTATCTTTGCAAAAATGTTTCAATGAAATCATACAATTCATCAGTTTTGTTTTCGCTGTGCATGTTCATGCTGGTACGATGAATAATGTTCCAGCCATGTATCTCAACACCAATTTTGGGGTGATCAATTTTTCCAGTGGTCATCCAGTTTCCAAAATACTGCCTAGCTTCAGCCTCTTCTTTGGCAATCCACGCATTTGATTTGCAGTATGCAAACAGATCTTCGTAGTAGTCGTTGTAGCTGATGCCCAGATGCTTGTTTACAAATCTAGCAATCAAGGTAGCAAACCCATTGATGTGAAATGTAGTCTGAAACCAACTAAAAATTTGTGCATCCAGCATGACTGGAGTAGGCATATCTTTGGTGCCAGTGATTACGTCAATGCTTTCTTCAATGTGTTCTACACTGTAGCTGCCGGCAAAATAGTCAGTGACTGGTTGGCTAGTGATCTTGAACAGCTTTTTTTGCAGCAAGTTCATTTCAGCATTCTCCAACAACTGCGCCTGGAAAACAGTGATGCCAGTGTGCTGATTTAGATCATACAAGGCATAAAAGTTTTTCTTCCAAGTCTCCATGGTCTCCCCAGGCAACCCAAGGATCAATTCTGTATAGGCAGGAATGTTGCGTTGGTCACACAAGCTGAATACTTCTTCTAGCTTGTTCATTTCCATGTTTTTGCGTCGGATGTTTTCTAATACATCCAAGTCAAGACTTTGCACACTCAGTGTAAGTCCTTGATTGAAGCCTTTGCTGTCCAGCAACTTTTTGACAATGTCAATTACTTCTTTCTTTTGATTCTTGGCCCAGGCCACAGAGAATGTACGTGGTGATCCGTATTTTTCTTGGCACTCAATGATCTTGTCGGCAATCAAACCATCGCGCTCGGGAAACATACCAAAGTTGGCGTCGGTGATTGAGATCCAGTCAAAGTTGCGTCGTGCCATCCACTCTAATTCAGCGTACACACGCTCCAGGCCAAACTTTTTGACTTTGTTATAGGTCAAACTGCCCCAGTCACAGAATGTACAAGCATATGGACAACCACGATTGGTTTCCAGTGTACCTTGCCAAGTGATCTCAGGATGTTTAGCTATCAAGTCATCAAAAATTCCGGCCAGGTACGGACTAGGAACATCTCCTAGTTCCTCAATACGTTCAGAGTCTTGGGTTTTTACTGCTTCGCCGTTCTGGTTGATCAACAAGCCCGGCACTGACTCCCAGTCTTTGTTATGATAATGTTGTAGCAAACGCTTGAAAGTTATTTCGCCTTCGTAGCACACTACCAGGTCCATCCAAGGATTGTCAAGAAACAATTTAGGGTCTGTGATTGCTGGCTCGGGCCCGCCGATCACAATCAACACGTTGGGATTGATTTCTTTTATTCGTTTGCACAGGGCATAGTTATAACGATGATTCCATACATATACACTGGATGCTATAATGTCATTTTTTGCTAGACGCTGTGCTGTTTCCTCAATGGCTTCTCTACGCCATATCCACTCGGTAACTTCGAACTGATCGCGTATGGCAGAATCATGAAGGCTGTAACTCCATACTACACCTGCTGAATAAGGTAGGTAGTATGCGTTGAATTCTTTGGGACCTTGTTGGAAATTGGGTTGAACCCATGCAATTTTTGTTTTCATCCGTTATTTACTAAAATGTTTGTGCGGATTGTCAAATTGCACCATCTGTTGATTGACATCGTTCTGTGCTAATTTTTCCCAAGGATCTTGTGTGCCTTTGAATACGTTTTCAAAAAATGTCATGTCTTTGTTGTAGTTCTGTTTAAGATGCGCAGCAAGTTTGAAGCAGTCTTGATGACGTAGGCTCAGTTGTTCCACACTGTGGAAATCTCGAGGATCATTGGGTTTTCCCTCGTACATCACACGATTCTTATAAGTTTCGTCGAGATTGTTTCCAGTAAGATCGTGTCGATCGTGCGTGACCCACACAGGAATACGCTCCCATATGTCTAGCATGTATGCCTGTTGACTGAGCCAGCCATCTTGTGTGGGATGCGGACTAATATATCCCAGCAATTCGTACCACTCTCGTGGCAAAATAGGAAAGATGCTGTAGGGATGATCATTGTGTGTATGAAATGCCAGCAGTTTGAAATCACCTTGATGCTTCATGATTTCCGTATCCCATCCCTGAGTTTCCATGATAGCATCATCGTTCCAGATTACCAACCACCGGGCGTCTGTTTTTTCTGCCAGTTTGTTGTTGTAACGATGCAGACCAACATAGCCCATGGTATCAAACAACATGGCTGTATAGTGATACTTCTTCTCGTCCAGCCAAGGTTGGATTTCATCTTGGAAAAACTTTTTACCAATTTCGTCATCTCGATCAAACGCAAACAGCATCTGTAAGCGATCAGGAATGTCTGCCAATTCAAACACACTTTTCACACTGGTGATCAATGCTTCAGTACGCCCACGAGTGGGCAGTAGAAGGGCTATGTCAAATTTAGGTTTCATGTTCACCCTTCGTAGGTTGCTGAGTTACCAGCATGTTCAAACACTTCCACACTGCGCAATCTAACACCTGCGCCCACAGGATAACGTGCTTCAAACACACGACCATCTGGGTGTGTCCAACCCTGTCCTTGCTGATATGCTTCTAGAATTTCTGCCATTGTACGATAAGCTAGTTCGGCAAACTTTTCGCAACCTACTGCTTCTACAATACGTAGATCTAGTACACCGCCTTCTGCCTGCTTGCCCAACTTAGCCAGTTCTTTGAACTTTGCCAGATGAGGATCATCATGACCAATCACAGTGGTATGATCAAATTGCCATTCACTCCACTCTTTGAATGCCTTGAGTCCACCAAAGTCCATGACCCAGTTTCGATCATCTAGTGTTTCCGATTCAAACACCAACTTGATTCCGATTGAGTATCCGTGCAGTAGACTACAGTGACTGTGAGCACTGCGCCACTGTCTAAAACAGCATGAAAGTCCGCGGTCGTTGCCGTAAGTTTTTGTTGAAAGATATTTTGCCATTGTGTTCTCCTATGTATATTATAGCATAGGCCTGCAGAGTTTGTATAGCGGGATGAATGCCGGAAAGGCCGCTGAGATAGTACTTATCCAGGTTGACGATAGCCTGATTGCTTGTAGTTGGCTTGCCCAGTAATTACGCCACGCACTCCGCCCACAGGGTCGGCACAGTCTCCGGTGCGTCGCGGAATCAAGTGCACATGCGGATACATCACAGTCTGACCTGCTGCTGATCCCATGTTGATTCCAATGTTAAATGCATCGCATTTGCTCGCGGCCACCATACGATTACCCTGAGCCAACGCAGATTCAAACGCATCTACTATCACTGTAGGAGTGTTGTAGTTGGGTACAAACAGTAGATGCCCAACAGCAACAGGATATCGATCTTCAAACACAGTCACATGAAAATCACTAAGGTCGACAACTTTTAAATCCCACGGGGCGATTCCCGCAGCTTGTGCTTGTTCAAGATCGGTCATCGTGGTGCAAAGTCCTGTTGTAGTTTGATGTTGTCAAAGAATTCCTTCTTGACACTTTGGTCTTGTTTGAAGGCGCCTCTTAGTACTGTGGTTTGTGTGAGGCTACTGTGAGCCATAATGCCGCGATTCTCACAGCAACCGTGTGTGGCCTGAATGTATACTGCTACGCTTTCTGAATCGGTGGCCCTGCAAATCTCGCGGGCAATGTCATTACAAAGTTCTTCCTGTAGTGTGCCACGACGAGCACACCACTGAGCAATACGAGTGTACTTGCTAAGACCAATGAGCTTTTGAGCGGCAATAATCCCGATATAAGCAACGCCACTGACAGGTTGGTGGTGATGACTGCACATACTGCGAAGCTCACTGCGCACCACAAGCATTCCTTCATATCGATCCGCTGAGTCATTGGGAAAAGCGGTTGCGTCTGGTTCTGGCTCATATCTACCTTCCATGATTTCGTTAAAGTACATTTTGGCCAGTCGTCTTGCTGTGCCTTTTGAGTTGGGATCTGTTTCTCGATCAATCAGCAAACGGTCAAGCACTAGTTCAAATGCTTCTGTGGCTTCGTCGATCAGTTGCTCTTTGTCTTGTTCGTTAACATACTCACTGATGTTGTCACCTGCCCAAAATCTTTTGCCGTCACGCTTCATCTTTGCACGAAGGTAATTTCCAAGATACTTTTCTTCTCGGTATCCACCATCGCCTGCCATTGCATCTAGGCCTGTTTCTTCAAGCGGAATGTTGTAATTTTTGGGTATAAATTTGTTTTTTGAATCCGCATGGATGATTGGATGCGGGATAAAGTTTTTTGTCAATTCAGTTCTCCGAGTTAATGACGTGGATGTCTTTGTGCTATTGTAATGTATTTAGATTGCAGTGTCAAGATTTAAATCTTTTAATATGCGTCGAAATTGCCCAAAATTAGCATTGCATTTATGATCAAGTGTTTCCCAATTGGCTATGAGGCGAGGCATCAATTCAGTTCTGAGTTGTGCAAGATTTTTAGATTCCAACTGTTTGATCTGTTTGATCAACATTTCAAATCTTAGATCTTCATTGTGTTCTTGGTCGTAACTGTGATCAATTATGTCGTCAAACACATCAAATCCCATGTTTCGCACACAGTCTACCACTCCGGGTACTGCCCACCAAATTGGCAATTGCAGCATTCCAAAAGCCTTGAACGTTTTTTCTGTGACAAAAATACTGTGCCAACTATCTGTACCTGTCTGACTGGAACTTTCAACAATGATATTTACAGCACACTTTCTAAATAGTGCACTGTCAACTTGATACTCCAGTTTGCGGTGATCTCTAACAGTTATACCATCCAACAACAACGGCAATGAGTGGTCAGAAAAATAATGTTGATAGTCAACAAGCCAACCCGGCGACTGGTACATAGATCCAAAACTGATTCTTAAACTACCAACTTCTTTTAAAAGTCGACTGGCCAGTTTTGCCCTGGTATGACTGGGTCTACGCATTAGACACAAAAAGTCACAGTCTGTGTCCTGAATCAATGCATGTTGTTTTAGCAAAGTAAACCATTGTTGATGATCTACCAGAGTTTCGGGATCTGACACTGCGAGATAATCTAACTCATCAACATTGACCTTGGCATTGAATATCACGGCTATATCCATCACTGGAACACTGCGAAAATATGTGATTATATTCTTGACAAGTTTGTCACATTGTCCTTCGCACCTAAAGTCCAACAACAAAGTATTGGATTTTAAATCATCAATGGTTAGACCACTGTCATTGAGATCTCTGAGCACTATAGATTCAACTTGTTCCACAGTGTCAATATGACCTGGGGCAAGATGCAATGCACCATAATGCAGCAACCCTGAATGTTGTCGACGTATACAATTCATACAATAGTTATATTGCGTAAGTCAGGGTAAAGTACTGGCACAGGGTTGGGTTTGCTTTCCCGCAGACCTACCAACAACGCACTGCCAATTTCTGCTTCTTCGGGCGTGGGTTTGTAGTGATAGCCCACATGAAATGTTTTTTGAGTTTGCCAGGGCGAGATATCAAGATCTCGACCATCGTAGCGTTGACGAATTATAGTTTTGTATGCGGCTAAATCGTCCAACAAGATAGCGCCACCACGACCTATGTGCAAGGGCTTGGTGTATCCAAAACTCAAGCACTGCATTGATCCAGCACGATACATATCTTTTTCAAGTCTTCGTGCTGAGTCCCAGATTCTAGTACCGTGAAAACGATATTCGCCCGTCCATTCTTCTTCTTTGTAGTAATACTTGATGCCCAACTTGTGCATGGTCATAGGTATGCTGAGATAGGTATATGGAGTCATCACCACTTCACGCACCCGGTCATGTCGCAAGCACAGTTCGATAGCATGTGTGCAACAGTCGGTCATGATGGCATAAGGTGCGCCGGTAAACTCGGCCAACTCTTGTTCAAATTTTAAGATCTTATCAAACATTGTACCAGGCCCATGCATGACGAATCATGTCAGTCAAGCTGTGTTGTTTCCAATTACCTACAACCAATTCAAACTTAGCGGCGCTGGCTGTGAGCACAGGAGGATCGCCTGCTCGCTTTTTGCCTACTTGAATTACCACAGCACTGCCAGTGACCTGTTGTGCTGTGTCAATAATTTCTCTGTTGCTGGTTCCTGTGTTGGATCCAAGATTGTATACTCCAGCAGGAACTGTCTGATCCAATGCCATGACATGTGCTCTAGCAATGTCTTCCACATGCACATAGTCACGCACACAGGTTCCGTCGGGGGTGGCATAGTCAATGCCGTTGAGCACAAAATCTTGTTGATCTCTAATGCTTTCCAGCACCCTGGCAATGATGTGCGTGGCACCTGTCTCTTGTCCATGCCTAGCTTGGCTGTCGGCACCGCAGGCATTGAAGTAGCGGAATGCCACATAGTCCAGCCCATAAGCACAATGATAGCTCTCCAAGATCATTTCTGTCATCAATTTGCTTTGACCGTAGGGACTGATAGGTTGCAAAGGATCAACTTCGTGACATGGTGTCATAATAGGTTCACCGTATACTGCTGCGCTTGAACTAAAAATAAATCTAGTTCGAGGCAAAGCCTGTGTTATAAAATTAAGCAGGTGCAGGGTCTTGGCCACATTGTTGTTGTAGTAATCTGAAGGTTTTTTAATGCTGGGCCCAACCAGGCTAGTACCGGCACAATGTACAATAGCATTGGGCTGCACATCCAACAACAATTTATAGGACTCGTCGCTGTCAAAGTCTGCTTGCACAAACTTCATTATACCTCGAAGGTGTTGTGGCAAAGGTCTGCGGTCAATGCCTGTTACAGAGTGGCCTGCATCTTGCAACTGCAATGCCACTTGGCCGCCAATATAGCCAGCAGCGCCTGTTACTACAACATTCATGATTCAATCTTTACAACTTGATATTTTTCGTGAGCAGCATGGTCACGATAGCGATTGCCCGCTCGATTCCACTGCTCACCCATGCCAGTAACGATATCAACAACACGATCCACAGTGGCATTGTTCCAATCGCTAATAAGTCCCATGTTGTGATGCGGTTCTCGTAAGAGTAGTTGCATTTTGTGGTAGGCATCGTCTATACTCCAAGGGACATAAAGCCTGTTTGGATCGTTTGCAAAAGTTTCGGGGAAACTGCGATAGGCAGGATAAAGAACATTGCAGCCAAGAGTGTCAGCCTCGGAAACTGTGTTAGAGACCCAGTCTTGTAGAGCACAATTAAACAGCACACGAGTATTGTTAAGGTGAGCATAGTATTCGTTCTTGCTTATGTTGTCATAGATCTGGAGTTTGCCTTCTGCCTCCATACGGCGGGCACGTTCAACATACTCTGGATTGTTGGATCGCAAAGGTCCGCCACTGTAAATTGCAAACTCACATGGCTCCGTGGTAAGCTCGCCATACATTTCAATGAGATCCATAAAGAAGCCAGGTTGCTTTTCTTGGTCAAACCTTGCTGCGAAACCCACCCTCCGGGAACGCTGATTAAACGGTTGGATTTTTTCCAGTCCACCGATCCGCTCCAGTACTTCCGCCTTTCCAAATGCAAGACCAGAAATGTTGTAGATTGGAGCAGTCCATCCAGCAATGCGCATGTGCGCGACCATTTCCTCATTGGTAGCCAATACTGCACCCCCCGAGAAAGCCACCATTTCATTGACCATTTGTTCATACAAGTTCATCCACTTTGCCATACCCCATACATGCACAAAGTCATCAGGGTCAATGGCCTGTGCCAAACAACGCACATAGATTTTGGGACATTGTTCACGTGGAATCTGATTCATGATATAGCCAAGACTTTCAAAGCCTGGCTGGAACATGTCTTCAAAGTAGATCACATCGTCACCTGTGACATCACCGTTCTTCATCATCTGAACCAAATTCATCATCTGGCTCATGGCAAAGTAACTGCGACCATGTGCATCCAACACTTGACCCACTGAGATGGCCTGTGTGTTGTCAATGGTGTTGCCGGGTACATACACAACGTCTAAGCCACGGCGTTCAAAAACACGCCGGTTCCACTCTGTGAGCTGTAGTGTGTAACGGGCTTCGTAGCTCTCCAAGCCCATGTAGAACAGCTTTCTCATGCTGGGCGGTATCCTGCAAAGCGGCGTGCATCTTCCCACCACATGTTCTTGGCGTTCTTGCCGGTGCTGTACTTGGTAAACTGTTGCCAAGCATAGCTTTTGAAGTTGTAGAGATCGCTCTCGTTGTAACGATACCCGTAGTCTTGGCAGAATTCCAAGAACACTTCGAGATCTTCAAAGATCTCAGTCAGGCGCTGGTTGGGTTTGAATGTAGGCTTGGCCATGATACTTCCTTAAATGTTAACACTGAGTTGAGGGCGGTAAGTTTCGTACTTTATAAGGGCGCCGTTTTCACCATCTTCGGCAACCTCAATCCAGACCGCACGATCTGGATACTTTGCAGCAATCTGTAGATATAGATCATCTGCCATCATTTCACAGCTCTTGTAATCCAACTGTAGAATACTGTCTCTGTAAAGATTCTCTAACCAGCGTTTGAACTGGATGAACTCAATGTCTCGATCATTGTGAATCACGTCGATCCAAACACGAAAGTGAAAGATGTGACGGTGTGGTGTGCCAAGAAAGCTCACATCATACTCGTCGCCTGTGGCCAGTGCAGGATCAGTTGCGGCTGCAGGATAGCAGTGAATGCCTTCCTTGCGAAACGTGATCCAAATTTTACGCTCTGCCGCAGTCATAATGCGTTCTACTGTTTCTCTTTGTTGTTGATTCATATAGGTTGGTCCTTGTTGTATTGATCCCAGTCTGTGAACGTTCGCTTTGACATTAGGCTGTGCAAGCTGTGCGTCCATACGCCGGGATTGGTTGCGTCAAAATCGTTGTCGTCAATCTTGATCATGGTGTTGTAGTTCCACAATTTAATATACGGAATGCTCACACGAATCTGTGGCACAAAGTTGCGATATTCGCACAAGCCCGAGTCATTGAATTGCTCTACAGCACTTGTGGGAATATCCAAACTGCACAAATAACCACGCTCAAGAAAGTATCCGATCATGCCTTCCCAACGTGCCCACTCTAGATTGTCTTTGGGATCAAAGCTGTGATTGGCTCCAAAAAAGATATGTTCGCAGCCTTGTAAATTCAGTGCAACACTTTCGACACTTTGCACACCTACCACAAACAGTGTTTGTTTGCCAAATGCAGGAGTTTTTTCTACTTCTGTACCAGTGAAAAAATTCACATGGTCGTGTCCTTTGCGATTCATTGTTGATCCTGCTCTAGTTGATCGAGTTTGTTGTTGTCTAATTGTACACTGTCGTCATTGGATTGTGCAACCTCGGGTTCGTCCAAACTGAACAATGCGTTGAACTGTGTACGTGCGTTTTTGGTCTTTTTGCCTTTGAATCCGCGTGTGCCCACAATCTCCATCCAGTATGTGTCATAGTGTTCAATTATGGCTTCTGCACTGTCACGGTCTGGTGCTGCAAAGATAGCTTCTACAATGTCCGCAAACTTGGCGTAATCACCTCCCGAACGTTGCATCATAGCAGGATGTTCACCAGCATCAAAGCGTCGGTTGGCTTCTTGCACCGCAGTCAAATGCATCCAAACGTTGTGACCCATCAGCAAGGCATAACTGAAACTGTCCCAGGATGTCTTACCCCACTTGCTGTTCTTGTTGACATCAGGCAATACATCATACATTTCTGGATCACGGAAGTTTTCTTCTGTGATAACAACACCTGCTTTGGGCACACCTGGCTTGTAGATACAGATGTCTTTCATCTTCAGCATGTTGCTGATTGGTGAGTCTTCCCAACGTGGATAGACACCGTCTTGTACTACTCCGTCTGACCACTTGCGGGTGTCTGTTGAGTACTTTTTGTCGTCTGCCGACGGCGCCATTCTGTACGACCACTTAGAATCGTGCTCAAAAACGTTTTCAAAATAGACTTGCCCGTTCGCCGTTGCAAGGAATGGACTAGCACAATCAAAAGAGATAGTAAAAGCAGGGTTGACATATTTTCTCACAGCTCTCTGAATAACAGTGAGCAACACCGCCCACTCTAGTTTTGATGTGCCCAAGAAGTGCATCCAGTCATGTACTCCCTGTTGCAGCAAGTTGTCGTATCGCAAAGCCACCAGTCGTCGCAACACCAAATGAACATCGCACATGTTCTGACCACCCATTGACCACCCATCAAAATGTGTGTCTGGATATTTTGCAGGATCACAATATTCCTTCATGGTCTCGTACCATGCATCCGCACTGGTGTGGTTGTCTCCCTGCAACACGTTCAAGAACTTGGCACCACCATTCTTTACACCCTTGCGGTGACGCATGAAGTATTCGTTGTTGAACTTGGTGGCATCCACGGCTTCTTGCAATGTGGTAATCTGACAGGCTTCTGATGCTTTCTTGTCGTGAATGACCCAAGTTGGAATATCAAGAATCATTCCGTAGTCAGCCACTGTGTCTAGCCAGTTTAGAATCAACTCACGTTTCTTTTGTGCTTTTGGACAACCCGAGTTGGCTTTCCAATCGCCTTCCCACAGGCCTTTGGCAATTTGAAATCCACCTGAGTCGCCTAGGATGAACGTGCCGGGCTCTCGGTTGCGAACCATGTCCTCTGACCAGTCCTGCTTGTTCAAGTCCAAGTTGGCATGCCCACCAGAATACAGACTCCAACGATACGGAAACAAGGCTTTTTGGCTGTTGAGCCAATTCATCTGTTCCATGTCTGTGAGCCCAGCAGGGAAACGTGCAGGATCCACATAGTGCTCGTTCCTTTGTTTTCCTACAAAGGTAGCATAGAAGCCTGAGATAGCTGGTAAAAACACAGCATAGTCTGACTGCTTGGCTGTGAGATTGTCTTGAACAATAGAATCAGTCATTACTTGGTCTGAGCAGGGATGATGTAGTTGTAAACAGCCAGTCCTGAATCCACAGTGATCTGCATAGCACCATCGTCACTGAGTTTCATGGTTTTGTCGCCACTGCTGCCTAAAATGCTGGCAATCTGTGCGGCAGGATAATTCCAACTGCGTTTGAGTGTTCCTGTCACTGCTGATTGAAACACAAAGTTGCCAGCGTGTGTGGCCGCTGCACCAAAGCTGAACTTCAAATCGCCGTTTTCAACTTTGGTTTGAAAGTTGGGTTCTTCAGCATTGGCACTCATTTGCCATTTCAGGCGTTGAATGTTGGCAGCGGCTGGCTGGAATTCAACGTGCCAGTTGGCTCCACGGAACTTAGGTGTGGGCACTTTGCTGGCCACAACATTTGCTACCATGAATCGATAGGTGTTGCGAAAGTCTCCAGACTTGTTGGCAAATTCAATGCCGTCAAGATCACCGCTGTTGTTGCGGCTCATGGTCAAGTTGGCATCTTGTTTGTACTCATCAAGATTCAAAATAGTTTTGAGTTTGGGCAGATTAGGCATGCCAAACGATCCCACAAACTCAGCAATTGGATGATGGAATACACCATCAATCACCACACTTTGATCATTGCCTACACCAATGATTTTGGTCTCGGTCTCAGTGCCCTCAATTTTCAACATGTCGATACAGCCAAGGTCAATGCTGTGTTGTACTAGGTCTAACAAATGGTCTCTCATGATTTCTCCTTTAAACAATTATACAGGATATATTTAGATTTTTCAACTAAATTGATATTATTTCTCAATTATTTTGGCCAATGTTTGGCCGCCGCGCAGGCTGTAAATTTTTCCGGGCTTTTGGAATTCTAACCAGGCTACATCACCTAGCCCGCGATGTCGATCCAGGGTGTCAAACCCCACTGTTTCGGCAGCCTTCATGATGCGTGTGCCCGGGGTAAAGCACATAAAATTGCGTTCGGCTAGTGCAACACCATGTGCATAATCGCAGTCATTGAATGTCATCAACACTGTACCGCCAGGTCGTACCTTGTGCCACAGTTCACGTAGGTACTGCTCGATTACCTGCAATGGTTTGAAATTGAACCAGTTGTAGGCAAACACATAACCAAATTGATTGTTGGGTAGTTGTGATAAAATAGCCTGATTGTTGTTGCAATCATTAATGGTATACAATCTCAGTCTGCGCTGATACTGCTCGTGAAACCCTGCCACTGCTGGTGCCAATAACTCAGTGTTGTGGTCTACCAGATACAACGGATCCAAGGGTACCAAGTGTTCTACCCATTTTTCTAATCCAGGTCTAAAACACAACCCAGGCAATCGCCAATCAGTGTATCTCAATACTCGACCCAACAACAATTCCTGACTAGCTGGATCAAGATGCAGTTTGCGATTCAGCACATAGTCAGTGGCCTCGTATATGCTTTCGTGTTCAAACCAACGCAGGCTTTCTCTAAGCATGTCGGGATATTGTTGCTCAATCAACACATCTAGGTGTTGTTTGATGTCGTTGATAGTGGTACCAAATTTGACAAATGCTGAATCAATTGCGGCAGCATCCTGCCCCAGTTCCCTGCTGAACTGTTTGAATTGTAGTCCATGGTTGACCACTTGATGCATCACAGCATTGAGCTGACCGCGAGACTGTTGGTGAATATCCGCCAGGGAATATTCTTCCAACAAGTTTCTATAGGCAACCAAATCACTCAGTTTCATTAGAAGCTAAACAGTGAGGTAAATGTGTTTTCAGTGTTGGTGGCTGCTGCCAAGTCCCAGTCCAACACACCCAACAAGTTGTCAACTTTGCCGTCAACCACAGTGGCTTCCATGAGCCCGTCATCAAAAGGCAATTCTGTGAACCAGGCGGGCAGTCTCTGCTCGTCAGTGGGATAACCAATTGATGTCCAGCCCAATGCATTCGACTTTAACTTGCACACAATGGTTTTCATGCCATCCACAATCTGCATTGAATAGTTGTCGCTGTTCATGCGACGCAGTGTGTTCCAGTTCAGTGCTGCTCGCACATGTCCTGGCATATTGGCTTTGCCTTGCGCAGCCTCGGCAGCACCATACTTGGTCAAATTGTTGACACGCTTGGGTGAACCTTTTTCCCAGGCTGGACGTTCTGAAAACACATATTTGAATGTGCGTATTTTTTCAACCACAGCATCGCGTGTGGCATCTGTTAGCACATCGTGCAATACATCACTCAAGAAGTCTTGAATCACTTTGGGAGTATCGCTGCGTTTTAGATCCAGCCCCATGGCTTTGACCTTGCCCGGCTTGCCATTGATGTCTTGACGTTTGCCTTCTTTGTCCACAATCATCACAGCATATCGCTTTTTGGTAATAAACAGTCCTTTTGATGCCACAACTTCTCGACCGCCCTTGATCACTGAACCCATTTCCCTGGGACAATGAAATGCTTGCTCCATAAATCCAGGAAAGCTTTCGTTGACTTGATCAGCAATTGAATCATACAGCTGAATGCAAATTTCTTTGTTCCATTCCATTTCGCCAGCTTCCACAGACTTCTGCAACACTGGCCAGGCCGAGAAATAACACGAATCTGTGTCGCCATAGATGATGGTCTCGCCCACATGATCATATTTGCCTGTGATACATTCGTTGACATACGCATCCATGTGTTTAGCAATACTACGGCCTGTGAGTGTGGTACTCTGTCCAATACGTTTGTCAAAGAATCTACATCCTGGATTCAAAATAGCACCATACAAGCTGTTCAAGTTAATCTTCTTGACCAATTGACGCTTGTCCCAATACTCTTCGGCAGCTTTGTCTCCTGAGTCAATGCACTCTTTGAGTTTGGCCTGCATTTGTTTGCGTTCAGCATACCAACGTTTCAGCAGGCCTGGAATCACTGCTTCACGTTCATAAGTGAAAATAGTGCCATTGGCGCTCATGATCCAGGGCTGGTTAGAATCAAAAATCATGTGCCAAATTTCAGCACCTGAGTGTGTGCTTTCTGTGCCATCTTGCCAGTCAATGGTGATTTCGCTGCCGCGATTCTGTTCCATCACAGCAGTATACTCTATGCTGGCAAACAAGCCTTCCCAGGCAGCAGCAAAGCTTTGCCCTTGAGACATGTTGTCACGAATCAATTTATCAGTTGCCGTGGGTCTGAGTTGACCAACAATGGTTTCTGGCCCCATGTTGAGCGCACGAATAGCCGAGGGATAGAGCGAGTTGATGTCAATACTGCCAATGTATTCATGGATGCCTTTTTTGGGGTAAGCAACATAGGCACCTGCGGCTTGTGTGTCTTCATCTGCGAGTCTTTCTTTGCGGTTAGGAACAACAACTCCACGTTCGTGGGCTTCGATAATAATAGCTTGCTCAGTCACTGCCACAGCACCCATGGTGGTCTGCAACAGCACAGTGTTTTCATGTGCCAACACGTTGGCCAGATCCAAGAACTTCAGCTTCTTGTCCAGTCTGCCGATCAGTGCAGTGTCCTGACGGTTGTATTCAATAAACTTCTTGAAGTGTTGATTATACAACTGATCCAGTGTGCCTTCGAACTGTGTCTTGCGTTCGCCTAGTTCGTATTCAGCAATGGCATCTAGGCTATAACTGTGACGTTCTTCGTAAGTGTACTTGCGATACAGTTGCATATAGTCCATATGCACTCGACCAATCAAGTCGTATGTTTCGTTCTCTGCACCAAAACGTTCAAACATGCGTTTTTTGGGCAACTGTCCCCACAAGCAAAACTTGCGAGTGTCATCCTTGCTGAGCACCCGTGTGGTACGGTTTACTGTGTAAGGTATATCATAGCCCTCGGAGTTCCAACCACTCAACACATCAGCATCATCGATGATGTCAAGAAACATCTTGATCATGTCTTCTTCACGTTCAAACAAAAATGTGTTGTCAAACTCTGCTACCAGTTCCTGTGCAGTTTCCCAACTCAACCCTCGCGGCGGCACTGCCATAGTAATCAGTTGATCCAGCCAGTCCAGGTACACTGATATTGCTGTGATAGGATTGAAAGGATCTGTGGTAGGTGAAAACCCACGCTCTTTGTCAAATGCTACTTCAATGTCAAAAAATGCTGTTTGTAGCTTGGGACCATCTTGACCCTTGTAGTTGTCTTCTAGACAACGAAAGATTGGGTTGATATCGCTTTCATACAACTGCTTGTGGCTGTGCTGTCGCACTTCTTTGCGAAATTCTTTGTTGTTTTTGGAACTGAATCTTGAAACTGGATTGCCGTAGATACTGCGAAATTTGCCACGAGCATCGTCGTAGTAAAAAACGTAATTTGCAGGGTACTCTTGATATTTGCGAATGCCATCGCGGCGTTCTACAACATGAATGCGATCGTGCTCACGATCAAATAGTGCGTCAATATAACTCATTGTTCTCCGTTTATGGCCGGAAGGCCGTGATTCATGCTGCTTACGGTAGCGACTCGCTGTTGAAACAGATATTTATAAGGTCTTGCCAACAGTTTCTAAAATTGTTTCCAGCAGTTCGTGGTCTTGTTTGGCTTTGCCAAATTCGGCCTTGTGTGCCAGCTTGATGGCTTTTTTCAGTACACCTGGTTTGATTTCCAGTTCTTCGGCCACAGCCTTGATGGTGTCATTGAGGCCGCCGGTTAGAGTTTCAATTTCTTGAGTGACCTGCATACCTTCGTTGATGATTTGAATCAGTTTGATCTTTTGTTCACCGTTGAATGTTTTTTGTTCCATACAATACTCCTGTTTAAAACACTAGTATAAATGAAACAGCGGCCGAAGTCAAGCCTCTGTTGAGGGTATTTGCTCACTTAGTGGGTTCCGGTAGCGAATCGGATTACCACGCCCAGCAGCCGGGCGCCCTCGCAACAAGTGCGGTCCTAAGGGTGTTCTTGTTTGCTACTGATATTTCATCGGCAGTATTTCAGTGTTCCTCTATGTAATCCTGCCCACGGTCTTGTCGTTCCCACTGATTCCTAAACAGGTCCATGGCCATCTTAGCATGATCAACTTTGGGGAAACGACTAGGCATAGAACGACCTTGTCTGCGTACTTCAAAACCGCGTCCTTCGTCGCCCCAACATTCTAAACATGATCCGTCACTCATTTCCACTGTGAACACAGGACCTGCTGATTCAGGCAACACAGGATCTTCAACAGGCACAGGTGGCGCCGCAGACATAGAGTCTTGTTGTGTGGGATCTTCTGCAACTGCTTGGTCGCTTTCAGCCTGGCCTTTTTCAATAGCATTCACAGCCTTGTCTATTAGGTCTCGGTCGATGCGAGTTTTCTTTTCTAGACGATCCAAGTCAGGTGTGCCTTTGTCGCGCTGGCCATCATCACCGGCCAATTTGTTTTCTAATCTGTCTAGGTAGCTGTTGAGATCAGCTTTGACTTTGCTCAGCATGTCTTCTTCTACCTGGGCCATGGCTTCTTCCAAGGCAGACTTCTTGGACTCTGCACTTTCATCTGCACCCACAGCATACCCTTTCATGGGATGCTGCGGATCAGTCTTTGCACCCAATGCTTTGATAGATCTAGGCTTGAACAATGCAGGCAACTGCGGCACTGACTTCTGTTGAGGATTTAGCCCGTGCTTGACCACAGCTGGTGTGGTTGCACCTTCTTCAATGGCTGTAATGCGTTGCAATATGGTGCGAATATCTACGGTCATGCTCGTTGGTCTTTCAAGAAACTTCTCAGCATCCAACGGTGCTTGCCCATGGCATCAATACGACCAGCAAGGAAATCACAAATGCCTTGTTGATCTTCGGCTTCAGACACATCAAAACACTGATTCAACAATGCAATCAATTGCTCTGAGTCATTGAACAGTTCTTCAATCATGAGTCGAGCACGCGGGATTTTGGTTTGACCAGGAATCAAACTGAGTTCAGCAAAACGTTCAAAGCTGCCTGGGGTGTAGTCGTCAAGTATGCGAATAAATTCTGCGGTTTGATCTATAGAATTTTCGTACACTTCTTCGTATATCTTGCCAAAAAATTTGTGTAGTTGGGCAAAGTCTGGGCCTTCAACGTTCCAATGAAACAACTGTGCCTTGAGCACATAAGCATATTGGGTGGCCAACAGTGTTTTTAAATCATCAACTAGCACGTTTTTTCCTTTTGTATTTGGCCGGCGTGTTAGGCGTCGGCTCTGATGTATATTTACCTGTCAGTAGGCCTGAGCCTGTTCTTGACAACATGCCCATGTTGCCTATAGCCGGAGCCATACTGCCAGCTGATGTAACACCTGCACTGGCACCACCACTGGCCGTTTCCATAATTTCACGCATTTTCATTGATTATCTCCAACACATCACCTTTGTGCAACACAGCTGATCCCACTTCTACTCTGCCGTTGCGCAGACGCAGTTCTGCTTTTTCAGTATCCAACAACTCATATCTTATTTTGTATCGACCCGGCGGTGCCTGTATCTGAAATGCTTCTTCAAGATGAACACCTTGCCATGTCCATGTTCGTTCAGCAAACAACTCGTCTTCAACATAGCAACGATATCGTGGAGGAGTGTCACTCCAACGACAGTATACATCGAACACCAATTTGACAAACTGACTTTTCATAAGAATATTTATCAAAAACTACGCCTATAAATATTCTACAATGTTAAAACTAAATCAGATACGTAGAGTCCACGTTGAGTTAACCACAAGATGCAATGCTCGTTGTCCTATGTGCATGCGCAACTATAGAGGCATGGATTTTAATTCAGGTTATCCTGTGTGTGAACTCAACTTAGTTCAATTTCAACAAATTTTTACTCCTGAAATATTGGCCAGTATCATGCAGCCTGATCCTCCTGTCAACGGGCGTGTTCCTGTGTCATATGGATTCTCGCACGGATTTTCTTTCAACGGTAATCTTGGGGATTTTGGATCAGCGCGAGACGGCGCAGAAATAGTCAAGTATCTAGTTGACCACGGCGTGCCTGTGGCAATCAATACCAATGGCAGTGTGCGCAACTCTGAATGGTGGGCTCGATTGGCTATGTCAGGAGTAGAAATTGGTTGGGCAATTGACGGACTAGCAGATACTCATTCTTTATATCGTCAAGACACTGACTGGCATAGAATCATTGAACATGCCTCTGCCTTTATCCAAGCAGGCGGTCGTGCAGTATGGAGATTTGTTCCATTTGAACATAATCGTCATCAAGAACAGGCCTGTAGAAACATGGCACAACAGCTTGGGTTTGCCAAGTTTGAAAACATATACGACGGCAGAGACAACGGCCCTGCATTTACACGCACTGGAGAGTTTAGTCATCAAATTGGTAACGATCCTGGATTCAACGGGACTCCTAGAGATATCAAACCCTTGTTAGAAAATCATGTTACTTGGTACGATTCCAAAACTGTCAAAGAAGCCAAGGACACGCCCGATCTTGACATACAGTGTATTCACAAACGCAACCGAGAAATCTATGTGGCCGCCAACGGATCTGTGTACCCTTGTTGCTTTTTGGGATTCTATCCGGGACAAATGAATCATCCTGGTAATCAAGAACTGGCCACGCTGATACATCAAAACAACGCACTGGAATATCCATTGACTCAATGTCTTGAATGGTTTGATCGTGTGGAACAAACATGGCAATTAAATAGCATAGCACAAGGTAGAACATACCAGTGCGTTAAAACCTGCAACAAGATATGAATCTAACCTTACAAAAAATATTTTCAAAGTTGTATTCACCAACTCATACTGCTGGCAATTTAACAGGGGCCAGTAGTGTGCCCGGTACACAACGCTTACGTGACAACATTATTGAACTTTTTAAGAAACATAATATATCCAGTATTTTTGATGCTGGGTGTAACGACTGCAATTGGATGAAGAGAGTGGGACAGTTTGTGCAGTACCAAGGGGGCGATATCAGTTTGGCCATGGTTGCAGATGCTTGGCATCGCCATCCTGAGCTTGATGTTGTGTTACACGATGTGACCACAGATCCCATACCCAAAGTTGATTTGCTGTTTGTGAGAGATGTTGCTATACATCTCAACAATCATGATTGTCGTCAATTATGGCTCAACTGGTACAACAGCAGTGTTCCTTGGATTCTTATCACACACCAAACATACATTGGTCAAAACGTTGATATTGAATACTCTGCAGAACATTTTCCATCATCTGGTGTCAACTGGCAGTTGCCACCCTGGAACTTTCCTGTCCCGCTGGATCAGGTCACAGACTGTGATGCCAACAACATGTCGTTGTGGCATCGTGATCAATTCAAAGAAATATTATGACATCAGCAAAAATTGTATACCTTGCACGTTATCGTGTGCCGCACGCTGTGATGGCGTTGCAATCAGAGTTTAGCCGGCACCTGATTGGTGTAGACAGAACCTGTATTGCCAGTCCTGTGCCCAAAGAAGAACTATGGCCCGTATTTGAAAAATACGGCATTGATACCACTAACTTTGATTATGCGCCCGACTCAGAAATCTACAGACTGTATCCCGAAGTCAACAACTGGGTGTTTGAAGATGACTATCGGGGTTGGTGGCTGCGACAACAGGCCATCAAGATGGCTTTTTTGGATTACCTAGATTATGATCTCATGGTCATGAACGACCCTGACTGTATCTTGATTCGCGATTATGAACCGTTCAAGAACGGCAAGTTGAATTACATGGTACTGGAAAATCAACGACACAGCTGGGGTTACTACGAAACTATCAAAAACGCTTTGGGAATTGAAAGACAAACACCTCACTGCTTTATTTCTGAATATGTGCCTGTACTCAAACAAGACATCACTGATCTACGACTGTTCCTGGAACAACGTCATCACATCAAATGGTTAGACGCCATTGTGGACAACTGTCCAGGAGAAGCCACTGTGCCACCCTGGGGCAAAGGTGAACTCATACGCTGGTTGTCTGAGTACGAATTACTGGGCAACTGGACCATGAGTCGCAGAGAGATCTCTACAGAGCCACAGCACAGGTACATGTATGATGATATGACCAAGATTGGCGGGTTTGATCCTGACTATCACACAGCAATCTGTGATGCTGTGCCCGATCTTAACCGCAGTGTGCGATTTGATTGGGATAAAAAAGAAATTGAGAACTTTGATCAGTGGATGGATCAGATACGGCAAAGGCTTTCTGAAGCTACGGGTGTGATCAAGACTTCAATTATGGAAGAAATATGCCCTGGACAGCCTGATCAACATTGGTTAGGACGCAGTGCTGCAGACGACCAACACCTAACTCAAAAGTTTGGTAACACTTACAAGGCCTGGAAACCATGACAGATTTCTCGCAACTCAAAATTTATAGCCCGGGCTACCAAGCCATAGATTGGGGTTTTGATTATCCACAGATAGTGGATCTAGCCACTGCACTGGCACAGCCTACCAAGATTGCAGTATTGCCAGTGTACTTTAATCGACCCACAGAATTTTCTTACAAACCAGAATTTGAAAATCTACAATTGAGTCAGTTTGACCTGGTGTTGTTTACTGATATTGAGTTTAGATCGCAGACAGAGTTGATCAACTGGATTGATACCACCGATGCCAACAACTGGCTGTTGAGTGTAGCAGGACTGTATGCTTCTGAAACTTTGACTCATCGTACAGTGTATCGTCCATGGTGGAGTTTTACTTTCCTACAGTGGAACCCACCACGTGATGATTTTCCACTGTCACGTCCTTATTTGTTTGACTGTTTGTGTGGCACACGCAGAGAACATCGAGACTATGTGATGCTGAGTCTTGAAAAATCAGGACTGCTGAATCACAGTATTGCTACCTACCGAGACATTTTTGTAGGTGGCAACATCACCGAAACCACTGACAAAGTACAACAACAATTTCCTGATCAAAAAATTGTGTGGCCTTATGTGAGTCCAAATCTAGATCCTGCATGGGAGGTAAGAGAACATCTTGACAACTCTATCAGCAGCATCGAACCCTGGGAAATATACAATCGCACATACTACAGCATCTTGGTAGAAACACTGGGATCTGGAGACTGCTATCTCATGGCAGAAAAGATTGGCAAATGCCTACATGCTCGTAGACTGTTTGTGCACTTTGGCGTAGCACACTGGTTGAAAAAACTTCGATCCTTTGGATTCAAGACTTTTGATTCCATACTGGACGAAAGCTATGACAGCATTGAACGTGACATTGATCGTTGGCAAGCTGCATTTGAGCAAGTAAAATGGTTGAGTCAACAAGACCATCAGAAAATACTACTGCAAGCTCGATCCATCCTGGACCACAATCATCACAGGCTATATGAGTTTCGTCAAGAAAAATACTCCGAAATGCAGCGCATGATTGAGCCACATTTACGCTAATCCAAAATCTTGTGTGATTCTGCGATAGTAGTTGTCAGCAATGAGTTGTTGGCCCCGGGCACCCGAATGGTAACCAGGATCTTCTCCTTCAAACGGATTGTTGCCACACAACGGCAATATTGATTCTCGTTCGTCAAACATCACGTTGCGGTCAGGCACAGCAGTACTGATTGATTTGCGCCATTGAGTTGCCCCCAACGCAGGATCAAAGGGCCACAACAACACAGGCACAAACAAAAAGTCAATGCCAGCATGATGCAGTTCAAAAATGCCCGACTTAACAATCCATTCGTCTTGTTGCCGTTTCCATTCTGAATCATATATACCATCTATGTAGTGTCGTACAGCAGTCTGAGATGTTTTGCTGATCAGCCCTGAACGATAAGGATGATCAAAGTTTTCTGCTAAGGTGTAGATAGTCTCGCAGATCATGTTGTAGTTGTTGTTGCCGTAGTTGACGTTGTTGATGCCATCGTCACGATTATAGCCATTTTTTAATGTGCGATCTTGCAAGTGACGCTGTATTTCTGGATTCCATCCACCTGTGCTTTTTTTCCAATCAAATGGTGCTGCCGAAGCTGGTATTTCCATTCTGTCCCAGAACGTGGGAGTGATCACAGCAAAGTCAGGACGTTGCCTCAGTATTTCATCAATCTGCACACGTATGCCCCCGTTGCTGCAACCCTGTCGTGCTAGATTCGTCAGGTCCCAGCCTAGTTGTTGAGCCAGCAACTCACTCCAGCTGGTGCCAGGCATGCGCTGACTCACTGCTGAATAACTACATCCTGCTACCATTAATTTCATTTTGTTTCCTTGTAACTGTTGCGGTGTTCACTGTGATGAAAGCCTTGCACAATTTCACCGTGCATGGGCAACTCATTGAGGTTGTATGTACCTGCAGGCACAGTGTATGTGGTACCTTGGCCTGGTGGCGCAAATGTGACCAGACGCGGATGCCATTGCACTGAATTGTGTACCAACACATGATGTATGTGTCCGTAGTCGCCAAATTCATCATGTGTCAACACCAGATCAAAATTCTTTGCCAACTCCCAACAGGCTCGTTCGGCACGTTCCTCTGTCCATCTAGTGAATTGTTTTTGTTCATTGTCGTGCCAATGATCTTCAAATCCCAAGAACACAGTATCAATACCTCGGCGGCGCCAAAAAGCAGCAAGCTCTGCACCTCGTGGGTCTTGTTCAGTATAGGTCAGGTATCCAATGGTCCAATTCATTTCTGGATGATTGTGAATATAACTATAGGCAAAAATCACACAGTCATCAGGGTGTGCAACCATGCACAGTGCGTTTATTTTAGTGCCCATGCTTGAGTAATTCCTTTGTCGATCAGCAAATCACGATACTGTTGTTGCTGACTCACAGTGAGCTGCGGCCAGGCGTTTCGGTGTATGCTCACTGTGGTGGCCTGCTGCATATGATCTAGTATACGATCCGCTAATGCAACCTCACTGTGACACATGTTTACCGGCCGTATTGATGGTTGATCTGTAGTGTACAAACTGGTCAATGAACCATGTCGGTATTGCACATAACCAGAATACAGCACAAACTCTGTGAGCATGCCTTGCGATTGAAACCATTCAGGGAAGTTCTGCTGAGTCAGTGCAGTGGTATCTGCAATCATCATTCTCACTGTGTTGTTGTTGAACACAAACGGCACGCCGCCGGGTCCAATTTGATGCTGTAGGTCAATGTTGTATGTGGCATTGACAATTTGTCTAGCAGCATCAAACACTGGATACAGCTCCAGGGTTCCTGTGGCAATCTTGCCTGTGGAATCAAACAGTTGTGACAATGTCACAGGTTGAACAAATACAGTTTTGGCATCCAATACCATGGTACACTGATTGTAGCTCATGGCGGGCACCAGTAGTTTGAGTACTTGCTGACTGACCCATCCATTGTCCACAAAGTCAGTTGAAAACACAGATCTGGGTATGACTCGAACCAAATGGCTCATACTGCCCCACCATGCAGGATCAATCAGTTGCACAACTGAGTCGTGATCGTTGACCACAACATAAATGCAGTTTACGCCAATGTCGTGGCAGTACAAATCTATGCTTTGAGCCTGTAATTTCAGCACAGGAATTTCTTGTTGGAATACAACAGTGCAAATATCAATCATGCACGTATGTATGCTAGCTGTGATTGTGAGTTGTTATTTGCCAGCAGCAGCCAAGGCAGCACCACGGTTGAAGCTGTTGCTCCAGCTGGCTGGTTCATAGCCACGTTTCTTGTACCAGTCGTAGCCAGCACGATGTCCTGAACAGTCCTTGGTGCATTCAGAACCCAGGAAACTGAGTTCATCCAATTTTTGATCATTGCTGTAACGATATCTGGGCAGCGGAGTGTGCCCACGTTGATGTCTGGAGCCTACGCGAGCATTACGTTTGGCAACGGTGCCAATGAACTCGCTGGCTCTCATTTTTTGGGCTGTTGAGGAGGTTGAACTGCTGTGGGCATGTTGCGGTAAACACGTTTGGTAGGATCCCACACAGTTTTCATTGGCCCTGCACCTGCTAGCTTTTTAAGGCGTGCCATGGCAGAATCAAACGCATCAGCATCCATATTGCCAATCTTTTCGTTGGAGCCTTCCATGTTGGCAATAGGCTCAACTGGTGCAGCAGCAATATCTTTTTCTAACTGACCGATATCACCTTCCGCCACACCTTGCTTTTCAGAGAACTTCATAATATCTTTTTTTGGAACTAGATAAACATCAATAGTTGTTTTCTTCTCAACATCAACTGCTTTTTTCATGCGATTAAGCCCATCAGCAACACCAAGATGTCCATCATCATTTTGAATTACTAACAGTGGAAAACTTGTATCAGCATTCATCATTCTTTCTTTATTTCCTTGCCACCATGAAAGATCATGTTTTATTTTTGATAATGGAAAATCTTTATGAAAATATTTTGGATTTTTTTTGGCAAAGGCTATTATTTTTTCTACACTAAATGTATTGCCATCTTCGTCGGCAAATTTGCTACCTGCAAAAAAATCTGAGCCTTCCGCCACACCTTGCTGGTCAGCTCTGGCTTTGGCTTCTTCTCTGCTGGGACTAAAGCCCTGTGACATTGCTGACTGTACTTGGGTAGGATACACAGTTGCTTTGAACATTTTGCCATCTTTGACAATGTACCACTCAGTGGGATCTAGATCGTGGCGTTCATCGTTGCCACCACCGTCTTGACTGTAGGCGTAAGAGTCACGTTTGCTCATGCCTGCAACACTATTGTCGTAATCTCTTTGATACGCATCACGCTTGTATCCAGCTTCTGTCATGTTGCCCAACATCTGTTCAACTTGGCGAACCCAACCGGATACATCGCTACTGCCAATTTCGTCCGTGTCACCCACAAAGTCAGCAACATCGTCAACTGCTGCACCCACTCGCTCAGGACCGTACTTGCTCAATAAGTCTGTACGCTGTAGCAAGATACGACGAATAATAGCAGACGCAACCGGGCTGTGTTCTTGCCCAGGGTTATCCAATACACCCTCAGCAAGGGGTTCAGGGCTAGAGTTAAAGAGTTCGTTGAATAGCATAGTATTTGTATTTAGTCTGATCGGATTGCTACGCAATCCTAAGCTTCGCTTGTCAGCTCGCTTTGTTTATACAAATACACAAGAGATATTTCGCTAGATTGTGACGCCATACGACACCCTGAAACAGGGCGCCAAGACATTCGCTGAGTTGCTCAGCCACACTTATGACAGCAGGTATTTGTGTTGTCTACTGTTCTGGGCTCTGTACCTTACCCTACCTGCTACGACTTTTAAAGATCCCTCGGTGTCAATTGGATCTATGACAGTATCTGACAATAAGCTAGCTTGCGCTACGCTCAACCCGTACGACTGTTCTAACGCTACTGCCACAGGGCAGACGTTTTCTCTGGGCATCCCTGCGGCACAGGGGTAGAGAACAGAAGCCTGTTAACAGCGGACAGAATTGGCTACCGCCACACATCAGAGCGGATTCACCAGCGGTATTATATTCGGCCCGCCAACCTTGTGCTGTTTGTTTTTGAAATAAGTTTAAGTTACAGGAGACCGCCTCTTATTTTTTACGTCCTGATTTCATGTTGGCACACCAGTGGTACATACGGGCTCTTTCTCCTGATGCACGTTTGGCTCTTGCTCTTAGATCTGTTACACTTCCATTGCAGCTGGCACCTGCACGTTTTACACGCCCAGGTCTGCTTTTTCCTTTTACTTTGCCGTCAGCAAAGTTTTCACTCAACGCTTGTGCAAGTCCTGGATGCATGGGTTCAGGCAGTTGATCTGACTCACACCAGCACCAGTCTTTTGATTCACGATTGATTTTGGGTTCAAATTCATGTGGCACACGACCAATAAAGGTGGCATACTGACTGTTGCTGCTGAGTGGTTCCAACTGGAGTGGGCCTACATATCCACCTTCTTCTGCCAGCTCTCTACGCACACATTGTTCCAGTGTTTCTCCTAGTTCACAGCCGCCACCCCAGGTTGACCACAGGCCAGGATCACTCACTGTGTCACTGCGTTGCTGTAAACACCAACGACCTGTGTCCTCAGCTACTATTATACAGCCAGCAGCCCGTGGTTGTGTAAATTCATTTGCTCTCATACCACGGCCTTTCGCAAACGCTGCCACACACTGGGCGGTTTCTCGGGCACAGACACAGTAGGCAGCAAAGGAGGTTGTTTCACAGCCTTGTTGAGTCCTTTCCACATACCTTTGCCCATGTCAGTTTGCATTTGACTTGGTTGAATGTCGTTGCCCAAGCTATTGGCATACTGATACATTAACTTGGCCAGTCCCTTGCCGCGGTATCGAGGATTTACATAAGTGTATGCTGACTCCATGTATCGCTCTCCATCTTCTCTACGAGTTTTTACAAGAAAATCGACCCAGGCCAGTTCTTCATTGGTGTTGGTATCAAACACCTTTACATGCAACACATTGGCAACTGTGTCACCATAGCGTCGTGTATCGCCCGTGGCTTTGATTGTCCATTCTCCGTTGTTGACCAGCTGCTGATCAAGAAAACCGTCTTGTGCAGTTTCTGGAGAAACTTTTTCGCCTACAAACTCTTGTGCTCTCATGATTGACCTCTAACACGATCAAACCAGCTAGGATCAGGACGACCCTTGACTTCGCCGTGACGCTTGTGTTGTCCTGCATAGTCATAGTAACGTCCTACAACATCAAATCCTGGCTGGAAGAATATAGCAGCCGGAGGATTACTCATACGCATAATACCCACACGTTGTTTACCCTGCGGCGGATTAGCCACACCTGAATCACCACGACGAGCAGGTTGTAGCCAAGCTGTGTCTTTTAGTTTAACTAGCCAAACATAAGGATTTTCTGTTGCGTACAAGTCTTTGTTTTTGAGATATTCGTTAACTGGGTAGAACCAAAGTGCAGGACGTCCTCGGCCTGCACCAATGTAGTCTACATCAAAGTTGGGATCATCCATGTCGGGCGATCGACCAAACTTTTGCCTGGCACTAAATCCCAGTTGGTCTACAGCAGTTACACGCACAAAATATTCACCAGGACCATTCTTTTTCACGTCAGCACGAATCTGATCACGTATAGGTGGAACGTGTGCTTCAACAACAAACTCATTAGCTCGCATTAGGCATTTCCCATTACTGGAAAGACTTCGATATCGCCCGCAGGATATAATAATCCTTGACGTATTTGATTACGTGCCCATTCACGGCCAACACGATTTGCATCCATTTGATTGTTACCAATGCCGCCAAAGCGATGAATCTCTTCGCCATCGAGTGTTACTTTCCATTGGCCTGTAAACACCTGCTGATCTTGCCCAGGGCGGGTCAGTGTTTGTGGTGCATTGTATTGTGATATATCTGGTTCAATATCAATGATACCACCTTGTGCTGTGTCTGTGCCACCAACACCTTCTCGAGTTCGTACTTCAAAGTCTGATTCGTTGTGATCGTTTTGTCTTAACCACGTTCTTGATTGTGACTCTGCTTCAATAGGATTACTGCTTGGTGGGTTGTAATAAACTTGATTGTTGCTTCTGCTGGCTACTTCCCAGGGTCCAGAGCCTGTTGGTGTTAGTGGGTTCGTATCTGTTTGTGCAGTATCTTCCGCAGGTTCAACTTGATAATTGCCATCAAAGTTGTTTTCCCGTGCCCATAGTGAGGCTAACTCATTGGCTTTGGCTCTAGTATTCTCTGCAGGACGGAAACGATATACTTCACGATTTAAACCATCAACCATTTTCCACTGTCCTGTTGGGCTTGTGGCAGCACGGCCAGACTGCGGCGCTTGTTCAGAAGGTTCAAGCTCTCGAGCAGTCAATTCAAGATCATTTCTAGGGTACCTTATATTATAATTCTGTATCCAGGACTCAGCTGCTGCCTGGTCTCTGAATCTCCTAGTACGGGTGGTACCTTGGTCGTTGAATTCTGCAAACCGATCAAGCACCGTTACATAAGCTCCCCAGTTGCCAGTTGTTGCACTGTCTTGATCTTGTTCAGGTTCTTCAGCAGGACGAACAGTGGTAGCAATCCAACGGTTGGTTCTAAAGAATTCTTGTTCTGGGGTTGTACCTATGTTTAAATTCCATCGTCGTCTGGCTTTTTGCATTGCTTCGAGCTCACTAAAAGCAACAACTTCTATACCTTGTCTTTGATATGGAGAATCAGTGCCTTGAACTTTCCATACAAAAGGTTTGTCCAAACTGGTGTCTTCAAATGGACGCAAAGGCTTGGCCACAACTGATTGTCGTGTGTTGGCCCAGCCAGGATAGCCATCTGGTCCCAGGGCTTGGGCAATGGCTTCTTCTTTAGAGGTAGCAACAACTTCTATACCGGCAGAACTTTGCGGGGGATTGGTAACGCTCCACCACATTTTTTGATTGATTGTTTCGCCGCGTTTTACCTTGCGCTCTAGTTGTGCTTGCTTAACAAAACTACGCAAGGCAGCCTTGGGTAGCTCACCAGCAGCATATTGTGCAAAATACTTGATTGTGTCTGAATCCTTTTGGTCCGCAGTCAACAATTTGTAAAGTTTCTTTTGATACTCTTGACGATAAGCATCCGGATTCAGTGCCGCACTCATGGCCACTGTGAATCGTAACAGGGTGTTTTCAATCTTGTCAAAGTTGTCATCCAGCCAGTCACCACCAGGTGAGCGGAATTCAATGTGTCCGTCCTTGGTGTTGATGCTGGTGTACTTGCTGGTAATACCTGAGTGGATGGCCTTGGTAGCAAGTGCATCCAAGTTACCCTTCATCTTGTCCAGCAACTGTTTTGCTGCATCTGGATTTTCACGTACTTTTTCCTTGACCAGCTTCATGGCTGACTTAGCGTAGGTATTGCCAACACGACCAAACAAGTCCAGGATATACTCGTCGCCCATTAACAATGCTAACTTTACAAAGTCCAAGTTTTCTCTGCTGTAGTTGGGCACTGAGATGTTGATGTGCAAGCCTGTTGAGTCGTTGGTATAGCAGCCATATTCTTTGGCCCAGGCCTTGACTTTGTTCAAGTCACTTAGTATATCGTCAATGGGCAGGGGCGGACTTACAAACTCCAGGCCTTGATCATTGGTATCATCCGGCTCCAAACTGCCATCGGGCTCGACCACATAGTGTTGTTGTGTAGGGCTGGGTCTTTGTACTCGTCCTGAATGATAGCTGCCACTGGCTCGAACGTCACGGCCTATGGCATTTTCAAACTCTTGTGCTACATCTTCAATACTGGCTTCGCCACCGCCGCCACCGCTGGTCCAGTGCGGCCAAGAAATATCATAGGCGTTTTCAACACCGCTCATGCGATCTAGGTCTTCAGCGTCTAACCAGTCACTTTCGTCATATGAGTCTTGATTTTCTTCTCGGAACTCATCAAATGCTTGTTGATGGTAATTACTGCCGGGATCATTGTAAACATTAGCAGCAAAGTTGTCTAATTTTTCTTCACGCGAAGCTTCAGGATCATCTTCATTGTTGTTCCATTCTGATTCGTCTACATTGTTGGCAACCCACTCACGCACATAATCATCCCCATCCGTATCCCAATCATTGCCAATTTTATCATCACGCCATTCCTGGAAATCGTTGTTCATTCTTGCACGTAGGTTTTCAACATCTCTACGGCCATTGTAGTCGCCGTCATAGAAAAACTCCACAGCATCATCTATGCTACGGCAGCGTTGGTCTGCGTCATAGTCGGGTTCCAAGTCACCGTCATCGTTGCCTTCAGTGTTGGGCACAATCATTTCAAATTCCATGCCAGCTATAGCACCAGTCTTGGCGGCTTCAGCTCGCAGATTCTTGCTGGTCATTTTGATTTCGCCTAGAAATTCATCCTCTAGGAGAGCAAACTCTCGACGCAGGCTTTCTACTAGGCCATTGGTCTTGGCCAATTGTGGCTGACCTTGTGCATTGGTCCTCAACGCCATCTTGTTGGCATTCTTGCCTGTTGCGCCTGGACGAACATCTGGACTCAAGGCCATCACAAAGCGTGGATCGTTCTTTTCTGCGTCAGTGGGAATGTAACCTGAGCTTTCAGTTACAGCAGATTTGTCAAACATTTCTGGATGTGCATCAGCATAATCACGCATGATCACACCAGCTGTGGCATGTGCTTGATTTTCCCAACGACTGCCAGTGTTGCCAGCATCAGCAGGCAACGGCGACAGTTCGTGCTGTCTACAATGTGCCAATTCGTGTGCAGTGGTACGCAATATGTCCATGATGTGGCGATCGGCCATGTTCACATGTAGTTCGTGTGTTTCAGGTACGTATCTGCCAAAGCTGCCGGCATTTTCGCTCCAGCTGTCATCATTGTGTAGTCGCACACGCGGTAGTTTCTGAATGTTCAGTCGGCGAGCAGTGTCTCTAATGAAATCACGCACAATGCTTTCGGCTTCGGCTTCTTCACTGAGATATTCGTCAGTGTCAGGACTTACCCCGTCCCATGTGCTTTGTGCACCAGCGTCACCAATGGCGCTGCCTTGTGCAATGCCTGAATCAACTTCGCGTACACTTTCTCCACCGCCGTCTCCGCCACCAGCATCACCGGTTTCGCCTGCGCCAAAGTTGTAGCCTGGATAGAACCAGCCACCAAACGCACCATAGGTAAATTTCTTTTTGGCCTTCTTGCGTTTTTTCTTTTCTGTGAGACTGAGCTCACGATCATGAGCCTGTGTCTTGGCTTGCGTTAAACGTTCGATGTGTCCAGAACGACGCAGCATTTTGAATACCAAGTTATCGCAGCCAAACTCGCCGGCTTGCTCTAGCCCAGTCTGACGCATGGTCTTAATTTTGTCCCACAAACGCTGCATGGTTTCTTCGCTGCCGGATGCCACAGCTTGATCAATCCTGGCTGCCAGATCTTCAGTTTTATGAGCCACGCACTGGTCGTCTAGTTCTATTTTGCGTCTGCGTGGTACCTGGACCCAGTCATTGTTTTTGACACTGTAGATTCCTAGACTATGATGTTTTTGATCCGCAGGTTGAACATAGAGTTCAACATCAGCACCCCCTATGCGTATGTCGTGTTCATCGTTGTACTGATATTTTTTGGCGTTGAAAAGTTCTTGAAATACTTCGCTGTTTTGCTCTGGCATTTGCACCACAAGATGCAGGTCAATGTCACTGTGTGGGGTATAACTGTAGGCTGCATTGGATCCTGACACTGTGACATCCACTACGTCTAGATCAGGCACACCCAAAAATTCTTGAAAATCGGCTGCTATTTCCAGCAGTTTGTTGTGTACTTCGGGCAACAGATGTTCAGTTTTGTCCCACAACCGCGGGTTAAGGCGATTGTGGAATTTTACTGCATCTGCAAGGTTGTAGGAATCTAACTCATGGAGGTTCATGAGTGTATTTACCGTTACGGAGCTGTAGAAGTTGTTTCGGGGGTTTGGCTAGATGCAAACACTTCAGGCTCTGCAGCAGGTGCAGCCTCTGTAGCCGCAGGCGGCAACTGGCTAGGAATCTGATGTGTGGGACCTTTGACCAGAGCAGCAAGGTCCTGATACAGTTTGTCTTGTGTTTGACCGTCAAACACATAGGTGCCCACGTGACGCAACAGCACACGTTTGTCCACGTACACTTCCCCGCCTAGATCACGCCAGTTTTCACAGAATGTCCAGTCTTCGGAGTAGTAACGATTTTCACGCACTGCTGTGTCAAAGTAGGTTTTCATGTAAGGATTGAGTTCTTCGGGCAAGCCAATGTCGTTGTTGAACGGACGAGTAGCAGGGTGCTGATTCAGCTTTTCAAACACATCGCGCTTGATCAACAAGAAACCTGTGCCAGTTTTGCTGACTTCTACCAAGTGTGGTTGTTCGGGTGTGCCTTCTTCTTTGCCCGGGATGCCGTTGACGCACCATTTCACAGGCAAACTCTTCATGGGGTACAAGCCGCCGATCACGTCTTTGCGAGCATTGATCATGACCAACAGGTGCCAGGGTTCCCAGCCAATGTCTGCGTCGATAAACATCAAGTGAGTGCTTTCGGGTGTGTTCAAGAACTTGGCTGTGAGTGTGTTTCGTGCACGACTGATTAAGCTTTCATTGGTCATGGTTTCCACAGTCCAGTCAATGCCCAATTGGCGACAAGTATTGCCCCATTTGATAAAGCTCATGAATGTTTGTTCAGTCATCATGCCGCCGTAGCATGGCATGCAGATATGAACACGAGTAGTGCGCAAGTAATCTAGATCAACTTGAATCTGTACTTGAGCGGGATCAGTGTTGCTAGGTGGGGTGGTTGTGGGTTGAATGTCTGCCATGGTATCTCCGTAAAATGTGCTAATATTTACAGATTATACACGGCCTGACAAAATTTTTCTAGTGGTTTTGAAACAAAAATCAATTATTTTTTGCGGCCAGCACAGTGAGCACGTTGACTGAATCCTCGTGGTGCAGCACAGTTGATGCTGTTTTTGTACTTGCTGCTCCACTTTTCTTCTATGTAGTCGTCTTCGTTGGTAAAGGTAGCAGCCCAACCTTGGTTTTCGCCTACACCTCGACCTAACTGTTTTAAGTCAGATAAACGCACATTCAGAGTCTTGCCATTGGCTGAGATTCGAGCATAGTTTTTGTCTGGATCTAGTTCAATTACTTGTGCTGTTTCTCCAAAATACTTTACAGTATCACCAGCTTGTATTTTTTTCATGCTTGCTGTGCCAACATCTATTTTGATATCTCCAGCAAAGTTTCCTTGCGGTCCCCAGATATCATCGTTGCCTTCCGCCACACCTTGCTTTACATTATCTGATGTACCAAATTCTACTTTTAGTTTAGCGTTTTTCCAAATTGGGTTATTTGGCTGAACTCTTTGTTGCATCAAGTATATAGTGGATATGCGATGTGCCCCGTCTTGTAATTTGCCATCTAAAACTATTATAGGAGGCCAGTTTTTATAGGCATCGGGTCGTATGACTAATTCTTTTGCATATTGAATTACTCTTTTAGTTACTCCCCAAGTAAAGTCTTTATTATCTCTATCTGTTACAACATTGTTATAGTATGGTATGCCTGATACTGACTTGAATATCTCATCTAGCGTTAGATATTCTGTTACAACTTTGGTAGGATCAATCCAGGATATAGGTTTGCCAGATGATTTACCAGGTTGAGGAACGCCTTCCGCCACACCTTGCTCGTCTAGTCCACGTTGTTTTCTTTGTTTGTGTAGACTCTTGAATTGATTACGTTTGTTTGGGCGTGGAAGGTTATCCAGCGCACTCTCATCTACTACACCTAATGCTGTGTCCAACAGTTTGACCACAGTTTGTGCCAACTTAGGGTTCGTTTGCGTTTTAGGGTACAGGCTCATCACAAGAGCTGTTTTGCGTTTTTCGTTTAGCCGGGGCCATGCACTACGAATCTCAGTGGCCGACGTCATGCCAGGACCAAACTCCACAGTGGGCAAGTATGCCATGTAGGCATGTTTTGCAAATGGTTCTAGCTTTCGAGCACCCAACAAAGGCTGCAAGTAGCTAGGCGACCCGTCTTTTTTGACACCACCAGGTTGTGGCGGTTGTGCTGCGTCTTTTTCACTGCGTACAAAGATCAACACATCTTTTTGTGGATCAAACTTGGCGGTAATTTCTTCTGCTCTAAACGGTGATTTGACTTGTACAAAATGACCTGTATCGACTCCGGCTAATCGAGCCAGCTTTTCTTTTACAGCAAACGGAAAAGGTCGTGAACTGGTATCGTTGGTGGCAGCAACATACACTTCAGCATCGGGAAAAGTTTGTTGCGCACTTTGATACAATGCAGCATGTCCTGCATGAAATGGGTGAAAGCCGCCAGGCATGATTACAATTGTGGTCATGCTGGTATTTAGTTTACATGTGTTCCAGCAACCAAAGGTAAACAGGGGTAGAAAACTTCAAGCTCACAGTTCCGTTGCAGCCCACAGTGTTGTAGAACTGTTCAGTGATTTCGGTCTCAGTACCGTTGAAATCATGTCGGTACACAGCTTGTTCGCGCACCACTTGATCTATGTCAATTCCGTCAATGCTGAAGTTGTTGATTTCCAACATGCTGTCACTCACAATTGTGCCGTTGTCATCAATTTGAGTGTGTTCGGCTGTTTTGTTTTTTATCACAATTTTCACAACATGCAGTTGTTCAACTGTGTCATCAAAATCGTGGTCCACTGCATGAGATTCAGTACACTGATCTTGATTCAGTATGCATTGCTGATCAGCCCAAACCTCTACGCCTACGGGAGCATCAGGATTGGTGGGAACAATATCGAATTTTAATTTTGAAGTAGTCATCAGTATGAAATAGTTACAGAGTTAATAGTACCGCCGTCAAAGCCCACTACACGGGCCCGAATCCAGGCAAAGTTTCCAGGAATATTGACCGAATAATAACCAGTCACAGCCGAACTTGAATCACCAATGGAATAAGTTTCAAACCATGTGGCAGTTTGAGCCACAGAGTCTAGGGTGGCTTCGATGATGATTTCGGCTACCACGCTAGTTACATTGATCAACACAGTTTGCAAACCACCGCGACCTTGATAGTAGTTGGCAGCTTCGACAGCATCGCCAGCCCAGTCTTGACTGCTGCCGTCGTAGTTGCCCGACGGTGTGCCATACACTGTGGTGCCCAGCATGGTTTTGGTGGTGATCATTATGCTCGTTCAACTTCCACAATCACTGCACTGCCCACCAGTTCCTGTGCAACTTCTACCATGGCAGTAATGTGCTCATTGGTAATAGCTGGATCTGGGTCTGTGTCGTTTTCACGCACAATTTTGCTGAATTTAATGACGAGTACGTCTTCGATAATTTTTGCCATAGTCAAGTATTTATACGCTGAACAATGGGCACAGTCTTTCTGAAAGCTCTGGGCATGATCAATGCCAACATGGTAGCATACACTGGGTCATTGTAGTCCACATAGTAGTGATCTGGAATCCAGTGATTGCCGTGCCGAGTACCTTTCAAGAACTGTTGCATGGCAATACTGGGTTTTATATCGTTGCCTTGCGCTGTAAAAAAATCTTGTAAAGCAGATATTTTGGCCCCAGGAAATTTCTGACTCTTAAAGTAACTGCGAAACTGATGTGTGGGCTCCAACAGCAACACAGTGTCACGAGGCCGATCTACCACAGCCTGTTTGATCCGGTGTTGTTTGGTAAAAGGACACTGCGCAATTAAATCGTCAGCAATGTCAGGATCGTTGGTATAGATCGAAGCCCAGTGCCCGCTCACAGTCAGCTTGAACGGCTGTGCAATATGGTTGACAAAATCCAGAACGATTCTTAGATCGGAAACTACTTTTGCTGTGTACCGTTCTTCCCAGTGTGCCCATGACATTCTGTCACCAACATAGTGATCTAGTGCAGCAACAGATCTATGTCTGAGTGTGTGCGCTTCTTTCAACCAAAAAGAAAACGCATACTGCCACTGATCAAAATACAGTCGGTCTCGACTTTCAGTTTTCAGTGTTGACAACAATGATACCGTCATGATTTACTCCTGATTGAACTGCAACTTCTACATCAAACACTGCTGTGTCGTTTTGAATATCCACGTTGACTGTGCAGTCGCTCAAACGTTCAAACAAGATCTTCTTGCTCAACGGCACACGAATGATTTCGTCAATTTTGCGACTCAATGGTCGAGCGCCCATCTTGCTGTCGTATCCTTTGACTGCCAAGTAATCAATCACTGCTTCGCTAAGATTCAGTCTGATGTTCTTGGGTGCCAAGCTGGCTTTGAGTTCATCCACAAACTTTACCACAATCTTCTTGATGGCCAGTGTGTCCAGTTTCACAAACTTGCACACAGCATCAATACGATTTCGCAGCTCGGGCTTGAAAAACTCTTTCATGGCTCGTTCGTCTTCGCCTGTTTTTTCTTGTGAACCAAAGCCAATGGCATTGGTTTCACTGTCACGTGCACCCAGGTTGGATGTCATGATGATGATGGTGTTTTTGCAACTGACTTTTTTGCCGTTGCTGCCAGTGATGTGTCCTTCGTCCAGCATCTGCAACAAGATATTGGTGACATCGGGGTGAGCTTTTTCAATCTCGTCAAACAAGATAATGCTGAACGGATGCTTGCTGATGTCTGAGATCAGTTTGCCGCCGCCGATGTTGCCATCTTCAAAGCCCACATATCCTGGTGGCGCACCAATCAAACTGCTTACTGAGTGACGTTCCTGATACTCACTCATGTCGTATCGCAACAAGTGCATGTCTAGATTGTTGGACAATGCTTTGGCCAATTCTGTTTTGCCTGTGCCTGTGGGTCCCAGGAACAAGAAACTGCTCATGGGCTTGCTCTCATTGCCGATGCCGGCAAAGCTGATGTACACACGTTCCAACACAGTGTCCACAGCTGAATTTTGCCCATATAGTCGTTGTTTGATATTGCCTTCCAGTTCCACAATTTTGGCACTGCGTTCATTTTGCAGTTTGTCCACAGGCACACCAGCCACACGACTCAGCTGTTGTTCAATCATGGATTTTGTAATTGTAACTGTACCTGCGTCTTTGACACGTTCCCGAGCACATGCTGCATCAATGAGATCAATCGACTTGTCTGGGTTTTTGCGATCATGGATGTATCGGTTGGCCAACTCCACTGCGCCCGTAATGGCTTCGGTATCAATGAGAACATTGTGAAACTGTTCGAGCCGGGGCGACAAACCAATGAGAATTTGTTCGGTAGTGAGAGTATCCGGTTCATCAATCGACAAGCGATAGAAACGTCGCATAAGAGCACGGTCTTTTTCAAAGCTTTCATAGTATTCTTCCCAGGTAGTTGAAGCCACCACTTTCAAGCTGCCTTTGGTGATAGCAGGCTTCAGCATGTTGGCAAAGTCCAGGCTGCTGTTGGAACTGGCTCCTGCACCTTTCATGGTGTGTGCTTCGTCCACAAACAAAATACAGTTCTTTCTGCTTTCCAGTGCAGCAATCACAGACTTGAGTTTTTCTTCAAAGTCACCGCGATACTTAGATCCGGCCAACAGTGAACCAATTTCCAAGCCCCATACTTCATGATCCTTGATAAACGCAGGCACTCGACCAGCCACAATTTCCTGGGCCAAGCCTTCCACAATAGCAGTCTTGCCCACACCAGGATCGCCCACCATCAGCACGTTGGCCTTGAACTTGCGAGCCAGCACAGTGATCATTTCCTGTACTTCTTTGCTTCTGCCAATCATGGGCTCCAGCTGATTGGCTTTGGCCTTGGCACTGAGGTTTATGCAGTACTCTTCCAGGATTTCTGTGGCTTGTGTATTGCTGAGTTTGCCTTCGGCAGCAGTGTAGTTTTTCTGCCAGAAGTCAATGAATTCTGTTTTCTTCACACCGTATTTCAGCAAGAAATAATGTGCATGACTGTTGCTCTCACTCATGATGCTGAGATACAAGTCGCCAGTGGTCAGTGTGCGTCGGCCAGTAAACATGGCCTGCACATTGGCTCGATTGAAAATGCGTTCCAGAGCCTGTGTTTTTCTGGGCTGGATGTTTTCTGCTGAAGTCACAATGTTGGTCAGACCACCAAGATATGTGTCAACCTCGACCTCCATGTGCTCAGTGTCTGTGCCAAATTTGTCCAGTAGTTTGCGAAACGGCTGATACCGTATCATGGCCAACAGCAAGTGCTCGGTGATAACAAATTCATGTTTTTTGTCGCGAGCAATTTCAACGGCTTGTTCAACAATGCTTTCAATTTCGGAGTTGTTTGTCATGGACATAGTAAAAAGTTAACCTAACTGTTATTGTAACACATCGCAAATAAATTAGCGATACTTTTGGATTGCTTCCAGTATTTCTGGAGCAATTTTGGGGGGCAATACTGCATGTACTCTCACAAACATGTCTCCGGTTTGCCCTTGCGAGTTGGGAAGACCACGTCCTCGCACACGCAACATAGTGCCCGGTTGTGTACCCACCGGAATGGTAATCTGCAATTGGTTGTTCAAAATGTCAGTGATTTGAACAGACCCGCCAGTGATTAAATCCCACACATTCACACGCTGTTCTTGAATGAGATTTTGACCCTGACGCTGCCATTGAGAATCTGGGCGAATCTTGAAGGTCACGACCAAGTCAGTGCCACCAGGTCCTATGCCTGCATACTGTACATTGTCGTTGTCTTCAATGCCCACAGGAATGTTGATCTCCACAGCACTGGCACCTTGTGCTGTGTCTAGACTCACTGTTCTGGCACCTCCGGTGGCAACATCATGCAGTGTTATCCACAGCGTCACACGCACATGATTGCGACGTGTTTGATTAAACCCTGGAAACCCACCGCCGCCAAACATCTGACCAAATATGTCATTGAACTGTGCACCGCCAAAGTTTGAAAAGTTGTGTTGTGCTGGGGGGTTGTCGTAGGCAGCTCGTTTGGCTGCGTCGCCCAGTGTGTCATATGCAGCCTGTATTTTTTGAAATGCTGCGGTATCGCCACCTTTGTCAGGGTGGTGCTGACTGGCCAGCTTGCGAAATGCTCGTTTGATCTCGTCAGCGGTGGCAGTTTTGGAAACACCCAATGTGGCGTAGTGATCTGTCATTAAAAGAAACCCAGTATATGTTAATTATACTGGGTTGGTGCTGCCTTTGTCAAATCAACGTCGACGAAATAGATAGTCTGTGGTCCACCAAACTGCAATGGCCACAACCAAAACAGAACTGACCCAGAGTACAATACCTATCATTTTTTGTTGCCGTCCGGTACCGCAGTTGCGTTTTCAAGTTTTTTGTGTTGCTTGACTTCTTTGCAATTTTGCTTGACATTGCCTTTGGCGTCTTTGACAGGTTTGCCTTCTTTGTCTTTGACGTCTACACAAACTTTTTTAGTTTCTTTTTTGGGCTCTTCAGCATACGCCAGCGAAGTACCTAGAGCCAATGCTACTGCTAAAATTAATGATTTCATTGCTGTTTCCTTTTTAACCAATTACTGGATATTCTGGCTCAGGTGGAGCCTTTTTGCCGCCCCATCCAGTGTTTACTGGTGCCGCGGTTGCAACAGGAGTCTGACCCCAGCTGGGTGCGGGAGTATACGCTGCTGATTGAGGTGCGCTTCCAAAGCTGCTTCCGCCGCCCATGGGTTGCGAACCCCAGGAGTTTGTTGCTGGCGCAGATACGCCAAATGTTGCAGCCCCGGTTGCAGGGTTGGATAGTTGTGGTGTTGCATTGTTTCCTCCAGACACACCGGCCATTTTTTCTTGGCCTCGACTCCATGCACTCACGCCCAGCACAGCACCCATGGCCACGTGGAACAGGCCGCCACCTTGCAATGTGATAGGTGCCCATTGACGGAACGCATCGTTTTGTACAGCAGTTTCCCAGAATTGAACGGCTGTGAACATTATTGGAAAAAACACAAAGTCAAACAAGCAGGCAGTCATGTACATGATGGCCATCATGGGTCGCCATTTCTTGGTCATCCAGTCTTCTTCTGCTTTGGATATTTTGCTTGGGGGTAGTTCTTTTTTGCTCACTGTTGGCTCCTTTGAAATATTTATTAGATTTCGTATCTGTTGCGATTACTGATCATAATATGATTGTTATGTTTTAATATCCAAATCTTGATTTATATTGTGTGTACAAGCCTTGTACATCTGACAATGTGAGTACTCCATTGTATACCTTGACAAAACCTATGTCAGCCGTTTGCACTTCACTGCCGGCAGAACGACTAAACATTCTGAGTTGGTTAAAACCGCCTCCTCCAGCATTGGTTACAGCGTATGATGTTCCCACTGGCTGTGAACTTGTTGCAGTGTATAGTTGTCCTAGATTTGTGCTGGTGTTCCAGGTTGCCCACCCAAAGTGCCACACAAGGTCAGCGCCAGATGCAGGCAAGTTTACTGCGTAGTTGGGATAGAATGTATCAGGATTGCCGTTGTAGAGTCCCATTAGCCAGTCTTTGGTCGCTTCACTTTGAGTGTTAAGCAGTCTTCCAGACGATGTAGCTATGCGTTTGTAGGCCATAAACACTGTGTAACTTTGTCCAGTGACATAGTTAGGGCCGCCATACATGACATCAGTGCCAGTGGCATTGCTTTTTCTAAACACGCCGCCATTGTCTGACTGCCAAGAGATACTGGCACCGGCATTGGCCACTGTGATGCCAAAACTGCCGGTGCCAGCCACTGTGCTGCCGTTAACAGGCACAGCTGAGTAGTTGGCTGCATCCAAATCGTACACCAGGGTAGCTGACGGCACAAACCCGCCGCCCATGACAACTCCGGGTCCTACTTCAATTCCTGGTCCGATTACTATTGGCATTGTTTGCTCTTTTGTTTATTTAATCTTACAGAATTGGTGTTGCTGTATTGGTAAACACACTGGTTGCACCAGCCAATGTAGATGTTGCTTCGGCAGCCATTATAACCTACCTGTATTGGTTGATGGAAACGCACGGCCTGAGCCCCAAATAATTCTTACTGCTCCGCCACCGCCCGCATTTGCTGATCCGCCACCGCCACCATAGAGTCCGCCGGCCCCTTGACCAGAACTACCTGCGGTTCCGCCTGAACCACCTTGACCTGTTGAGTCGGTGGTAGAACCGTTGTTGTAGCCAAGACCTCCTGCTCCACTTGATCCTTCACCAAATACACCAACCCCTCCGCCGGCAAGTCCAAAGTCACCACCAGCGAATGGTGTTCTATAAGAGCCACCGGCTCCACCGCCACCACCGGCGCCTGCAGCACCGTTGTTTCCAAACGAGCTTCCTAAACCGCCGTTTCCACTATATCCACCGGCTCCGCCACCACCACCTACTTCATTGCTAGCATCGCCACCGCTGTTACCGCCATTGCCGCCGCCATCGCCTATATATCCCCCTCCTTGAGATTCTCTACCACCAAGGCCGGTACGATAACCAGGAAGGCCTCTAACTGTGCTATCACTAATGAAATAACTTTCAGTGCCATCAGTGGCTAGGGGAAGATCGGCTCCAGATGTTCCAGTGCCGCCAGCGCCTACTACTACTGTATAACTTTGCCCTGGCGTAACTGGAATATTGTTTTTCCAACCCAATCCGCCACCGCCACCACCAGCGCCTCGTTTTAGCCCGCCAGTAAATCTATACCCGCCAGCACCTCCGCCAATGGCAACAGCACACACGCTGGTTACTCCTTCGGGAGCAGTCCAACTAAATGTGCCAGGTGTAGAGAATAACTGCCCTTGGGTCTCTCCAGTACCATCTGTAATGGTTATGCCTGCACTGATCGATACACCGGATTCAAATATGATTGGCATTTAAACTCCCATGACATGCAAGGCATGGTTGGTGTGTTTGATACGGTCTTCTAGGCCGATCTGTCCACCGTTGATGGCACGAGTCAGACCTTTGACGTCGTTGGCATCAGCAAAACGATTGAGATTGTTTTGTTCCCAGAAAAAACAGGCACTTTGTGCAGCACCTTCAAACGTGGCCAAGTATTCAGCAGCTTCTTCCACAGGGATTCCAAGACTACCGGCAAAGAATGTGTAGTTGTCTTTGCCTGTGAGTTGGATCAGGCCGCGACCGCAATAACGCCATCCGTCTCCGGAAGCTTCGTCGCCATTGCCCATACGGCTAGCATACACTCGATTGGCAATGCGTTCAGGTTGACGTTGATACTGTGTGGCCAGTGCTTCTGTGGGGAAATACTTTTTAAACGTGCTCATCAGGCCTTTGGCACTGTAGTTCAAGTTCTCACGAATAAATCTAAAATTTCCTGATTCATGGGCGCATTGTGCTATGAAGTGTGCCACACGTTGTGGTGTGTTGATTCCGTAGTCGTCCAGCAGCTGGTCCAGGGCTTCGTGCCAATCTTCGATGTGGGGTGCACTTGGTACCAGTTGTCGTAGTTGCTGTAGTGTGAGTATGCTCATAACTTGGCTCCTTGTATGGTCAGCAGTTCCACTTGCGCAGTGCTAGTGCTTTGCGAGTTGGTTTGCCGTTGGGCTTTTTCATTGGGCCTTTTACGCCCGACATTCTGGCGCAGAAGCTCTTTCTGCGTTTGGCAGCCTTTGATCCAGGCTTCAGTTTGCTTGGCTTTGTGGTCACAGCAGTTTGCAGTTTTGATCCTGGGTTCTCACGACGATAGCTGGCCACACCCTTGGCATTGAGTCCGCCTGTTTTGCTTTTGCCTTCTTTGCGTCGCCATGCAGCAGTTTCGTACAGAATGCGATCATCCAGCTGTTCAAAACTTTCCCACACAGTGTCTACATTGACCTTGTGCTTGGCAGCCAGCTCTTCTGCTAACTGATCCATGGCTTCAAACATCTCATCGACTTCAGGATCTACTTCGTCACTGGCTTCTTCTGAATACATGTAGTCCCATACACTTACCAACATGCTTTTTGCCACAGCAATCTTTTCTTGGCACCATTCTGGCAAGTTGTCACCGGCTTGAATTAGGTCATCAATGCCTTTGACTGCACGTTCTAGCGTTTCGAGATTGTTGTCAGCCATGCCTGCTTCGTCATCGTATTCAGGATTGTAACCTTCGGCACTGACCACTGGTTTACCACCCTTTGGGTTGGTGTTTGCAGCTCGACCTGACACTGTACCTTTTGTACCTTGTCCACCCGCTGCGCCAATATGTGATGATCCTTGCCAAGTTTCACCCTTACGTGGTTTGTGTAGTTTTCCTTTTTGTATCTGGCCGCCGCGAGCCACAAAGTCTGCCACAGCATCTTCGGCCACACCTTCAGATTTGTTGCCATAGTTGGCAGCACCTTTTTTGCGGCACTGCACCAGTCGTCCAGACGCATACGCTGACGGCCATACCTTGGCACTTGCTTTGACCTTGTGATAGCAAGCGTCTTTCTTTTCTGCCAACAGCAGATCACTGAAAGCAGGGCCGCCGCACTCGGGACAGGTCATGTGGGATTCGTTTACAAATTGATTGATTTTCATTTTTTCTTTGTGGCCACGTTGATGGCCGCTCCTCTGCGATTGGCGTCAGGGTCTTGACGACGTTTGCGAGCCGCTGCTGACGCACGACCCTTCTTGCCCAGGGCATGTGCCTTGGCCTGTGGCAAACACTTGGGTTTGCCTTCCTTTTCTGAACCTCTAGCACAGTCTCCACGGATCTTGCCGTCAGGTCCAAATCTCACCCACTTTTGTTTGAACCATTTACGCAGGTCTTCTTCAAGATCTGTTTCACTGATCTTTTCACAACTGCCTGGTGAGTATTCAGCTGTGCCTGGCACACGCTGATAGCCCTTCCAACAAGATTCCAGTATTTCTCTGTATCTCATCGCACGCTCTCATGTATTCTTTTTTGCTCACCGTACCAGTCTTGCCAGCCGTGAGTCTTTTCTGCACACTGATAATACAGTGCATAGTTTTGTATCACAACTTTCAGCATGTCTCGCATGCTGTTTTTGCCGTCATCAATGACCAGCAAGTCAGGACAGCGTTCCAGCAGTGCAGCAGGAGCCACAGGAAATGGTTGTTTCACTGGCACAGGAGTGGAGCATGCTGACAGCGCCAACGCAGCAGTTAGAACCAACAATTTCATTTTGTGCTCTTTCTTTGCTGTTCAATCACTCGATTCATTCGTGCAGCTTCGTTGTGCACATCAATGGCTTCTTGCGGTACAGGACAGTTGTTTACTTCTCGTACAACTTCACGATCTTTGAAAATTTCACGATCCACAAACTGCACCAGAGTGTCGGCTTTTTCTTTGATAACTTGTGTTTTTGTGATCACACGGTCTTGAATCACAGTGTTGACTTGAGCACTTTGTTGTTGTGCTACTTTGAGTTGTGCTTCTAGTTCTGCCACACGTTGACGCCACTCGTGTTCTACAGCATAGCCTCCGCGAAAGTACACGCCCAGGGTCAACAGTGCAATGCCTATGACTTTGAAGGGCAACTGATATTGATACAAGAAAGGTAATCTATGAATGAAAAACCCTGCTACAGTCAGCACAACGCCAACCAACAACAGGATGTTACAGAACCAAAGAATAACTGCGTCAGGAAGAAGTTGTAATATCCACATGTAGATATTTAGTCCATAAGTACCTGCATGAACGTTCTAATTCTCACTCCTGATGCTGTGGGCAGCACCTTGTTGCAACGCATGCTGACCATTTACATGCAGTTTCATGACTTTGGTCGCCCTGTTATCAACATGCACGAACTCACCAACGGACTGGCCAAGTACTACAGCCCTGAATTTGGTCGAGAAATTGTCAGCAAAAAAACAGTAAAAGACTGGGGATATCATCAAACACTGCAACAAGTAACAGAGTTGTTGGACGGTGTAGATCACTACAAAACGTCACGCTTGGCACATTATCATATTCGTCGACGTGGTGACACCATGGAACAACAAGTTCCTTTTTATCACTATCTCAATGAAAACTTTTATGTGATTGCTTGTAGGCGTGCCAATGTGTTTGAGCACGCTCTCAGCATGACATTGAACACAATTACCAAAAAACTAAATGTATACACTGCCTATGAAAAAATCAACGCATTTTACGAAATATACAAATCGGGAGTGACTCTGGATCCTGTGGTATTTGAGCGACAGTTGGATGCATACAAACTGTATGTTGACTGGAGCGAGCAACATTTTGACATTGCTTCGTATTTCAACTACGAAAAAGATATTCCTAGACTAGAACAATACATACTTGACCTACCGGTGTTTTCCTCTCAATCTAATCGCGTAACATGGAATCAGAATTTTGGCATAAGTTTCAATGACTGGAACAAGATGCACTATGCTCGCAGCGATCTAAATCATTTGCCCCTGGAAAAACCCAGCGATTTGAACAAATTACTACTGGAACAAACTGACGTTGTAAAACATTACCAACAGCACGCTCCTGAGCATTGGCCGGCAGTGCACTCTGTAGAGGATATTGCTAATTTACCAACGGAGTTACAGCAGCAATGGGCACAAAATCTAATACGTCACGAAGGAGTAGTGTCTCTGATGAGTCATCCGCAGCAGCAAGCATTGGTTCAATTCAAACACGGATATGATCAGGCACAACAAACCATAAATCAAATGATTGAGTTGGGTATAATGATAAGTGGGCCTCCAATCAAAAAACAAACACTGTCTGAAAAACAAAAAACAATAAGAAATTTTGAACAGTTGATCGAGATATACAACGACTGGGCTCAGGCCAACCCAGAAACAGCGTCACCAGTTACTGATCAATACTTGTTAGAAAAAACACATACAGAGTCAGAATTTTGGAATTCTATCTTTAATTCAACCGGCTCGTTGCCTGAGTTGCCACCCAATCAGCTGTAATCAAATCAAAATGATGACCGTCTCGAGCAAGATCTTGAGATTCAACTTGTATAACTGTAGCAGGAAGTGGAGAATACAACTGTTGTCTTGTCACAATATCTCTGTATTCGTCTAATCTTCCATGCAAATTTTTTAGTTCATGCAATATCCAGTCTGGCAATGAATTTAATTCTTGGGGTGTAGTCGGAGGGTTTGCTGGCCAGTTAGTGCCACGTATTGATTCCCACCAACTCTGATGAATCAACGGTGGTTCATGACGAAAACAAGGTACTGCAAATTGCACCGAGTTTGCAATCAAATCAACTCTTTTTTTACAGTCTACGAAATTCTCCCAGTCTTCGTGGTCAGTGCAGTTACTGCTATATATTCTTCGAAATTCATCACTCAATGACGTTTTGATGCTTTCCCGACGATGAGTGTAACTCCACATTATTACAAGTTGTGCAGGATCAACAACTTGAACAATGTTTTTTGCAGTTCTTGCAATCCATTCATTGCTGGCACCGTCCATTGAAACATTTATGATACGACGATTGGCAATCTGTGACAGTCGAAATGCCCAGGTGTGTTCCAGCGGCGACCCCAGACCGACAGTGAAGCTGTCACCAATACACCATATTGCGTTGCGCAATTCTTGCATGGTGTCGGGCCATTCTTGATCACGGAACCCACGACTGTTGTACTTGTAAGTTATACTGTAAGGATATGACAAAAAATGATTCTTGTCAAAGCACTGGTCAATATGATCCATTCCTGAAAATTGCCAGTGCTGATTTATGCGACTTGGCAACACCAAGCTAGGCAATATCATTTTACTCCCCATGTAATGCGATTCCATGCCCGCTCGTGAATATAGTACAGAATGGTGTTAGATATCATTTGAGTCACCCCTATCACGCCAGCAACAGCAAAGTTGCCAGTCATTGCATACGCAATCAGAAATGTAGCAGTCGATCCAGTGACTCTCCATGTCACGGTTTTTACTAAACTTCTAGCAGTAGTATCATTCAAGCCCCATGCTCCGGCGTATTTTAGTAGCACTTATTGAATGAGTAGCATCATCAAATACTTCTTGTTCAATTTTGTAACCAACATCTCGCCCATAGGTAATGTTCACAATATTGGGCACAACTTGTATTTCGTATTGTCCCTGATACAAAGGATCTAGATCTCTGCGTATGTAACTTTTGACCTGTTCTATAGCAAATGGGTTTGACCCTTGCCAGCCTTGGCAGTCACGGATTTGAATCACAACTTGCCCTGTTTTGGCAATAGCACGTTCAAACAGTGCACGATGGCCTGTATGCCATGGTTGCCAACGTCCCAGCATTTGAACTGTTTCTCGCTGCCAGTCAAACACAGGTCTGCGACGATTGTCCTGGATGTGCTCGGCCACAAACTCTGACCATTTTTCTGCTGCCTGTTCTGTAATACGGAAATCGTAAACATCAGGTTCCACAAACATCTTGTTGGTGTCTTCGTAGCGTCCTGCATCAATGGTATCCATCCAGATACACCAATCAGCTTTGAAGTTGTGACGCATTTCGGGCAGTGGGGCCACAAAGTCCACAATTACATAGTCTGTGTTGCTTTCATCAGCAAGATCACGCATACGCAGGCTTTGACGTATACGCCCTTCACGACTGAAATCCCAGTCGTTGTAATGACGTCGAACTTCGTCGGCGTTGAGCCAGCCTACAGTAGATCCGTGACTTTCAAGCTGTTGCTTTAGTTGTTGAGCTAGATATGTTTTGCCTGCACCGGGCAGGCCCATGATAAGAATACGTTGAGGTTGTTTCATAGTATACTATTTAAGAAAGTGTCTGTGGCAGCGGTTTTAATTCCGGTGATCTGCAGTGTTGCTCTGGGCACATGTCCTGCATTGGCTGTTGCATGGGGCACATTGACCCAGTCAAAAGTTGAAACATCTCCAGCACGCCAACCTGACCAGTTGTAATTGCCATAACTCCAAAAATGTCCAGGTTGCCAGTCTGTGAGTTGCACAAAGTATCGTACTACCTGACTGGGATCTGCTGGCATCCATTTTTCCAGCTTGTCTAAGTGTAGGTTCCAGGTCTGTCCTGGGCGTTGTACGTGTATGCGAGCCATGCTTTTGTCCAAGGCAAACTGATCAGCAATGTGCTGAAACACAGGTGCCAGGTTGTAGTTCAAGTCTGTAACAATGTGATCTCGACCATAGCCCTGCTGTTCTAGATCATAATCTTCTTGATCGTATTCCTCTGATGCACGTTTCAGTGGATCGTTGTCTCGACCACGAGTGCGCCAAGTCACTGGTGTTGATGCTGCGATAGCTTCAGATAATTCCGCATGCCAACAGGGCGCAATGTGTCCCAGCTGTTGTACAGTGTCCCAACGTGGGTCCATTCGGCTGTTGTCAAAATGATATTGACTGCGTTGTCTTGTTATTTCCCAGTTGCTTTGTGTCATATTACTTTTACCTTGATGTTGCTCATGTGGTAGTCTTGTATGTATTCCAATGGTGGCGTTTCAATACCCAGCTCAGTAGCCAGCAGTCTATTGGTCTGTGGTTCAGAACCTGTGTAGTGAGTCCAGGCCTGACGTATACCTGTATTTTGCTGTTTAATTATGCTGGCCATATTTTTTAAGTTTTGATAGTAACCTGCATAACTGGGGTAAGTGATGTCAAAGTGTCCGCACTTTACCCACCAACCCAGGCAAGCATCATCGCTGCGATGAACCAGCACAATGGCACAATCTACGAACTGCTGACGCAGGTATCTGATATTTTGTTCATACGAGAAGATATGGCTTTTGATGATTCGGATTCCTGCAGAATCCTGGTTGAATGGTTCATTGAATTTTTCCTCCAGTTGTTGTTGTGTAAGTGTAGTGAGATCCGCGGGCAGGTCGCATGCCATGCCTGGATCCCAGTATGCACCCAAATGCATGAGTTCGCGCTGGCCAGACGCATCGTGATAATAGGTCCACTCGTCTCGGTAGTCACTTTGATCGATACTGGGTGAGTAATAGATGTTTTTGACCACGCTGCTCCATTTAGAGCCCGGAGCACCGGCTACAAAGATATATTTCATTTGTTGGGATCAATTCTGCGAGCAATGGGTTGCCATGTCTGCTGCAAACGTGCCATGCTGACTCTAACACCTGCGGCACTGTGTTCTTCTGGCGTAATGTACATCATGTTTTCACGAAACTTCACAGCAGCGTCTGCACTGCGAATTGCAGGCACAAACTGATCACGATACCATGCTTGGATTTCAAGGGGTGTACCTGGTGGCAATACCATGTTCCAACAGCCGTGTATGCTGAGTCCTGGCGCTGCTTTGCTCATCAAAGGAATGTGCTCCAACCCTGGCAGTGGGCGTGTATCAGCAATGCCAATGAACTTGAGTTTGCCTGCTTGTACATGAGGATATCCCACTGCCACGGGAGTTACGCCAAATTCCACGTGCCCGCCCATGACATCCAACAGGGCCTGTGCTGGACCTTTGTACATAGCAGTTTGTAAGTTATCACTGCCAGCCACACTGACCTTGTCCACAAGATATTCCACTGCCAGCTTGTGCCCGCCACCGCCAATAGCCACAGTCATTCGTTGCTTATTACGAATGGCTGCAACAAACTCTTCCGGAGTGTTGATCTTGCTTGACGGATGTGCCCAAAATGCTAGGGGTGAGCGAGCAATGTTGGCAATGGGTTCCAGATCCATTGGGCTGTACTTGATCATGTTGGGATACCAGATTTCAGGTGTGACCCAATTTGATTGGCAAGCAGGCACACTAATGGTGTGTCCATCGCGGGGAGTTGTCACAAAGTGATTGATAGCAATGTTGCCGTCAGCTCCTGGGCGATATTCAGAATTGAATTTGGCTCCAGTTTTCCGTTCCACAATGTCTGCTACAATACGAAATGATATTTCGTTTCCGGCCCCGGGGCCATTGGGGAATACCACAGTAACTGGTTTTGTGGGTTGCCAAGCAGTGGCCAAAGCAGGCACCAGCAACAAGGCAAGTAGAAATTTCTTGATCATCGTAAGTCTCCTTAAATAGTAATTGAAAATCTAACTTATATATCAAAATTTCCTATGAACACCAAAATTTTTAACCTAATTACAAAAAATTTGCAACTTGCATTTAATTTACCCAAGTATGCAAATATTTCTTTTGATGCTGATACCAACGTGCAATCACTGCCGTGGACGCCGGCTCGCTACAGCAAATTCAAAGATGCTGTGGATGCTGAGTTGTTTTTGCCATGTGAATATCGTGGCACAATAAAAGAAATTGTAGCAGATCTAAGCGAGCGTTACACACATCGTTTCTTCAGTGAAATCTGGCGTCCCAGAACTGGTGAATATGATCACTCAGGATGGGCACTAGTGGAAGAAGTAAACAAACTAAATCCTGAAAAAGTTCTGGATGTGGGCTGTGGCTATCACCCGTTTAAAGATCGCATACACAATATTGTTGGTATTGATCCTTACAATGATGCAGCTGATTATGAAGTAGATATTCTAGACTACAAAGTAAAGCCAGAATCACATGATGTGATTATTGCACTGGGCAGTATCAACTTTAACTCACAAGATGAAATTGAAGAAAGATTTGCACACTGTGTGAACTTGTTGAAGCCTGGTGGTAAATTCTTTTTGCGAGCCAATCCAGGTATCCCGCACAAGACTGGTCCCTATGTGGATATTTTTCCTTGGACATTTGAAATTGTAAATCAGTTTGCTGAACGCTACAACTTGACTTTAGATACGTTCAAAAAAGAACCTACCGAACTAGGTAGGTTGTATTTTGTTTATACCAAACGTTGATTTATCAGGTATTCAGCCGCTGCTGCATGTGCTTGCTCCAAGGGATGATTGCCCACAGATCCTATGGGATATTGATTCTTTTGACTCCAATCAACAAAGTTCTGTCCTTCAAATTGATGTAGATGAGGTCTAACCGTTTCTTGTAATTTGATCATTGCCGGAGTACAGTTCCATCGACTGTCAAACAACAAGTTGTCCATATAGGTCATGCAAAATTTTGCATTGACCTCAGTCAACGCTGCAACAGCTGACGATATCCAGATCAAATTTTGCAACTTGTCAACAAGTTCGCTGTGAAAATTTTGATAATAAAATTTTGCACGATCGTGCATGTCCCAAGGTGTGATTGAATGCCACGATGTTGTAGTTTTTTCACCGTGTGCAAACACATAATCATACCGTCCGTGAAACGTCCAGTTCACAATGTATAGATCGTCGGGATCTTGTAACTGATTCAGCAGACTTTGTAATATAAAGAAATTTCCAGCACCAGGGCGAGCGTGACACTGATATTGGGCTTGTTTTTTGTTTGCAATCAGAGCAGGCCATGTCAATGAACTGAACTTTTTATTTTTAAGGTTGATATCTGATAGTTCAGACCCCCATACAAAGCTGCAACCGAAACTTTTTACTATCATACACTATGTATGAAGCTGTGAATTGCAGTTTTAAATTCCAGCAGCGTTCTGTAAACTACGTATGTCGGGTTTGACTTCGTGAATTCGTTTAGCGGGCAAGCCTGCAGCAGTGCGCCACTCGTTGAGTTCAGATTCGTGTTCACGACGATATGCATCAGGAGTTAAGGGCACTACCTGCTCAAACTTGTCTTCGCTCCAATCATACTGTTGATCATCGTAGGTGAATCTCCAGTCCTTGGGCTCAAACTCAGTCAAGGTAGACAGATCATCCAGCAATGACTGAATATGGCGTCCTGCAGCACTGCGACGACGTATTTCCAAATATACCAAGTAGCGTCCAGGTTTGATTTCTCCAGGGCTTACGTCTGCGTCCAACACAAATTCATAGCCTTTTTCAAACCACGACATTAGATCACGAGCAGCAGCTTTGTCGCGTACAAAAAAGCTCAGCACAATGATGTCAGCGTCGTCGCCCATTTTGGAGGCAAACTCGTCCACATGAACAGTGGACTTCATGATGCCGTCTAGATCCTTGTATTCAAGGCCTTCAAACAGCGGGTGCGGGTTGGTTGAGTTGTTGCTGTGCATCTTGCGCCTGATTGTCGTTTTGATATTCTTCTTTGTCTAGATCTTCCTCGTAGGCTGAATCTAGATCTTCCAGGTCAATGTCCTGGTCTTCCATTTCAATGCTGCCTGTACGAATGTCGCTCATGAGAGCCTTGGGCATCACAATTTCTACCAGCCACACAGGTTTTTCAATGAGTCGTGCTTTGGCTGTGCCCGGGCGATAATCGCTGGGGTCAGTGATGCGAATTGGTATCTTGATCTTTTGCTTTTTGTAGTTGACTTCGCAGTCAAACGGCAGCAATCTGCGTGCTGCACGCGGGTCCGGCATTAGCTTGTAGGGCCACATAAACGTGCAGGCCACTCGGTATTTTGAGATCACAGGACCCTGAATCAGTTCTCCTATGGCCCAGTTTTTGAAAGCATACATGTCCATTTCGTCCAACACACGCTCAAAATCCAGCAAGGTAGTGAGACTGCCGTCGCTCATGTAGATGTCGCGAATGTTGTCTGCTACTTGCCAGTAGTCTTCGTGGTTCTTGAAAATCTCTTTGTCCATGTGATTATTTATGAGTTGCTGCTGCTAACTTGTCCTAATTATGGGATGGGCACAATGGTTATGGCACCTTCCCCATCGGTTACATTGTAAACAATGCTGCCCAAAAGTTCGCCGTTGTTGCTTGGAGTTCTTGAATATGCAGTTATTACCTTGCCTGTGCTGTACACAGTTTGTGCAGCAGTGGCAGTGGGGTTGGTCCAGGTAAATCCGCTTCTTACCATTGTGCCGCCTTGATACATAAGCAGTGTTAGATACACAGGCAAATTGCCCACTGCACCAAACCACATACATCTACATTCAACTTCTACATTGGTAGCAGATGGGAATTGACTCTTGATTACTCTCAAATCTAGCAGTGTGGCTTCAACACCTTGGCCTGTGTTGTCCCCGCCCCAGGTCAAAACAGTACCGCTGACATAACTGCCCTGTGAAATACCTTGTCCCCATCCAATATATGGCCCGCCGCCGGTGGGCGGAGGCAAAGTAGGAATATTGACCCTAGACCTGGTGTCAAGATCTCTACCGTTGGTAAATGTGTATTCGATTACAATGTAGTCGGCATCAAAATCAATGGGTTGCGGATCTACTGGAGGTTCAGGAGGCGGAGGTGGCGGCGCAAACGGAGTTACCCACCAAAATCCCAGTCTTGACGCACCTGTTGGCATTAGACGTATCCATTGGTCAAAGTGGCGTAGACAAATGTTCCATCAGAGAACATGTTTAGCATATCAGTGACGTTGGCTTCGGGACTCAATGTTTGATATCCGCTGGCAAACAAATATGTGTTTGCAGGAGTAAACCCTCGATTTCCTGATCCGTCTTGCTTGATAATCAATGTCAAGCTTTGCCCAGCTGACATATTGCTGGGTGCGTTTAGCACAATGTTGCCAGTTAGTGTTAGTTTTTGTATGGTGCCGTTGTTTCTGTTGGGAGTAAATGTACCTGATACAGTGCCAAGATCTATTACAACTTCTGTAAAAGTATTGATAACTTGATAATTGGTACCATTACTTTCCTGAACTGCAACAACCTGTATGCCTGTACCTGCACTGACTGTGGACACAGTTTGTGGACTGACCTGTATGGATGCTCGGCTGCCATCAGCTGACGCTGTGATCGACGCACCGATAAAATTCATCTGAGTTACTTTGGGAGTAACCAAATCACCTTCGTCCAACACTGCTACAGCATAAGGAACACTGCCTCGGGCCAGGATCAATTGAGGATCAGGCGGTGCCACGGGTTCAGCATTGAGTTCAGGATAATCGGGTTCAGGCGGTGGTGCTGGTTGGGGGCCTGGCCTGAATACTTCTGGCGGGGTCACTGTGGGCGGGGGCACAGGCACTGGTGCTGGTGCATAAGTCTCTACCAACGGAGTGACTGGCGGCAATGGGGCAGGAATTGGGGCAGGAGACGAAATAGTCATAGTGTGTTTATCAAAATATTTAGTCGGCGTGTAATATAGTTCTTGCTAATATCAAGGGTACGCCACTCCCAGTGGATAAGCACTTCCGTAGCAGAACCAAACCACACTGTTGCCAGTGTATACGTTGCTGGCAGATGCTCCTAATTTAACCATGGTCACTTGTTCATAAGGACCAACTTGCACGTAGCTCAAAATACCTTCAGCATTGGGACGTGGACCCACAAGCACTGTACTGGTACCACCACCACTGCCAGCCACAATGTTGGCATTGCCAGTTGGATTTGCATTGAAAATTTCAATCTTTGTTCCAACTGGAAGATTGCTATCGCCAGGAAAACCAGGAGTTGTTAGTGTTATATCGCTATTGCCCCATTTAACAATGTAGCCTCCTATGTCAGATGAAGATATGTCACGATTGCCAGTTACTGAATTTCCAGGCAGGTACTTGTAGCCCAGCGGGATGCCATTGGTGTAGCCAGTGATATTACCGTTAGAAACTGTGAGATTACCCAATGCCATATCCACGTTTCCGTTGGTTTTGTTAAAGGTAAAATATGTGTTGCCGGCAAAACTGCCCCCATCGTTGAATTGAATTGATGCGTTTGGTGAACCAGGTGTGCCACCGCCACTGGGAATTGTGATGTTTGCAACACCAGTTGGACCAGCAGTTACAGTAACACCTGCGCCAAGAAAGTTAAGTGTGCCAATGGCTGCATTTCCTGTAACAACTGTGCTTTCATCTTGAACAGTCAATCCAATACCAACATCTGTGGCATTACCAACGCCTACATTGGTTACATTGGCCAAAGGTCCAAAGAAGTTGATAGTGGTAGCATTGGCAGTTACAACGCTGGCATTATACAGAATGTTGACGCCGCTGATGCCGCTGCTGCCTGGAACTGTAATAGTTGCAACACCGCCTACATTACTTGCTGTTACACCTGCACCCACAAAGTTAAGTGTGCTAGCACTAGACAGAACATTTGAGCTTTCTTCTTGCACAACAATACCTGAGCCATTGCCTCCTGGAATTGTGATGGTGGCAACTCCGCCTACATTGCTGGCAGTGACACCTGCACCCACAAAGTTAATGGTATTTGCTGTGGCAACTACGTTAGAGCCTTCTTCTTGTACAGCAATGCCTGATACAATGTTTCCGCTAGAGATACTGATATTGGCAATGCCGTTTGCATTGGTTACTGTGACACCAGGGCCTACAAAATTAACTATACTTGCATTTGCCACAACATTGGCACTGTCTTTTTGTATAATAGGTGCATGCCATTGATATGAGCCATCTGCAAATACAATACCAAACCTACCGGGCTCATTTGGATTCTCATTATTATAAATATAGTTAAAATTAGGTTTTATTGAGATATTGCCGCCGACACTAAGTGTTCCCCAATTATCAAGTTGCATAAGTCTTTGCCAGCCGTATTCATTACCGGTGCTTATGGGGTCACCAAACCCATTGTTAACACTTATGCCAAAAATAGTACCCGGTTGTACCGATGCGTACTCCTCATTATATGCGATTCCTTCCATTAATACCATGGCTGTTGTAGTTACATTTTCATTGGTTACAACTGTGCATTGCTGTTGAATTACTTGATAATCGCTGTTGAACCCATAAAAACTAGTATTTGCGTTGGGTGCATTTGCAACAAAACGAAGTCGACTAAACGCAGGGTTCTCGGCACTAGATCTAATAGGACTCCAAGTACCTGCACGAAAATCATTTTTGGTAGTGATTATACCACTAGCATTTGCTGAACTTGACACGCCTCCGACCCATAACCCGCCCTGAGCAAAGGTCAAATTAGCATTGCCTCCAAATGCATTGCCGTTGTTGAACTGTATGGCTCCTACATTGCCGCCTGGTCTTGTTATAGTTGGTATTACAGTATTGCCGGTTGTAGAAGCAGGAGTAATATCGGCAGCATCAGTTGTGATATCTGCCAATGGCGGCACACTGTTTATGGATGTCACGCTTGTGCCTATTCCGGCGCCAGGCGTCACAGGTGGTGGAGCTCTTTTACGTTCACTGGCCGGGACCACTGTTGGGGTGGTTACTGGTACACCAGGATCCTGTGCAGGACGCACTGGTCTTGGTGCAAAGCTTTCTACCAACGGAGTGGGTGACGGTGACGGTACAGGAACAGGTGCAGGAGATGATGTAGTCATGGTCAGTGTGCGTTTATTGAAATATTTATGATACGGTATCTGCTGCACACAGTCCGTTCAAAACGTCTGCCATAGAGAAATACTTATGGTAAAAACACAGCATAATGTATCCACATATCTTGATTTTTTTGTGACCGTAAATATTCTTGCCCAAACAAGGGCACAACCAGGAGTAAACACTTTGAGCAGAAACCGCGCCGCAAAGGCACAAGCAAAACGTATGCCACACCATGAAAACACCATCAGTTTTGATCAAGCACCTAGACCACAGTCTAGACGCATTGATCTGGTCCCTCGAACACGAAACCAAGAACAACTGGTGCTGGCGCTGCAAGATGCAGCACAACACATTGTGGTCACAGTAGGTCCAGCAGGTACAGGAAAAACTTACCTAGCTATGTTAGCTGCTATCAAAGCACTGAAAGAAGGAGATTGCGAACGAATCATTATGACACGCCCAGCAGTGGGAGTTGAAGGGGAACAACACGGATTCCTCCCTGGCAACCTAGTGGCCAAAATGGAACCATGGACTCGTCCTTTGCTGGACGTATTGCGTGAACACTATAGACCACAAGATATTGTGGCCATGATTGAAGATCAAGTCATTGAAATTGCGCCACTGGCCTACATGCGCGGCAGGACATTCAAACACTCGTGGATCATCGCAGACGAAATGCAAAACGCGACCCCAGCACAGGCCAAGATGCTGATGACACGTATCGGCACAAACTCACGTATTGTGATCACAGGTGATGTTGAACAAGCTGACCGAGCCTCGGGTGACAACGGACTATTGGATCTGTGTGAACGATTGCAAGATCATCCTGTTCGAGGAATTGCAGTGTGTGAACTGGAAAGTCGAGATGTGCAGCGTCACAAAATCATCGGCGATGTCTTGAAACTTTATTCAGATTGAGGAGCAATTATTGAGTAAATTTCTCGCCAATTTTTGACCACAGGATACGGGCACTCATGTTTCATGTTGTGCCCGTGTTCCATTAGTATACTTTTCAATCCCATGTTGTGGCCAACATCGGCATTTTCAGGCTTGTCTTCTACCCACCAAAGTCCCGAATCACGATATGGTTCAAGAGCTGCATTTTTGTCAGCACCAGTGTCCAAACACACCACACGTTCAAATGCAGTTGATCCAAACAGTTTGTTTAGATTCATTTCGCGCAGCTTGCCTGCATTGGGATCCAAGCTCAAACTGGTAATGCAGTGAAACACAAATCCGTGTTCTTCGTGCAGACGTTTGACATAGTATACTGCATCTCTGAGTGCAGGCAAAAATCCAATAGCAGCTGATTCGTTGAACATCTTGATCAATCGCTTGGATTGATCGGCATCAATTGCATACCGTGTGCCCATGCTGTAGTCGAATTGACTGCCGGGCACTGTTTTAAATCCGTGTTGTTCCATCCAGATTGCAAAAGCGTATTCCCAGTTAAGAAGTACACCGTCTGCATCTACCAAAATTACTCTATCTTTCATTTGGATTCTTCTGCCGGTTGTTGATCAGGTTTTACAATTTCGTAGCCGTTTTCTTTCAGCAATCGTTCTATAGTCGATGCATAGTGTTGATGGTAGTAGCTGACAATTCGGTCCCAATCCCTGGGAATCACAGTGCCGCTCATGCTACACTTCACTACCTTTAACTCTTTAAAGTCAAGAATTACATTGGACATTTGAAGATCTCGCTGTTTTACACGACGGCTAATCTCCATTTGTTCGTCAATTTTCCCATTGGGTCTGGTTACATAGGTAAGTAGTAGATATCTCATAGTTTCTTTATGTTGTTAACAATTGGTCCTGGTGGGTGCGGGTTTACATTTTTGAATTGGTCTATTTCATTTCTTCGCGGCGATACTTTTTATCAAACGCTGGATGGAGTCAAACACAAAATCAGAACAAATCCATTGATGGGATCTGTTGCACACAGCTATATCAAAGATCATTTACGCATACAAGATTTAAAAATACGTTTTGATCACGCAACAGAGCACAGTATAATCTATGCTGTTCCGGGAAGTCAGGACGACTTCGAATACTTATTGACTCTCCCAGGAAAAAAAATTATTTTTGACACAACTGATTATAGCAAAATCTTAATGGCAAGGGCAATGATAACTATACCAAAATCTCTAAATCCTTATATTGCTGCAATTGAATCAATTGGTAAAAATTACGATGCTCAGTTAGTACAAGAAACTCTGTTGGAATGTCATAAATCTTTTATGCAATATTATGAAATACCAGCAACAATACCAGCAGTGTGCAAGATCAATTATGTTGATCTGTTCCAGCTGCTGGATCAAAAATTGCCTGTTATATTCAAATATCTACAACTCAGTATTGATCACAAAAGATGGGAAATTTGGCAGCCAATATACGCTCAATATCAACAAGCAAATCAGAGAGACTTTTGCACTGAGCTGGTGTCTATTCCCAGTGTTGACTATGCAAAAAAAACGCAAATTCTTAAGGAAATTTTAAATTGGAAAAATGGTTTGTCCCGCCACACATGAAAAATTTGGCCAATTCAACAGTAAAATGTTTTGGATATGATCAAACCAATACAGTGACCTATTGCTTCAACGAGTTAGGTTTTAGAAACAAATACAGTGCCGATACTAGCATAAACGTTGTTGGCAATAGCATTGCGTTTGGCATCGGACTTGATGAACACCAAACATTTGGATACCTGTTGTCTCAGAAATTAGGCTTGCCCTGTAACAACTTTGGGATTGGTTGTTACTTTCATGAAAACCACGATCATCTTGCAAATTTAAAAATTTTGAGTCAACGCAGCACCGATGATATTTTTATTGTTCAAATCAATAATCTTGATCGTTATCGCAACAAAGACAATATAGTTACAACAGATAATTGCTCTAAGTTTTCTCGCAAACGATTCTTGGATTATTTTGATCAGGTTTTAGAATTGACTGCTGATCGCCGTACCATGCTGTTGTATTGGGATGACCAAGACTATGACTTACCAAAGTCTGTTATTGACAAAATTTCAATAGTCAATAAATTTCATTTAGATTATTCTATTCCAGGCGCCCGATATACGTTTGGGGTGCGTTCTCATCGTGCTATTGCTGAGATCCTGGCATTATTGTATTTGCGCCAATTCAATTAATGTAGCACTCAAGTTGATTTCTACATCTGCTACCGAGTTGTGATTGACGAGTCCGTTACGAATAATCACAATGGCCTGATCTTGCCGTTCTGGAGTATTTCCCCACAGATTCAAATTGTCGTACATCCAGCGAAAGATATCTTCAGCTTCTTCGGGAGTAGAATTCTGACAAATCATGGTGCGAGCTTCACGCAGTCGACCTTTCTTGAACAGGTCCACACATTCCAGCTTCCAGTCTCGGGCAGAACGATCTGATGCACCTGGAGGATTCAGCTGTCCAGATTGACTGTTGAGCTGCACCAAGTTTAGGCATTTGCGCAAATCAGGATATGTGGCCTTGACATAGCTGTCCAGCACATCCAAGTCAAAGTCTACCCCTTCTGTTACCAATACTGTAGCAACACGGGCTGTAAACTCTGTTTGATCTGTTTTTACAATATGAAATCCTTGGCACCGACTGTGAATAGGCGGAATAATTTTGTGCGGATAATTACAGGTAAGAACAAAACGCACAGTTTCAGAATAGTCTTCCATTAGGTTACGCAGCGCAGGCTGAACTGAATCTTTGTTCATGTAGTCGGCCTCGTCGATCAGCACAACCTTGAAATCACCAAATGGCATGGTTTGACAGAAGCTGATCAGTTTGTCTACCCATTCTACTTTGCGAGCTTCTTTGGATCCATTGGCATACATTACGTCGTAGTCCTGCACACCTAGTTCGTGAATCAACAGCTTGGCCAGTGTGGTTTTGCCTGTGCCTGCTGATCCGCTCAACATCAAGTGTGGTATAGACTTGCTGTTGATCCAGCTTTGTACCTGGTCACGTTGACTATCATCCACAAACACATATCCATCCACTGTGTTTGGCCTATACTGCTCTACCCAAAGTTTTTTCATGTTCTTCCTTGTGGAATGTTTTTACCAAGTTGTTTTTCAAATGACGATTCAACGTTTTGCATATCGTCGGGAAGTGGTGGGGGCACCCATCGGGGTTTGGGTTCTTTTTTACCAAAAATTTCTTCATGCCTGGCAGCAATTTCTTGTTGGGAAATCACAGCAGGACGAGGTCTTGTGCCTTTGCTCATTTTCTAAATAATCCTTTGATCCAATTTGCTAGATTGAGAAATCTATAGTGATAACTCGTAAACATTGGCGGGCGATGCGGACAACGGCCTTGGCGCCAATCGCAGTCAAGAGAGACGGGTTTTCTACAGGTGTCACACTTCATTTAAAGCCTTCCAAACTTTTTCTTTGTTGTGTTCTTCTAACCACTCTTGTTCACCGGCGAACGTATTGGTTTTCTTTAGCATCTCGTCCACAGCAAATTTTACACGATATAAGTCTTGTTTGCAAGGCCAGTTGTTCCAACCAGTTACATACGGGTCATTGGCACCGTAATACATTTTTTGGCAAGAAGAAATAACTTGCTCTACATCCCAGTTTTTAATCATTAGTTATGTTGCATGTGTGATGGTTTGGCTTCAATGTGAATGGCATCTGAGAACGTGGTATCCTGTGGCTCTTCATCTGATTCTAGCATGATGTCTTTGGGGTCAACTCTGCGTAGAGTTTGTTTGCCGTTTTCATCTTCAATGTCAATGCCGCGAGTCCAACGTCCGTGTTCAACACAGATCCATGTGCCTACTCGGATGTCTTTCTGATCCGGGCCCACAGCATATACCCGGCCCCATCGCGGCCGAATGCCCGAGCTTTTGCCATTGTCTTTGACCAAAATAATACCGCCATTTGAGAGGCGTTCGTCAAAGTTCATTTCACTCACAATCACAGCGTCCCGCAAGGGCTTTAGTTGTGATTGATCAATTCGATGTGCTGAAAAGGCTGCTTTGATCATTTTTTGGGTGTGGTTTGATTGTTGTACTGGCGGTTCACTTGTTGTGTTTTGCTGCTGATGGGACGATTCATGTCGTCTACGGCATCACCACGAGCGTTGACCTTCATGTTGCCTACAGCACGAGTTCGTTCGTTCTGAAGAACCAAGCGGCCCATGTCAACTGTTTTGCCCTGGGCTGTTCGATAAGTCTTTTGAGTCATAATAGTCTCCTTAAAATTATATTTAACGTAAAAATTCAGCAGGATCTAATTCGTAGTACATGCTGTTGATTCGGTGAACTTTCAGTTTGTACAGCACAAAGCTGGCAACACTGCTGCCTCGGCCCACACCCCAAATCAGTTGATTCTCAGTCATTACATCCACTAGATATTTGAGATATCGCAATAGATCAAACAGGTTGCGTTCTTGAAACAGCATGAGTTCATGCCCACATCTCTGTAGTTCAGTGTCCGACTCACATAGCTCTAACACATACTTGGCAATGTCTAAATCTTTGTAGCTTTGTGGCATGTACCAGTTGGCTTGACAACGATGATCCCACTCTTCGAGCGACTGTTGTTGCACCAGTTCATCGTACCGGATAAATGCAGGCACATTGTCCAAAATGTGTGCAGCAGTTTCTAGGTCAATGGTATTGTCTACCAACAAATGATTCAGAACCAATGGGTCATGTCCTTGCATATACAAGTGAACAACATCGTGCTCGTTAAAAATCAATTGTCCAAATTTGTCAGTTCTCATGCTTGGGAAATTTTGCGTATACCACAGTATGCGCTTTTTCCTGATCTTTGTCAACCTGATCCGGCCAACTCAAATCATATTCGGACCAGCAATCTGGTACCACTTTTACCACTTTGTCGCTGCGATCCACTGTGTCCAAATTGTTGTGTACTGTGGTTGCAAGATTCCACCAGCCAGGGTCAAAAAATGGTCCCACGGCATCTTCTTCGGTGTGCTCGTACCAAACGTCGTCGCCCAACGCCGAACAGATGCTCAGTGCAGTCACTGTCATTACACCTTCCATGATTGCGTTGAGTTTGCAGTACAGCATCAATCCAACAATCTGGTCTACTGGTTCATCGGGCAGTGTGACTACATTTGTGCCAATCATCTGCAGTATTTCAGCAAGATCGTGCTCGCTCTGATTTACATATACTGCATTGGCCAATTCCACATTTACAAAAAATCGCAGTCGATCCATGGCAATGTTGATGGCCTCTCGGTCACGAGTACATGTTTGCAAGTCGAGATTGACTTGATATTGATTCAGCTGCAAATGGCCGTCAATGTGCACTGCACCGGCAAACTCTAGGTTGTATTGTAGTCTAACGTTCATTGAATATTGATTTTGTTGTCAAAATTGACGTTGCTGGGTTGATCTTTCTGATAGCTTTCTTGTAGTCGAGCTTGATAAACGTTGTAGTATGATTCTAACGCCATTCTGATCTGATTGGCCAAATGGCCATTGCCAGACCGCTGTACTATAGATAATTTTTTTTGTAATTCACTGACCTTGCTGCCCAATTCTTCCAGAGTCAAGTCAGAAATGTTGCCAATTAGTGGATGTTCCATAACTGTATTGTATTATGGAGTTGACACGCAGTCAACCAATAAGATCAACTCCAGTTGCCCACTGACACCACAGAACTGTTGCCCACAGGTGTCAACCGGAAATAGCTGTTTCGTACAACAGTGGGAACGCCACCAGGTGCCGCGCTGTATTGAATCTGCGGGATCATTGTTCCGCCAGCGTTGGTACGAATCATGCCTTTTAGTATCACAGTGATGTTTTCGGTAGCCGAAGTAGATGCAGCGGTCACTGTCAATGCTGTGGCACCTGTGCCATATATTCGACTCACTGCACCCAGTACGTTGCCTGTGGTAGAAGTGGTTTCTGCCAGATATGTGATACTGGTAAAAGTTGCTGTACCGCCAAACAGTGTGGCCAATGTATGACTGGTAGTACCAGCTGCCCGAGAGATATAATACACTGCTTCAAACATGTAGGCAGTTGACCCTGCCACAGTGATTGTACCCGAGGCAGTGGCATCAAACACCTGTTGAGCAGATGCCGAATTTGCTGCGACATAATTAGAGCTCTGAGCAATAAACGACTCGCTGGGTAATACTCCGCGCTGACTTGCAGCAACTGAACTGTACATTGCATCCCCGTCGTATTCGATTGCGCCAGCTGCTGGTGTGGCCAACACGGTTCCGGCAGTCATTCTAATGGGTGCATTAAGGTTGGTGCCAGTAGTGGGTCTCAAAAATCCGTTTATGTTGACTCCAGCAACGTTGCCTGACGTACTGACTGTTCCTGTGCTATTCAAATTGCCACCAACAATGTTGCCAGTAGCACTCACAGTGCCTGCAGTGGTGATGTTGCCACCAACAATATTGCCGGTAGAAGTAACTCTACCACCAGTGATCAAGTTACCGCCCGTAACGTTGCCCGCTGCACTCACAAATCCAGTGGCAGTGACATCATCAGTTTGAATATCAGCAGAAACAAAGTTTGTGAGAGCTCGGTTCAGATCAAACACAGTGATAGTGACGCCTGCATCGTAGCTGCCAAATGCAAATTCATACAGGCCCGTGGCACCAAACGAAATAACGCCAGTGTAGGCATTGGTGGCAACATAGCCTTGAATGCCTGCTGTGCCCAATAGTTGTCCTGTAGTTGGGGCTTTGACTGTTATGGTGTGAGATATGTCAGTGATATTGAATTGAATTTTTACATAACCATAATTTGAAATCAAACCATTCAATGACGGAAAGTTTGAAAATTCCACAGTGGTAGATGCACTGGTAGTCAGTGTTTGATAGTGTCCGGCTGCATAGTTTACTGTGGCAGTCAATGGGCTACCTGTGGGGCTCAATGTAACACGCGGAGCAGCAAAATCTCTAATGGTGGCAGCATAGATCAAGTTGTCATTCATGTTGTTGTCAAGAATGCCGCCTACCAGTGCTGCCTTCAACAACGACTTGGTTTGTAGGTCGTTGATTTCGTCTTCGGCAGATTGAAAGTTTACTTTGATGTTGGTAAAGTTGTCGCGAAATCCTTGTGAGTTGTTGTCTTGGCCGGCAACTGGATATGCACCGTCGATGTTGTTGGGATTGATGTTACTTGACATTGTTTGTCCTTGACCTTATGCGAATACACAACCGTTGTTGCCAATGCAGAACCATTTTGAGTTGATGTATTTGAGTGTGCAAGCATCACCAATGGTATCAAATGTGATTGTGCCTGTGCCCGATGTTTTCCAGCCGGCGTTGGTAACTGTAATAACCATATCACCACCGTCAGCAAACATGGCTAGTACTTTGACTTGACCAGGCACACCGGCAGCCAGTGTGGCAGTTTCTGCTGCTGCGGTACTGAAATAGCTGTCGCTGACAGCACGACTCACTGCTGCTGATGCAGCAACATCTTCGCTGCTGGCATTCAGTGCAGCATGATCCAATTGATTTACCATGATTTCAGTGCCGCCATCGTAGCACGAAAATTCAAAATCATAGTATCCTGTTGCAGGAAATGTAATTGTGCCTGTGTAAGCATTGGTCGCAGCATAACCTGTTACTTCTGTAGCATTGATCAATGCAGCACCGCCTTCAGAATTGTTGGCGGCAATGGTCACAGTGTGTGCAACGTTGGTGACCTGAACTTGCAGTCTCATGTATCCCACAGCACTTTCACCGGCTGCAGGCCAGTTACTGAAAGTAAGGCTAACTATACCATCAGTGACCAGGGAATAGTATTGCCCAGTAGCAAAATTCAGAATAATAGCTCCGGCAGCCGAAGAATCAGTGATTTTGGTAAATGCAATGTCCTGCATTCTTGCTGCGTAAATCAGGTTGTTGTTGAAATTGTTTGCGGCATTGTTGACCACACCATTGGTTTGCAATGTGTTGATTTCATCCTCGGCATATTGAAAATTCTGTTTGATATTGGTAAAATTGGTACGAAAACCCTGTGTGCTGTTGTCTTGGCCAGCCACAGGGTAAGAAGTATCAATGTTGTTTGGGTTAATAAGACTGGTCATTTTTATCCTAGTTTAAACCAAAATATTGGTTTTGGGGAATACAAGATATTTATCCAACTCATCTGTGGCATTGTACATATCAACTGGATCCACCCAGGCCACACTACCACCATCAAACAAGGTTTCGCCTGTGATAATTGTTGTGGCAGTTATCAATGGTTGCCAGTTTATCAGCACAAGATCTTGTTGGGGAGAAGCTGGTCTGTACAACAAAGTATTGGCAGCGTATTTTTGTCCTTGGCTTGAGCTCACATAATCATCAGATATGGTTTGTTCGTCCAGTATCAGTGTGATAATTTCTTCTGCATCAATGCTCACAGTGTAGATTGCCATTCTGTCGTTGCCATAGTTGGCAAACATAGTGCCTGACGCATTGGAAAACGTTTCCGGTGTTCCGCTGGGTGCTTGGCTAATCTGGAATTGGCCAACATACATAGTCATACTGCCCGACGCAGTGCTCAATGTTATAGGCGAACCGCCTGCACTGTCACTGATGGCAAACTGTGTGGTATTTGGAATATCTACCACAAAGTAGGCACGTGGCGAACCATCGGCTGTTAGATCATTTACGTTGCCAAATGTGGTGCCAGTAAACCATACTTGATTACCTACTGCCAGCAAAGTGTTGATGTTGGCTACACCTGTTGTGGTAATCAAGTTGGTGCCAGATGTGGTATTGGTGCACACCACATCTGTGACATCAGTCACATAGTACAACTGTATACTGCCGTTGTTAGTGGACTGTACACCGCCGAATGTGGTGCCAGTAAACCATACTTTGTCCCCTACTGTCATGCCCACAGTGCTGTTGCATCTGATAGCGTCGGCAGCGGCACTGGTTGCTGTACAGGTTTGACTGTACCCGTCGCTGATAATAGGACCATAGTCAAATGTGCCAGGATCGGCTAGACCTGATCCTGAGTCAAACCCACCGTTGTCGAACGGTGTTGCATAGTTGGTAAACGCATCGTCAGCAGTATCAAACACACTGCCCGAAGGACCAATGAATGCTTCTTGTTTGACAAATATAATTTTGCTGCCGTTTTGAATGATCACTGTGGTACCAACAGGAGGAGTTTGGCCGGCCTTGGCCACCCAAGTAGGACCGTCGAGGCCGCCTAGGGAGTTTATGTAGCTAATAGGTTGGTAGTTGATGTCAGCAAACGCTAGCTCAGTACAAGCATTCACAATGCCTAGGTCAGCATACCCCAAGGTATCCACACGATCAAATGTTGTTTGACTAGGGTCAGGAGTCCAGTCTTGTGCGACTGGATCCCAGTTTTTGCTCAGTGTAGAATCCAACACATATCTGTCAACTTTGAAGTCAATGTTGTTTAGTTGTTGGCCAAATTGACTGTTGATGTAGTAGGCAATACGAGAAGACTCCCCAGGATTGGTATAACATATTACCCAAGCCGGAGTGAATCCCAGCACACGACCGTTGACTTGTTTACTGGTCATCCACAATGGCAGTTTGGTAGAAATTTGTCCCACAACATCAATTACCTGATCACGCATGTTGATCAAACTGTTGGGATACACAGTGCCAATCACTGTGCTACCGTCGTTGGGGTCAATGATGGGATACGGCAAACTCACCAGTTTGCTGACACTTTGCCCTTGTGCATTTACCAAGTTGTCCACAACTTTGCTGTACACAACTTCGTATGCCACTAGCCCAGTGTCGGGATCAATGGCTTGTGCAGTACCAATTTCGCCCAACACAAGATTTTTCCAGTAGTGATTTTCGTACAGGCTCAACACATAAGTTTCAAACGTTTCTGGTGCTAGCCCAAACGCATGCTGATATTTGACCTGTGTACTGAGTCCAAAGTTTGGATCATCGGGTCTGTAAATTGCGTCAGGAATAAAAATGTTTTGATCGGTCAGCAGCTGATTCAGCAGTACTCGATCGTTCTGCGGTGGCATGGCCAACACAAACAAGTTTTGATAAGGTTTGTTGTATGCTCTGATTACACGAATAGTAAATGTTTTGAACACAGAAATAATGTCTTTGACACCAGTCTGTTGCATTACTACTTGTAGATCCTGTCCTGACCCTGCACCTGTGATACTAAACGCAGGGTTAGTGGTTGTGTATCCAGCTCCTGGCTCTACTACATTGATTGCAGTGATTGCGCCAGCAGCAACTTCTGCTTCCACCACAGCAACTTCTGCGCTGGCGCCCAGTGGTGCTGCAAATTGAATCTGTGGCGGGCTCGAAAATCCTGTGCCTCCGTCCAACACAATCATTTCGCTGAGTTCATACAAAGGCTGTTCAGAATCTTCGGCATAGGCGTTGACTGTAAATATAAACGTTAAATCAAATGTGGTAGGATCAACTTCAGTGACTGAACTCTGTGTTGAATCAAATGTGGTTGATCCTAGGTCAATGGCAAAAGTGTTGAATGTGACTCTTCCAGCAATTTCTCCCGAAGGCAACAGCTTCAATCCCTGCGGCAACTCGTTGAATGCTCCGTCTTTTAATCGATAACTCAGTGTGCGGCCGCCTGAGTTGACTGCTTGTATTCGGAAAATACTGGTGTCTCCGTTTTCAATATCGCCCAGAAACTCCGGAGATAGCCACGAAACTTCGCTGTCAATATCGCCGGCAATGGTGATAGAGAATGGGTATGGCGGTGATGCAACCACAAGATTGGCCTGCATAGTACCTGCTGCTGTGGTCAACACCACCGGTGTGGTAGATACTGGACTAGTAGATACTTTAAATTGAGTTGACCCAAGAGCACCAAATACTTCTGCCACATAGTATATTGTGGTAGCAGACGCAGTGATCCCACCAAATCCCGTGCCAGTAAATACAATAGGTTGTCCTACCGCCAACTGCAATGTACTGTTGCATGTAATTACATTGGTTCCACTGGTGGTAGCAGTACAGGTAATGGGAGTTCCAGAATAAGTGGCCTGATACACAGTTATATTGAAACTGTATTCAATTTCGGTAACCCCTTGATCAGGGATGAATCCATAATACCAGCCCGACGCAGGGTCCAGAGTCAATCCCGGTGGAGATCCAAATCCTTGATTTACACTGAACGCATAACGCACAGGTTCGATGTCATAGTCTTGCCCGATAAATCTATAAGCAAAGTTGTTGTCGCTGCGCACACGGCCAAGACTGCTGGGTTCAAAATTCAGCAAGAACGGGAATCGTTCAGGAGTCTGATCGGCAGTGACAAATGTAGTGTCAGCAGTGATATAGGTATCGTCAGCAGTGAGATCTTCTCGATTGTACACAAAGATTGTGAATGTTCTTATACTGCTGGTTTTGCCATCGCTGACTTCTAGTGTGAACTGATAGTTTTTGCTGATAGCCGAGCTCACAAAGTCATAAGGAACAGTGCCTGAAGGAGTCTCGTCGTAGCCCACTGGTTCATCTTCGTTGGGAGCAGGACGAATAAATCCTTTGATCACTCCTGCAGCATCTATGGTCAGGCCCAAAGGAAGTTGCCCAGCAATCAAGGTCACCGTCACAACTTCTCCTGGATCAGTGCTGGTATATTGAATTGGAATTTCTACATAGTCGCCATCGTAGTATGTGCCCACTGAGCCAACCATGCTGACAGAACTGCGTATTTGAGATATGTTTACTTCATAGGTACCTGTGCCGCCGCTGCCAGTGATAAAAGATCTAATCACTGTTCCTGGGTATACCCCGTTGCCTTTGAGACTCATACCTGGACGAATAATGCCTACTACCGGTGGTTCCCCAGACACACTGAGAGTTGTGCCTGATATTGATGCTGTGAACTGTGCTGTGGACACTGTGGCAAATGCTCCAGCAGGAGTAGTAAACTCTGGTACGTCATTGCCAGTGATAGTCAGCGTAAATGTTCGGTCTGAAATGCCTGTGACTACTCCGGCCTGCGTGGTGATATAGGCACGCACAGCAAATTTGTTGGTGATGTCTTCGGCAACGTCTATGGGAATACCCTGCAAACTTGCAACTGCTTTGGGAACGCCTGCCACATTGCCGTTGTCTGCTAACTGTAGCCCAGTTGGTAATGTTCCTGCAATCAGCCTGTAAAATACGTGTGGCGCAAATACTGCGATCATGTTGCCTGTACCTGCAGTCAGTGCCACAGGCACAGTGCCAATCTCGCTGGTAGTAAGACTAAACTGTGTGGAGTTTGTGACCTGCAGCACAAAATAGCGTGTGTTTTCTGACAATCCGCCAAATGTTGTGCCTACAAATGTAACCTCCAGGCCTGCATACACCCCTGCTGTGCTGTCGCAGGTCACCAAGTTTGTGCCAGCAGCAGTGGCCGTACAAATTGGTCGCATAGGCAACGGCTCTGCGGCGGCCAGCAAGGGCTGCTGATAAAACACTCCTTCGGGAATGACTCCCAAACTACCTGTTGGGGTTATCCAAATTGGTCTTGTCATATTATACGCTGTCCCATGCAGATCCAGTCCACAGTCTTAGCCCACCAAGCGAAGTGCTGTAATACAATTGTCCAGCTACTGGGCTAGCAGGATCGCTTGCGGCAGTAGGTATGATCAGTCTTGACGTTGCTTGTACGTTACCTGCAGCAACGTTGGCGCTTTGCACAGCACCAGTTACACTGACTGTTGTTCCTGTATGAATGGTAGCAAACACATTGGCACCACCGTTGACGTTGCCACCAATGACATTGCCTGCGGCACTCACAACTCCTGCAGTGTTGACGTTGCCACCAATGACATTGCCTGCGGCACTTGCTGTGCCTGCAGTAGATAAACTGGCTCCTATTACTGCACCAGTTGCACTCACAAGTCCGGCAGTGTTGATGTTGCCACCTGTGATGTTACCAGTTGCACTCACAAGTCCGGCAGTGTTGATGTTGCCACCACCAATGTTGCCAGTTGCACTTGCTGTGCCACCTGTGGCAATGTTGCCACCTGTAATAGTTCCTGTAGCACTTACTGTGCCACCTGTGGCAATGTTGCCACCTGTGATAGTACCAGTTGCACTTACTGTGCCACCTGTGGCAATGTTGCCACCTGTGATAGTACCAGTTGCACTTGCTGTGCCACCTGTGGCAATGTTGCCACCTGTAATAGTTCCTGTAGCACTTACAACACCACCGGTATTGATGTTGCCACCACTAATGTTGCCAGTTGCAGTAATCACTCCTCCAGTAGAAATATTAGTGCCCAACAACCAGTTGCCAGTGATATTTCCAGTAGCACTCACTGTGCCACCTGTGACAATGTTGCCACCTACAACACTGCCCACAGCACTGACCAGTCCTGCGGTGTTGATATTTGCACCGTCAATGTTGCCTACAGCACTGATCAGTCCTCCGGCAAACACGTTACCACCTATGCCAGCACCGCCTGCAGTTCTTAAACTACCCGATGTGGTCGAAGTTGCTGCGGCAGCATTTTTGATGTTGGCCAGTGTGGTAATTTCCAGTGTAGCAATATTAGCAATGCCTGTGGTACTGATGTTGCCTCCCACAATATTGCCTGTTGCCTCCAAAGAACCACCAGTAATAAATGTCGCAGCAATTATGTTGCCCACAGCACTGACTATACCAGCAGCATATACTCCGCTGGCGGCGTTGATATTTCCGCCGTCGATATTGCCTGTTGCACTTACTATGCCACCAGTGTAAAAATTACCAGCATACACGTTGCCAACAACACCGGCGCCTCCAGCTACTCTTAATGCGCCTGAGGTGGTTGTTGTGGCAGCAGTTGTGGCTTTGATGTTGACAAGTGTGACAATTTCTGCTGTGGCAATGTTGGCAATTCCTGCAGTGGTAATGTTGCCACCAACCACGTTGCCCACAGCACTGACTATGTTGCCTGTGTTGAGATTGTAACCAGTGACGTTGCCAAATACACTTATTTCCCCACCGGTGCCACCTGGTTGCAAAGATCCAACCTCTAAATTACCAACCACAGTGGTTCCAAAATTAGCATAGCTGACAACGTCGCTGCTGATAGCTACATTAGACGCAATAACCATTTTACCAGCAGATTGATCGTAACCTAAGAATGCTGATTTTTCTGTGACACTATAATACCACAGTTGAGTTCCGCGATCCTTGCCATCATTGCTGGTCAGTGGAGCGTTGTTGGGCCCTCGACCCAGGCCAATCACGGGATCTTCGACTTCTAATGTACCTACGTTGGTGTAAACAACATTGCCGTCTACTATGAGATCGCCGGTGATCAACGCTGATCCTGCTTGCAGTGCTCCTGCAGTGATCAAATTGCCACCTATGACGTTGCCGCTGGTGGTAACAACGCCACTGGTAGTGAGATTGCCAGCAATCACATTACCTACTGCACTGATTACGTTGCCAGTTACAGTACTACCAACTATGGTTGGTGCTGAAAACGTCACTGCTTGTATGGTTCCCAAAGAAACAACATTGCCGCCGACTACGTTGCCAGTGGCACTGACAATTCCTGCAGTCTCAATGTTGCCACCTCTTACGTTGCCAGTGGCAGTGACTTCAGTACCAGTGAACAAACTTCCTGACGCACTGACAATACCAACTGCTATCACGTTGCCGCCGACTACGTTGCCAGTGGCACTGACCAAGCCTGCAGTGTTGAAGTTGGCACCAGTGATATTGCCTGATGCAGTCAGTGTTGCGGTTGACATCTGTGTTGTGGCAGCCACATTGTTTGCTGCAATATTGCCAATGGCCACTATGTTGCCCCCAGTTACTGACCCAGTCACTGTCACGGTTGCTGCATCAACCAACCCGGTGGTCAATAAATTTCCTCCAGTGATGTTGCCTGATGCTATCAACTGTGCTTGTGTAGATAAGTTGTTGGCAGTGACATTGCCAGTGCCGCCTAATGCATTGCTTACTACTAAATTATTGAGTGTGCCTACCGTTTGCAAACTTGAGTTAACTACGTTGGAACTCAGTGTTGTGCCAGTCAGCAATGCAGCATTTGAACTCACAGAAATACCTGTCAACAAACTACCGTTGCCAACAAAATAAGAACCAGTTATGTTGCCAGCAATGTTGGCAGCACCTCCTATTTCTACGTTGCCCGCGGTAACAATATTGCCGCCTGTGACGTTGCCGGCTGCACTGATTCCTGCACCTGCAGATAAACTTGCGGCCTGTACTGCACCAGATGCGCTGATGGTGCCGCTGGTCACAAAATTACCTGAAGTAGTGGTTGCTGTGACTGTTAAATTAGCTAGTGTGCCCAACGAAGTAAGACTGGCTGAGGTAACATTGGCACTCAGTATGTTGCCAGTCAGCAATGCAGCATTGGCCTGACTTACCACACCAGTTAGCTGACTTCCGTTGCCAATAAAGAATCCGCCGGCAGAAACGTTTCCAGTAGCACTGACATTGGCAACTAGTGTGCCTTTGACTGTGGCGCCAGTGGCAGTGACCACTATCACGTTGGCAGTAGCGCCACTGGACATAGTAATTGGTCCGTCTACTACCGGGATAGACACGTTTGAAACGCCGTTTGCAACGCCTGAAACGCCTCCAGCAATTTCTAAAACTGCAAAGTTTTCGTTGACAATGTCAAACGCACTTCTTAACGGATCACCTGTTCCGTCATTTGCGGTATTACCTATATTGATTTGTTGTAGTACAATGGCCATAAATCTAGTCCTGTTATAGTATTTACCAAAACATACGCTACCGCTAAATACACCAGTTCGGAGTGATCAATGAGTTATATCATCAATAATAGCAGAGGACAGGTTGTTGCCGTGGTTTCGGACGGCACTATAAACACCACGGCCACAGATTTAGCGTTGGTTGGACGAGGAGTGTCAGGGTATGGTACTAGCGAAAACGAAAATTATGTGTTTTTGCTTGAAAATTTTGCCAACGGAACCGCTCCAGTACAACCAATTTTGGGACAACTTTGGTATAATTCCAACACCAATATTTTGTCAGTTTACAACAGTGCCAACGCATGGGCACCGTTGGCTACCCAACTCAACATTGAAGCAGCCAAGGTCAGCCCTGCATTTACAGGCGTGCCCACAGCACCCACTGCTGCATCAGGTACCAGTACCACGCAGTTGGCTACCACAGCTTTTGTTACCAATAGCCCTGCATTTACAGGCGTGCCCACAGCACCCACTGCTGCATCAGGTACCAGTACCACGCAGTTGGCTACCACAGCTTTTGTTACCAGTAGTCCTGCGTTAGCAGGCGTACCTACTGCGCCCACTGCCGCTCCAGGTACCAGTACCACGCAGTTGGCTACCACAGCTTTTGTGACAGTGGGACCACAATTTTCAGGAATTCCCACAGCACCCACCGCTGTTGCCACAAATGACAGTACTCAATTAGCTACCACAGCATTTGTGCAGGCGCAGAAAACCAACATGGTATTGTTGGGTGTTTCTACTGCACCCACTGCTGCGGCAGGTACCAATACCACACAAATTGCCACCACTGAATTTGTACAACTAGAAAAGAACAATCCAGCATTTACAGGCGTGCCCACAGCCCCTAACGCACTGCCAGGAACCAATACAAGTCAACTTGCAACAACCGCATTTGTTGTCAACACTGTTACAGGCCCTAACAGCATACTGGGAACCATGGCACAGCAGACCTCTAATGCTGTAGCAATAACCGGTGGCACTATTTCAGGATTGTCAGCACCAATAGGAATTGCGTCAGGCGGAACAGGCGCTGGCACTGCTGCAGGTGCCAGAAGCTCCTTGGGGCTGGGTTCAATGTCTGTGCAAAATGCTGATGCAGTGGCCATATCTGGCGGAACAATCACTGGTATTGATCCACTGCCCATAACCTCGGGCGGCACAGGTGCTGGCACTGCCCCAGACGCAAGAACCAACCTTGGGCTGGGATCTATGGCTGTACAAAATGCCAACACAGTTGCAATCACTGGCGGATCAATTTCTGGTATAGTCCCTTTGCCACTGGAATCTGGCGGAACAGGTGCTTCTGAGGCAGGAGCAGCAAGAAGTCAATTAGGACTGGGCAGCATGGCCACTCAAAGTTCTACCGCAGTAAATATCACAGGTGGATCCATCAACAACGTTCAAATTGATAATCTGGTAGCACCATTACCTGTGACAGCAGGCGGAACTGGTGGGTCAAGTGCGTTCAACGCAAGAACCAACCTTGGCCTGGGGTCCATGGCAACACAAAATCTCAGTGATGTCAACATCACTGGTGGAACCATCACAGGTATAAGTCCGTTGCCGGTAATCAACGGTGGCACCGGCGGCAACGACGCATCATCAGCTAGATTAAACCTTGGGCTGGGAACTATGGCTGTACAAAGTTCAAGCAATGTGTTGATCACTGGTGGTAACATTGAGGCTCTGTCTACCCCGTTGCCTATAGGTGCAGGAGGCACTGGCGCTAACAGTGCTGCTAATGCAAGAATTGCATTGGGACTGGGATCAGGAGCAACTGCTAATGTTGGAACTATTGCTACTCAAAATGCCAACAACGTCAATATTACAGGTGGTGAAATATCAGCACTGAGTACTCCGTTGCCAGTAGCTGCTGGCGGCACAGGAGCCTCTAATTCAGCGAATGCTAGATCAAACCTTGGGTTGGGGTCTATTTCTGTGCAAAATGCTGATGCAGTAGCCATATCTGGCGGAACAATCACCGGCATAACCCCGTTGACCATAGGTGTAGGAGGCACAGGTGGCGGCGATCCAGCTTCGGCTAGATTTAACCTTGGGTTGGGATCAATGTCTGTGCAAAGCAACAGTTCAGTTGTAATCACTGGCGGAACAATCACTGGCATAGCCCCTCTGCCTGTAGCTTCAGGGGGCACAGGTGGCGGTACCGCAGCAGATGCAAGAACACAACTTGGTGCCGCAGCTGAGTCGGTGGTTATAACTGCTGGTGATGGGCTTACTGGAGGTGGCAATTTAACAACTTCTAGAACCATCAGCATTGCATCAAATTCCAATGGGTTTGGAATTAGAACTATTTCAACTGATTCTCCTATTGGTGGCAACGACGGCGACATCTGGTATCAAGTTTAAAACATGGCAATAAGCACAAGATTTTTAGGTTTTACCAACGGAATTCAGCGACTGACCTGGTCGGGTCCTCCTGGAACCATTTATGCTCATCTCTGGGGTGGCGGCGGCGGGTTTGGCGGCGGCGATGCATTTGGTGGCGGCAACGGCACCGGTGGCGGATATGCTTTCAATAGTTTTACTGTGGTAGATGGCGATGTGATAGATGTTGCAGTAGGAGGTCCTGGCGGCAACGGGTTAAGCGGTGCTCAAGGTGTAGGTGGCGGCTCAGCGGGAGCAAGTTTGTCTTCATCCTTGTTGACATTTGACACTCGTACTGCTGTTGCATTTCCCCCTGTGGCGGTTTATTTTGATCCTAACTGGGGATCATTTTTAAATACATACGGAATCTGGGAATCTGGGACTGCTGGATTTGTCAATTTTGAACGTACCTACATTGTCGAATTTCCCACAACAGGACTTTATACTTTTACTTTCAGTGTTGACAACTACGGAGACGTTGCAGTAGACGGCACAACAGTTATTTCTCTCAGTGGAAACTCTCGTGAAAATTTTACTAGGTCATATCAGGCCACAGTAAACATTTCAGCAGGTTTCCGTAGTGTACGAGTAAGAGGAGTCAACACAGGCGGCCCTGGCAGCATAGCTGTGACTATAACAGGTGGTGCTACATTGTCCGGGGGCCGCGGAGGTAACCCAGGTCCTAGTGGCTTCTCAGGTGGCGGTGGCGGTGGCGGTGGCGCAACAGGAATCATACTCAACAATGTCATAATGTCTGTTGCCGGTGGTGGCGGTGGTGGTGGCGGTGGCGGTCGATTCAGCGCCGGACAATCAGCCCCCGGTACTAGAGGACAAGCCAATCCTGAGGTTTTCCCAGGTCAAGATGGTCAAGATCACCCCGGCGACGGCGGAGGCGGAGGCGGAGGAGGTGGTGGTTGGGCTGGAGGCAACGGCGGCCCAATTGGAGACGGTGATTCTGGAGCACAGGCAGGATCGTTTGGGTTTGGCCGTGCGCCTGCCCAAAATCCGTCTGGAGTCGACCCCGGTGGGCTTGGAAATCAGTACTACACAAGTGGCATAGCACAAGGAGCGTCTGCATTGCAGTCGGCCACAGCCGGATACGCTGCTATAGTGATTGAGACCACAGGAACCAGTGTATACAACGGCGGCCAATTTGAGCCTATTCAACAAACCTACATCAACAACGCAGGAACCTGGCAGACTGTCAGAACAACCTGGATCAAAGACGGTGGTGTTTGGAAACCTGCACTTGGGGGTGTTCCGCCGGTGTTTGGCATAGTCTCCGACACCGTTGGCGTCAACAGCAGACCTTTTAGTTAAACGCTGAAACTGGATCCACAGCCACAGGTGGTAGTGGCTTGAGGGTTGTTGATCACAAAACTGGCACCCATAAGATCTTCTTTGTAGTCAATTTCGGCACCTTGTAGGTATTGCATACTCATGCTGTCTACCACAACTGGCACTTCAGATTCTACACGAAAATCGTCTTCGCCCACAGTCTCATCAAATGTGAATCCATAACTAAATCCTGAACAACCTCCACCTTGTACAAACACACGAAGCACTGTGTTAGGATTGTTTTCTTCAGCAAAAAGTTCTTGCAGTTTTGTCACTGCGCCAGGTTGTAGTGTAATCATAATCTTTCGTTGCAAACATCCCAATCAATGATCTTCCAGATATTGTTGAGATACTTTTCTTTGTCCCACTGATAATCGGTGGCCCAAACATGTTCCCACCAATCTACTAACACACAGATGTCAGTGCGCACAGCATGATTGGCAATGGTTTTGATCTCGCCACCGGTGCTGAGATACACCCAACCTGAACCTTGAATTTTCATTGCAGCCAGTTTGAACTGTTCTTGAAAATCCTCGTAGGTTTTAAAGTGTTGTTCGATCAACGCGAGTACTGCACCACGGGGGCGGTTGGCGCCTTTAGGAGCCCTAAGCTGAGGGAAGAACTTATTGTGTAAAAAACTGCCAGCACGATTAAAATCCGCATTGCCTTCTCCAGAATTGTAACGCTTTGCATAGCCCTTGGCCAAATGTTCGTAATGATACTCTAAACTTTCTTTACTCAACACCGGCTCGAGGTCTCGTTCTCCGTAGGGCAGTGGGGTTGTTTCCAACTTGGCCGGGCGAGTGCTGGCTTCCACTATGTGGATAAAATCATGTATTGATGTGGCTGTGTCCATGTTGTATTTATTTGCGACGAGTAATACGTCCCTTGGAGAGATCGTATGGACTGAACTCTAGTTCAACTCTGTCTCCAAGCAATACTTTGATGTTGTTCTTGCGCATACGCCCTGATAAATGAGCTATAACCAAGTTTGGTAAATTGTCTAATTTGATGCGGAACATGGCAGCAGGCAAAACTTCTTCTACTCGCCCTTCCATGTTGATAATGTCTTCTTTTGCCATAAGCAACTACTTAGCCAAAATTCAGCTCAGCGGTGACCTTTTTTAGGCGATCAAAACGAAAACTTCGCCACTCAGATTTTTCAAGATCAAACACTCGCAGGCTGTGTGGATCAGGCTCTTTGCGAGGCTTTTTGCTTTCGCGTACAATGCCGTCTATTGGACCAGTTGCCACAGGCGGCGGTGGCAGTTGTTCGGGCTTCAGTGTGCACAGCATCTGCCGTTCTGTGCCATCTGCTTTGACAAAAGTCACAGATACTGCACCTGTTTGTAGCAGGCTTCGAACCCAGTCACGAATGATAGCTTTGTTGGCATCGTCGGCTTCTTGATACTGAGTACCGGGTGCATTTTTCAACAATCGCACAATTTCCGATTGATTCCAAGTTGCCACAGTGTCGTCAAGAGTCATGATATTTCCTTTGTTGTGTATACTGCGTTGATCACCCACGACGCATGGTTGCAATATCGTGAGCTTCTTCATCACTGAACACTGGCACAGCATTGCTCTTGTGCATGGTACCAATGCCCAGAATTTTTGTGCCTGTGTACTGCGGAATGTCCTTGGTACGCACAGCACCAGAATGTCCTGTGTCACGGCTGGCAATGTGCCGTGTCTCACGGCCCGCAGGTGCGCTGAGTTGGTATGTCAAAGGCTCTGCAACCATGGCACGACGGCGACGTTTTTCTTCGGCCTCAATGCCCTGCGACTTCAACAGTTCTTTCCAACTAGCATCAAGTTCGCGGGCACGGGCGGCTTCAGCGGCGTTGCGAAACTTGACCCGGCCTTTCTTTTTACCATTCAAGCTGAGACTGGGATGATGTAGATGCATGCTCATCGAGATACCTTTCTGCATTCTTCTTTGACCGCAATGGGAATGTCGGGATGGAAACTGGCCATGTCACAATTATACTTTACCATGAATGGCTTGTCAAGCAACACATAAGGACCAAAAATTAAAAACAACAAGATTACAATGCCCAACGTATGTCGAATCATTTGCGTAGTAACTCCATGGTGTATTCAGTTTCGCGCATGTGGGCAACAGTCCGTAGCCAACCTTGGTCCAAACATTTTGCCAAGATCAGTTTATATTCATAAGGGCAATCCTGTGAGATCTCAATGCTAGCCCTGTGCACAAGTGTAATGCCATCGGGGCTGAACGTAAAGTCCGGTTGTCCTTGCCGCAAAGATACATGTGATTTGTTTATTTTAAACATGTGTATATTATAGCACAATCAGAATAAATGGTCAATATAGTACTTTTTACTTGAAAAAGATCAAGGCCATCAGTACTGCTTGCACACAAAAGCCCAGGCCAATAGTGATCAGATTCAGGAGATCACGCTGGATAGCGGCCTTTACAAACAACAGTACTAATGCAGTCCATACCAACAGCACAATGTCTACTGGCAGCATTACGTCTGTGAGTCCGTTCATCACAGCCAGCAAACTGGGAATGGTGGCAGCATGCATCACTACCACAGCTAACCAGCCCACTGTTTCGGTGCTGACTTTGCTGAAGATCTCTTGCGAGCGTTGCTTGAATGTTTCAATGTCAAATTGATTGTAGTTCATGTTAGATATTCCGATCACGTGGTTTGTAGAAAATGTGTGTACCAATCTTGGCAACGCGATCCAGGCGCCATTGCGGGTTCACATAGTCGGCATGGTAGTATAAAGCTGGTTCCAAACTGGGCAGTCTAAATCCCTCCAGCAGGACCTTTTTGGCCACTTCCATGCTTTCGTTGTAGGCTGGCCGGTTGATAGCTCGAGCCCGGTGAGCACTGTCACAATACCATGAGAACTGGCACACCACTCGTTCCATGACCTTGTTCTTTTGATACACCACAGCACAGATGTCTTTGGGGAAGTCTGGGTGTGCGGCACGATTCAGTGTGACCTGTGCCACACCCACTTTGCCTTCAAATGGTTCATGTCCAGCTTCGCGATAGATATTGATGGCCAAACAGTCTAGTTGCCGTTGGCGTTCTGCCGCGGTGACTGTGGGTCGCTCTCCCACAAAGTCTGTGAGTTTTAAGAATTTGTGTTGTGTAACTGCCTGTACCAAAGTAATCAGTAACAGTAGTCCCATTACACACAGCATGAGTTTGATAACTCGTTCCATAATTTTTCTCCTTTCAAGGTGACGCAAGATCACACGGCTGCGCCTATGGTAGCGCCGTTGACAAAGGTGAGTAAGGATAGCAGAAAGACCTCGGGCCTCTTTGGCATACTCGTCTGGGACAGTGAAACACTATCCAATTCTAGTTGTCAACGAAGAGATCTGCCGAGGATCTCTAATAGACAAAGCTGGCGTGGCCAACTTGTTGAAATTGCCGGCAGTTTTACCAGCACTTTTACTTAGCCTAGTGGCAAAATAACATTGTGTTTTGAGCATAATACACCGTATTGTTGAACACAATTGTATTGTACACGAAATTTGATTGTTGATCAACCTAGGTGTTGCGAAAAACACACACCGGAATAGGTGTCATTTTGTGCAGATTGCGACGACGAATGCTACGATATTGTTTAAGTTGAGCCTTTTCATCTCGAGCCATTGGGATCTCTAGTGTCTGGTACACGCACTCTCGATCGATTCGATCGTTGGCCATCGCACGTTCTAACTCAGGGTAGCTCATACCCAATTGATCTTCGTCAGTGCGGCCATCGTCCCACAACCCATCAGTGGGCGGTGCATCAATGATCTCTTGAGCAAGGCCCAGCTCACGGCCCATGTCCCAGACTTCAGTCTTGAGGCAATCACCAATGGGGCTGATATCCACACCACCGTCTCCGTATTTGGTAAAGAACCCTACCCCAAAGTCTTCTACTCGGTTGCCTGTTCCCACAACCAAACCACCGTGACACTGTGCAATCTGATACAGTGTCATCATGCGCAGTCGGCTACGACTGTTGGCACTGGCCAACTTGTAAGTATTGTAGGTATCATCATTGATCTCGCAGTAAGGATCTACCTTCTTTTCAAACGCAGAGAACACTGGGGTCAAATCCATGCTCATGTGCGTGACTGTGCTGGGATAACGTTCCAGCAGCCAAGTTGCCTGCATTGAACTGCGATTGTCTAATTTCTTGTTTTGTCGAATAGGCATCTGAACCACAATGGTTTTTAGTCCTGTTCGAGCACACAAAGCTGATACCACACTGGAGTCAATGCCACCAGATATGCCCACCACAAAAGTGGAAATATTGGCACTCCGGGCATAGGCCTTTAACCATTTTGTTATGTGATTTATTCGTTGTTTGGGTGTCACTTTTTGATTTCCTTGAGTTTGGCCCACATGTCGCCTTTTTCCTTGCACTGACGTTCTAGTTCTCGATAACGATCGCCCAATTCACGCAGTTCGTCCCATTCTGCTTCCAGTTCAGGGTTGGGAACCATGATGTTGAGACGTTGCTCCAGCGCATCAATTGCATTCATCAGGCTGCGACCATTGACCAGGATGTCAGCATTGTCGCCTCTCAACTCCATTGTACCTGCTTGGGGAGTAGGGCCAATTCTCCAATCTGCTGTGTTAGTGGTCCACACAGTGTTGGGGGTAGCGGACCACATAACGTTGCTGGTATCAATGCTGGTAGTATACGGTCCTGAAGTTATGTTCCAGTTACTAGATGCGCCAATGGCAGTATTGCTGCCTTGAGCACCAGTTATAGAGGTAGTGGCGGTAATTTTGTTAGGGTCCATGTTCCGTCCTTGTTGTCAGTCCAGAGTACAGTGTCTCCCGGTTTCCAACCCAGGCTGCTACACAATTCTGAACCAAGATCCAACATTAGTTGTGTTGGATCTTCAGGATCCTCAACTACACTGACAGTCAGTTTCATGGCAGTTTCGAGTTGGATAATCTCTAATCTTGATGAATGCTTGCACACGTTCGGCTTTTTCTTGAATAAGGCGTTGCTTCATTTCAGGAGTCAGCTCCACAGGCCAGTCTGTGATATGTTCAGCCCGACCATGGTATTGAAATTTGTGTGCCAGAGTTTTCATTTTGCTGCCAGTGCTTCTTTCTCAGCAGTGATTTCCTTGCGGCGTTCCTTGATTCCTTTGCTCATTTCCTGCAAGGCTTTGCGGGCACGAGCAGCGGCAGCTTTGACGCCTTTGGTAGTGAACTTCTCGTTTTCAGAGATGTATTGCTCGTAAGCGGCGACGATTTGTTCATGTTGTGTCATGATGGTTTCCTTTGTTAGAATAACAATTATACATGCCTGTGATGGCAATGTCAACAATTAACCAGGATTTTGGCACTCTAGTCTAGATAGATGTGCCGACGATTCCAGGTGTCCCACACTGTGATCAGCGACATACCGTGATTCCAAGTTATCAAGAAATTGTCAAACGCCGATTGAGCATGCAACATCATGCGGTTACCGGAGATGTGAACATGCTCAACACGATGGTCACTTACCCAGGTCTTGAACAGTTGTTCGGCCTGTGTGTGATTGCGTAGGGTCAAAATGTACAGTGGTTCCACTGAACGATAGCTTGGTATGGTCATTAAACAGATGCGCTGGTTTCCCAGGTGTCAAGATATTTAAGCTCTTGCGGCGCATACTGTAATTATCTTGGCCACAAAAAAAGCGGCCTTTTGGGCCGCTGGGTACTCAAGTGTTGAGTATCAGAGTGGTGCGTCTTCGACCGCTGCCAAGATCTGGCGGGGAGTCACACTCTTTGTAGCAGACTTGGCTTTGGGAGCCTGAGCCTTGATCTTGACTTCGCCTTTCTTGGCGATTTTGCTTTTCTCTGCCAGCTTGGTTGCTACAGCATAACTGGCATCACCAGTGTAGCCTTGCGTGTCTGTCAAATACTGCAAAGCCTGCAGTTTGGTCATGGGCTTGGGCAGTTCCATCAAGTTGATAGCAGTGCAACCTGCCTTGTTGAGGATCTTGATACGTGCCACCAAGTCGTTAGCAAAGCGAGCCTTAGTGGTACCGTCTGCGTTAGTTGCAGTACCTGCCACTGTAAAGAGTTTAGATTCTGACATTGTGTTGCCTTTCAAAGTTGCCGGTTAAGTTAAAGTTAAAATACATGTTGCTTGTTACACAACATATCAATATTATAGCAAAAGAACTGTTTATGGTCAATCATTTTTGCTACAATTTTGATTCAGGTTGCCCATTTTATTGGGCCAATTCTTTGCTTTGGGTTTGGATAGTTTGAACACCACGGTCCAACATGCGGGCGATACCACCAAAGCCCACACTGGCCACTACCAAACCAAAAACGAATCCGATTACCAAGTTGCGCATTAGATCACCTTTACGCGATTGAGTTGAGTTTTACCGTCGCGGTGTGCCTTGACGGTGCCTTTGATTTGGATCCAAGATCCAGTGACCAATTTAGATTTGTAGCTGAAGAACACAGCCTGGTTGTCTCGGGTGATTGCAGTAACCCAAAAGATACCATAGGATTGACTGTAATTGGCACTGACAACTTCTACGTCAAGTTCGACTTTGTTGTCTACAGCACCCACATAGCCACCAGTGGTCTGACCTACACGGCTTTGAACTTCTTGACGAGCCAATGCACGTTTCTGACTTTCTGGCAAGCATGCCACAAGAGCCAATTCCAACTTGTGAGTAGCAGTGTTGAATTCTTCAGAGACTGCCAGAGTCTTGACCACGTTGAGATCAAATTCAGTAAGCTGACTTTTGAGTCCACGAAAGGTCAAGTCCTGTTGCAAAAACTTTCGGCACTCCTGACCTTGTGCGATATCTTCTACTGTGAGCTGGGCAGGGTTGGCAAGAATATCTGACATGATATCGCGATTACGCAGTCGCTCAACCACCATGGTGTTACGATCTTCATCAAACCGATGCTGAGTTTCTTTTACGTAGGAGCCATTGATGCGTTGAGCCGCACATGCCGCGCCCCAGACATTGTCCACAGAGTGAACAACCCCTTGAGATTTAGATTTGGGCTTCCACGTTTGACGCGGTGCCTCGTAGTCGTCATCCATTTGGCCCAGGCGTTTGATTTCCTGTGGTGTCATGTTGCTTACGTCTACAAATCCTAGCATATTGGGCTCCTTGTTAATTACTATACTCGTATTATAACAAATTGGGAATTACAGGTCAACTGTGTCCCATGTCTTGCTGACTTCCATTGCCGCAGTCAATGCTTCTGACAACAACACCAGTTTTTTGTAGTACTTTGTATCACTCTCATATGTGTTGCCAACATACCACACACCGTCTTGCATGATGTAATACCACTCTGCACCACAACCTTCGGCACGTTCAAAGAATGCGTCAAAGGTCAAGTCCGACCGGAACTCTGTACCCGACTCGCCACGGTCACGACTGTAAAAGGTACACATGCCGCTGAACTTGATATTGTATTCTTCTGCAGATATATTGGCGGCGTGATATCCAAAGGGATGCTCTTCACCGATCTCAGGTGCCAGGCTTGACAAGTCGCCTAAGGCTACCAAGTTGTTGGCCTTGGCACTGTTGTATGATTCTTGCAAAATCACACCATTGTGTTCCAAATAGCCGTCCCAGTGACAGTAAACTGATTTGCAAACTTCACCATGCATAACACCAATTCTTGAACGTGTACCCATTTTAAGCTACCTCTTTCTGTTGCAACCAAAAATATTCATTGATCAAATCTGCAGGGAAATCCTCGTGGTACCAAAAATAGTACTTGGCAGATTTCAAACCTTGTGCTTTTTTTACAACCTCAAAACCCAGTGCAAGAATGTCATTCTCTGTTGTGAGCTTGGGATTGACTGCAAATACATCTTGTGCAAAACTTGACATTTATTCTCCTTATTTCTTACTATGTTTATATTATAGCAAATTGGGAATATTTGGTCAACCAAATTCGTACATGTACTGGGCCACGCTGGGATCCAATTTCACAAGATCTTTTGCTGCCGCTGTGAGTTCGCGATAGCGACGGTTGACTTCTGCCCTAGGCAATTCGCCATCACAGCTCAAATTTTCGGGGCTCAAGGCACAGTCGATCATTTCTGCCACACGCTTGCGGCCTGCGGCAGTTCGAACTTCGTACAAGGGTTCAGTACGCTGGCCTCGGAACAGGGCCTGGTATTTGTTCTTGTTGTCAATGTAGGTTTGCAGTGCTTTCATTTGGGGCTCCTTTTTAATTACTATACAAGTATTATAACAGATCGGGATTTATTGGTCAATCCAAACGTGAACCTGCGTAAACACGGTCCAGACCCAGTTGTTCTTTCAGTACCTGAGCGTAGGCTTCGGCACCTGCTTCCAAGATGCTGATGCTCTGTGTCGGGAAGCCGCTGGGGTTCCACATGCACAAAGAGCCGGTGTAGTCTTTACGGAAGCCTTGAGCTTGGAGTGCTTTGCCAATCTTGCTGTTGGAGCGAACACCCCAAACATTCACCCAGGCAAAGCCGCAAGCATCACGGTCACCATGCTTTTCAAAAAAGTCTCTGGCTGCCGCACGGGCTTCTAGGCCGGCTTCTTGACAAGCCAATTGAACTGCTTCTGCGGTAACTACTGTTGCGATTGCTTTCATTTTCAAGTCCTTTTTAATTACTATACAAGTATTATAACAAATTGGGAATATTTGGTCAACCGTTTTCGCGGTCCAAAATGTACTCAAAAAGCACAAATTTTGCACGATTTAACAGTTGGCGCTGATCTTCGATGGTGTTGAAATCGGGCTGTTCGTAAGCCATCATTTCTTGTGCGTCACTCATCATGCTGGCCACAACCATTGCAGGACCGGAGAATTTGAAAGTTGAGCTAGATTCCACTGCTTCACGCATTTGGGATTCAGTGCAACCATACATGCCAACTTGGCGTTTTTCTTGTTCTGTCAAACGGTTATAAGTTTCTGTACTCATTTTGGCTCCTTTTTGTTAAACTATGCTATATTATAGCAGTTTGGGAATATTCGGTCAACCACGCAACCTCTTCATTAACAATTGATTTAGGGTTGGTTTAAGTCCCAACTTCTTGCGTAAGAGTTCACCTAGGGTTGGCTTTTTGGTTTTTTTCATCTTCTTTTCCTTTTTTGTTTTCATACTCGTATTATAGCAAATTGGGAATATTGGGTCAACCAAAGGCTTTTACCAGTCCAGAAAGGCCGATTATTACACTTACAAGATTCACAAACATCTGTGGTTTATTTGCAACACGAATGGTCCAGGCTAAAAACAGCAAAGTACCCACAAAAAATGTAAGGATATTGTAAGGATAAGCTTCAGGTCCCATAGCATTGAGACTGTGCCCTGCCACAATAAACACGGCCCCTGCCCACTGTAGTATTTCGTCGGTATCTAATTTCATGTTATTATTATAACAAATTGGCAATTTTTGGTCAACCGAATGTTGTGTTGCGGTATTCCAAGCAGTTTTCTAGCTGATCTACAGGTATGTTGTGAGCACGATATCCTTCACAGACTAGATTATAGTAACCAAGAGTAGGCTCCGAATCTTCATGTCCAGGTTGCATGCGGTACACTACAGCATGAAACGTTCTTGTGTCATGCACAACCGAACTCACTACGCGATTGTAGTAGAAAGGATAACCTTCCAACTGGTCCAGAGATTTTAAATGTTCGTCTGTGATTTCCCACAACACCCCGTCTACAAAACTGTCGTCACAGGGTTCCACATCTGCATGTCGTGCAAATCTAAAACTGTGATTGACCAAGCGAGCATGACCCAACGATTTTGCGCCCGGGCATCGTTGAAACATTTCTTTGAGATTGGTATTCATACCATATGCAAAATACAACATCAGCGACTCCTTTTGCGTTTGAATTCTTGTTTGACATAATACTCCACCAGTTTGCGTTGTATCATGGTAACCAGATTGCCATGATCATCGGAAATAACAAATCTCACAGGACACCTTCCCCAAGTGCCTGTTTCAACAAAGTTGGCGTACCAGCGTCGATGTTCGTTGTTGCCAGGATCAAAAACTACCCAAGGACGATTGTGTAATGCAAGTTGACTCATTTGAGCTCCTTATATTGAAAAATATTTGTAGTGTTGTTCCAAATCCCATGTCTCTAGATCTACAACATGGCCATCGCAAGTTTCAATTTGAATGTTGGGATACACCTGTGTATACCTACGCCAAAAGTTTTTGATGCTGGGTGTACTGCCGGCCCAGCCAAGACGTCCAATCTCTTTGTGCTTGTCTTTGCTCAAAAGACAAGTGGGTGCATTGAATGCTTCGTCAACAGTGATGCGGCCATCGATCAGCAAACCTCGAATGATCTTGTTGGGAACCACGTGCTCAAAGTCTGTGTCAGTGGCACCCACTTCTCGATAGTGTGCTCCAGTGGGACCTTGTTCGATGCAGTACTCGTGGTATCGGCGCAGAGCATTGTCAATGTCATCACGTGCCAGGCGTTGGCGTTGTTCATGCTTTGCTTCACCTAGCTTTTTCAACAGCTCTTCTAGCGATTCGCGAAAGTATGTTTCGGTTTCACGATAAGCATCGTCATTGCGTGTGACGCGAGTATGCACAACGGGCACAAACCCGTCGATGCGTTCAATCAAGGTCTGCATTTTCATTTACCTCTTCTTCGTCGATGGCCACATTGTCTGCGTCTACTACACGGAACAAGTTCTTGACATGATTGGCATTGGGGAATACGCCAACAGTGAGTTTCTTGCCGCCCACGGTATGAGTAGGCAAGTTAAGTTCACCGCCTTGCATTTCATACACTTCGCGCAGAAAGTTGGCCATGGCTCGCGGAGCAGTCCAACCAGTTGGCGAAACATGCAACCATTGTGCCTTGCTTTTCTTATGCACCACATGGCTACGAGAGAATCTCTCATGCACTTTTTCAAGCACCTGCACCATCCAGTCTTGCGGCCAACCATCACGTTTGGTGAAGCCGGGTTTGCCTCCCATCATACGCTTGAGCTCGTATAGGCCAATAAAGATACCTTGATCAATTTCTTCATCGTCGGGGTAAACAGTGGTAATGGCATGCAAGATCTCGTACAAAGCTCGGCCTGGGTTGTCGCTGTCTTCGTCCAAGGCAATACCTTTGTAGGCATAGTTAAAGTGACTCATGAAGAACTTGCCGTCGCCTTTCTTTGCGGCACTGGCACGAACTGACTTGCTTTCAAGGTCAATGTCCAATTTGTCAAATTGATCTTGCAAGGCACGAGCATTGCAGTTCTTTTTCTCACGACTGCCCTTGGCAAAACGTGTCAAAGCATTGCGATGCAAATCGCCAGGTGTCAAGCCCACAGTACCCGAGTGGTTTTGTTGCTCAAATGCATAACTGGGAAATTGCGGGTCATCTGTTTCTACAATGGAACCAGGCACACGATCAAAGCCCAAGATAATACAAGAGATCACACGATGCTGGGCATCGTAAACAGTGATTTCAGTTTCGCCAATCATTTGGCATGCACTAGCAGGGCCGCACAGGCGCGGGTCAAAGCGAGCAATGATGTTCAAGATGTGATGCAGGATAACATCTCGCTGAACTTCGTAGTCAATCCAGAGATCTTTGACCGACACCATCTCTGCGCGAGGAAACTTGAATTGTGTATGCTTGGCCGCATGCTGAAACTTTTTCAATTGCGTGGTAGTAAGCATACCGGACTCAAGCAGTTCAGCTTGAACTCGTTTTGCAACGGCTGTGGCTTTTTCGCGCAAACGCTTTTTAATTGCCATGATGACTCCAGTTGTTTAATATGTTCAAAATTATAGCAAATTGATTAATTCTGGTCAACCTGCAAAAAGTAATACTATCGTATTACAACGCGATCTTCACTGACTCGGTCACTGTAGTACTGGTAACCAATTCGCCGAATAGTATCCGCGGCTGATTGTGGGTTGGCCTCAAACATTTCACGAATGTCGTCTTCATCGATACCCGGAGTTGCTGTGATAATGTAGATTTCGTAGTGTCGCTGACTGTTGTATCGTGCTCTCAACTCCCAGTGCATGATGTTGGGCAACTTGGGAGGTTCAGTGCCTTTTAGCAAGGCAAAAGTGGTGTCTGCAGGGTTTGGCACCCGTTGCACTGCTTCAAGTCCGCGGCAGTCCCACATGATAGCAAACTGACCGGGTCTGGGATCTTGTGAGTCCAACATCACAGTTGAAATTTCTTGAGATATTCACAAGCCAGGTGCACGTCATGGTCGCTGTCATGATCTGTGAGTTCCAGCAGTTCCATTTCGACTTGATTTCTTGCTGCCATCAAGAGCTCTGTAGCATACTGAAGCTCATCGGCATCGCCCTGCTGTTGCATATCACGAAACCAGTGTGCAAGTTGGTCTGCACTGCGAGTCAGAATAAATTCAAGATTTTGTTTGTCATGTGGATTCATTGAATGGTCCTGTAGTGAGCTTGTATTGTACAACACAGTCAATTATTGGTCAAGTCCATTTTAAAGCAAATGCACAACAATCACGTTCAGAATCAAAGTAAAATACATATACCCCCGGACGAATATCCGAACTGACATCAAGCACTTGCCATCTCCAGTCTGATTCACATTCGGCCTTGCACCATTCTATCACTGGGTCCAGATAGCCAAAAGGTTTGGTAATTTCACGAGTGTACAAAAAACTGTCTTTGTCTCGCGGTCTATACTCAGTGGACTCAGTGGTACTCATTATCCTTAATTATGGTCAAACTGTGTAATACACATTTTATGTCCATTTTAGACTGTAGTAGGTGGCCAAGGCAGCATCACGAAATCTAAATGTCACGTGCCTGGGCACCACAGCATCATAAGAAAAGTTGTCGTATACAGCCTGACGATATTCCCATTCAAAGTCCTGATTCATAATCAGACCTGCGTCCTGCAGTTGATCTCGCATTTCTAGTGCTCGAACAGCATTGACATGCAAAATTTTTACAGGTGTCATGCAATATAGGTTTTTCGAATGTACACATCTGCCCATTCGGGATCTTGTTCATAGAACAAAATATTATCTGTGATGTCAAAACGATTGCAAAAACTTTGACCGTATCGTACACCACGCAACATGTCAAACACAGATTCTTGACGCCACTGCTGATAATCTGCCGACTCTACTGGAGTATTGTCACGGGGGTAAATGTGCGGAATGTTCATGGCCATGTGTTGGAACACTGAATGCATTAAGACGCCAACTCCACATTGCTCAGTTGATAAAAACCTCGATTGCGATGATATCCGCGATGTATTCTAAAATGTGCTATTGCGCTTATTGGCAAGCAACGTTGTAGAATATTTTCTAACAACGGCAACAAGGGATTGTCTGCTTTAACTGCAATCATAAACGGCTCAGTTTTTTTGTGATGCTGGAGCCAAAATTGAACAAACTCAGCACTTCTACGACTTACTTGTATACGCTTGATCAAATTGAACGTACCAGTTATTGTGGCCGGTGTCAGTGCAGACGTTGGTGCTTCAGTTTGTGCAATCACTTGGTCCAGTGCAGTGTCTTCCACATAAAAATACGGCAGTCTATACAACAAGCCAATGTCCTTTTTCTTGAGACCAGTTTCACCAATCAACAATCCGTACAGTTTTTTTCTAAACTCACTCATGGATTTTTTGGACCTCATGGTATCCATCAAGATACGACCGGTGTAGTAACTGCGAATTTCTTGTGCTACCGCACGATCATGCACAGTGACTTCGACATCAGCAAAGTCAATCCATCGCAGGGCCGGGTTAGACAAATACACCCGATAAGCAGCCCAGGCCAGGGCCACAGGGTCGTCTGCAAACGTCATGTCTGGTTCGGGGGTGTTGAACAAGGCTTTGAAGCCGTCGTCACAGTCTAATGTCAGGTCTTGAGTAGTCATATCGTATTGTAACATATAGTCAATTATGTGTCAACTTGGATCCAGGTATAGTCTCCCAACCATTTTACCTGAGTAATGTATTCGTAGCCTTCGGGAATGCCAGTGCTCCAGTCAGTGGGCCCATTGATGCTGAGACGAGTACAGTCTTTGCGTCGATCATACAACAACCAGTAGATCTGGCCATGGTAGGTTTGGAAATCATACTTGGCCGCATGCACCATGTCTGTGATATCCAATCTATGTTTGATTTCTTCGGCCTGTTTGCTGAGCACTGACACAAGATCCATGATTCGATCATACTCTTGTTGAGCATGCATGCGAGCCACATTGACCATGATGTCCTTTTGTTTTTCAACAGGAATTAGGTCAAACTGCGGTCCCAGAGTAGATGTAGCATAGGGTGTGACATTGCGATTGAAAAAATGCACCAGGGTATTGCCCGTGGCAATATCAAAGCTGTCACGCCCTTTGGCAGAGTTTGACTCTTGGCTCATCAGTCCCACAGGGCCTGATAGTACTTGCCAAACAGTCGGAAACCGTTTTGGATGCGAGCCTCTACGACTTTCATGGCATCATAATCGCACTTGTAGGTGTTGTTTGGACCATCCTTCATTTGGTAGTACTTGTGCTCGCCCTTGGGTACTTCGTTGCCCTTGGCATCCACAGGCACCCACAACATGTCATGTTCTCCAGAGCGGAACTGATCTTCCCAGCTATTGTCCACTTTGCACTCAAATGCAAAGATCATTTCGTCCATGACCCAGTCCCAACGCAGGAAGTGATTGGCGTCGGTGTCCCACTCGTTTTCCTTAGCAGGTGCGGCTGTGCTACGAAGATGCTCAGGTACATCTTCATCGTCCACAAACGGAGCACCGTGTTTCTTTTCTTTGAGTTGTCGCAACATGGGCAGGATGATAGGACTCAGAGTATGATCCATGCTCCAGGTATCCCAGTAGTCAATTTTGACCACTTTGATTTTAGGATGCACTCGATCCAGTACCCATTGAATGGCCTTGCTGACAGGCTCCAAACGATCACTCCAACGTTCTACCCATTCAGGGTGCTCAACATATTTGCTTTCTTCATCAAGCCCACGAAAACTCTTGTCACGACTGCATCGTGACCAGTCTGTCCAAAAGAACATGTAATCCAACATAGTGTATGGACTGATCCAGTGATAGCGGGGTTTGCCTAAATATATTTTCATTACCAATTTCCTACGTCTGTTATGTCTGCTTCGAACTCACGTTCGATTTGTTCCTTGTGGAACTGGCCATAGTGGTTAGCACCAATTCCGCTACCGTGTGATTCAGTTATAGTCACACTGTGAATGCCTTCATCTATGGCGAAATACGTTGCTAACTGCGTGATCTGGTTTCGGGTCAAGGTCACTGTTTGATACGACATTCATGCTCTCCGATGTATAGTCCAAGAAATCTCCATGTTCATTGCGTATCAAGGCAGCGTCTGGATCACGGATTTCAATCTCCACGTCATAGTTAGTGACTTCATAGTCCACAAAAGAATGGTCTTCACGGTACTGTCTAAAGTACACACCGCCACCAAATCCTGATATCAGGATACCACGTTGTCCTCGAGCTGGGGTTTCTTGATTGCTCATTGAATCTCCACTGTCTGTAGTTGCCATGTATCTGCCTGTGCTTCATAGTTGATGTAGCCACGTGGGTTGCATACAATTCTTGTGCTACCGATCATGTAATCAAAATTGTGATGGGTGTGTCCGTGTGTCCACAATTTGATCTGTGGATGATCAAGAATAAACTCGTCCAACTCTGACGAATAGCCGCCATTCATTATGGTGTCGTCTTTGTACATTTCATGTGTGGACAATCTGCTGGGTGCATGATGTCCCACCACCACAAACTTTTGATCAAATTTGCCTTCTACAATTTGTTGAATATAGCCTTTCATTTTGACATGCTCTTCGACCGCATCTTCGGGTGAAAACTTGGCTGTGCGAGTTTTGAAGATAGGCTTGTCACGATTTTCAACGCCGTCAATTTGTTCGTAGGTTTTGTAATGCACAACCTTGCCGGAGTTTTCCACAGATCGAAAATCATTCATCATAGACTTCATGTGATACAAGGTAAGTTGATCGCCGTTGTTCATGTCGGTCCACAGTGTTCCACCAACGAATGTAACATCGTCAATGATCTTGACACCACGGTCCAGCAGATAAACATTGCTCAACTGGTTGCCATCCAGCATGGCCTGGATTCGATCAGCAGTTGTAGCAAAATCACCATGATAGTGTTCGTGGTTGCCCAGCACATAGATCACATGCGGAAACTGAAAACTGCAACGTTTAAAGAAATCTGCATAACGATTGCTACGAGCACCTTCCATGAAGTTGTGCGGATCTGGCTTGCCAATGTCGGCGGCAACAAGAATATCGCCGCTGAGGATTAAAACATCAGCACCATCTGTGTTCGGAATATCTAAATCACCAAATTCAAGGTGTAGATCTGACGCTACTGCTATCTTCATTGCTTTTGCTCATTTCTGTTTTTAGCCAACTCACACTGTTGTCATCACCATCTACTATGACTGCATTGACGCTGGGGAATCGGTTTCGAAAGTTTGACTGTATCTCTGCTAAATTGGTGCCTTGGCACACAAATGCACCATCAGTGATATTGTAGCAGAAATAGATATTTCGGTCAAACTCAACTCTGAGTTCCATGTTCGCTGTGGTCTCGGCCACAGCATCTTCTTCATCATCCTGAGCCATGCGGTCCAGCATGCGATCGATGGCACAATTGATTGCCCAACGCAGAAGCAACAAGGATGTTGCCATACCTGCCAAAAATACCAAGAAATATTCCATGTCAACCTCGCATGCTTTCCAATGTGATCATTTTGCCCAGTTCGCGTTCAAAGTCCTGATCTTCTGGAACAATGTACAGGCGATGATTGGTGCGGTCTGTCTTGTGATCATAATGTCTGAACGTCACAATGCGGCCACCAATGGCTGATCTCACAGTGATACTTAGCCCGTCTTCTGACTCTACGTCACTGCGAGCAATCAATCGATTCTTTGACCTAGTGGCATAGACAGTCTCAGGTGCATCAATATCATGAGCACTGTTTACCCAATCACGAAGTTTTAGTTTAAGCCAATTCATGAGGCCTTCCTTTGTTTCAAATATTGTTCCCACTGCACCCACACGTTGCGTACCAAGAAGCCCCAGTCTCGTTGCTTGGGTCCAGGCATGAACAAGGTCCAGCAAGTTACTGCAGGGTCCAGTTCAATGCGGTGATATGTAGTGGCTCGGGCAGTTCTAAAGCTACCAGGACCACACCAACGAGCAACTTCGCCAATTTTTTGACCTTGCGCATTGAACTGAGGGCGCCATTCCCAGTATCCACCTTGAAGGATCAAGGTAGCAAAGGGCCAAGGATGATCATGTACGTCATCCGGATCGGATTTCAAAAACTTGTGTAGGAACACGTTGAAGGGAAAACGATCTCGCTCTTTGAGAAACAGGTAATAGCGTTCCAGATAGGGCTCGTTGTCTATGCGATCATATACAATGCGCTTGCGACCCAAACGTTCTAGCAATTTGAGAAACATAAAAACTCCTTTGCATGTTTATTGTACATGATATAGCATATATGGTCAAGAAAAAGCCCGCCAAATCAGCGGGCTTTTTGGCAGTATCAGTTACTGATCAGTCAACCAAGCCCAGTGCCATGGCCTTGTAGCCGGCTGCAATCAGCTTGCGACTTGGCTTGCCCATTTGGTACTCGGTCACACGCACGCCATTACCAGCCACACGGGTGTTGGCATACACTGCAAACCCACCAGCACGAACACGGCTGACTTCAGCACTCATGTTCTTGATGCCGAAACGCTTGGCAGCGGCAGCAGGGGTAATAGCTTCGCCGGTACGCAAGGCTGTAAACAGTTTGAAAGTTTTGGTGTCTTCATTGAAACGCATAATAATCTCCTAAGTTAAAAAGATGCTGTTGTCTACAGCATGTATCTATTGTACTGGTTATTGATTGTTGTTGCAACACTTATTGGACAAGTATTTTGACAAAATTTGCCAATTGTCACAAAATTTTAATATACGCACATATAAATAAGGTTGCAAATGGAGGGCGTAACATGTTGCAAGCTATCACTACCATCACTGACGAATTAGAAATCATTATCCGGGACGACCCTGTTCGCCCTGAAATTCCTGTGACTCAACGAGTCAACTCCAACAGCAGAATTTACATGCTCAAAGACGGGGACAAAACACAGGCAGTGACCTGCGTTAAGTTTTTGAGCTCGATTCCTGCGGCCGTGGATGACTTGGTCGGTTTGGTCGGTGGTGCCACAACTGCGGTATTTTATACCATTTGGAGTTATACCGCAGGATCTGGACGCGAACTGATTGTGGAAGCACAGAAGTCAATTCAGGCAGAGTTTCCCAACATTGAAACCTACGTGACCTTGAGCCCCAAGACCGAGATGGCCCGACGTTTCCATTTGAAGAATGGTGCTGGGATTTACCGTGAAAATTCTACCACTGTAAACTACATTTACAAGTAATTATACCACACTCTTGACATGCTTGCAGTCGCCGCGGAACTTGAAACCTGAACAAGTGCAGGAATAGTTGCCATTGAGTTCTGATACCTTGTACTCATCGCCTTTTGATCCTTTTACAACCCATGTACGACCTTCGGGCTCGGGCTCTTTCAACCCAGTTCTAAACTGTACAGGATTGATCACAAACTTGCGGCCACGCACGTCAATCCTGATGGGGTTTTTAAACGTCCGGATCTCACCTTGCCCTGCATGTGAGCGGAAAGCATACATCTTGGACTTGGAGTCGTCCAGCAAGTAAATGCCGTTGGGCACTGAGTCTCGGTAGTCGGTTGTTTCGGCAAACCATTTCATTCTTCAACTCCAATTCCAAAATGGCGTTTGACTGCTCTGCTGGTGTTCCAGCCTATGCCTTGAAATAGATTTCGTTCAATCACTGTAGCGCATTCTTCTACAATCAACTCGGCGAACTTTTCCAAAGGTATAAATGTATCATCTGATAATTCATCCAACTTTAAATTAGCCTGTTCAGCAAGTTCTTTGTATCGTTCGTTCATCATTCAACTCCGAAATGTTCTTTAATCTTTTCTTGAATGTGTACGCCTCTAACTGTTTCGGGATTGTCCCAATACGCTTTATAGGCAACTTCTCCGCATTGCCTAACAATCAACTCGGCGAACTTTTTTAATTCTGGATACGGAGTATTCTCAAATGTACCATTGCCATATTCGTGGGCGTGTTCATTTAGAATCCTGACCATACCAGCCTGTTCAGCAAGTTGTTGAATTTGTTGGTTCATAGTGCCATGATCCTTGCAAGTACGTCACGGGCCGCGGCAAGATCTTCCACAGGCCAAGTGGCGTAGGGTTGTGTCCATTGAATTGTGTACAGCGTCATCAAAGGTCCTTTGTTTATTACTATGTGTATATTATAGCAAATTGGGCAATTTGAGTCAACCAACAAGTTTCGGAGAAAAGTAATACTTTATTAGTACTAACCACTAGTGGTAAATACGTAGAAGGAAATAAAATCATGACACAAACCATAGCACGACTACTGGAACGTTTATCCGAAATGTTTCCAGGATCCGATTACCAAAGCCGCTTGGATCAATATCTAAGCACCAAAGGCATTACCGATGCCGCACAGTTGGAAACATACATCCGACAATTTAATTCTCAAAAGGAAAGCTATCTATGAAAAAATTACTAAACATTCTATACGAAATTGGCCTAAGCATTGGTCAGGCTCGTGCTGCCTCTGCCATGGCCCGTGCAGGTATGCACAAAGAAGCTCGAAAAATGATGGCGAGCTAATTATGGAACTATTTGTTGTACAGTTAGTTACTATAGGTGTACTAGTATTATCTTACATAAGTCAGGAATTGCTATGAACTTGTTAGATACACTGATAATGCTACTGCGCTGGAAGCAACAAGGATGGGAAGTCCGCCCATTGATCACTGACGAATTTACCGGTTGGTTCTAACAGCCAGCCCCGTGTGTTATTGAATATAATCAGTCCCACTAGCAGTGTCGCTAACTAGTGTATGGACTGCAAATTTATACACAACGGCCTAGCAATCAGTTACGATCATGTGGTCAAACCTTGTTGTGTTTGGAAAATAGACAATAATTGGCAGCAACAAAATCAGCTGTCGACTACCAATCTTGCTGACTGGCATATCAGTCAGCCGGTAATCAATATACAACAAAATCTAGCTCGGGATCAATGGCCAACTGCTTGCAGTGATTGTGCCCGCATTGAAAGCCGTGGTCGTGCAGACAGCATGAGAGCCAACGGGAATTCTGCGTATGCACACTATGGCGCCAATGACATCACTTTAGAAATACGCCCTGGCAATACTTGCAATTTTGCTTGCCAAACTTGTTGGCCCGAAGCCAGTTCAAGAGTTGCTCAGTATCACAGTCAGGCTGGCTTGATTGATATCAAAAGTTTAAACTCCAAACGCATCACTGACTTTGAATTCTTGTTGCCTATTCAGCATCGAATTCGTGATGTAATTTTGCTAGGTGGCGAACCATTTTACGACAAAGCGTGTAGAGAATTCTTGAGCTGGGCTCAACAAAATCTTTCTGCCAATTTGACCATGTTTACCAATGGGTCCATAATAGATTGGGATTTTTTAAACAACTATCAAGGCCAAATAACTCTGGTGTTCAGCATTGATGCTGTGGGCCGTGCTGCCGAATATGTAAGAATGGGCACAGTATGGTCTGATGTATGGAGCAATTATCAACGTGCCAAAACCATGGTCAATACTCGAGTAAACATTACCACCTCGGTGTACAACTACCATCATCTTGAATCTCTGATGGAACTGCTGACTCCTGATTGGCCTGAGGTAGTGTCATTTGGAACACCGTTTGATGAGTACCTGTTGGAAAGCACTGTGCCTGTGGAACTACGGAACGAAATTGTTGACAGTTTACACAGAGCAATAGGTCTGGTAAAAAATGCCAAAATTGAATCAGGACAACAACACAATGCAATAAATGCACTGACCAGCATTGCCACAAGGTTGCAAACTCAGCCATGGAATGCTGATGGTCACCAACAGTGGTGCGACTTTGTTCAATCCATGGATCAGGTCAAAGGTATAGCTGCCAGTGACTATTGCAGTACTTTGAACAAAATTTTAACCTACCAACCCAGCTAAATTGGTCAGTGGATTGTGCATATTTTTTTGTGGTGATAGCACACCGCTCAGTCCAGGGCTATTGTGCTCAATTATGTCAATGCTGACACGACTGTTCATTATTTGATCAATTGCATCTTGTTGAGGCAGTCGCAACATCAATTTAAAAATTTCCAAATCCCGAAGTGGGGTCCAGGTCAATGTACGACCCAGATGCCAATGTTGCCAATCATTTGCAACAACATTGCACAAATCCCAGTGCAGTTGATGATCAGTCACAGCCGGCGATGGCTGTGTTTGAAATATACGTTGATGTTTTTCCTGCATAAAATATGCCTGATGCAAACAGTTTTTCCATTTGGGATCATTCAACAAGTCAACAATGCTGATTCCTTGATGTTTCAAAAACAAATCTGCTGTGACAGGACTGCGTAACATAAATTCATCACCAGGTGCACCCGAAGTCAACACACAGTGCTGATTCCAGTGATGTATTTGTGTATACCCCCAGTTCCTGGTAATGTCGCTGGAATTTTTAACCCAGAAATAATCCCATTCATGATGTGAACCCAACACAAGTTCAACATTGTTGCTGTATTTTTTTAAAAAACTATAAACCAACAGTGAGTCAACACCGCCGCTCAAAAATACTTTGATAGGCAACTTATTGTTGGCCACAAAGCTCTGAGTCTTGGCATCAAGAATGTTGATAATTTGCTGTGTCACTTGATGTTTGGACAAATTCTCAGCATTGATAGATCCAATGACATCAAATTTGTTTTCGGTCACAGACAGATCAGACTGCACTGTGACCAAGCTGTCTGTCCAAGCTGTGTGAGATGTGGGTATCAAATTGTTGACACCGTTGCCAACAAAGATAGGAAAACTTCTGTATCGGTCTGTTTGTATTTTGATTGTGTTGTTTGTCAACACCAATGCACAAAAATTTCCGGTCAACATTGGTTCAGTTTGAAACAAAATTTGTTCCAACACTTGGGCCAACATTGCTGTGTCAACATAGCCCTTGTACAAGATCTCTGCTGTGCCCAACCTAGTGTGGTGCCACCCTTGATCTGTGTTGACACAAAAACTACCCAGCTGCCAGTGGCAAGGGTAGTTTTCCAAGAAAGTAGGTGCAATACTAAAAAACATTAAACACGTTTGTCCACAATCCGATCAGCCAGGCCAAACGCCACTGCTTGTTCAGCACTCAAAAACGTGTCAAACTTCATGGTTTCATACAGTTCTTCATAGGTCTTGCCTGCTGTGTTGTGCTTGACATACAGTTCAGTTAGGCGCTTGTTGATACGTACACTTTCTTCAAAACTGCGTTTTGAATCTTCAAACTGCAGATCTTGAACGTGCACACTACCGCGAGTGCCCGGAGTGCCTGAACTCACACGGTGAATCATGGTACGGCTTTCGGGCAGTACCCAACGCTTGCCCGGTGCACCTGCTTGAGCCAACATAGAGCCCATGCTGGCAGCTTGGCCCATCACAATGGTTTGAACGTCGCACTTGATAAATTGCATGGTATCGTATATGGCCAGGCCTGCGGTCACAATGCCGCCTGGGCTGTTTATATATAGCGAAATATCTTTGTCGGGGTTATCACTTTCCAAAAACAGCATTTGCGCCACTATGAGACTGGCTGTGTGTTCAGATACTTCTGTGTCCAGCATGATCACTCGATCTTTCAGCAAACGACTGTAGATGTCATAACTGCGTTCACCTTTTGAAGTTTGTTCGAGTACGATTGGTACCAAATTTGGCATAGAGTTCCTTGTGTTAATGATAAGTAAGTATAACATATTTTTTTGGAACCCACAATGAGAGACCTACTCAATTTACTAGATAATGTGCTGTCTGAGTCAGCAGGCGGTATGGCCAAAAGATGGCTAGAAAGTCAACAGCGTCCAATATATTTTCTTGATGCAAAAGGAAATAGATATACCATCGATAATCTTTTGCTGTTTCCTGATCAAGTTCCGGCAGCTCCTATTGCAGAACTGGGAGCCGAATTAGAAACTGCAATTGCACCCCTGGGTCTAGGAAAAGAAAACATACGATTTGTAAATCGCATGCCAGCAAAACAAGGAGCCGGTATGTTGATTATAATGAAAAATCAAAACGGCATTTTGTTTCCGTATTTTAGATTTTTTAACAAACGTGACATGGGCAGTCTGGGCATGCATTGGCCTCCTGCAGATTTTGAAAGAGAAACTGGTCTAGCTTGGGAACAGACTCGTGTTACAGGCACAGGTAAAGATCGACAAGCAGAAGTTATCAGCAGAATTGAGTTGAAACCAAAGTTTTCTATTCCTACCAATACCAACATGAGCATTGCCAGTGTGCCAGCGAAATCAGGTCAGATGTTGGCCGCTGACAACAAAGTAGGACCTGAACTGGCGCAACAACTACAAACACTATTAACCAATACTTTGGCCGGCAGTACAGAGCCTGTACAAGGCCTGGTACCGTATGAAAGAGATATACGAGTAGACTATGGAGAAGTGGCTGCTCCGTTAGGATTGGTAGTGGGAAAACACGTGGGAGGCAGCTATGTCAAGGTAGACAGCGAGCTGTTGGGTCCTCTAGGAGTGAGTTGGAGCACAGCCACTCAAGTGTTTTATCCTGAAGCTGGAAACGAACCGTTGTACGACAGCCAAATTATGTGGCCCAATGGTGTGAAGTTAAGAATCAGCAACAAAGCCGAAGGCAAGGGTGGTGCTGCCAGCACTACTTCTATATTAGAAATTATAGACAAATACCCAGAACGGTTTTCAGAAGAAGACAAAGCCATGCTGGAACCCGGCGGCAAGTATGGAGATTTTATCACCGCACTAAGAACCATTGCTGGTTCAAGAGGGTACGAAGGTCCAGTTAAACTAGCTCAAGAGTTTGGCTATATCAACGATGCCGATGCGGCCAATGCTTTAAAAAATCTAGACCAAAAGACCAATGATCCACGTTTGTTGACTCCTCGATTGCGAGAAATCATCAATGATAAAAGTATTTTTAGTGCGAAAACAGACAAACCTGACTACAAGATTTGTTACCATGTGATAGCCAGTTTGGCTAGACTTGTGGTTAAACACCTGAATAACAACATTGGTCTAACCACAGAATTTTTCAAATTCATGTTGAGCCGTGCTAACTTGGTGCAAGTGAATCAATTTACAGAAAGAAAAGATGACGGTGTGTCATTTAGTAAATTTGATGTTATATGGCCTCCGACATTTACTGGAAAAATTAAATTCAGTGCCAGTGACTTTCAGAGCAACAAAAAATCCACTAGCCGTTTGGCATTTAGTGTGGGCAACGAAAGGGGTACTAAAACTGCAGACGACAGTCAAACTCAAGAACCTGATTCAGGCGTGGAAGCACCAACTAAGTTAAGCACTGATGACTTGGATGCAGTAACTCAAGGCAGACTCAAGGGACCTGGAGCAAAAGTAGCGCGGGCCAACAGCGAGATCAAAACTGATGCTGGCACCTTGGGCAGAGAAAAACGCCGACGTTAACGAGCCAGTTGGCTGATATGATCACAAATGCCCAAGCGCAGGGCATCGTCTGCACTCAAATAAACATCATGTGGTGGCAACAGGTGTTGCTTGATGTCTTCTTCACTTAGACCAGTGCATGTCACATAGTGATTGACCATGCGTTTTTGTGTGAGTTCAAATTCTCTAATTGTGGCCAGCAGTTCATGATGCTTGCCATCATTGCCCCAGGCATACTGATGACTCATGATTGAAGTGTTGGGCGTTAGTGTTCTGCGTCCAGGAGATCCTGCCAAAAAGATCAACAGCCCTGCTGATGCAATCTGGCCCAGCCCTACTGTTTTGATGAATATGTTGGAACTCCGCATTACGTCAATCAAGGCAAATGCGGCACTCATGTCCCCACCTTCGCTACAGATCATCAACAAGAGTTCTTTGCGTTTTCTCTTGGACACAAAGTTCTCGTGCAAAATCCATTCAATTATGGGTTTGATGTTTTCATGGTCAACTTCGCCCATGAAAACATACATACCGTTATCGGCCAAGGTTTGGGTATGTGATGTGGTTGTGTCTAGTTCTGTATTCATGTTGGGATTTTGCATGGTATTTATAGCTACTTGCAGTTGGTTTGACGCACAATATCCACTGTTGCCTGAGTAACGTCTTGCACAGGCAGTTGAGTTAACGGCACAGTTAATACCACACGTTCGCGATTGTGTCCGTTGATTCGGATCAATCCTGGGCCAATGTTGGCAAAATATCTGGGTCTATAATCAAACCCATCCACAAGCTCACTGGCATTGTAACAATAAGTTAATTTTCTACCACTCACAGTGCTCAGTGTCATACGATACACTGGGCGATCTGCAGTCATGGCGTTCATGGCCAGATTCCAGGCAGTGTCATCGTTAAACCACGCTCCTGGGTCTCGGCTGACCAGATTTACGTCCAGTTCAATACGACTGCGTACTCTGGTACAATCGGCACCTATGCTAGTGCATTGCGGATACTGATTGATGTTGTGCAAGGTTTCTTCCATGGCCTTGGTGTAGGTTTTGCTCCAGCCCACTACAAAAGGTACCTGTAGGTGCCCTTGACGATGAGAGTCTACAATCACTCTAGCAGGCTCCATTATGACATCAAATGCACGATGAGGGAAATCCTGCAACACAGTGCTCAACAAACGATCCCCGGACTGTTGCTGTTGTTGAAACGACTGTATTTGTGTGGCAATGGTATTGCCGCTGATTTCACGTGGTTCGGCCTGTTGGTGTAGCAGTCGGCCTGCAATGGCACTGTGAGCCACCCATACCCGAACACGCAAACGAGTTTGCCCTGCCAGTTGGTTACGATCTGTAATTTCAAATCGATCTACATAGCCCGACGCATAGGTCACAATGTCGTTGCGTTTCAAGCGATAGTTCTGTGCTTCAGTTTCGCTGAGAATCAATGTGCCCACAGCTTGTTCAATGGCCAGTCTGAACGCTTCGTTTTTTGCATCCTCAAATGTGTCGCCTCGACTGTCAACTTCAATGTAGTAAACACGTTTGGTGTTCAAAGAAATCCATTGTCCCACTGTGAGTGCAGTACCAATGGCGCTGAATGATTGTGCCTGGGCCAGTGTGGTGGCCAGCGCCAGAGCAAGAACAGCAACGGTGCGGCGCATGTTATTGCATCATTTGTTGACGGATATGACCACGCTGTCGGTTGTGCTTTTCATCCCAACGATACACCACACGCACCACACGGCCGCCATCTACTACATCACCTTCCACAAGATACAGGCCGCCCAAGATACCTTGGTTGCGAGTGCGGATGGTGTTGTTGACCACGCTGACAATACTGAGTGCATCGTTGCGGGTGGCAGTGTTGGCTTCACGATTGAAGTTGCGATCGTCCTGCGGTTTCTCATCAGTTTCTTCTGAACTCACAACGTCCCGACTGCGGTTGGTAGCAAAGTCGTTGACCTTGTTGTCACGTGCTCGTTCAATGTTGCGACTGATCATGGTCACCGAAGTTTCTGAATTGATTACTTCTTGATTGATAAAGTCGTTGAGACCTTTCTTGGCTTCCAGTTCGGCCACACGGTATGCCTCACGCACAGAGTTCTGACTGCGGCCCCAAATAGGAGCATAGCCCACAGTTTCAATAGCTTCCAGTTTGCCGGACAAACTATACACAACACGAATACCACGGCGTTTGAAATCACTCACAGCCAGTTGTTCACTGATAGCTGACTGAGGTCCAGGAGTCACGCCCGGAGAACCTTCGACCTTGTTGGTTGAACTGCATGCAGTCAAAGTCAATACTGCCACGGCAGCCGCGATTGTTGCAAAACGTTTCATAATGATTTCCTTGGTTGATATAGATATTATACAGCAGATTCAGGCAGTGAGTTGCCATAATGAGCAATTGCTTCACGCAACAGTTGTTCTACCATTTGATTCAGAGTGATGTCACGTTGGTGTGCCATCATCATGAGCTGATACCATTCTTCACGGCTCAGATCAATCTCCACAGTGGCTCGCCCATCCAAGGGTGGTTCAGCTGGTTCAATGCTCATAGTGTCTCCTGATTACGATGCTTGGGTTGACGTTGATATTGAGTTTTAGGTTGTTCTACGCGACCACGAAACGGCAAGCTCTGATCAAACAGAGCACGGTGCCGTCGCTGTGGAGGTGCTTGAATTTTGAATTGTATGGGTTTCATGTTTTGTTACTCTATGTCAATATTATAGCAAATTGGCAATTTTAAGTCAAGAAAAAGCCCTGCTATTAACAGGGCTTTAAATGTAATACTTGAGTATTACTTTTTGGATGTTTGTGCTGTGTAAGCTTTCATGATGCCTTCACCAAATTTGGTGTAGTCAAATTTCATGGCTTCTTGACCAGCCTTAACTGCTTCGGATGTCAATGTGGTAAATGTGTCCATGCCAACTTTGGTGGCTTTTTTGGTGTACTCGGCCTGAGCATCAATGAACTTGATCATTGAGTCTTTGACAGTTTCATTTGTAACGAATGTGTTGACAAAAGTCTTTTTACCGGTTTGAACGGTGTCGATGATTGCGTCTGCTGTAAACATGTGTTTCTCCTAATTTAAGCGAGTTTGACTTAGGACCCGGCCTATCCAGCGCCCTATGTGTTATTGTAACATATATTTATGTTGCACTGCAACATTAATCAAGATTTTTTAGTTGTTTAGTGACCATTCACTAATTTTGCCAATTTGACATTCTGATGTAAATACTGCATAGGAGATATCTATGCTTAAAGCAATTTTCAATTGGTTCCGCCAACCCGACCCAAAATCACTAGCACCTGCTGTACAACCCGAAGCTGCACCCTACAAAGTTGAAGCAACTGTTCAAGTTGCCCCGGTAATGGAGGCTGCACCTGTTGTGTCTGCACCTGCTGAAGTTGGCGAACCCGCTGCTGTCCGAGTTGAGTCCACTGCGCCGGCCAAGCCACGAGCCAAACCTGCTGTCAAAAAACCAGCAGCTACAAAACCTGCCGCATCGAAACCAGCAGCAACAAAAGCTCCAGTTAAAGCAGCAAAACCTGCTAGAACCAAAAAAGCAAACTAAAAACACCTGGATTATTTTTGAAACCCTGCTATAAATATATTATAGTGGGGTTTTCGCATGAAAAAAATTATAGCAATATGCGGTCTGATCTTAGCCCAGGGAGCCAACGCCAGTGAACTGACATTTCAGTTTGCATCACCCAGTTTTAGTGGAATAGGTTTCTCGAGCCATGTTCTGACCATCAAACAACTGGAAGACAGTCGCAAGCAAAAGCTTCGCGACGAAGCAAAATCTGTGACCGATCGTGCAGAACGAGACGCCAAGAATACCACCTTGTCCAAATTTATTGTGAATCTGGAAAGTCGTATCTATGCACAACTCAGCAAACAACTAGCCGATGCTATGTTTTCTGAGACTGCAGGAGATTCAGGAACCTTGGACTTTCAAGGCAGTTCTATTAGTTGGTTCAAGACAGGAACCAGTGTCACTCTTGTAATACTAGAAGCCAATGGCAGCAGAACTGAAATCACTGTGCCTATCGGGAGTTTTGCATTTTGAAAAAATGGATTGTGATTGTGGCAGTGTTGATGTCAGGTTGTGCGTTTGATGCTGACTTCAGAGACGACGTTGAGTATGAGCCTCCGCAGAGCATGAAGAACAACACGTTCTTGCAAAAAAATCTGCCTGAACCCAGTGGTCCACCGATCACTGTGGCAGTGTATGGATTTCAAGACAAAACAGGACAGAAAAAATCCAACGAACGCCTGGCCAGTTTTTCCACTGCTGTGACACAGGGATCTGAAGTATTCTTGATCAAGGCCTTGCAGGATGCAGGACGTTGGTTTACTGTGGTAGAGCGAGTGGGTCTTGACAACTTGATCAAGGAACGTCAGCTCATACGCAATCAGCGTGAAGTATACGAAGGCAAGGATGCCAAACCATTACGGCCCATGATTGTGGCTGGGCTCATAATCGAAGGTGGCATCATAGGATTTGACGCCAATACCAAATCTGGGGGTCACGGGGCCAGGATACTGGGAATTGGTGCAAGCAAGCAATATCGTGTGGACGAAATTGTTGTGGCTCTGCGTGTGATCTCGGTCAACACCGGCGAGATTCTGATCAGCAACAGCGTGAGCAAGACTGTGTACAGTACTGCATTCAACACTGGTGTGATGAGATTCATAGCCGACGGAACACGATCTGTAGAGTTAGAGGCTGGAGTAGCAGTCAATGAGCCTACCACATATGCTATTAGACTTGCTGTGGAGCAATCTGTATATGAGATGATACAAGAAGGGGAACGAAAAGGCCTTTGGTCTTTCAAACAAGGAGGTTCCAAATGATAAAAAAAATAATAACCGCTGGAACTTTGTTAGCAGTTGCATGGGCTGCTCAAGCACAAAACAAAGTATACATGGAACAGGTAGGAAACGGCAGCACTATCACAATTCTGCAGGATGGCGCAGACAATCGAATAGGCACAGAACTGGCGCCCATATTCATTGGAGGTGGCAGCAACACTGTGAACATACAACAAATTGGTGCAGCCAACGATTTGGCTCTAACGGTCAACGGTGCTGCTACCAATGTTACTCTCACAGTCAATGGCAACAACAATGTCAAGACCGTTAACTGTGGAACATCAGTATCGGCCACATGTAGCGGCAGTGACATTATTCAGACCATCACAGGTGACGACAATATTGTGATACAGAATCTGGGCAGCGGTGCCAATCACAGCAGCAAACTGGTGATCACTGGCGATACCAACACAGTGACTCACACCAGTACCAACACCGGGGCTAGCACAGTGGAATACACAGTGAACGGCGGCAACAACACAATTACTATGACACAAAGTGGCCTACTTGCAAAAACAATCATTGCTTCTACTGCTGGTTCTAACAACACTGTTGCTATCACACAGTCCGATTAATGCGGCGGTGGGCCGAGTCACTGAACAGACTGGGCCCATGGAAATTGTACGAGATAAAAAAAGTGTGTCCAGTGCAGTAAACACGGCTGTGGAAATGAATGACACAGTTGTGACGGCACGGAGTCGTGCTCAACTGACCTTTGAAGACAACACCACAGTAAAAATCTCTGAACAAAGCAAATTGCTGATCGACGATTTTGTGTATGATGCCAATCGTGGCACTGGAAGATTGGCTCTCAAAGTTGCCCTAGGTACTGCCAAGTATGCGTCGGGACAGATTGCCAAAAGCAATCCACAGCAGGTAGCAGTAAAAACACCCACAGCCACCATTGCAGTTCGTGGCACAGATTTTTCCATGACCGTAGACGAATTGGGACGCAGCATTGTGATGTTGTTGCCCAGTTGTGATGCAACATCGTGTGTGACTGGAAAGATTGAAGTTTTCAACAACGCAGGATCAGTGACCATGGACACAGCATACCAAGCCACTTTTGTGAGTTCAGTTGACGTTGCTCCGCAGTCACCTGTGGTAATCAACATAGATCCTGCCAACATCAGCAACCTTATGATTGTGTCATTTCCCACTGAACTCAAAACACAAGAAGTTGAGACACGAAGCCAAACCAGTTTGGATGTTAATTTTCTGAACCAGAAATTTTTGGATTTTGATGAGCTCAACAAAGATCTGCTGAGCACCAAGGGACAACTGGACAAAAATTTCTTGGACAGTGACTTCTTGGCCAGTGTACTGGACGTGGACACTGCTAGCATGATATCCAGTGCTGAGTCCATACTGGCCACCAATCAGATATTGCCCGGGTATCAAGCATCCAGTTTGTTGAAATGGAATCTGGACGACGAAGATCGATTGATTCTGCGCAGGGATCTGGGCAACGCATTTGAAATATGGATGCCCAGCGATCAAGACGCTATATTACAAGCCAATCAAGCAGGGGTAATGCTGTATCAGCAGGTCAACAACGGCGGCACCACCCGAATCAACATCACACAACGGTAAATATAGTCAACAAAGGAGCCGACATGGGTGAGTTTTTTAAATTGGTAGCTGAAGTAGGATTTCCCATTGCATCAGCTATTGCCGCAGGGTATTTTGTGTTTTTGACACTGAAGTTTATCTTGGCTGGTGTAACCAGCACCGTAAACGGCCTCAAAGGCATTATTGGTGCCCTGGACAATCGTGTAAAAACCATGAACCACGACGTGATTCGCATTGACACTATTGTGAGCAATGCACTGGGACTGCGCCCAGACGTAGATCGTATTGCACGAGCAGACGGTAAAAATGACGCTAGAAGAGACTAATGTGCTGTACTTGGATTATACATGGGATCTAAGTCACGACAGGATTGTGCTGGACGAAGAACTCGACCTTGACAGGCTGGGCTGGAATGCTGGCGATTTTTTTCGACTGGTCAACATAGACGGTCGTGCTCAACTAGAACGCATTGATCCACTGGTGGCATTTACCATGGGTCAGACACTGAATGAAAGAACACAAAATGGACATAGCTGAATTAATCAACAAATACGGGTTTCCCATAGTGGCCGCAGGGGGCATGGGATATTTGATTTTCTACGTGTGGCAATGGGCCACCAAAGAAATCAAGCCAGTGCTGAGCGAAGCCAATGCTACCTTGATAGCACTGATTGATCGTATACGCATGCTGGACAACGACTTGATCAGACTCAACCAAAAAGTCAACACTGTGCTGCACCTGCGTGGCAAGATCATAGAAAGCGAGCGTGTGCTAGAGTCTGTCAAAGTAGACACCGAAGCCAGTGACAAATTCCAAAAAGCCATACAAGGCAAAGTCGACGACGAAGACAAAAAAACTGCTACTGCAGGCGAAGGTTAATCAATGACAGAACTTTTGATCACTTTGGTGATGACGCACATCACCATTGTGTGCGTTACTCTGTATCTACATCGTGGACAGGCACATAAAAGCATGGTGTTTCATCCTGTGCTAGAACATTTTATGCGAGCTTGGTTATGGCTTACAACTGGAATGGTCACAAGTCAGTGGGTAGCGATACATCGCAAACATCACAGTGCAACAGACAAGCCTGGTGATCCACACAGCCCACATGTGTTTGGCATTGGCCGCGTGTTATGGCACGGCGCCTGGCTGTACAATGATGCCAGCAAAGACACACAAATGGTCAACAACTTCAGCAAAGGTACACCCACCGACTGGATCGAACGCAACTTGTACGCTCCGCACTGCAAACTAGGCATTGTTGCATTGCTGTGTTTGGAAGTATGGTTGTTTCATGGTTGGGGTATTGTGATGTGGCTGGTGCAAATGGCCTGGATACCTTTTTGGGCAGCAGGTGTGGTAAATGGATTAGGACATTGGTGGGGGTATCGCAACACTGATACCAAGGATCACAGCACCAACATTGTGCCTTGGGGCATTGTTATAGGCGGAGAAGAACTGCACAACAATCACCATGCACAACCTGCCAGCCCCAAGCTGAGTCAGCAAAGTTGGGAATTTGATCTAGGCTGGGCCTGGTTTAAAATTTTTAATCTATTTGGGCTGGCACACGTTCGATCACTTTGACGTAGCAATAAAAACCCCGTTCCAGTCTGACGGTAGTGTCTGTGTCTTTTGGAACTCGCAACGTTCAATCCACATTTCGTAATAGCCAGCCATTTTTCCATCAAACTCGTTCATGAGTTCTTGACACAAGATAATAGCAGCATCGAATTTTTGTAGTCTATACAGTTCGTGCATCTTGTTGTGTGTGAGCTTGGCTCGATAATATGCTTCAGTGACATCATCTAGCACAGTGCATATACCTACGCCCACTGACTTTCCTTTCACTGCTAGATCGTCGATCTTGAGAAAGAAAAAATCATCTCCACAACGTCGAACAGTTTCTTCACCTACCAACAACACACAGCCGTATTCTTTGCACTTGCTTTCAATACGTGCTGTTGTGCTCACAGCATCGCCCAATACATCATAACTGTGACGTGCTGTAGAACCCATTTCGCCAATGTAGCCCAGACCAGTGTTGATACCTGCGCCCATCTTGACACCTGGACGACCTTTGGCCTCCAGTTGTTTGCTGAACTCTTTCACAGCCTTGACCATCTTTAGCCCTACAGCTACAGCAGTCTTGGCATGATCAGGATCGTCTATAGGAGCATTGTGTATGTGCATGCTGGCATCACCAATGTACTTGATGATCATGCCGTTGGCTTCCAGCACTGGCTGTGTGATAGCATCCATGTAGCCGTTCATGACTTCAGTGAGTCCGCCTACATCGTCGCCAAAGCTTTCGCCTAGCGGTGTAAAACCACGCAAGTCTGAGAAGCAGATACTGACTTCACGCTTGGTGCCTTTCTTGATCAGGTCTGGATTTTCCTGCAACAGTCGGACCACTGTGGGACTTGCATAGCCTGCAAACTGTTTCTTGATGGCTTGCTTCTGAAGGAACTCACTCACAAACTTGACGCCATAGGCATGCAGAGCGACCAAAGTTGTGCCAACTGCAAAGGCAGTAGCATCAAATAACCATAAAAGATGGCTGTAAGCAAACATACTGCCAGCAACACCGCCACCGACCAATACAACCACTGAGGCAAGTCCAACATAAGTCCACCTTGTCAAAAACAACAACAACACACTAGCCAGCAACACAGCTATAATTTCTGCAGAGTCAGCATATGCAGGGCGTTGTATAACCACTTGATTGATCATGGTCGCTGACACTGCGGCCTGCAACTGATGCGGGAACACAGCACCAACAGCAGTGGGCACAGGATTACCGATGCCGGCAGCAGTGGGACCCACTATCACAATACCACCGCCAAAGTCCTGTGGTAAATTCACAAGACTGTGACTGTGACTGCGTTGACTCCAGTCTATCCAGACACGGCCCAGACTGTCTGTGGTCACAGGGCCAAACTGAGGCACACGCATTTTTTCCACACCAAATTCACCAAGCTTGACCTGCACAGTGTTGTCTCCTGCTGTCACACGCAATACTTCCAGGCTCAATGCAGGATAGATGCGATCATCCACAGTGACCACCAAGGGCACACGTCGATTCACACCGTCAATTTCAGGCATGGTTCCCACAATGCCCACACCTGCGGCTGCATTTTCCAGCACAGGTACGTTGGCAATCATACCGGGATACTGCACAATTGAATCGGCCCATTCTGCACCAATCACAGCAGAGCCAGGCACACGCGGCTGATTCTGTGTGCGATCACTGGGCACACTGGGCAGTATCACTGGGTGTTGTCGTAGAACTCGAGCCAGTGCTGCATCTTGGCCAGCACGATCTGGGTTAGGCATCAACACATTGAATACCACCAAGCCAGCATTTCTACTGTAGAGATCTTGTATTATTCTGGCATACTGATCACGTGGAAATGGCCATTGTCCGTATTTTTCCAGGGCTGCTTCATCTATGTCCACTGTGTGTATGTTGTTTTGCACAGCGGGCTGACCAGTGATCAAGGTATCAAAATATCGCAGTCTCACACTTTCCACAAAGCCAGGATCTGCAATCCTTACTCCCAATACCAGTGCCAGTGTAACCAATGCTGTCCACGGACTTGTTAGAATTTTTTTAAGCATCAAATATTTAGCCGTAAAAATAGGGCGTTGCCACCCTGTTCAATTACAGCATCAACAAACGAGCCAATGCCACGGTGTCGATAGTGACCAACAGCACATAGTTGGCCAGCATGCCTGAACTGCGTCTTGTCCAGGCCGCCCAGGCAAAAATTGCACATTGTATAATAAACAACGGATACAATATCAAGAATGGCGGGTTAGGTACTGTCAGCATCATGGTCGTAGCACAACCAATACTGAGAATCCAGGCTGATATTTCCAGCACACATCGCACAGGATTGCTGTGCCAATCTTGTTGTACCCAATCCACAACACCGGCAACGAACTTAACCATTGATCAACTGCCTGTAAACTTGTTCGCTGGCAAGATTTTTGCCTTTGGCTTCGACTTCGATATCGAACTGATCAGCAAACGTCAGTGCCCATTCAGTCACAGCAGAATTCCACATAAAGTCTGAATGTGCTCGAATCTTTTGTTTCTTCATGCCCTGACCCATGAGGACTGCAAGATCGGGCCGAGTTCGGGTACAATGACCCACAAGAAGATCTTCGCGGCTAACACTGTAATGCATGCCAGGGCGCACACCACGCCAACTGTCAATAACCCGCTGAGTGCGATCATCTTGGGCACTGATATATTCACCTGTGTTAACCCAGTGATGGTGTATGTCCAACACAAGAGCCACATGCTGGCCCACAGTAAGAGTAGAGTCAAGCCCATTTGATATTTCGTCGTTTTCTATAGTAATAAGATTGCGGGCTTCGGGAGTCATGCGACTCAAAGTCTGCAAGAACTTGGCAGTACCACCTCGGCCGCTCAAGTGTACATTGATCATAAAGCCATGATCATGCCATGTGCTACCATAGCCCATCCAACGAGCCATGTCCACATGATACTCAAATTCCAGGATACTGCGTTCCACAATCTCATCGGCTTCGCTGGCCAGCACACAAAACTGCCCAGGATGGAAGCTCAGTCTCACATCCAGTCTACGAGCAGTTTCGCCAATGGGTGCAAAGATCTGTTCCAAATGACGTTGTATGTCAGGTTGTTGCCACCAGTCAATCCAACTGGGTTCAGTGTAGCCTTGCAACATTTCACTACCCAGTCGTACCATGCGCCGTTCAGGCGGCAGTGTAGCCACACGCTCGATCATTTTCACAGCGGCTCTGGCATTGTGATTCATAATGTCCCACTGGCGCTGTTCAGCTTCATCTTTGTGTTCGCGAAGCCAGCGCATAGTGGTTGAACGCCCGTTAAGGTCCCGGTCTACTGCATTGACTTTCATGCCGCCGCATTCGGACGGGTCATTGAGCCATTTGCAACAGAAGCCAATTCGAGGATGTGTATTCATGCTTGTATTATACAACAAAGCTGAATATTGGTCAACCGCGTATCAAATCCAGTGTTGTACAGTGAAATCCACCACCAAGTGTGCGACTGTGACGCAGTTGGTGAGGAATCACTGTCATGCCCAATCGGCTTTCCAGGGTTCGAATCAGGTCCGTTTGGGCAGAGTCCACAATTACTGTATGTGGATTGATACTCAGCATGTTGAGGGCAATCCATTTTGATGCATACGGGTACTGGTAAAAGTCCTGTGGCACCACTTCGTTCACATACAATATGAGTTTGTCCTGCAGCATTCGAGGCAATGTAGTTGAGTTAACTCTGCTGCCGTTGACCACAAAGGTATCGGCATTCAAGGCCACAATGGTTGAATCAATGTGAACACCAGCATAAAAGTTGCACAATTCGATCTCCACTTCGGGCACTTGATCGCACAGCCATTCATAGGCAGCACGGTTGCCCGACGCTGATTCCAAAAACAACCATTGGTTTTCTGACACTCGCAACACATTGGCAGCATCCAGCACCATGCCTGCGGCTCGTGGCATGTGTATCACACGATCAGCTGATTTCAATATGTTGGTATAACACTGATATTCCATGTCTCTGCAGGGATACAACATGGAAGGATCAATCACAGTACTGCCATACACAATGAATCGATCACGTGGACAATAGTTGTACATGCCATCGTGTGCTTGAAAATTCATGACATCAGGACGAACCACTTCGACTCCATGATCAGTCAGGATATTGCACAGGCCTTGCAAGTCTTTGTTGGCTTCGTCAATGATGTGTTGTGGCACAGGCCCCGAAGGTAACGGTGTTTCTTTCCACAGTGTGTGTTCTGCTTCAGCTCTGAACACAGGATCATGCACGGGCCAGTTAGCATGTGATGCATCACCTACCACAATCTTTTTTAGTGTGCTGTATTCGTTGTAGCTGGATATCATAAGTGTCCTGTAATTTGCAATGAGTAGCGGTCTTCAAGACCAAGATTGGCCGCCATGTGTGGAGTACTGTATGCCCACTCTACTACATCTCCTGCACGCCAGTTAGTGTAGGCACGATTGTCTACTTCAAGATAGTGTCCTGACTTCCAGTCTTCCAACAGCAACAACGCACGTCTGATGGTGTGTTCACTACCTTGTAAATCAAACAGTTCAATGTAGCGTCGGTAAAGATCACTGTGTACCGGCATCACTGTACCTGTGGGCATGCGATAGAATGCAATGCCAATATCCTTCCAGCCCAGTTCAGCGTAGATGTCGACAAATTTGCTGACCCAGTTGGGCAATCGATGACGCATGTCACACAAGTCGCCACAGATTTTATTTGTGTATCCTTGACTGAGCCATAGGCTCACTGTTTCAGGATCGTTGAACGGTTCTTGTATGTAGTCCAGAGTTTTGAATTCATCGTCCCAGAACCGTTCAATGTGATACTTAATGGCTGCGGGTGTTGCCATAATGAATTACCCGAACATCGTCGGTGGATTCCAGCTTGCGCCACGGATCCACAATCACCGAACCTGTGGCAATTTTGCAGTAGGGTTGTGTTTCTGCCTGCTCGCCAGTGTACTCATATGTGATCTTGCGGTTATGTGCCCACAAGTAAACTGCTGGACCTTCAATCTCTGCAACAACATCTGTGGCATCATCGGCCAATGGGTCTACATATTTGACCTCCACACCCATTTTCTGAAGGTAGTGCCCTACCAAGGTGCTGTAGCTGCCAATGCAGTATTCAACGTCGGGCTTGTAGGCCTTGCCGTGAATCACAATAGGCAAGAACTTTTGATCCTGGGCAGCAGTGTCAAACAAGAACTTGGCAAGATTTTTTGCTTGAATTTCTCTGGCATGCATCACAGTGTCAAACAGGTCATAGCCGATGTCGTACTCTTTGGCCAACCAACGCAGTGCAATGTTGTCACGTGGATGGCAAGCACCTGCATCACCCATGCCAGCAGTCATGTACTTGGGTCCCATGATACGCATGGTACTACGAGCCAGCGCATTGGTCACAACGTCAACGTTGATGTTGCCAATTTTAAGTGCAAAATCCTGAATCATATTGACCAATCCAACTTTGGCACTAATAAATGTATTGTAGAAGATCTTGATGGCTTCGCATTCGTCCCAGGTACCTACTTCGTAGCGTGGATCATTTTCCATCACTGTTTTGTACAATTCAATCAGTTCGCCAGCAATACCAGTCATGCTGCCGTCTTCGGTGCCAATCATGACCATTTCGGGATTGACCATGTCCCACTTCACGCTGCCCATGGCAATGAGATAAGGATTGTACACAAATTCGTGCTTGGGATCCAACAACGGCACAAACTTGCGGCGTGTTGTGCCCGGCAACACTGTGCTGATCAGCACAATCTTTTTGGGTGTAGTGGCATACTGATTGATGTTGTTGATGGCATCAATCACTGCATCGTGTCCAAAGTCCTTGGGCTTCATGTGACTTGATGGTACACTACCATCGTAGCCTTCAGTGTGTGGTGTAGGTACAGCAACAAAAATCCAGTCACTTTCTGTGACTAATTCTTCAATGCCGCAAACTTTTACCACGTTGCTAGTTCGTGGATAAATGTCGTAACCTCGAACTTCATGTTTTTCTGCCATGACTTCGGCACAGTCCAGTCCCAGTTTGCCAATGCCAATGAATCCAATTTTTTTCATATATGAGTGTTCCTTAATGCAATAAAAGTAGTTATGAGTTAAGCAGGCTGTGACACAGATTTTTCAATTGTGCCGTCCCACCCGGGTTCCAATGTTTGTGTTCTCAACAGGCTCACACGGTCAAACATGATTTGATAGAAAGTATCAAGTTCTCCGTTCCATTTTCCAGTTAGTCCCTTGATTGCAGACTCACAATAGTCCCAGTTCTGATCTCGATAAGACTGCATCATGTCATGGTGTACCTTTACATAGGCATCCACAACCGGAAAGTCTCCCAGCGGGATATTTTCCACTATGCAGTATGATGTTACTTTTTGATCTGTTTCGTTGAGTTTAACAGTGTCTAATTCCAACACAGTGAACTTGTCTGCTAGTTTTTTAGCATCGTCGCCAAATATAATGTGCATTTGATTTCCTTTTAAATATGTATCATGAGTATAGCATTTGATTTAATTTCAGACCTACATATCGAAACATGGAACAACGATTTTGATTGGTCAGGGTTGGCCACCAGCCCATATTGTATTGTAGCAGGTGACGTTGCCAAAGATCGACAGTTGTTGATCCAAACACTGCGTCATTTGGGGCAGTGTTACCAAGCTGTGTTTTATATCGACGGCAACGATGAACATGTAAATCACATCGAGCATTTGAATCTCAGTTATTCAGCGTTGGTAAAACAAATAGAGAAAATTCCCAATGTGGTGTATCTGCAAGACAATGTTGTGGTAGTAGACGGAGTTGCCATATTGGGCACCAATGGATGGTGGGGGTTTGATCTTGATCTGTCTGTGGATCCCACGCGGTCTGCGTTGTGGTGGCAAGAAAAAATGGCGGTGTCTGGTGTTGCTGTCAAAAGTGTTGCTAGAATGGCCACCACAGACGCCACTTACATGGTGTCTAGCGTTCGACGATTGCAGTCTCACAAAGATGTTAAAAAAATCATAATGGTCACACATACTGTGCCTCTGCCAGAATTGATACAACACGATATTGATCTAGATGGCAGTATGCGATTCAATTGTATGGGCAATGCCTACATGCAACAGGCATTGATGGCCGACTCGCAAGAAAAAATACATACCTGGTGCTTTGGGCACTATCATGGATCAGTGGATCAGATACATCACGGCGTGAGATTTGTCAACAACTGTCGAGGACGAGCAGACACATCTTACAACCAGTATGTGTACAATCCCCGACGCATCGTGGTAGATCTTAATTGATTGTTTCGGGTTCTAGCTTGATCTGCAAAGGATAGCTTTGTGCCCGTGCACTCACTGTGATTTCAACGCCTTTTTGTTCGGCAATTTCAAACGGCAACACTGCAACCACTGCTGATCCAGCATCGTGAATGTCCATGGTGATTTGTGCAGCAGATTCTTCATTGTAATCAAAGAACTCCATCAAGCTTTCAATCACAAATTCCATACTGGTGGTGTTGTCATTGATGTAAATTACTTTGAATCTCGGCGGTTCTTGTACCAGTATCTGTGTGCGAGTTCGAGTTTTTGTTTCAGTTTGTGCCATGTTGTTTCCTTGTAGCCAGTGGCAGCACTGCGCTGCCACTGTATTTACACTATTATATCAGTTCTGATAGGTGATAGCAATAGCTTTAGGCTTGGCTTCTTCAGGAACTTCTCGCTCAAGATACACGCTGAGAATACCATTTCGGATGCTAGCGGTCTTGACTTCTACATGCTCGGCCAGTGTAAATGTGTGACGGAAGTCACGGCTGCTGATGCCACGATGCATGTATTCGTGTTCAGCGTCTTCGACGGCCTTTCTGGCACCAGCAATGGTCAGCACACGTTTTTCCAGGCTGATGTCAATATCGCCTTCTGCAAATCCGGCCACAGCAACTTCGATCGTGACTGTGTTTTCACCAGTCTTGATCACGTTGTGGGGAGGATAATTTGAATTGGTTTGTTGCGAAGTAACACGCATGAGTTCATCAAACATGTTGTCAAAGCCAATACCAAACTTGTGCAGTTGGGGAATATCGAAAGAACGAAGGGTTAGAGTTTTTGTCATGTTTATCTCCTATTAAGCAAGTATGACGATTGTTGTGAACCCCACCATGGGCATCCACAACAGTATTTATTATAAACGATTCATTGGTTCTATCAAACGATAATTGAGCAAATAGCTTTCAAAATTGCTAGATCTAGGAGCCCAGCTCAGTGCAAAAAAGCTGTAGGAATTGTCGTTTTCGAAAGTGACTCTTTTTGTGTATTTGATGTTTTTGGTATTGTAATCAATGCCATGTTGCTTTGACCAACGATCGAGTTCTCTAACAAGAATTTGATTTACATGAATGGCTGCTGGTCCATCAGTGTCTTTTGGCAAACTGAATTCTATGTACATATCCATTTTGCCAATATATCTGCAATCAATTGATGTCCCAGCTGATTAGGATGACACATCTTTGGCCATATATAGGGATTTTTTGTGTTTGATATGCGGAAAAGGTTGTCGGCATCTTTGGGCCAAAGATACCCGGTATCGTCGGGCAATGTTATATTTGAAACAAATTCATCAGCAACGGTGGTGTGATAAAATTTTGAAGAGTCCACACTGGGCCACAGTTCAATAGTGTTCCAGCCCCAAACATAGTAATCTTCTATGTTGTATTTTTTGCACATTGATTGCAATGCAATTAATGTTGTGTTGATTCTATATTGTGTTAATTCTGGACTGTTGTATTTTGTGTACCAGTGGACATCTCCGGGTGCACTCGGGCACAACTCCGTGGGCCTGTTGTCGACCCAAATCAATTCACGATCAACACCAGTTAAAAAGAATACAGCTTTGGATCCTGCTACGTCTTGTTCCAATGCAGAATTAAGCTGCAACACCAAATGAGGGATTGACGTTGAAGGTGCTGAAAACGTTTTGACACAATCGCAACCTATACGAGAATACAACAACTCGCCATACGGCTGTTCGCCTGAAACAAGTTCTTGTCCAGATGGCCAACTATCGCCAAATATCAACAGTGCCGACATTAAAACAATTTTTTAGGAAGCTCTTGCTCTCGCATTTTCTTTCGCCAGCGACTTCGGGCAGCACCAGCGCGGAGCTTGCGAGCAGTTGTAGGTTTGATGTAGTGTTCACGCTCGCGCAGATCGTCCAACAGGCCACTTGCTTGAATTTTCTTTTTGAATTTGCGCAGTGCGCGATCTACATTGCCGTCTTGAACCAGCACTGATCTACCGTGTAACTTATTCATTGACCTGTTTTAACTCCCTGGGAGTATTTACCATGTGCTCGTCAATTTCTACGCGGTTAATTCCGTTGCGAGCGTACTCAGACAGTCTGTACATGTGCGGCATCAACACACGTTCAAGTTCACTGTGCAGGCCTCGAGCACCTGTTTTGTTCTTCATGGTGTTGTCTGCAATGGTTTCCAAGGCAGCACGAGAAAATTCCAGTTCTACTTGATCTTGACGGAACAACCACTGATACTGTTCGATGTAACTGTGCTTGATGTTGATCAAGATTTCAATAAGATCTGTACGAGTCAGTTCTTCCAACGCAACCCATGTGGGGAATCTACCAACAAATTCTGGAATCATACCAAACTTGATGATATCCTCAGGATTGACTTGACCCAGGTCGGGTTTGTCTTGTTTGGATTTTACTTGGCCGCTAAACCCAATGCTGGTACCACTGGTTCGATTTCTGACCAAATTGTCCAAGCCCACAAATGCACCGCCAGCAATAAACAAGATGTTGGTGGTATCAATCTCCACAGTTTCGCCTGATGGATGTTTGCGTCCGCCTTGTGGCACAATGCGACACTTGGTACCTTCCACCAACTTGAGCAGAGCCTGCTGTACACCTTCGCCGGACACGTCTCTGGTAATGCTGGCACTTTCACTGCGTCGACTGATTTTGTCAACTTCGTCCAAGAACACAATTCCACGTTCGCATTTTTTCACATCGTATTCGGCAGCAGCATACAGTCGACTGATCAAGCTTTCTACATCATCACCTACGTATCCGGCTTCAGTCAGGCTAGTGGCATCTGCAATCACAAACGGCACATCTAGGTATCGAGCCACACTTCGTGCCAGCAAGGTCTTGCCTGAACCAGTGGGTCCAAGCATGAGAATGTTGACTTTTTCAATTTCAGTATTTTTATCAGTGTTGTTGATGCGTTTGTAGTGGTTGGCAATGGCCACTGCCAACACACGCTTGGCAAGGTCTTGACCAATCACATATTGATCTAGATGCGCCTTGATAGCCACAGGATCCAAGGTAGGTGTAACTGGTTTTGCAATGCTAACATCTTCATCTTTGAGAAGATTCTCACAAAGGTCAACACATTCGTTGCATATAGCAACGTCTGCGCCCACAATCAATTTGGCCACTGCATCTTTGTGTTTGCCGCAAAAGCTACAGGTTTCGAGTGTTTCAGTTTGTTTCATGTATTTTTGGTTTGTAGACGTTGTGAAATTTGCTCACGCTCATTGTCGCTCAGCAGATCAATGTCGTATTCACCAGTATCAATCTTTGATATCAAATGATCAATATAGGCTGTGTTGTAAGTATAGTTATCTGTTCGTGATTTGTCAACTAAAATCCAGACATTTCCGTTGTGCTTGTATACCTCGTTTGGCAATCGATCCACTCTCACAAATGAATCGCCTTTGGCAGCGTCCATTGGAAATTCTGACCCAAATCCCGACTTTGGCTCTCTGGGCATTTCGTTGTCGGCTGCCAAAGCCAACCACGGCAGTTCTGCTATTTCGCCTCGAGACAACTTGGTGCGTTGGTCTTTGATGGTTTTGTTGGGATTTTGTTCTTTCCACAATTTTATTGCAGCTTTTACTGCAGGTGTTTCGTTGTGTATTTCTTCATCAGTTGATTCAGATTCCTCTGTAGGTTCAGGTTTGTGAACCATGGGCACCAGATCTTTGAAATGTGTAAATGGCTTCAGCAGATAAGGATGCTGTTCAAATATTGATTTTTCTGGCGTTGACTCGCTGTTTGACGTGAACATCCAACCTGTGGGGTGTGGATCCTGAACCACTGATTTATCTAACTCAGGTTTGTGTTCTTCGTCCTTGGGTGCCAATCCCAGCCGTTCGAACACTCGTTGCCGTTCCCACTTCATGCTCTCTGTTGCTGCCAACAGCATCATAATAGCCAGTGGATCAAACACAGCAACAATAATGATAATGACCCAAGTCACTGCTTTTTCCAACAAGTTAGCATCAGGATTGTCCCCGTAGATCAACTTGGCAATGTATTTGATTGGTCCTACTTCGGCCTCAACCTTGCGTACTTCGGCTGCAATTGGCGCACGTTCTTCGCTAAGACTACTAATTGTTTTTTGTTCGGTTTGGATCTCAGACTGAAGGCGGGCACGTTCTTTTTGTTGTGAGCGTCGTAGTCCAACTGCTTTGTCAGCACCCGTTTCCGAACTGCTTCTTGCCATGACCTGGTCCACAGCCTCATCCATCTGTTTAAGCGCCTTACGGTTTGCATCTATATTGTCCTTTGCTGTTTTGATCTTTTCGTCGTAGACTGCAATCTTGGCCTGTACATCGCCGCCTACCAAGCTTTGGTCCGAATGTGCTTTGCTCAAGAAGCCAAAGATGCCCATGCTGGTAATCAACATCAGTACTGCCACTGCAGGTACCAAATACAGTCTCATCAACCAACGGCAACGACTCCAGTACTCATGCAGCCACAGTGTGACCACTACTTTGCCAATCTCAAGAATGCCGCCCATCACAATGATAGGAATCACAGCCGCGGCAAAAACAGCAGTAAGACCTGCAATACTGTAGTAGGCGGCAATGACTGACAGGCTCAGTGCTACTGCCAGTGTAAGGTAACTAAGGAACATAAGATTATTTAGTGGCGGTTGCGGTGGCCACTACTGCATGTTTAATTGCTATCCAAGAAGCAAAGGTAGGGTCAGGAACATCAAACCACACAGCAACAGGCACAGGCCGCCATTGATTGCGTTCCAGTTTGCGTTTTACTCCTGACTGACACCGCCAATCACGACTGTATTGTCGGTTGGCTTCATGAATAATCTTGTACCAGGTATCAGTGTCGCTGACCTGGAACCAAATACGGTGCATGGACAAAGGCGTTGTTTTAAGCGAGTCAAGTGACTCAGGCATACTCAACGTAGAGGCCTCAATGTTGACAGACATAACGTCCTTTCTAGATGAATCCACTCGGCATACTCCCGGGTACCAACCGGGGTTTGATCTTGCGATCATGGTCCTTGTCGCAACCTACAAGACTGATGTTCACATGCCACGGTCGAAACGGGCCCGGATTAGCTACTCCGTTTCACCATTGAACTGCTTACCTCTTTGTCCATGCATAGTAATTATAACAACAATATCAGTGCTGGTCAATAGTTATTGAGTCACAAAGTCAGACGTTGAATTCCACAATGATTTGATCCAATTCTTCCCGTAAAAAGTGTTCATCTGGATCGTAGGCCACACCTTGCCACTGTTTGATCTTGATGAGCTCTGTGGGTTTCCAGTCGTTGTACCAGTATTCGCCGTTCCATCCAGCATGGTACTCATGCCCAGTTTGAGTCTGCACGTTGTACATCCCTTCACGCACAGGGTTGATTTTTGCTGGAAACCAGTTGGTCAACTGGTACTTGATGTCATTCATGTCGCGGTATCGTTCATAGCCCGAGCCCTGGTTGGAGCCAGCAATGTAGAACGCATGATCTGAACCTTTGCCATTGGTGTCACCACCATAGTTGTCCAGCTCTTGGTCGTCGTATTCCACGCCAATCACAATTTCGTTTGAGTCAAAATCGGCAAGGTTCAACAACAGTTTTTCAGGGTCAAACGGTTCTGTGAGATCAATATCGGCTTCGAAGAAGGTACCCTTATCGGATGTATGGCCAAAATACACAACCGTGCCAGGCGGTTGACTGTCAACCCAAACTTCCTCAAATGTGCTGAGTTGCACATCACATCCATCTAGGCCAGACAGATCTCGTTCGTAGACCACAGTGCCATTTTCGTCCAAGACCTGCATGGTACCAGAATTACGATCAACGCCATTGACATGTCCAATGTTGTCACAGTCATAGTATGATCCTGGCTCAAATGGTCGCATGTCTTCGGGCACATCATCAAACTCGTCACCGCCCCAGGCATAGTCTGGTACACTGAGTCTGTGCTCTCTAAAATAGTCGTAGATTTCACGTGACACAGTGCCCATCACATACTCGCCGCCATAGCCCCACAATTGAATTTTGTAGGTGCGTGGAGTGAATTTCAAATGTGCAATGAGTTTTTCTTGTTCTTCAATTGTGGACATTTTGTTGTTCCTTTACAAGTTTGCATACCAGTTGAAACTGTTCGTAGGCATCACGAACAGCAGGGTGTTGCATTAGTTGGAGTGCTTCAGCCTGCATGGCTTGCACGCCAGCTTCGGCACAATCTCGTACACTGAGGCCAGTCAGGGTACATAATTCATCTCCCATCTCTTTGGCTAGTTTTTTCCAAGCTCGTTGCTGTGCTAGAGTAATTGGAGTACGCTGTGGCCGGAGTTCGCTGGCTGTCAACATGGCTCGACAGATAGCATCTTCTGCGTAACGTCCTGCGGCAATCATAGGAGCATACGCTGGATCAATGTTGTACCTACGGCTGGATCCACCGGGGTACACCATCACCAGGTGAGTGCCTCTGTGAAAACTATCCACAAGATCGCTGTCGTATTCACTCACAGGTTTGTATCTACGACCCTCTTTGACATAGTAGATTTTTTTCATTGGTATTTTCGGTCCAGTTTAACGCCAGTTAGTCCGGCCAACAGTTGAAAATTGTTCCAGGCTTCTTTGACTGCCGGGCGTGATTCCAGTTCGGAATCTGGCAACACAGTTTCCAACCAAATTTCAGGTCGGCGTCGAGGACGAGTACCAAACTTGCGAGGCTGGTGAAGTTTGCCTTCGTCCCAAAGTTGGATGCTAACATTACGAAATTTAACTTCGTCTTCAGTGGGATAGTCTATCCATTCTGGGCTACTAAATGGACTGCCAAACTGCTGGCCGCCGCCGTATCCAGTCCAGATACCCTGCCATTGTTCGTCATCGTGCGGGTCAAAGTCAGTGCGGGAGATTACCACCAACACATCGTTGATGTCCACAGTACCGTCCACAATGTCACGCACACATCGACTGAAGCTGAGTCCAATTTTCATTTAACCACCATAGTAATCAATAACAAGATCAAGAGCCTGCACCAAGCGAGTATTGTTGACAACATCTTCAGGATGCAGGTAATTGCCTTTTTTAAAGTCAGCTAGTTCTTTCTTGAGATACTTGCGCTGTTCTTTCAGCGTGATCACAGTGATTCGATCTGCAGTATCAAAATCAATTTCTAAACCTTTTCTCACAGTTTCTCTCCTGGTTCAAAACCACGGAACCGTACATGCCGAGGGAATCTCAGACTGTATGTTCCGTCTTGGTTTTGCGTAACTGCATCAGCTTGGATTTCACCGATGACACCAAGTAGCTGATCCCGTAGGGACCAAAACTCATCGCGATCGCTATCGCTATAACCAGTACCAACATTAACCCGAATATTTCTGTCATTGTCAACTCCTTCGTAAATTATAGCACCGAGTCGTCCTGCATTGCGACCAGTACCTTCTTCAAAACCCACAATGGTCAAGTCAACTGTGATAGTGGGTTTCCATTTCATCCAGTAATCTGATCGCTTGCAGATGTAGGGTGCGTCCAGATTCTTGATCATGATGCCTTCGTAGCCCTGTGCCACCGAAGCTTCAGCAAAGCGGCGCATGACATCATGGCCTTCTGCTGTGTCCAGATCCACATTCATGCCGGGCATGATCCGCAAACAATCAGTTTGTTCCAGCGCGGATTGAGCCGATTCCAACCACTCCAGGCGAGACTGTTGTTTTACATTCCAATGGCCTTCTTTGAGTGCATCCAGGGGAATAATGTCAAAAATATGATACACCATGCCATCTGTTTGGGCATCGCTTTTGCGATGTGCCTGCTTCATGAGTTTTTGGAAGCTCTCGCCCACAATCTCACCGTCCAGTACAAAGTGGCCGCCGGTGCCGCGACCGTATTGGAATGCTCGGCGAGCATCTTCGATTGCTTCGGCAATCTGCGGGAAGTTTTCAAACGTCTTGCCATTGCGACTGTACAGTGTGCAAGTGGCACCTTGTACCACAGCAATCACACGCACACCATCTAGTTTGACTTCCAGGCGTTTGATGCCTTTCATTTTCTTGGGCTGATCTGTGCTATCCTGTGCTAGTTGTACACCAAACACAGGAATACGCCACTCTGTGTTGCCCACAACCTTGTTGATGGTCTTTTCCGAGATGCCGCAACGCAGGTCTTTGATGATTACAGGACGACACATCAAGTTCCATTCTTCGCTGTCAAACTGTTCCGACAAATCCTGGATCCTAGCACGTGCCGCGCCGCCGGTGACGCCACGGGTACGTAGATCTTCCAGCAAGGCCCAGAACACTGGCCAAGGATTGTCGCGACCAGTTAGGCCTGAGGTTTCTGGCACTTGTTTGACATTGAATGTGTAGAAAGGATTGTAGGCCTGGTAGCAGTTGAACAGGAAAATCTGTGCATCACCGCTGCCTAGTTTTGCAGCCATCAAGGCTTTTTCAATCACTCGTTCTTTGTGCAGTCGGCTGTCCGAACTCTCTAAATCTCGTATCCAACCAGCTGCCATTATGCTGTTGAACCTGGGGTCACTAAAGTTGATTTCATTGATCATATTTACGCTCTTACCAGCTGGAATTATAAAACACTTTTAAGCCCAAGAACAACTCAGCACGAGCATTCCGAACAAACTCCAGATCACTTTCACGATAGTGCTCGTCTGAGTCATCGCCAAAGAAAAATCCTGTTGTGCCCGGCAACTGCCCATGCATTACTGCCTGTTCAAGCTCATCAAGATCCTGCCAGGTCAATTCTAGTTCGTCGCCATTGAAGTCACCTGAGTTGCCTTTTGATTCCCACAGCCGACGCATCCAGCCATGAAGGTTAGGATGCTTGCGCCAGTAAGCAATCTCACGTGGCTTAAAAACACCAGTGGCATCAGCATCCTGTTGCCAATATTCTTCTTGTTGGCCTGCTTTGTGTGCCACGTAGGCGTACATATCCAGTCCCATTATGCGGCCTCCAACATGTTGGCAGGGACTTTGAACAACATTTGACCAGTGTCAACTGTCACAAACTTGATGGCAATTTTACGAACGGTGCCAGTATAGGTACGGCCGTTGCGGTTGCTGGTAAACTTCACAGTATCGCCTAGCATGAGACTGCGTTTGGTTTGTTGTGTGAGCTGAGCCCGTGCATATTTCACAGCATCGATAATGCTGGTGAGTTCAGTGTTGGTAAAGTTACCAAACATGATTGCAGAATTAACGTCTTTGATGCTGATCATATCAAACTCCTGTGTGAAAAGGGTTGCGTCTACGCAGGTGTGCTAATGCGGCTTCCTTGGTTTCAAAACGTCCACTGATGGGCGTTTGGTGTGCGCCACGCACAATGAACCAACCTGACAATAAACTATTGTAAACGATTTTCATATCAATTGCTCCAGTATGCTTCGCTATCTACACGGCAAGCCCAAGGTGTGTCAGCATCAATTTCTACTGCCTTACCCGTCATTAAATTCTTAACAGTGATCTTGGGAGCCTGGTAAGTGTCACGAGCAACAATGTTGAGTTGGCTTTCGTTCCAACCAGCTTTGGTACAAAGTCTAGTACGAGTTGCTTTGGCGGCACCAAAAGTTTTGTATGCACGAGTCTTGTTGGGCCCGTCTGTAACAATAAGACCGGTACCTTTGGCTACGATTACGTATGACATCTTTGGCTCCTTTTTAATTACTATACAAGTATTATAGCAAATTGGGAATATTTGGTCAACCAAAACGTGTGTTGTATTTTTACAACAAAATCTGCTTAAAAATTAAGCAGATTGTAGCCCTAAATAATTGGGGTAGGATCACAAATTTCGCCGTGTCGTCGTAATTGTATCTGCTCATAATCTGTAAGAAAATCGTTGTCAACTATATCGAACCACGTTACTATTTCTCGATACCGTTTGGGATTTTCCTGTATTTTTTTATTATTCAATCGTATCTGGGGTTCTAACTCGTATGTAACAAACTCAAATAATTTCTGGGGTTTTCGAAAATGTTTTTTATATGTTTGCTCATCGGGAATATAAAAGTAGTTGTTGAAACTTTTACCAAAAGCAAGGCCACCTGTCAAGTGGGTGACAAAAAAATATGTCTGGATATGTAGTTTCATTGCTGACCCTCGATTAGTTTTCAAGTGTTAATTATAGCAAAACGGGATTTATTGGTCAAGTAAAAAAGTATTACTTTTGTGGGTCCTTGAGTGCATGCCAGATTTCAGGGTCCGTGCCCAAATATATGCGGTAAGTGAGGCGATTGCGCCAAACGGTGATGCGATTTACTGTGCGTTCTACCCAGTTAAAAAATCCATCACGAAACCAAAATGGGTTTATGATGGCCAGTATAAGTGCTACTAGAACTGGTACCAAGGCAGCGATGCTGATTGTCAAGCCAAAGGCCTGTGCACGCCAAAAGCGACCACCGTGTCGTGTCATAGTTACAGTTTTGGGCAAAGACATCGTGACTCCTTGTTTGATAGCATATTATAGCAAGGAGTTGATTAAAGGTCAAGTCACTGGATTTACTGCACAAGGCGGAGTGATTTCAGGCGTGGCGTTGGGAGTTATGTCTACTTGTAGACCGGCAGCAGACAACTGGGCTTGATTTTGGCCTTCGCGCAGAGCGCCGATCACGGCCTGTCCTGTCAGCGTGGTCTGGTCCACAACATCTTGCAAAAACTGATTTGGACCGCAGGCCTGACACTGTGTGCCAAACTGACCAAGACTTTGGGCCAGGGCATACACACTGACTTTTTCGTCAGACACCAGTTCAAAATAATTCAGTGCGGCTTGATTTTGAAAACCTTTTTCTAGATTGAGATAGTTGGCTATGTAGTTCCAGGCAGTGTTTAACACAGGCACTTGAGGATCAGCACTGAGTGCGGCTATGGCAGCATTGGCGTTGCCAATTTGTGTCAACACAGCGGCATCGTTTACAGCACTCACAATGGCCACATATGCGTTGTTCAGTGTGGTCAGGCTACCAGCAGTTTGCAATGTGTTGATGGCAGTGGTAGCAGTGTCCAGTCTGGCAGCAAAGTCCCAGTGGTCTGTAGCTGTACCAATCACATCACAAACAGTCACAGTGCCATTGGGGCCTGTGCCTGTGGCCGCTTCAGCATTGAAAGCAGTGGCCACTGATGCAGGTACTGCCGAGGTCAACGCTTCGATCAGCGGTAAATCAGCCATGGTGCTGATGCCTTCAGGAGTGTATGGTTGCCAGTAATTGGTGTCCACAATGTTGGTGCCCGCATCAACATCTTGCTGTGCTCTATAAAACACAGTGTCGGGCAACAATTGTGCAGGGCCAGCTGGAGAAGCAGGGGCCAGTGCTACCACAGCATTGGCCTGATATGGTACTGTGTTGGTCCAAGCGGTACGTGGCAAATCGACCATGGATACCGCAAAGTTTGGTGCAGGAGTCTGAGCTATGTTGGTAACTTGTTGCAGTGCAGACTGAAATGCTTTGTTGGACACAGCGTTGGCCGGGGGAATGATTTTGCCCAGCTCGTCGCAGCCCGAAGGTGCAGGCAAAATTGCATTCACAATTGGAGCCAAAGTCTGGTCCACTGCACCGTTGCTGAGATATATGGGCTGAGGTCCAACAGCAGTGGGCACCTGCAGAGTTTGATAGCTGTTGGGCATGATCTTTTCAAGATCCAACAGATCGGCCATGGTGTTGATATTGGGAGTGCTGATCTCCAGCACAGACAACACATCCTGCAGTTCTGCTCCACGAACTTGAGTCATTGCTTGATATGCTGTTTTTTGCAGTTGATCAAATGCCAAGGCGCTGACACCTCTTGGGTTGAACAAACTCACACGATTGTCCGAAGCCAATGTGTTGATTTCTGCGTCTGTGAGCCCTGATCTAGTTGCAACTGCGTCTTGGTTCTTTAGTTGAGCAAGCACACCTGGCAATGAGCTTCCTGTGGCACCCGACACTGTGGCCAGTTGTTGTAGTAATCCAGCAGGTGTGCCAAACAATTCTAGATTGCCTGTATTGATCAACCGGCCTGTGTTGCGCAGATCCACAGCAAACTTGGGTATGTCTGTGGTCACACGGCTGATGTTGTTGGTCACAAGGTCTGTCATTGTGGTAAACGTGGGACCAAGATAGGTCTGACTGTTGTCCACAGAATTTACAAAAGAGTTCACAGTGGACAAGTAACCTTGCACTGCAAGAAATCCCTGTGCAAATCTACCAATGTCGCCATTGCCCAGGTAGGCTGAACCAGTTTGTTGAATCAAGTTTGAAAACCCAGACGGATCAATGGTACTGTTGTCAGTGACTGTGTTGATGGTCAAGTACTCAGCAATCAAGTTGGGATATGAGCCCACTGGTGATGCTGGTATGCTGTTGCCCAGGGCAGGGCACACAGTACTACCAATGCTGATCAACTGGTCAAATGTGCTTTCTGTGAAAAAACCTTGTGCTTTGTAATAGTCAACTGCGGCAAAAAAGTTTTGCATCAGTGTGGTAGCATTGTACTGATTGATTGCTGTGGTCAATGCTGCCGGCAAAGGTTTCAGTCCTTGATTGTCCAACAGTCCAGCAGATGCAATGATCTGCAAAGGTGTTATGATACCCATTATCCTGCCCTTACATTGTCACTGCCGCCTGAGCGAGGATGCCCACAGGAATCAGCGTCGCCAGTTACTACCACAGGTTGTCCACCTGCACGAACTGTTGGTATGCCGCCGCCTGTGACTGTGCTGCCATTGTTGTGTGCATTGCGACCACGACGTGGGTATGGAGGATGTGGAGTCACTGGTTGCCCAGGAATCATAATGGGACGGCCGTTGACTTTGACCGAAGGAACACCACCATTGGCTACTCCTCCGCCGGCATCTGAATCACCTTGACGCTGCACTGCTGGCATGTTATCCTAGTATAAGTTTCTTTTCTGGTACTTTGATACCAGTTGTTGCTTCTAGATATTTCATTTTGACTGAATCGTCTGTTTTAGATATCAAAGAAACGCTGTTAGTATTTAACCGGATTTCTTCCTTGGGATCTGCAGTAAACAAACTGGGCACAAGTCCCATGCCTTGTGGTCCAGGCGCAATGCTTACCGGTTCTTCCAGGAAGATCCAGTCGCTGCCTGACATTTTTACTTTGGCAACCATTTCTTCGCCTGAGTTCATTTTGAATGTGTATACTTGATTGGGTTCTAGTGCTATTTGCATTATGTTAGTTTCTTTCTGAGTTCTGTGAATCCGCCCACATGTTCTTCATCCAAGAAGATTTGTGGTAGTGTGCGAGCTGTTGGCACAGCTTCTAGTAGTTGTTCCTTGGTCCAGTCTTTGGACACATTACGTTCTTCGTATTCAATACCGTGGCTCTCCAACAGAGCTTTGGCTTGAACACAATAGGGACATTGATCTTTGGACCATACAATGGCTTTCATTTTGTTTTCCTTAAAGAGTTGGTAGTTCGTCGTAGTCAAGAGAATCACTCATCACACCAATCACATAATTAGTGCTTTCGTTCTCTTGCAGTGCAGTTTGTTTCTTGCTGGTGTCCACATGCTTGTTGAACCAAGGAATGGGAGTCGAACGGGGTGCAGACTCCAGATACTTGATGCCAATTTCGTGCAGGGCATTCTTGGCAGTGTAGTCCACAAAGTCTCGCAGGATGTTGGCGTTGAGACCAATCACTGGCCCATGCTTGAACAAGTAGTTGGCCCAGTCTTTTTCTTCACGAATCACATCCAGGTACATCTGATACACTTCAGCTTCGCAGCGAGCTTTGGCAGCAGCAAAACGCGGATCTTCTTTGACCACTTGATTGATCATCCAAGCAGTCCATTCCTTATGCATGATTTCATCTTGCAGAATCAAACCAATAATATTGCCGTTGCCAATAAAGATACGGTTCTCTACCATGGCCAAGCTGGTGGCAAAACTTACCATAAAGCGGAATGCTTCCAATGCATAGCTGGCATTGAGTGCAAGCCAAATGGCATCAATGTGTTCTGTTTCTGTGACCACGCTGCCTGTTTCTTTGCGGCAGTTGATCACATGCAACTTGTCATAGTAATCACCCACACTGGATGCCATGTCCACAATTTCTTCGGTGTCGTGAATGGTGTTGAACACTTCCTTGGGCACGTTGTAGATGTTGCGAATGATGTGACTGTAGCTGCGACTGTGAATGTTGGTTTCAAAGAAACTCCAGTTGTACATAACCGCTTCTAGCTCAGGGATACTGCACACAGGTGTAAAGATCTGACTGGGACCGCGTCCTTGCAAACTGTCTAGAGCAGTTTGACGCAAGAGATTTGACGTAAAGATATGTTTCACAGTGTCACTGGCGTCTTTGAAGTCTTGCGAATCTTTGGTCAGGCTGACTTCTTCAGGCACCCAGAAAAAGCCACGGGCCTCTTGTTCAAACTTGGCCAGCTTGTTGTACTTGACTTCTTCAAATCGTTGAACGGTCACAGGACCCGATGGGTCTAGAAACATCTTGCGATTCAAATAGTCTGTTTTTGTTTTTAAATTGTATTGTTGTTTGCTCATTTGTAGTTTCCTGATGCAAGTACTATCTTGCAAATATGTTCTAATCTTTCTATATGCTCGTAAGCACGCCACGGGCTGGTGTCTATGGCAACAACACCATGTCCTTTGATTCCCACTATGTCATAAGCAATGTTGCCGTTGTTGTCTAATTGTAACATCTTATGACACTGGTCTGCAAGCTCTTGACTGATGGGAGGCACATCACCCACATTGGGTGCTACTCGTGTGTATCGGTTCAGTTCGGGAAATGCATTGCTGATTGTGCTGAGATCAATCCCGGCATGCATGGCAGCAATACAATAGGTAGGATGCACATGAACCACTACCCGAACATCATCCTTGTGTTGGCCCATTTCACGTTGCAACCCAAAATGCAATGGGATTTCACCGCTGGGCTTTAAATTTGCACTGATGTCCGAATAAGGTAAGTCTCTCCAACTGTAGTTGAAGGCAGCCGACCCATAGCCGCTGTGAATGCTTTTGTCAATGCTGATCTTTTTGAACTGATCAGGTTGCAGTGTTTGCTTGCGCACACCGCTGGGTGTGATGTAAAAGTGATCACGGTCGTGGTGACGAATGCTGACATTTCCGTCACGGCTGGTGATCCAGTTTCGCTTGTATGCATCTACCATGATGTCACAGATTGTTTCTAGCATGTTATTCCAATGAGTATGTAATTAGTCCGTCAATCACACGGTGTGTGACTGTCAAATTAGAAACTGGGTTTACCAATACAATTGGCTTTATTGCAGCACCCCAGTGTCCTGTGTCTAGATACAGTTTGTCTGAATCTTGTTGCATGCCCATGCGTGGTACAATCAACACTGTTTTGTTTTTCCAACCAGCAGTTGGTATGGTTAACTCGAAGAACTCAGTGTCTGCTGCCCACTGCGAAGCACTGTAGCCGGCCACACAAGATCCTGCTGCCACGGCTCGAAGATACGGCACCCATCCCCATATAGTTTCTTGTTGGCGTTCAAAGTTTACAATACCAGGTGGCAATGATTCAGACTCCACATACAGGTTGCCCGACAACTGGTTAACTACAGAAACAAATGCAGGGTCGATATCTACCCCTGGAGAGAAGAATGATTGGTTTTGCATAGGTACGCACAGCCCTTGTGCAAAACTACTGGGTATTTCTACTGCCCACATTTCTAAAAAATACTGGCCTGGCAAGAAAACAGACTCGTTATCAAATGGCAGGCTGTTCCATAATCCTTCCCACCATAAGTTGCCATCTACAGTTTCAGTAAATGTGATTGGTGTTGGTTCATAATTGTGATCATAATATTCGTTGATTAACTCAATGCGGTCAGACAATTTCAATTGATCAATAATTTCACATCCCAGTTGATAGCGATCATAGTCACTTTCAAATGCACGAATATGGACAGCTCCGTGTTTGAGTGCCAGTATGGACAACAAGCCTGTGCCAAATCCAATGTCAGTACAGTGTTGATCTTTTACATATCTTGACAGTATTCGATCATAAAACTGATTTCGAACAAAGTCGTTGATCATGGGCAGATTTACTCCGTTATGATTTTGCCAATCGATATTTTTTAAAAATTCCATTACCAATGTCTTATTGTGTTTGCAATAATAAAGCAGCAAGTCACTACGTGTAGTATAATCCAAAAAGTCTTGAGCCACAAGGCTATCCGAGCTTCTTGAAGAGTTAATATAGGAACATCTGGACGATCGTGATCTGATTTTCCCATCAAGTGCCCAGTTGCCCTGGCCCAAATGCGTTCAATGCTGTTCATAGCTTGCAGCTTTCACAGTCTTCTTGATCGTCAAAATCTATGGCTTCTAGAACTGCCGGCGCTGCCTCTTCTACTTGTTTTGAGCCTTGCTTGTTGATCAGACTGTAGTAGAATGTTTTGAGTCCCCAGTAATGAGCCTGCATCAAGTTTTTGGCAATCAATGTAGTGGGCACTTTGCGACCTTCAAAGTGTGCAGGATTGTAGAAAGTGTTGGTGCTGATTGATTGATCCACATAAGCTGCCAATACTGAGGCAGTTTTCAAATAGCCATCACAGTCTTTTTGTGCCCACATCAGCTGATATCTGTTTTTCAACTTGTGATATTCAGGAACCACTTGTGTAAGACTACCTGCCTTGGATTCTTTGACTGAGATCAAGCTCATGGGCATTTCGATGCCGTTGGTCGAGTTGATTACCACGCTGCTTGATTCCACAGGAGCAATGGCCATTGAGGTAGCATTGCGAACACCGTAACTGCGCATCTCTGCACGTAGGCCTTCCCAATTCAGTTCTGGCGAGAAGTCAGTGAGTTCATTGACGCCTTTGGCACGCAGTTCCCATGGAAACACACCCTTGCCGTAACGAGTCTGATCTGACCCTTCACAACGACCACGTTCTTTGGCCAGCTCAACTGACGCTTCGGTTAGGTAGTAGGCTTGGTGTTCCATCCACGTCTTGACTTCAGCCAAGGCGTCTTGCTCTCCGTAACGGAAGCCTCGTTTAGCATGCCAGTATGCAAGATTAGTGAGTCCAATTCCAAGAGGTCTGATTTCATCGTTTGATAATTTAGATTGAATGGATAAAAAATCTTGATAGTCAAGAATGTTATTGAGGCTACGATGCAATATGCGACAAGCACGGCGCATATCTTCTGGGTTACGGAACGCACCCCAATTGATTGAGCCCAATGTGCAAAGTGCAATACGACCATCGCTGTCATCCAAACGTTTAAAGGATTTAGTAGGTAAAAGAATTTCACAGCATAAATTACTCTGGTAAATTGTGTGGTATTCGGGATCGAACGGACCTTGATTCATAACATTGTCAATAAACACTAGATAGATGCGTCCTGTGTCTGTGCGTTCTTTTAAGATGCCGCCCTTGAATACTTCTTCGGCACTCATGATCTTTTTTCTGAGATCACGTCGTGATTCATATTCAACATAAAGTTCTTCAAACTTTGCAGTGTCCTTGTAGAAGGCCTCATACAGCTCGGGCACTTCGTTGGGATCAAAGAAGGTTATGTTTTCTCGGTTCTTGAATCGTCTCCAGAAGAAAGCACTAAGCACAACCCCATAATCCATATGACGGACTCGGGTTTCTTCGGTTCCTTGATTGTTTTTAAGTACAATAAGATCATCAAACTGATGATGCCAAATAGGATAAAAAACAGTAGCACTTGCATTACGAATACCTCCTTGACTGCAACTACGTAGGTCGCCGAACCACTTTTTCAAGAACGGTATCATACCTGTGTGCATAATCTCACCACCGCGGATGGGACTACCCAATGGACGTAAGCGTCCAATTTCCAAACCAATGCCAGCACGTTTGCTGGCATATTTGGCCATCATTTCTCCGGACGCAAAAATTGAGTCCAGGTCGTCGTCGCTTCTGATGAGTACGCAAGAACTAAACTGTTTGGTGGGAGTACCAAGGCCAGCAAGTACAGGAGTAGCAAGAGTAAACAAACCGTCACTAGCCGCGTTGTAGTATTCTTTAATATAGCGCATACGAGCACTGTTAGGTTCTTCTTTGTGAAACACAGTAGCTGCTGCAACCATGTATCTGATTTGCGGAGTTTCATATAGTTCCTTGGTACTACGATTCTTGACAAGATATTTTTCAATCAATTGCTCTATGGCTGCATAGCTGTACTGTTCATCTTTGACATGATCAATCATGTCATTCATACGATTCCACTCAGCTTCGTCGTACCATTCCAGCAGTTCAGGAGTGTACAGGCCTGTGGCCACGTTCTTCTTCACAATTTCATACAAGTGAGGAGGCTCGTAGCTGCCGTAAACGTCTTTGCGCAACATACTGAGACGCTGTTTGCCTGCTACATACTGGTAATTGGTGTGCCCCACATCTGGGTTGGACTCTACATCAATGAGATCCACAATGGCACGTAGAGTAATCTCGTCAATTTCTTTGGTAGTAATACCATCATAAAAATGTAGTTGTGCTTTGATTTCTACCATGCTCTGACTGACATCTGCAATTCCCTTGCAGATCTTGGCAATTTGAGTTTGCCACTTTTCCAACGCCAACGGCTCGCGACTGCCGTCACGCTTGACCACTGTAATCTGTTTCATTTTATCCTTACTGAATTTGTTGTAATATTTCTTGCTGACTAATACGGCGGCGCAAGTTTTTTGTGCCTGGGTTGATATTTAACAGAGTTCCACCGGACCAATTCAATATATATTTCCCTGAAGCAACCTGGACTAAATTGTCGCCTTCGGCTTCAAACAATACCGCATCTTGAGTATCTTTTCGATCAAGCATTGCTATAGTATACATGATTCCCAAGCCACGAGCAAGAGAACAATACAGATTATCATCCAATAATTGCCAAGGATCTGGCCAAGTGGGTCGATCGTCCCAGTGCAAGTGATACGGGCACCAAGGGGTTTGTTGCCACCATGTGTCGATGGCGGTCAATGCAACAGGTAACTCTGCAGTAGTGCACTGTTCTCGCAACACTGCCCAGGCCTGCAACCGGTCAGAAAAAGTTCGGGGCCACATTAAGCAAAGTGTGTGATAGTATAGTAAATAGTTCCGTCAAAAGTAGTCGATGTAGCTGTGTATCGAACAGTTACTGCATCGCTAACCTGTGTCACGCTCAGTGTGATACCTGTAGAATTGTTTTCGCTGTAGTCGTCGGTGTAGTTCAATGTGTACCCTCCGGCTGATTGCACACTGAGTACTCCAGTACGCAGTGAAATCAATGGGGCAGACCCTGGGCGTTTGATAGTGTAGTTTACGGAAAAACTAGAAAATCCACCCAAAGACACTGACTCTGACACGTCAATTGTAAACAAAGGCTCAGCAGTCGCTGCATCTTCCAGTACCTCTTGTTGCCCTGCATCTTGAACATAGCTGCCAAGTTGAAGCTTGCTGGAACCTGAGTATCCTGTGGATTGCGGAATAACTCCAGTGGCAACATTGTAGATCTGTATTCTAGGCTGTGTCAGTGCCTGAGTGTCAGTGCGCTGAAACAGATCACCTATGCTGAGATTGCTGTCAGCATTGATGTTGATGATAGGAGTTTGAGGCAACGCCGTACCAAAAAAGTGATTGCCTACATCATAGAATGTGTTGTATGCACTGGCGTTGAGACTGCAATTTTCCATCACAATGCCTTCGGCAAAGATGTTGTCAAATTCGTTGTGTACAATTCTCACGCCAGTTGGGCCGCCATTGACCACAGTGGTATCACCAAGATACACACCTTGATACAGCGTATCCATCCATCCATTGCTGATGGTCACACCTTTGACCAGTTGATCAGTGCTGACAGCATATGTGGCACCAATAAATTTGCACTTGTCCAGTGTAATTTGAGTAGGCGGTACTTGTGCAGTACCGTTGAATACCACACAGCTAAAATTGTCAATATCAGTGTCCAAGTCTTGTTCGGTCAGAGGACCCACAAAGTTCACACTGTCAAAATAACACTGTTGTACACGTTCTAGATTGCAGATCTGATGACTGCCTACTTCAGTGGTCTGGAATGTCATGCCAGAAATTTCCACATTGCGCGGAGACACAGCGTTGCCTTGACCAATGTTGACACCGGTTTGCTGCAGGCTGTCTGCAGTTTCTACTACATAGGTTGGCAGTGTGGTTGGATCCCAATAAGCAGTGTTGGAGATAAGAATGCCTGTGGGCGGAACTGTTGCTACTGATCGATAGTAGTTGAATATCCCTGGAGTCGCAGATTCTACCTTGACAAGGACGCCTTCTGCATAGCCGGTGTTGGCTGCCCATATTTGTACTTCAAACAAAAAGATTGTGCTGTCAGCGCCTTCTCCGTAGAGCTTGGCGTATGGCGGTACCTTGATAGTATCTGTGATGATATATGTGCCAGCCGGGAAAAACAAGCTACGGCGAATTTGTGTGTTAGACTGCACACAGTACAACTGAAAAAGTGCTCGGTTAATGGCTGCTGTTACGTCAGTGTCGCCGTCACCTACTGCGCCAAACACTGTGGACACTGCATAGCTGTCCAATCTGCTTTGAATACTTTGACTTATAGGGTCGCCGGTTGTGGGACCAGTTTGAGCATCATAGCCTGCTGCCTGACCTTGATATGTGTAGGCGCTGGCCAACGACAGCACGTCAGTGAATTCTGTCAGAATCTCAGTGTTGCCAACTACAGGAGCACCTTCGGCCACTTCGCCATTGCCGATAAACAGTCTTCGTTGATCTAGTGCCCACCCAAATTCAGCGCCAGCCAGCGGTTGGGGTAAATCGTCAAGTAGACCTTGACGTTGGGTTATTCTTGATATTTGTACAATTGCCACAGTGTGATTCCTTACTAGGTATCACATATTTAGCGTGTCAAATAGTATAACTCAACTCGTTTCATCCATTCGTCGGCCCAGTACGCAAACTCGTTGCCTTCGATCACAAACTCCAGGTATTCAGGAGTAGAGTAAGTACCATCGGCCTGCAGTTTTGGCTGCACAGCCATCAATACAACACCAGTGTTGATATTAGTGCTGTGCATTTCGTTGTGTGCTGCTGCATAGGCTGCAAGTTGCAGGAAATAGTCCCCGATGTATTCGCGCTTTTTTACCTTGTTGCTTTGCTTGAAATCCATAATAGCAGGCTGGCCTTTCCAGGTGCCAATCAAGTCGGTGGTGCCTGCATACAGACCCGAATAGTACAGTGGAACTTCCGTACCCCAAAACTCATCTACATGTTGTAGTCCTTTGAGTATGACCTCTGCTGCCATAAACCAGCTGGGATGTGCATAAGGATTGCCGGGCAGTGGTTTTAGATCCGTGGTCAACACATACTGCTCAAGATAGGCATGCATGCGTGTGCCGCGGTTGGCAGCTTCTGTGGTGATTTCTTGGGCACGTTTTTCTCCCACTGCACGTTTCCAGTTGGCCAAGGCTTCTCGAGCTTCAGCGGGCTTGGTTCGATCTAGAATAGTTGTAACACTGGGCACCTTGCTGCCATCAGGCAAACAGTAGTGTCGTTTGCCGTCAATGGTTTCACGGTTCAGTGGTGTGTAGTTGTATCTTTGTGTGATCATTAAACTCTAAAACTTTCGCCGCAACCACATCGGTCACGTTCATTGGGGTTGCTGAATTCAAAGCCTTCGTTAAGGCCTTGACGTACATAATCTACCGTCATGTTTCTAAGATAGATGTCGTCTTTGATTCCAACCAAAACAACAAAGCCATCTTGTGCATAGTTTGTAACACCGACTTCTGATGTGTATTCTTTAACGTATTCTAACACATAAGCAAGACCTGAGCAACCTGTAGTTTTAACGCCAAGCCGAATGCCAGCATAACCTTTGGCTGTGACTAGTTTTTGGATTTTGTTTCTTGCTATATCAGTGAACGAGATCATGTTTCTTGCGATAGTCTTCTACAGCCGCTTTGATGGCGTCTTCGGCAAGAATTGAGCAATGTATCTTTACTGGGGGTAAGGCCAGTTCTTCAGCAATGTCGGAGTTTTTGATTTCTCCGGCTTGGTCGATGTGCATACCTTTGACCCACTCTGTAATGAGGCTCGAGCTCGCAATAGCCGATCCGCAGCCATACGTTTTAAATTTTGCATCTGTAATAATACCTGTATCATGATCTACCTTTATCTGTAATTTCATAACGTCGCCGCAAGCAGGTGCGCCAACCATACCAGTACCAATATCAGTATCACTCTTGTCAAAAGATCCGACATTCCTGGGATTTTCATAGTGGTCTACAACTTTGTTTGAATATGCCATATTATTGTGTACAGGTTCTTTCGCGGTAAACATTACCTTCGGGGGTTACAATCTCTTTCCACACAGTACAGTTGACCTGTGGAGTAAAAACTGTTGGTGGGTATTGATGAACAATTATTGTGTCTGGCTGCGGGGGTCTATTGGCAATAACAGCACCTACTACGCCGCCAATGATCAACGGTGCGACCCAGTTGTTATGACCATAATGCCCGTGGTGTCTGACTGGGCCATGATACCTGTGTCCATGATGCCAATGTTGTGCTAGTGCTGGCACAGTGACCATTGACAATGCTAGTGAAATTAAGATCTTTTTCATAGTGATCTCCTTTAAGTTATTATACTATATATAACGCCTAAAGTCAACCAAATGTTGACAGTTTTGATTAAAGGCCTCGGTCTTTGCGAGCAGCAGATTTGGCGGCTTTGGCCACAATGTCTTGTGCCTTGTTCACTGGCATCTGAGTGGGGCCGATGTTGGCACCTTTGAATGTGATCATGTTTGAATTAGGATCAAATGGCTCCAGCACATTGTTCAATGGCGGACGATCGATTATGCCGGGCAAGTTGGCTGCGTTGACGTTGATGCCTAAATTGTTGGCCATTTGAACAAACGCATCTTTGCTGATTTGTTTGGTAGCATTGGTATCGTCGGCTCGTCCAGCTAGGAATTCCACCAGTCCCAGCAGTTTGTCTGGGCTTGGTGTCATTGACGAATCAACTTCGAGAATTCGCATTATCTACGTGCACGACCCAGTGCTTGACCACCAGTTGGTTCTTCGTTGTCTAAGTCGTCAACAGCATCAGCGGCCATAGCATCTAGATCGGCGCCGGCATCGGCACCTAGTTCAGCACCAAGATCTGCACCTGCTTCAGCGCCAGCTTGGGCACCTAGTTCGGCACCAAGATCAGCGGCAGCGCCAGTAGATTGTCCAGTTACTACACCAAGTGCAGCGTCCATCTGCTGTTTGGCTTGTTGTAGATTCTGCATCAGCCCGCTGAGAGCAGCACTGGCGTCAGCATTGAATTGTTGAGCTTGGTCAATGCCCACTTGATTCTTGATTGAATCAACCAAAGCAGGCAATTCTTTGAATTGCAGTTCGCTGACATCTTCCAGCATGGCTTGCATTTTGTCTACCATGTCTTGAGCAGCCAACACGACCTGAGCTTGTTGAACTTCGCTTTCTTTCAACATCTTGTAGGCACGGGCCAACTTGTTTTCAGTTTTCATGAGTGCAGCGCCAGCAACCATTTTCTGTTCATCGGGTGTGAGGCTTTGACCTTTGGTGGCCTTGGTCAGTGCAGCTTTGAGTTTGGGGTCCTTGGTGGCGCTGATGGTAGCAGTGGCCATTGCTTGTTGAGCTTTTTGTTGCTCAGGTGTTCCAGCAGGTTGCACAGGAGCCATTTCTGACAGACGTGCGCTCAATGCTTGCTCAACCATTACCAGTTTAAGATAACCAGGATTGCGCTCGCTTTGATGACGATTGGTGCTGGAACGATGTTCACCAATGACTTGACGTACTCGGCGCAGCATAGAATTAGTTTGGGCAGCAGTGAGTTGGCTGACATCAAACTTTGCCCCAAAGTAACTTTCAAATACTTTGGAAATTTGTTGTGTGGGTTTAGCCGCGGCTAGGTCTTGCAGTTTCATTTGAGAATCCTCTAAGTTGTAGATATTTAGCCGAATTAATACATTTTTCAAGTTCGGCTTTTACTGAATTATAGTAACGAATTTTGGGTTCTAGCTTGGTTTCAATCAGTTCAGTGATGCTGCTGTGTTTGCTCATTTCACCTACCTGGCGCCTGATAGATATGTCTGCAGACAACTGAGACTTTTTTGAATCTAGTGTTTGTATTTCAAAGCTCAGTCGGTACTGTTTGCAGCTATCAGCTATGCACCAGCTCATGGCAGATTTTTTGCTGCCAAATGATCCAACCTGATCATTGTATTGAAACACATCAAAACCGTGATCAGCTTCTTTTATGACGTATTGCCCAAACACCAAATATCCGTCATCCAATGGAATAATTGATTGTTTCAAAGCTGCACGAGCATGACTGTGTGCAAATTTTTCTAGTTTTTGTTGTTGATTCATTTCAATACGTAGTTGATCAACAAATATGCCACGGCTGCTGTTAGAGAGCCAATAATACCAATACCCCAATTGATTAATTGGTTGTTTCTTTTTTCTATCATTTGGTGCAGTATAGAGTGTACTTCACTTACTGTGATGTTGACTTTGGAGACATCTTTGCTCAACTCGTCCAGTCTTGAGTCAATGTTGCGATACCGCTCAGCACACAATTCAACGTGTGCTTCTAGGCTTTTCTTTTCGATGTCAGTGGTTTCGGCCATGGGTTTACTCCAATGCCATATTTATGATTTCAAACCAGATGTTCTGTTCTGCACCGTGGCTTGACAGCATGGGATCCAACGAATGTTGTTCGTTGAGATCAGTCATCATGGGCACGCCTGTGCAATTTTGTTTTAGTCCTGCCAAAGGATCACTGTTGCTGTTGAGCCCAAACACATCAACAGACTCAACTGTGAATTCAAATTCCCAGTAACGGTCTACTAGCCGGGGTGTCACTATGTTGTGGGGCTGAGTTGTCAAACTCACAACCTGCAGCAGGGCTTCCCAGTTGCGTTGCTGGTTTCTGGCCTTGGTCCAGTCGCCCAAACTTTGAATGTGCTGTCCAGCACGATCGCGAAAAGGTATCTGCCCCGGCCGAAAATTGCCAGTTATTCCGGTGTACGTGCAGTCAAACAATGTTTTGCATATGATCTTCATTGTTGATATTTACACCCAAAAGAAAGCCCCGGAATAAATCCGAGGCTGTTCTGTACCTAGTTCAAAAATTAAACGTTGGTGAAAGTAGCTGCGCCAGCGACGTTGGCAGTTGGGATACCAATGTTCAAGCCGCCAGTTGCGTTGGCTGTTTGTGCAGCAGCAACCAGAGTAGCTGTGGTATAAGCGCCAGTTGGGTAGATCGCAATGTTCAACACAGTAGGTGCGCTAGGTGTAACTTGATACATAGCAATTGTACCGTTTTGCTGAATAGATTGCAACACGTTGTTCAAATAACCAGTAGCGTTAGCAACACCGGAAGCACCAAGACTGCTGTTAGCTGTCAAGCTGAAGAAGTCCAGCTTGGGACCAGCCATTTGAACTGGGCCGCCAGCAGCCACGTTGGCTGTGTTAGCGATTGTACCGTTTTGTACGTCGATGGCAAACACTGGTTGTGTTGTGCCGTTTACTTTTGTGATTTGTGCCATTTTAAGCTCCTTAATATATGGGAACAGTGTCCCTGCTTTTATTTATGAAACTGACAAAAAAACGCTCAGTTGGGGTTATTTCTGGCTCGATTTTGAGCAGCAAAAGCATTGGGATCAAAGCGATTTACTGCTTTGGCATAGCCTGCAGGCGTGGCCATTACCCAGCCTTCTTGCCCAGGATGCTGAGTGTCTGCTTGACGCAATAGGTCTGTTTTGAGTGCATGCAGCAATTCAAATGCCAAAAACGCCGCACTCAGTGCTTCCTGGTTTGTACTGGGGTTTTTGAGATATTCCACAATGTTGTTGAACTTGCGCGGTGTTACTCGCCCTTGCAGCCATTCTCCAAACTCCACAATTAACTGGTTAGCTGGTTCCAAGGGACCGCCTACCTTGGTGTTGATAAAATCCACTGCCAATCTAAACAGATCTGTGACTTGTTGAGCACGCAGTTCAGCAGGATTAAACAGCACTTTCATGTTGGCACCTTGTGATCTCACAATGGTCTTGAGCTGTTGCACTATGTTTTTGTCCAGTACCAGTGCTGAAGGTGTGGCTGGGCGTTCCAGCATCAGTCCCGGAACTTCGTTGAATTTGACCCCGCTGAGTGGTTGTCGGGCTTCGCCTGTGTCTGCATACATGCTGTGAACTGCAATGCCAATGTTGCTGGCTCCAATGCGTTGTCCCAAGGCACTGCGAACTGGAATTTTGTATTCTATAGTATTGGGACGGAACACATAGTTTCCGGCTTCCACAGGCGGCGTGTCTGTGTACAGCAAGTCGCCTTTGACATAACCACGGAAGTTGGGCGGCAAACTGGCTTCTAGTGCAGGCCACAGTGTGGCATACAACTGTATCAGGCCTGAGCGTTCGCCAGATCGTCGATTCTGAATGTCTGCCATCATGCGCGGGCTGGTAGCAAGACCGTCGTAGCTCTTGGCTTCAAATCCTGATCCGTCTGTGAGCACAAACTCACCTGTGGCGGGTTTGCGGCCCCAGATCACAGCAGGTTTGCCGTCCCACTTGGCAGTGACTGTGCTGGGCTGTTCAGTGGCCTGTTGTGCAATGGTCAGTGCTTGGCTAATGCCAGCTGCGCCGTTTCTGAACACCAGGTCTTCCAGGTGCTCGATGCCCTTGGCTCTGCCGCCAACACCAGCCGCTTCAGCTTCGTACAGTTGATACGGGTTTGCTGAGCCAGCTTCGATCAAGGGCGCCATGCCTTGATTCACAATGCGATCACGCAGTCGGGACAAAAAGTTCACATCACTTTCGGCCACTGTGCTGGGCTCTTTGACACCTTCTCTGGCCAGGTATTCTCTAAAGTCTTTGAGTTTGGCGTCACGATCAGGGTGATTGGCCAAGGCTGTGTAGATGCTTTCAACGTTTTTCAAGTTGCCACGCTTCATGCCCTGTCCCAGCAGCATTTCAGCAGCACGATCTGGATCCATGGTGATCACACTGTCTGTGGTACGACTGGTAATGCCCTTGGCACTGGCTTTGAGTCCTTGAGACTTGGCAATGGAGCTCATCAGCACATTTCTAAACATGCCCTTGTACTGGGAGTCTGTGCCGCCAGCCAAGAAAAAAGAACCCCAGTCGATGTTGGGCATGAACATGAAATCTGTTTGCACAAATCCATTGTTGGCATCGCCCAATATGGGCGTTTTGAAATGCACTGCTTCGCCACTGAGACGCACAAAATCTCGGGGATCTTGCTTTTGTCCAGACACATAACTGTCCAGGTGTGCCTTGAGTTCAGGCTTGGTAGTGTCTGACAACTCCACTGCTAGATCAAGATCGCCCGAGTCGTCTTTTTTGCCGGTGCTGCCCAGCCATTTCACGGGGTAGTTTGTGCCTGGGTCATTGACACCGTGCAAATCCAGCCCTGTTACAGATTCCAACCATTTGATGGTGCCGGCAATTTCGCCCTGTTTGATACGACGAGTGAGCGGTACGCCCATTTTGTCTTTGAATACGTTGCCGCCTTCGAAAATGTTCATGTTATGAGTCTGAATGTGTTCTTTTTACTGACCTAGAAAATTTGCCAGTGTCTTTGGTGCGAATTGCGTTCAGCAATTTGCGTGTGAGATTTTCTGCTTGATCTGCTGTGTACTCATCTTCTATTTGTTGGATCAGCCTGATGGCAGACTCAATTACTGTAGTAGCTCGATTTTCGATCAGCAATTTGCGATCACGTTCGACATATAACGAGTCCAATTCTTCCAGCAAGCTGCGGGTCTTTTTTTGCATTGTTTTCTATGACCTTTGTATTATTTAGCGAAATAGGGCAGGGAATAAATATCTAATACTCCACAAGGATCTCTTATGACCAGTCAAATCAATCCCAACAACATCGACGGGACCTACCCAGTAGCCGGTGTGCCCAACAACACACAAGGCATGCGTGACAATTTTACTAATACTAGAACAAATTTTCAATATGCATCGGATGAAATAACCGAGCTTCAGAACAAATCAGTGCTGAAAGCAGCCATCACAGGAACCACTCTCGACAACAACATGAACAATCAAGAGATTTATGCTGTGCAGTTACGAGACGTAAGCTATGCATATTCAGCTCTGACTGCCACTGCAGGATCTGTTACTGTGGACTACAGTGCTGCTCAGTATCAACAAATAAACACCAGCGGTTCAGTCAGCTTGAACTTTACCAATTGGCCCACAGCAGGCACTGCAGGTGCAGTTGTGGTAGCTGTGACCGTGACCAGCACTGCTCATACTTTAACCCTGCCAGTGGCCGTCAGTTTGGGCACTACAGGATTGCAAGGTTATGCATCAAATGTAATTACGTTTGCTGCCACAGGAACATATCAATTTGAATTCTCTACTGTAGACGCCGGGACTACCATAACTGTTTATGATCTAAATCGTCCATTGCTCGGTAGTACAGAATCTGCCATTGGGTACAGTACTGGAACTGGCGGGACGGTTGCACAGGCTACTAACAAATCCACAGGAGTTACGTTAAACAAACGTTGCGGCCAAATTACCATGCAAAACACCAATTTGGCTGCTGCAACTATAGTGAATTTTGTATTGACCAACAGCACCATTGGTGCAAATGACTTGTTGTTGTTGCAACACCAAAGCGGTGGTACACTGGGGTCATACACTCTCAATGCTGCATGTGCAGCCGGTAGTGCTACCATTTATGTTAGAAACAACACTGCTGGTACACTAGGCGAAGCCCTGGTCATACGCTATGCTGTGATCAACGGGTCAGTAACTTAACCAAGGTGCCGGACCATTAAGCGAAGCATTGGTACTGAACTTTGTTGTGATTAAAAGTGCAATTGCTTAACCTGATTTGATCTTGCCCAACAACTGTTTGAGTTTGGCGCTCTGTACATCAGCAGTTACCTTAGAAGTATCATCTGAATGAACCATTGGTTTGTCCCAGGCATGTGTGCCAGTGGGTTTTTCCCATTTAGTTGGTGCATTTTCTGTTGCCACCGTTGACTTAGCTTTGATGGAATCCATCAAGTTGGAACTGGGTTTTCGGGCAAACCCTCCGCTGGCATCACCATCCTCGCCACCTTCGTCAGTGATGCGCATGGTTTCAATGTTGTACTCAAGATCAATCTTTTGTCCCACACCTGTTGAACTACGACTCTTCATACATTGTATTTGATATTTGCCGCGCTCTTTCATAGCACGACTTGTAAAGATACCAAACACATTGTCTGCTGTGTTGATCTTGGAAATACCACCACTAATGTGACTGTGATCAAATTCAATTTCTTCAACTGCGCTACGGTTCAACTGACTTGCAGTTACCATTAACACACCCAGCTCTTTGGCCAAGTTACGCAGTTCTTCACTCACATACTTGTCTTTCACAAACAAGTCATTGGGGCTGACCTTTGCACTCACGGGCATCAACAAGTCCAGGTAGTCAATCATCAAAAAGTCCACTTGGATACCTGTTTGAATCTGCACTTCTTTGACATAGCTTCGAATGTCGTTGATGTTGCTTTGTGCTGGCAAGGCTTTGACCCGATATTGGCCAGCTTTTTTGCCTGCTATCTTGACCTTGAGCTCTGCTGAATCAATGTCCTTGCGAATGTCCTTGGTGCTCATGCTGGTCAGCATGGCATCAGTTCGTAGGCTGGTTAGTTCTTCACTCAATTCAAGACTGATATACACACCACTGAGTCCTTGTTGCAACCAGTTCAGCGCAATGTTCATCATGACCAGACTCTTGCCTGATCCTGATCCACCTGCAAAGATGTTGAGTTCGCCTCGACTGAATCCACCATACAACAATCGATCCATCTGTGGCCATCCTGTGCTAACTTGTCCACCTGAATTGAAATACTTGTTGATACGACCTGCAGGATCAGCAAAGTAGTCTGTGCCCATATCCTTGGTCAAGCTGATCTGCACAGCATCCTTGATCAGTTTTTCCACTGGATCAAACTCGCCCTTTTCCAGCAAGTCTGCTGCTTTCAAGATAGCACGTTCCAGTTCTTGACGCTTGGTAAAGCTCTCAAACTCTGCCATGAACCACTCGTTGTGTCCTTCATTGAGTTCAGGCACAGACTGCAATGTGATACCACATGCCGCAGATATCTGTGCGCGGTCTGGCAGAGTTTTGTACTTGTCTGAGTGTTCTTTAATAAACTCTGCTGCTTTGCGCAAACTGCGATCAAAGTTTTCTGGATTGTAGATGTTCTGAACACGCACATACGAGCTGGCGTCTTCCAGCATCATTTCCAGAAACAATCGTTGTACTTCAGTGTTGTATTCTTTTAACAAGGGCTTTCTTTCTTAATTCAATTTTGATTCTGCTGGTTTCTCGTGCCTGCATAATAGTTAGCAAGGTACCAAGTCGACCGTATTTCTTCACAGCATCATTGACGTCTTTGCAATCTTCCCAGGCAGGTATGCTCACTGCCCATCCCAGTTCCACTGCTCTGTCAATCAGTTCCAGTCCTGCACGATCTTGATCCGGCACCACAGTAACTTCTCGTCCAATGCCACGAATCAGTTTGGCTTGTGCATCACTAATTTCATTGTGTAGTAACGCAACACCACCAATGCTGAGTGCATCAAATATGCCTTCCATGACCAACACATGCTGCCAATTGGGCGGTTGCAAATCTATGCCAAACACATAGCCAGGTTGTTGTTCGCTGATAAACTTGGGTCTTTTGCCGTCAAGAAATCTAGCTGTGTAGCCCACAATCTTGTTGTCATGCGTGAACGGCACAATCACACAAGGCCTGGTCCAATGAACACCATCGGTACGTATGGGTGTCATCACAGGAAAGTCTTCGGGCACCCGACGATCACGAACATAGTCCCAGTACTTGGGATGTTCCTGTGTGATCAATTCTGATGCTGGTGGCAAGTCACGTTCTTCAAAGTCAATGCCCTGCAGTATATTGGCCACACGTTGCCGATCTTCCACAATGCCGTGGATACTGCGATGACGCAGACTTTCCAAATTGGCCAATTCTATGTCTCGGTCAGGTACACCCAACCAGCTCAAGAGCCTACGGGCCTTATAACTTACAGTACGGCCAAGGATAAAGCTAGCAGTGTATCCACAGTTGAAGCAGTGATAGCTCCAACCTTGTTCATTGACTTTGATTCCGCCTCGTAATCGTCGGTCTGGGCTGTTGCTGTTGTGATGGCAACATACTGCATTAAAACTGACCCACCCGCTGGGACTGGCTTTGCGTTTGGCAGGTAGGTATTGAACAATATCAAGCATTTGTGTAGTTTAACACAGTTTGCTAAGTATATCAACGATATTGGAGATTAGTGATTGTACCTGTGTCAAACAGCACCGTGGCTGAAATTGTGCTTTGGTATTGCAACGGCAAATAACCTGATCCACCGTCTACAATGGTAATTCCAGAAACTTGACTGTTGTCGCCAATAGTGGTAGTGGCTCGGGCTCCCGAACCGTTGCCCAAAATCTGCAGTCGAGGAGGAGCCACATAGCCTTGTCCTGCGTTGGTCAATGTGATGGCAGTGACCACACCATTGGTAACTGTGGCGTTGGCTGTTGCTCCAAATCCCAAGCTGTTGTTGAATGCCAGTCGCAACAACGGGTGAAATCCTGCAATGTTCATGTGCCAAGTTCTTGTGTCATCAAAGAATTCATAACTCTCAGTGACATCGTACCATATGCTTTGATAATCTTGTGCTGCTTGTGCTTTGATTGTGCCAGTGTAATGATCCAGATCCATGCTGACCGTGGTCAGCTGTTGTCCGTTTGTGGGTAGTTCGCTGCTGTAAAATTCTGTGGTTTGTGTGGTGTTGACTGGAGGAGGTTGCAGAGCCCAATCAGGATAGTTTGTGGGACCGGGTTGTAACTGCTGTGCTTTGCCGTAGATTGTGGGAATGGTAAGTTCTTGGCTGGGCACAAACTCAGGAAACACTGAATCCACAATGTTGCAGTTACCCCGAGCACCAGAATTGTCGTCCACAAATGCTGACTGAACATAGCTGCCAGAGGTGCGTTGTATACTGTAGCTTCCAGGTTGGGCAATGATGTCTATGGTGTCTGCACTGTTCAGCACCACTTTTGCGCGGCCTGTGGTAGCACTCAGTATTTCCATATTTTTTTCAGCAATCAGTCGATCACCAGTTTGATTCATCAGTCTAAACACAAAACTAGAGCCTGTGATGTTTACTGGTTTTTGATCTTGGTTGATAAATTCAAACAAGAAGACGTTGTCAACGCCTTTGTTGACGGTTAGTTGTTTAGCATACACTGGGTCGTACCTCGCTGTGAAATAGCCACCGCCGGTGTCAATCAATAACACTCTGGTAATTTGTTGGTATAAGTAAACGGTGGATGAATACATGTGAATCCTCAATCAGTATTTATGGGTAACAATATATTTAAAAAGCTAACTGAAAAATACCCTTTTATAACCTTGTGCGTTTATGCCAACGTGGAGTATATAGGAGTAGTACAAAATCGCGACGAGATCGTGACCACTATCTACGACTTTGGGGTCATACAAAATCAAACCGACAAGCTGGAATTTTTAGAACTGGCAGGACAATGGTGGTGGGAAAGCAATCACAGCATACCCATAAACATATTTCTGCGCGGCGACTGGGATCGATTCAAATCCACGTTGCGCACATTCTCCAACAAAGATCTAGAAATTTTACACGGGCCAATCTGCAGCCTTCAAGACATAGCTCGCAAAAAAAGCAAGCGAAAATCAATCACGCTTGTGCGTCGGATGGATTGAGAAGATTCATGTGCAACGCCACCAAAGCTGCGTAACTTATTGCATGTGCTTTTTTGAATGTGTATCCTTGGCTGGTGTCTCCGTCCCATACTGATGCAAACACTTGATCCCAGGGTTGTCTCTGTAGGTGTGCTTTGCCCGGACGAATAATTGATATAAAAGCAGCCAATCTTGGTATTGAATCTGGCTTCATTTCTTTCAGCAAATCATAGTAATTGCCCACGTGTGCTAGTTGCCTAACCCATTGAGCATCAGTCCACAGTCGGCTCCATGGAGGAGTTGCGGCCAGCATGGCTTCGTAGTGTTCAGGTGTTTGAATCAAGCTGTACACACTCATGTTCAAAAAGTCCAGTTTGAAATAGCCTCGTTGTTCTGCAGTTTCGTAGTCTATTGCGGCACAGCCATGCACAGGATCCTGTGGAATGTCTGTGACATACACTCCTGAATTGTGACGGCGCCCGTCACTTTGTCGTGCAGCAGTATGCTGAATCAAACTCAGCACAGCACTGCGATCAGCAAAATCCAAATCAATATCTGCACTCATAATATGGATAATTCTTTAAGTTTAGGCAACAGAATTGTGTTTGCAAACGAACGATGTGCGTCTGGGCCATAGTGACCAATTTTTGGGTGATCTAAAAAATCCAATGGTGTAAACTTTTGTTCATGTGACCAATCGCAAAATCCAAATGTTTCTAGATCGAAAATTCGTTGGTCCATTGCAATTTGTTGTTTAAAAAAATCTAGCAAATAGTCGCTCTCTAATTTTTCAGCAGCAGGTCCCTGAAAAATCAAAAAGTCAATATTCATACTGTCTAAAGTTGATTTTAACATAATCAAGTCTGCAAGTAAATTAATTCTTTCAGCATATGGGCTAAAAAAATATGCTCGGCCCTGGCTAAATTTTTCATAAAACTTAGTGTCTAATTTATACTTGTTGAGAGATTCAATGTTTTTATGGTTTAATAGATTCTCTCTCCAGTTCTGTTGACCGCTGAAAGTGTGCGTTACAAAGTTTGACTCACTAGGCCGACGGCTAGGCAAGTTGTCCGCCCATATTTCAGACCTCAACTCAAAACTCAGGCCGATTAGCGCAATTATTTTTTGTAAAGGATTCAGCTGCCGTTGAAGGATCAAATCATGCAGAGAAGTTCTAATAATTCTTCTATTGCAACTGCCGTTTACCGCGGCATTGATAACAAATCCGTGACAGTTTTCTCCAACTACATAGGCATAAGTTTTCCTTGTTAACGACACATGATACTCATCGTTGCTGTAGCTGTCTCCGTTGCAATAAATCAACGGAAAATCAATATCTGCGCTCATTTTACGTCACACAGGGCCACTGCAATACGCACAGCTTCTTCAGCTCGTTGTTGTGCCGCCAGTGCATCTGCCACTGTGGGATGTTGAGCTGCCAGGGCCTTCATGCGTTCTTCCTCGACCATACGGTTTTGTGCCCAACGTATGATTTCCTGTGTTTTGCTGTCCAGTTCAATCTGTGGATAGCTCGATGTCATAGGCAACCATGAGCTGCCATCATACACTTCAATATTGTTGCCGTTGTACCGTACCATGCCAGCACTGGGTCGAGACATGTCTACGTAAGGTGAATTGTAAACGTTGCCTGCAACGTGTATTCCGTAGCCACCTGTGATATTTCTAATCATGTTACCATCCTGCTCTTGTCAATATTTCTTGTGCATAGGTCTGATCTTCTGGACGCTCTGCAAACCTACGTGACCAGGTGTCGCTGTTGATATAACTCCAGATCATTTCTACCTGTTGAGGATGTAGACTGGCCAGGAACTTCTGACCCGACTCTGAATTGTAGATTGCCCAGGGACTGATTCGACCTGCAGTGATTGCATAACACACTGCATTGGTGTTGCCATATCTCAAACAGTCCTGTGGTTGTGCTGAATTCTTTTCAGCCCATTCTATACCAAACTCTATGGCTCTGGTCAATGCATCATCCACTGCTTCGTGTTGCAGGTGATACAGCAAGTATTCAGTGTAGACTTTGTCTGAACACCAGTTGTCAATTTTTTTGTTGTGCTTCAACAACCAATCAATCATGCGTGGGGGATTTATTACCCTAGTATCTATACAGTAACGTCCAAACTTCACAAATGCTCGGTAGTAAGGACTGTCTGCAAACTCGTCAAATGACTTGGCTTTGCTGCCGCCTTGCACCATGCGATAAAACTGCAGATAGGCCTGCAAGCCCAACTGCACACCGCGCTCACTCTGCTCCATGCGTCGACGTTTGGGTTCGCACATGTGAGCCACAATGGTGCTTTCACGTGCAAATGTTTTTTTACAATATTCACACACAAAGCTCATGCTAGTATTTTATGCTCTTGGATGTAGTCTGTCAAGTATTGATTCAATATGTGATGGTGGCCGGCAGCTGGATGCACCATTTCGGGCGGTACGTAAGGATGGCCTGGTGCGTATATTGTGGGCTGTACTCCTTGCTCATGTTGCCAGGCCACTGCTCGCCAGGCCAACCCGTTTATGATTTCTGGGCGATTGCGCATCGGGGCAAATCTGGCATCAGACAGTATTTCTTGATATAAATTGTCAGCTTGTTGAAATACCAACACACGATGTCCGCGCATTTTTATACTGTCCACTGTGGCCAGGATACGATACATTAAATCTTCAGTGCGATCCAGGATACTGTCGCTTTCATACTTTAACTTGAGCTCTACATACTGTTCACTATTTTTGGTAGTCCAATGCTGCATCCAACGATTTTGAAACTGTTGATTTTGAGGATTGGTCCAACGTCCTTCAAACAGATCACGATCATCCAGTATGGGAATTTCTAAACGGCTTACAAATGTCATGCCCATCACATACAATGTGTTGTAGCCTGGATTGTAACTGTGCTTGTGTACTGTGCGTAAGATGCGACTGTTGGCACTGCCACCAATGGCCAAGCTCACTGCGTTGATTGCACCTGCGGGAGTTCTAATGTCCAGTCGTTCAGCTAGGTCTACATGTCCGTCACCAAACGCATAGGTTTCCATGTAGCTACAACCATTGACCACTAACTGCTCGATCATTTTGTGTCCTGCCCGCTTTGTTTAAGATACTCTTTGATCTCTTTGTCTGTGATAATTTGCATCATGACATCAATCTCGTCATCCTTGTGAGTGGGATAAATGGCCATTAACTGTTTGCGCTTGGCACTAACCCCGGCTTCCCTTTTTTTGGGCGCAATCCAGACATGTCTAGGAGTGCCCATGTCTGGACTGACTGCAGTGGCCATCAACCACTGTAGCTTTTTGTGTGCTGTGGTGTTGACTGCAAAGAAGTGTTTGTTGAGGCGCTCGTTGGTGGAGATAACATAGAACTCTTGTAGATCTCGCGACCCTTCTACTGCGCTACCCCAGCGAATCATCAAGTACGGCGAAAACTTTTTTCGTTCTTCGTCTGTGAGTTCGTTGTAGAAGTCTCGATTTTTGCGATCAAATTGTCGCATCTCGTTGGCAATGCTTAGTTTATCACTCATCTGTTTTACTCAAGTTGTAGATCATTATAGCACGATCTAGGGCATCTTGTAAAGTGGGATTGGTGCGAGCAGTACGGCGTATGTCTCCCCAGAGTTTGTCTTGACGCATGTGATCATGCAAGGGCCGCCCATCAGCAGTGCGTGAGTCTGAAGTTTTGTAAGGATCATAGTCTGCACCAGATTCGTATCCTACCACTTGACGTGTGCTTGGATCAGCGCCCGACTCTCGTGCATACACAATACCATCAGCACGTTCATAGATGTATGTTGCGCCTGGCTTCAACGTACCCATTAGTGATTCCTTGTGCCATCAAACACACAGTTGAATACCAAGTGCATTTCGCCATCGTTGATTACTCGGTGAAATGCACCATCGGGAATCAAGATAATATCTCCGGCACTGACTCTAAACTTTTCATTGTCTACCAGCATCATGCCTGTGCCTTGCACAAAGAAGTAAACTTCTTCCTGGCCCTCGTGACTGTGCCCACGTGTGGCCTGGCCTCGATACAGTTTGGTCGAACTCAACACAAGATTTTTCAAGGTCTTGTTGTCTTTAAGCAAGTAGGTTTCGTTGTCTTTGACAATTTCGCCACCAACATCATGATTAGTATATTTCAAGTTCATAGTATCACCATGCTTTGTTGTAGTCCACAATTTCGCAGTTGCGACTGACATCCTTGACAAAATAAACGCAGTCAGGTTCAGGATCATCACTCAACGGCACTGCCAGCATTTGTCCATTTTTAAGTTTGGGTGCATACCACGAAACTTCATGATACACATCCAGGATCTCAATGTCGGGAAAACTAGGACGAAAGCTGGTCAACGGATTGAATTGAAATACTCGGAATCCTCGGTCGTTGATCGAAGTCAAAGGCAACACTTCAAGGTCGCCTACTTCGGGTTCACCAATCAGGATCTGCCAGTCCATGGGCATACGCACTGTGTTGTTGCCTATCCTCAATACCAGGGCTGGTGCAGTAAAACTTTCCAAAAAGATAAGTGGTATAAAATGATAATCTGGGTCTGCCGGATTTGAATTGTCTAGGATAGCAAATCGCATGTCGTCAATTTCTTCAGGCAGGTGATCTAGATTGTAGTGTTGATTGTCTAAGGTTAGTATACGCATATAATTTTATTTTAACATCATTGTTTCAAACTGTCAACAATTTTACAATGTATCTTGGCAGCAACTATTTCTTGCGTAGCTCGATCAGTGTGAAACGGGGAATCGTATTCTCGGTTGGATTCTGAAAATTTGTAAGCTGGAGCTCCAATATCGTCGTCGTTGAAACACAAAGTTTTTATGCCTTGCTTTTCGCAGCGACTTTCCCAATATTCAAAAATCCACCGATCTGTTTGTGTCTGTAAAGTATCATTGTACAGATATTTGAAATATAAATTAACCGCAGTTATTTGTTCTTTGGTCAGCTTAAAAAACGGGCTATTTTCCATGTTCAATCTTCCGGTGCTGATAATCATACTTCCTTCTTTGCTATTGTCATCAGCACCTACACCTCCAACGTAAGGTGTATGCGAACTAGAAAAACAAGGATCGTAGTAGATAAAATTTTTTAGACTGTCAGTGGTATTATAGTATGCATCTCTTACATACAAATCTAGTCTGCTGCTCCATGTTCTATTGTAAACAATTATGTCAGGATTGAGCTTTGTTGCTTGCTCAATTTGAAACCAGATAGCTGTATTACTCATAGCACCGTGAGCAAGATTCAGCACTTGGTATCCGTACTGATCTTCCAGTATCTGACTAAAGTGAGCTCGTGGTCCAGGCAGCAGACTTTCTTGGTTACTGCTTGCACAAAAACTATCACCGCATACAATTATTTTCATGCTATTTTCATCCAGTCTAATTTTTCCGCAGTAAACGGATAGTTGGCATCTCGATAAAACTGTTTGCGTTTGGTCAAGTGACGCTTGGCAAACTTGCAGGTACTTGTCACGTCCCAGATTTGTACGTGGTCTTTGTCCTCTGCTTTTCTAATACCTCGCCCAATACTTTGAATAACACGTACAAAGCTCTTACCAGGTTCAACAAGCACCAAATTAAAAATGCGAGGAATATTGATACCCACGGCTGCAACTCCGTATGTGGCCACAATGATTTTGTCTGTTGCGTTGGCCACTTGATCATATTCATCCTGTCGGTCTTTTGATTTGGTTGCACCACTCACAAACACCGCTTTGTCACCCAGCCTTGCTACTAGCTCAGTGCCTGCTGCCACACGGTCTACTAGTACCAAGGTATTGCCAGTTTCATTGATCTGCAGGATCAGCCCTGCCATGGCGTCTAGCCTACCCTTCTCCTCCAGCAAGTATTTGAGCTCACTTTGATAGTTGCTGAACTCCACATGGTCCAACAGTTGTACAATGTTCACATGGCACTGTGCCAACACACCACGGTCCTGTAGTTCACTGGCACTGAGCTTGCTGATAACTGGTCCCAGGCTCACCAACAGGCTTTGGCTTTCAAACTTTTCTTTGGGCACTGTGCCCGTGAGTCCCCAACGAATTGGCACTCGCGACATCACACCTGTAAGCATGGTTTTGAGTGCATCTGCTTTGGCCATGTGTACCTCGTCCACAATCACACACACCACACCTTCCATAAAGTCCAGCATGGTAAAGTCTGCCGCACCGCTGGCTGAGTTTTTCATCAGCACATTGAGACTTTGCCAAGTGCAAATGGTATGCGTCTTGCCCAGCTCTTTGCGATCGCCAAAATACACACCCACATCCAGTCCTAGATTGATGTAGTCCTTTTCAGTCTGCCGCACAAGATCTTTGTTGGGCACAATAATGATGGACCTGCCATATTTTTGCACGTTCCAACTCAGAGCTGCTGTCATCAGGGTCTTGCCTGCACCTGTGGCCACTTCTTGAATACACTGTGGGTTCTGTAGATAATTATTCACAATCTCTACCTGATAGTCACGCAACATCACAGGCTGTCCTGCCATAGGATGCCCCACAGGCCACATTGTGTCCTGGAATGTGTGTTCCTGCATGGCATCAAATTCAAATGTGTTGGAGTAATCACGCTGATCATCCAGTTCAATGTTGTAGTCGTACTGCTCCAGGATGGGAATGATCTCGGGCAATAGATTGATATAACTGCTGCCGCCCAACTGAAAGTAGGCCACTTTGCCATCCCACCGACCCAGTCTCACAGCAGGTTGATACCGTGCTCCGGGTATTTCGTACTTGAATGTGTTCACTAGTTTTTTACGCACATCAAGATCTAGCCCCTCTATCTTGATATTGACTTCGTCTCGGATTACTATGGTTGCTAATTTCATTGTATATGTATATTTGTCACTTGTTGTCTGACTGCTATTTCCTGCAACAATTGATCTCGTGGCATGGTCTCTATCAGCTGTGCCACCGGAAACCGCAATGGTTGTAGTTGCGTGTTGTCAAAAGATTCAAACCCACGATTGTGAAAAAACTCACGGTGTGTTGAGTAGTATTGTTGCATACTTGCATGGGTTTTGTCAAGTGCTGGTGTGTCGTATTCAAAAAATCTCACCACAAAGTCACTGCTGTAGTACGAGAATGGACGAAATGCATCATCTCCAATGTAGCGATCATTGTCTCTGGCAAGATCTTCTAGAGTCTTGCCTATTTCGCAATAGTTCAAACACACACTACCCCAGGGAGGGTTCACAGTACCGTATTGTTGTTGTACAGTCAGAGGCAAGGTGTGTTGTTTGGGTTGTCCATACCAGGTACACACCAGCCTAGGGGTCGGTGCAGACTGAGCAGTTTCACATCGGTGTACAGCCAAGTTGAGATCAGCCAGTGCGGTCCGAACCCAATCAGGAGCAGACATCCAGTATTCACTGTTCTGCTGATCCAACAGGCCGTGATATCGTTCAAAGATATTGTGCAGATAGTTCAGGGTGTCTTGATCATGCACATCTGTCAATGCACGGTCTGCAATGTGCTGGTACTGATTGATGATGGTTACACAACGATTAATTTCTGTCAATGCACGATCTGCTTCTGTTTTGGCACTGTCAAAACCGTAGAAACGTCGAGGGTGATCCAAGGGCCAAGCATGGCGTTGACTCATTCTCTCTTGCCACAGCTCTGCTACAGGTGTGGCCAACACATGAAATTGCAATGTCAGATCTTCAAGCTCAATATACAAAATGCTCATAACTGTAGTATATATTGTTGTGACTATCAAGTCAAAAAAGTAGGTACCTTTTTAGGGGTACCTACTATAAAGCCTGGGCCGGAGCCAACCGTGTAATGCCCAGGAAAAAAGAAAACAAAATAAACTACATCTACTTTGCTACCACTCGAAAACCCTGTTGCTGTTGTTCGTCTGCTTCGTGCCGAGTATCAACGACAAACAAAAACAAATCGCCATCCCAAATTTCAAACATTTGTCAATTCCTTTATTTCATATCCTGAGTGCGGGTACCTTGCAATCAACCATTCCAACAGACCTGGTTCCCAAGGCAGTGTAATATCACCTGCACGATTAGCAATGTATTTTACTGTCATGTATATTCCTTAAAAAATTGCATTGGCCGCGGCTGCGGCATTCCAGGCACTAAACACAATGCTGGTCCAACCCAGGCCATTGTGCCCAGCTTCAAAATCACGCTTGGCCCATTTCAGCATGAGCCATGCAAGAAAAATATTCAAAATGACCCATACGCTCATAACACCACCGCAATCAAAAAAATAAACAAAGCCACAACAGGATGTCCAAACAACAAGGCCATCATGGCAAGTATGGTTCCATAGAAGGCCTTGTCACTGCTCATTAGGCACTCTTCATGCAAGTAGTCTCTGCCAACCGCTTCCAGTTCAGCATACTCATCTTGCGCAAGTCTGCAATCTTGATTGCCATACGCAAGCTCATTTCACGCAGTCGATCCTGATTCACATTCATAAAGTCAATGATCTCGTCTTGCACTTCGGGTGCAAAGTCGTAGTCCGCAAACAACACGCCGTCTTTGGCAATTTGCTTGATACGCAAGATCTTGTCACGCATGGTGTCCAAGGTCAAGTCCAAGTAGTGGCATCGGCTTTGCAATGCATCCAAGTGGTCCCGCAGTTTCTGCGATTTCATCTTGTCAAACTTCAAGTTGGTGATAAAGATGGCACTGCCTTTGAATTCAAAACTGTCCGGGATGCCTTCGCGACGCAGGCTGCTGGATTCACTCAACCAGGAAATCTTGCGCTTCTTGCCTGAGTCCAGAGCACCCTTGAGCAAGTTAAGAGCTACGTCATCCAGCAAAATGCTGTCGCAGTCGTCAAACACCACAACACAATTCTCGTCTGAGTACTTGTACAGTGTCTGATACAGGCCGATAGGAGTAGCACTGCCTTTGACAACTTCGGCTCGCAGTCGCTTGCCTGCCAGCTTGTCGAACATTGTGGCCTTGTCAATTTCTTGCTCAACGCCAAAGCTCTTGCCCACGCCAGGAGGGCCGCTCACAATCATGGCACGGATGTCGCCGCTGACAGTGGCTTTGGTCATTTCGTGCAGGATGTCAAAACGCTCACGGATACGATCCATGGCTTGCTCATCAGTTTCTGTTGCACGGGACAGGATTGGCTCTGCGGGTTTTTCTGTAGTCATGCCGTTAGTATACTCAATATCAGAGATGTTGTCTACACTGATACGAATCGTTTCAGGGCAGTTCGGGAAAGCGCCGTTGTTTTTAACAGTAACATAGTTACCTTTGGCACCGGATTGGAAACCGCTCACAAGAAAGAATTCTTGATTACGGACGGGTTTGTTACGGTAGGTACCGTTTACTACGCGAATTGCACTCATGGTTGGCTCCTTTAGTGTGCGTTAAAATTATATTATAGCAAATTGGGAATTAAGCGTCAACCTTGACACCGTCGATTCCAAACTGTTCCAGCAACACGGCACGACAAGCATCTACGGTGCGTTTGGTTACTACCACCTTACCACCAAAGAACCCCACGTAGAGATTGCGATGCTCTACAAACTTGATTGCACCGTCGGCGCCAGTGTGCTTTTGACGGGCTGTGGATTTGGCCACTGTCTTTTTAACCGCAGGCTTTGGTGTGGGTTTCACAGCCTTTTCTGCTGTCACAGGCACTTGAGCTTTGGAGGCAGAGTTTGCAAACCCATGCTTCTTGTCATACTTGGCAATCTGCTCAGGAGTCATTCCCCAGGTAGCCAGCAGTCGTTTGACTTCTGTTCCAGGCAGTTGATTCCAATGAATGATCTTGTCGGTCCAGTTCTGCATGTTGGCTCCTTTTAGTTACTATACAAGTATTATAACAAATTGGGAATTATTGGTCAATCTGTGCGGCCATGGCGTAAATTTCCATGTATTTGTGGTAAGCTTCTACAGTCTTTTGGCTATAGACCATGCGGCCGTTGATCTGAATGTCTTTGATCAGTTCAAAAAATTCCATGCCCAAAAACTTACACTCTTTGTCAAGTTGGGCCATTGCTGTGGATCTTTGCATGACTGTTCCTTTTTGTTTCTCTATGCTATATTATAGCAAATTGGGAATATTTGGTCAACCGCGGTTTTAAGCTGTTTTTGTGTGCTTTGATGCGTTTGTGCAACATCTAGGGAAATTAAACGCCCTTGAAGTGAAAAATGTGTACTTTAGTACTAGTTTTAGGGGGTAAAACTGCAAACTCAAGTACTACTTTTAGCCCGGTTATTCCGCAAGGCCCACGCTCTTCTTGATTTCGTAACGAGCAATCTTCTCGTCAAAGTACATGCGGGTACCTTCCATGTAAGGACTCGCTACCACAATTTCGCCTAGTTCTTGAGCCAAGGCTTGGGCAAATTTAGTCAGAATACTGGGAGTATCTTCTGACTGATCCATGGGATCTCGGTCCAGAATCTCTTGATAATCGTTAATGAGTTTTTGTATATTTTGATGTATCATTTTGGCTCCTTTTTGTTTCTCTATGCTATATTATAGCAAAATGGGAATATTCGGTCAACTGGGCACAGTGTGGCAAAAAAGCCACACTTTTTGCTTAATGTTTAGACAACAAGGCAAAGATGCTGTTTTGCAGTTCTGCAACCTCGTCGTGCGGCACATAGAAGTCGGTAGTAGGATCGTAGTACTGTCCTTCTCGTGGATCATAGTACAGTACAGCACCATTTGGGTAGTGAAACGGACCTTCCAATCCCTTGCGTGGACCGTATTCTTTGTTGTGCTTGAAAACGATGTAGCTCATGGTGGCTCCTTTGTTGCTATGTTGTTATTATAGCAAATTGGGATTAATTTGTCAACACCAGTGTGCCTGCACTATAGGATCATTGATTTGGTGCGGTTTTGGTTGACCGTGAAATACTATCACACTAGCATCAGGATCAACGTGTGCCGCGGCACCAGGAGCACGATGTCGACGTCGCGGGAAATCGTATCCGCCTTCTTGGCATTGCCAACGCCAACTTTGAAAATGCTGATCTGGCCAAAAACGTTTGTGCTTTGGTGTGATCACACTGTTGATGTAGTCTTGGTCGCCATGGTGTCGCCGTATCACTGTGTCGCGAGATTCCAGGCAGAACTGGTCCCATACCCAGGCATATTGACCAACATTCCACCACATCATGCTGGAATTCATGGAACTACAGGTATGCTGTAGATATCTGAAATCTCGTATGGTCCAAAAATAATCTGGGTTGGATGCTGTGACCCAATCAAGGCTGTTGAACACTACCACGTCCAGATCCAAATACAGCAGATTTCCGCCAAAGTGTGCAGGATTGAACAACTGCATCTTGTACCACCAAGACCGTTTGGGACCTCTGACTTCGGGCCATTCTTCAAGACAGTGCTTGATCATGTGTGGCGGAACGTATCGGTCTGCTTCAGTGTACACATGAAAACGTATGCCAGCAGTGATTTGACGACTCAACATGTTGTACAGTCGGTCAACATAGGTCCAGTCATAGCCGTTGCTGTGTATTACACAGGCACAGTCTATGGGGCCTGTAATGATGGGGCGATTCTTGATAGCCATGATCCTTTTTTTATTTCATCCACTGTGTATTCTGTGTGACAAATCTGAGTAAGCCATAGATCTCGGTCTGTCACATAAGGCTGCTCAATTTGTGCAACGTCTACGCCCACAGGATGTGCCAAACTGCTGACATCAACCACAGGACGAACGCCAGCAATGGCGGCTTGAATTCCTGGCCCTGAATTGTAGTTGACCACAGCATGGCAATTATAGTGCAGATTGTAACTGTCATAGGTGTTGATCACCCGTTGTGGTTGTTGCACAGTGACATTGTTGGGCAACGGTGGCAACGCTGTACGACATCTTGGGTGTGGCCTTACTACAATGGGCCGGTCTGTATGGTTTCGCAGTGTGGCCACAGTGTTTTGTATCCATTGTGTCATGTTGGGCACAGCAGCCACTTGATGACTGTGAGTGTGTTGCAAAGCTATCACAATGTGTTCAGCAGGCTGAGTTTGTGTGGCCAAGCTGATGCCTAATTTGTGAGGACGGTCCCAGTCCAGATTGTCAGTGTGCCCGTAGTAACCTTCAGCAGTGACATTGTTCACAGCTATCTTCCAGGTGTTGCCACGATACAGTGCACCCACTTCCACAATGATCACTGGCCGGTTCTGTGCTCTGTAGTGATGATACACTGCTTGATTTGGGGCCATGCGTCCGTGCCACAACACTGACCATATCACCGCGGCGTCTGAGTTCAGTGAGTTTTCTTGAGTTTGATGTCCAGCAGCCTGCAAACAGTCCAACACTGCTTCCATCACAGGTGCGCCATTGAGTGCAACTTGTTCGGGAAAATAAGCAATTTTCATACAGGATATTTACGCTGTTAAATACCTGCTATGATATTACCACAAATGCACGGTAGCCGAGCACCGTGTGACTTTTTCATTTATTCAGCCTGCGATCGTGACTATTTTGATCAGTTTGCTCGTGAACTGATCAACAGCATCCAGGCCAACTCGCCCGATCACTTGCACCTGCACATTTTCAATCCGCGGCCGGATCAACTAGATTATTGTGCCGCGCAACCAGGTGTCAGTGTGAGCCATGAACACGTGAGTGCATCGTTGTTTGATGCGGCTGCGGCACAGTGGGCCAGGCCTGTTGCTGATCCTGTGAGTCAATCACAGCTACAACGCACTCACAGCGCCATGAAAAAAGGACATGATACCAATCTACATCATCGCATGCAAAAGACCTACTATGCATGTGCAAGATTTATCAGGCTGGCAGAATTGGCCGGGACTGCATCATTTATGAGCATGGATGTAGACGCTTTGGTGCGCGGCACTATTCCTAGATTGAGTCGTGATTGCGATTTTTATCTGCACAAGATCACTGGTGCCAAGGCTCGCATATTGGCCGGGGGTATGTATGTGAATGCACAAGGTCGCAGCAGTGAGTTTTTGAATCATTATGCTCAACAACTACAACACAACTTGGCTGCTGACAAAATTTACTGGGGCCTGGACCAAGACATACTGGACCAAATTGTGCCAGGTTATGCAAGTGGCAATTTGCCCATCAGCATGATTGACTGGGACATGCGACCCGGCAGTGTGATCTGGACTGCCAAAGGTACCCGCAAAGACCTACCACAGTTTATGGCTGAGAAGCGCCGATATAGCGTTTGATTGCTGTCCACAACGCACCAGACCGTACTTCGCTGTTGCTCCAGTGTATGTTGGCTATCTTGGCAGTCCATGCTGATCGATCAGGCATGGGTGGATTTTCAACCTGGCTCAGATCAGTGAACGCTACATCAGCGGCCCAGGACCTAGCAGGATCTTCAATGTAGCCTGGTACACCTTCAATGGCAGCAACCACGTTGGGAGTGCTGTTGATTCCCACTGTACACCAACAGTTGACCAGGGCGTCTCGAATGTTGGCATGATCACTGACAGTGACCAAAGTTCCGTACTTCTTTTGTATTTTTTCAATTTGTTTGAATCTGGCTCCGTCGCCTGGATGCATGCGAATCATGATGGGCCGATTGCTGTGTTTGCGTAGTTTGCTGATGGTCTTGTCCAACCAGGCTTCTTGATCTGTGAACATGTTGAATCCCTTGGGCCGTTGACACAGGATCAATATGTGATTGCCATGTGTGCGCCAGGGTTTTATGGCAGCATTGTGCCAGGCAGAATATCTATCCCACTTGGTGGTGTCTAGTTGATCAAAAAAGTATGTGCCTGAATTGGGATACACTGATCCCAAACTGTAGCGATGCCATTCATGCTCGGGCCTGGCATAATGCAAAATATTGCTGTCCACAAACACACTGGGGGTTTTTTGTAGGCGCAACTGATCAATGATTTTTTTCCTGAAGTTATCTTCCAGTGTGTAGCCCAGCACAAATCCTGCATCCAATTTTTGATCCGGCAATCGATTGTCTCGAAATTCAATCACTGTGTCACCTTGGGATCTTGCTCCTTCGGCAAAGTTATCCATCAGCATGACCTTGTTGCCAAACTTGGCAGGGTTAGATATGGAGTTGTAGAAGATTCCTACTTTCATTCTTTGACCCAGTCCTTGGATTTGGTCATGGATACATTGCCTTCTTCAGGCAAGGTATTGCGACCCATGATATAGTTGCTGATCTTCACAGGTACCACAAACTGATTGATAGCATTGTCTGCTGGATACCAGTAGGGTCGATAAAACTTGACCAAGGCAAGAGCAGCATCGGGCATAATAGCATAGCCGCTGGCGCCAGGCATGCTGAAGTTTTGCCACTTACGAGCCGACGGGGTACCTGTGGGGTTTTCCAAGTAGGTTTTTTGTGGCTCAGTCATGAACGAGCTCTTGCCCAAGCTCAGAATCAACACACCGTCGAATTCCACAGGATGGTAGCCACGATAGAACTTGACATCATCCTCAAAAATCATAATGGGCTCTTTGAGTTCCACACACTTTTTCCACAAGTTGTAGTGACTGTAGAAACAGCCAATTACCCCGGGGCGACTCAGTTTGCCCACGTCTTTTTCTCCGATCAACTGTCGTTCAATGATTTCATAACGATGTTTCTTTTTGAATTCTTCGTACAGTTCAGGGCGTATCAGTTGTTCAATGTCGTGTTTGTCCAACACACGATTTTTGATACTGTAAGGATACAATGTTTTTTTGGCTTTTGCTGCCATGGCAACTGCTTGATCACCAGGTGTACCTTCAAATAGTTCAGCGTCAATGTTGTACTCTTTGAGTTGATCTAGCATGAGCTTGGAATGTTGAACACTGTGTTCTCGTTCGGGTAGGTAAATTATAAATGCTTTCATGTGTTATATATGTATATAAATATTTAGTGATACAAAATTTACAAGGAAAACAATGTCGTATAGTCTAAAATCAGGAAAAGCTGAAACATTGGCTTGGTTCCAGTCCAATCAATCAACTATTAAAACTGTGGTAGATATTGGGCCTGGGTCAGGAACTTATGTTAAACTCATAAAGGAAGATGCTCAGTGCTGTGTGAATGCTACCTGGATTGGTATTGAGATTTGGAAACCCTACATTGAAGAATTCAATCTAGAAAGCAGATACAATCAAATACTCAATCAAGACGTTCGTACAGTAGATTGGACTGTGTTGAATCCCGATGTAGTCATAGCCGGCGATGTGTTAGAGCACATGACCAAAGAGGATGCTGTTGCTCTTGTGGATCGTATTTTGCAAGTTTCAGACATGTTGATTGTGAGTATTCCTATCAGACACATGCCACAAGATGAACATGCGTATCCTAACCCGCACGAAGCCCATGTCAAGGATGATTGGAGTCATAACGAAGTTGTAGCTACCTGGGGTCACTACATCAAGGAATCGTATCGTAAAAGCCAGAAAAGCAAACTAGGTGTGTATTGGATGTCAAAATGAGAACATTGAAAGATCTAAGAGCTGATTACCTTGATTTAAAAATAGGTCCAACCAACTGGTTAGGTGACAGTCCCACAAGATTTGACACCTACAAGCGATATGCCAGCAATGTTGATAGTATTATAGAGTTTGGAGTATACACAGGCCTAAGTACCTGTGCCTGGCTGTTAGGCCAACCCAAACGTTTACGAAGTTATGATATCACTGACCAATATCTAACTGTGCTTGACGAATTAAAATACAATGCTGAACAAAATGGAACAGATTTTGAATTCTCTGTGGGCAACAGCCTAGAAGTAGCCGCCGAAGAATGTGACTTGTTGTTTATTGATACTGTGCACAAACGAGATCATTGCATGGCTGAGTTAGTCAGGCATGCTGAACTAGCAAAAAAATACATTGTGTTACACGATCCCAGTGATTGGCCTGGAGTGTTCGAAGCTGCGATTATATTTTTACATCACAATCGACAATGGCATATTGTTGAGCATTGCAACAAAAACTCTGGACTGCTTGTACTAGAACGTTATGCTTAATGTTGTGTGTTTGCTACGCCAAGGTGGCAAGGTGGGATATGATGCCAGTTGGGTAGCAAAGCTTCAACGTGCAGTTGAACGTAATTTAACTATACCGCACAGATTTGTTTGTTTCAGCGACTGTGACGTGCCTTGTGAGCGAATAGAATTGCTACCAGGAGACTCTGGATTCTGGAGCAAAATGCAATTGTTTCGTCCAGGTGTGCTGACTGGGCCAACCTTGTTCCTGGATCTTGACACTGTGATATGTAGTAACCTAGATGAAATGGTGCAACGACTACACAATCAAAAGTTTGTTATGTGGGTCGAAGCAGACAAGAATATACATTCAAGTGCGCTTATGTATTGGCACGGAGATCACCGCTATCTTTGGGATTTGTATCAAAGTCGTCCATTATCTCATTGGCAAGCATTGTACGGAGCACCACCCTTGTACGGAGATCAGGCTATTGTCAGCGAACATACTGTACACACAGTATTAACTGATCACTGTCCCAAATCGTGGTTTCACATAGCATCACGCAACGACGAATACCAGGATCTCAGTGCGGTAAAAATGTTGATGTTTAGAAAAGTGTCGCAGAAGCCCAGTACCATGGGTCATCACCCATTGGTGCAACAACACTGGGTTTAAATTTCTCGTTGCAAACAATATTCAGTTAGAATACGTTCTCTATGCCATTCATCACCTTGTGGTGTGTCGGCAAACTCTTGAAAGCAAGGTGTGCCCAGAGTGTAGTGTAGCAGTTTGGCATTCTTATTAACGCCGTATTCGTCGGGCAACCAATTCCATTCGGGCGGCAATTCACCTATGCGAGCATCATCTAACCACGAGAAGCGGTGGAGCTCACTGCCTGTGGATTTTTGTACGAACTGGGGAGTAAGTTGCCTGTTAGGAAAGCTATTACAATTCCACAGAATAACACTAGACCAATTTTTTCGAGGATAGTTTTCATTTTTTGCTCCTAGGTATTTTACAGGCATGCGTGTTTGGTAGTCATGCTTGACTACCATTACATCCATATAGGGATTCTGTAATTCCCATAACTTTGCAATATCATCACGTACAATCATGTCGCCGTCAATAAAGATCGCCCAACCTGTGTATTCTTGCAGGTGCGGCACAAGAAAACGAGTGTAGATAAAGTGGTTTGATCCATCGGTATGTGTTTCTTCGTAGTCTCGAAACAAGTTCAAGGCCACAGGAATAATAGCCACTGGCTTTGATGCATGGCGTATGATTGAGTTCACACAAGTGTGATAAGCAATGGCCTCGCGAGGATCGTAGCCAACATAAACTGGTATGGCTTTCATCGGCGTTCGATATCTTCTTCTACACAGTTTTCACCAAACTGAATTTCAATCAATTTGAGCGGCTGATCAGTTTCGTTGCACAGCATGTGCCACTGATTCTTTTTGATCCAGATATGCTCATGCACTCCAAAATGTCCAACAAGATCGTGATCACTAGAATTATCCAACGTGTAAACAGCAGCTTCGCCTTCGGCCACAAACCAAAACTCTGCACGTTGATCATGACGTTGCATGCTCAAACAGGTCTTGGGATTCACTGTGAGTTCTTTGAGTTTGGTATTGGCACCTACTTCATGCAACACACGATAGTATCCCCAGGCGCGGCTAGTCTTGGGCTTTTTCCAGTCTTCCAAGATCCAACTACTACTGTTCATTTTGTTCTCGCCGCCTACGCCAAACACAAACTCCACATCATCAAATACCATTTCAGGAATGTTGTCTTTAGTGCGATCACCACCGTTGGCAAACACAATTTGATCGTTAGGATAACGTGTTTTCAGCAGTCGAATAGCATCACAACTTGACCCATCATCATCGTTATAAACAACAACTTCATCTACTATGCTTAATGCACTAACCAATGCAAAGCGTTCGCTCATGGGCATAAACGGTCGACCCTTTTTACGAGCAAGCCACTCGTCTGAGTTAAGGCCAACTACAAGTCGATCGCCTAGTTTTTTTGCTGACTGAAAGTAAGCAAGATGTCCAGAATGTATGGGGTCAAAGCCGCCGGTTACAAGTACAATTTTCATACTGGTATTTACAGCACAAACTCACTCACACTGTAATATCTTCCATGCCTGCGGCTCTGAGTCGAACCACATGCCCAGCCATCCACTGTTTGCTGTCCAGACCTTTCATGACACCCAGCCAACGATTTCGCAAGTATGCAACTTCATTGATAATGGTTTCGTAATCAATCACTTCGTCTTCGCCATCTACATATTTTTCAGCATCTCGACTGGTCAATGCTCGTGCATATCCTTCTAGATACTTTTGAAAATGGCGGCGGCGAATCTTTCTCAACTGAATGTTGAGATAATTCAACACAGCTTCAATTTCTTGCAGTTGATTGAATCGATGTTCTGTGATACCCGGCAAAGCCGTGATATTTTTTTCCACTAGACCACCAATCCTGCAATCACGTTTGGCATCATCGAGCTCTCGCTCGTAGTGCTGTATAAAATCAGGTATGTTACTGAGATCAGCAACTATTCGACTGTACCACATCTTTGTTCACTTATTTTGTTAGGTTCTGATCAAAAATTTCAATTAGCCAAGGAAAGGTGGTTTCCCAGCTGGTTCCTCGACGTCGATCTTTTTCGTTGAGAAATGTTTTTAGTTTACCAAGTTCTGTCAAATCAACTGTTGATTTTTCAAGTTCAGTTTGAATACCTTTCATGTATTCAATTGCAAGTTTTTGTTCATCGGTGTGATTTGGGATGGCAGCAATGATTTTTTCAAAATCTTGTTTAAACACATCTTTTCCTGTGATTGCAGGCACCATGTACGTTGGCTGAGGAGAAACAGTTGAAAAGAAATGTCCAACTGGTCTAATTTTTCTCCACTGTTCTAATCTGCTCAGCAGCTCGGGCATGGTCTTGATTGTTAGCACACTGATTGTTTGATTGATGTTTAGTTTTATCCATTTTTTGCTCAGTAAAAATTCAAAGTTTTGTTGCCACTGTGCTAGATCCAACCCATAACGAACATATTCTTGTTCGGCTCCCCAACAGTCTATGCTGCATGTTATGTCGACCCTTTTGAGTTTTCGATTTATCAAAAGTTTTTTTAATTTCTCGCAAATCTCATTGAGCTTTTCTGTTCTAATTGCTAGATTTGTAACAATACCTAGTTCCAGGTCTGGATGTGCAGTCTCTTCAAAATAATCCAACAGTTGATAAAATTCTGTTTGATAAAAAGGTTCTCCACCCAACACATTGAATCGTTTTAGCCCAAGAGAATTAGATCTCATCCAGTTCCAGAATTTGTCAATCAACAAAGGAGTGTTGCTGATTTCTGCAGGCTCAATTACTACTCCATTGTTGTCAAACTTTCCAAATGCAATATTTTCTTGGTTTATCTTAGAACTCAAAATAGGCAGGCAATACAGACAGGCCAAATTACAAGTATTGTTAAAAAAAACTTCCAGTATTGTGGGCACAACATTGATTGCGGTTGGATCTGTTTCCAATTCTATTGGACTCTGATTTGGCATGGTCAAGTGCAACATTCGATCGCTGAACCCGCCTGCTGTTTCAATTTTTCGGCAATAATCACAACTGTGTTCAGGCCATTTTCCGTCCAACATGTCTCGACGTTCTTGTAACTTTTTTTCAGTGTTGTGAAACTGATCAAAGTTCTCTGGATCAATATTTCCCCATCCAGTACGATGACACGATGCTGTTTCTCCTGAATAAAGATACAGCGTGCTCCAGTTCCATTTGAGTTGGCAAGCAGTGGCAGTACGGATTGGAAAATATTTGTCGGGCATTAATCTTCCCAGTCCAACTCTTCGTCTATGTTGTCTTCGTCATCCTCGTCATCAGCATAATCATTGTCGTTGTCAAGATATGCAGTAAGAGCACGTTTGATATCTAAATCACTCTTAAAAGCATTTTTAATGGCGTCAATGTCTGAATCATTGTCCATTAAAATTTGTACCACAGTTTCGGCTGCTTCTGCCCGGTCAACAGTGTTGACATAACGTTTGAGTTCTCCCCAAATTTCTGATGCTATCAATTCGCTCATGTTTTAACTCCTTGGTTGATACTTACCGTGTCTTTATTGCCTTGATCAATAAATTGTGTAAGTGCGTGTATGTGTGATCTAAGGCTTGCTAAATCTGCCCAAGATCCGGGGTATTTTAGATCTATAGAAAGTTTAACTACCTCAAGATACCGCCTAAATTTTTCCTTGACAGTAAAATCTGGGTTTGACTGTACTTCAAAAAAATATGTATTGTCTTGCTCGTTGACAATTCCTATTTCGTGCTTCATGTCTGATATTGGTGTGTTTTTCAGCAACACAAATGGTTGATGCAAGGTCAATGCAATCACTGTTTCATCCATCAAGTACTTTTGATATTGACGAAGCATGGTCATTGTGTCGTGATGGTCTTGCAGAGTTTCAGTTGGATATCCAGTAAACATCAACAATGAATTTTTAATTTTGTACTTTGAACACATTGACAAATGATAGTCTATATCTGTATTGGAAAATTTCTTGCCCATGTGATTTCTTACTTGTTCACTGCCGCTTTCAATGCCTATCACAATATACTGACATCCTGATTCGTGCATCAACTTGTACATTTCTTCTTTGTGATGCGCCTGACTGCGTATAATAAACTGACCAACATAACTGACACTTGCAAAAACTGGATCAGTTTTTCTCAACAAGGCCAATTGCGAAACCAATTCTGTGAATTGTTTCAACGGACCGTTGATTAAACTGTCTGTGAAAAAAAACTGTTTGATTCCAGTTTCGTTGATGTGTTTTCGCATTTCTGAAATAACATTGTCGGCACTTCGAAATCGAAATTTCTTCCAAAGGTGCCCGACATCACAAAATGTGCATCTACGAACACACCCTCGACTACATGTTATACTGATGGTATGGTCTAAGTCAATACCAGGAGAATAGTTATCAAAATTAATATTCTTGTACGTGGGAAAAACACAATCGTCTAAGTTGTCAATTTGAATGGCCCAAGTTTCAGGTGCACCCGAGTAGTTGATGCCAAGCTCAAGACAACCTTTGAGAAATTGGTCGAGCACATGCTCGCCTTCTCCTAGTACATAGTAGTCAGTTAGACCTGCATCCAGCATCTGTTTACCGGCTGTTACTCCACTGGGCATTTCGTATGTAACACCTGGACCGCCGATAATCACTGTGGTATTGGTTTTCTTGCGAAGCGATATCAAAAACAATTTGGTGATTGCAATTTGCTGATAGCTGAAAACTGACATCAATATCAAATCACTGGATTGTGCTATTATTAGATCAACTGCTGTATCAATAGATTCAACAACAGGATCCAGTACTTCTTTGTCAGCAATATAATCCAACGAAGCAAAGATAGTGTATGCGCGATTCCATAATTCTTCCCCAATGCTGTTCTTGATATGTATGTTCAAGTCAAACAATTCGTGGCTCAACTGATTGACCTCGCACATACTTGACAAAAATGCAAGTGCAGGAGGCGGTTTGTTAATCGGCAACAGACCCGACGCAATCAACGAAGCTTTTTCAAATTTTGACATTGGCTAATAGGTCTTCAAGCTCACGGAATCCGTCCATTAATGCCTGAGTCTTTTTAGGATGATAGACTGACGTAGACCATTCGTCGTACTTATCGAACTCATAATAATCGTTAATTTTGCATTCAAGAATCCAATCAATAATTGGATAATTAAATTTCAAGGACCACACTCCTGGTATACCCCATGTCAACGCCTGCGGCATAACAAGATTTCGTGCTGTATAAATTCCTTTGTACTTTACAAAATCAGGTACCTGAACATCATCGATAAAAATAGATTCCAATGTTGCTAGTTGATCTTCAACAATGACGTCATTGACTACCATGGTATTCGATGATGATTTGCCATACAACTCTATGTCCAGTTGATGCTCTCCATCTAGCAGATCTACTGGCAATGTAATCAGTGCTGATCCACTGTTAAATTCATAGTCTTGCAGTAAATCATCGTCAATTGAGAATTTTAATTTAGGCCACCCGTTGCATTGTGTAGCCGTAAACAAAAGACTCAATCGATTCATTCTACATCGTCCTCAACTGCCGGGGATGCTTCTTTCTGATTGCCAAAGTCGGTCATCACTGTGTCAAGGCAACCGTCATCGTTGCGTTCCCAGCCCTTGCGGAACTTCTTGATGATCTCGCCCTGGCTTGTGGTAAACACCAGGCTGTTGCCTTCTTTTTTCAGTAGATTCTTTTTCTCAATCAAATCTGTAAGTCCTGAATACGGACTCATGCCTGTTGTGTAAGGAATCTTGACTTGCACGCCTTCAAACGGTTTGGCATAGCGTGTTTTCATGACTTTGCAGCCTGCACGAATACCGTTGACTTCTGATACCTTGTTGCCGTCCTCGTCCTCTTTGAGTTTCATCTTTTTCATAGCAACCACAATACTGGACGCATAGATGAAACCTTGACCACCAGAGATTTTGTCATCGGGATCAAACATGTCTTGACTTGCGTATGTGTGGTTGGTACATACCAGGCCTACATTGTAGCTACCAAACATGTTGACACAGTTACGAACCAATGCAGTCAGTGCCTTGGGCTTGCGACCCAGATCACCTTTCATTTCACCAGCTTCGAACTGATTAACATCTGTGGGAGTCAACAACATGCCCAAGCTATCAATCACAAACAAGACCTTGGGACGCTCGCCGTCGGGTAAGCCCTTGTAGTCGCTCATGAATGTGGAAATAGTCTTGGCCACATCGTCGATCATGGCCATGCTGAGTTTGAGCAATTTGCTCTCTGATGTGTCTACACCCAGGGCTTTGAGCCAGTCTTCGTCAAGAGCGTTTTCACTATCAATCAGCACCACAAAGATACCCTGTTCTTGTGCGTGTTTAACAATGTTGCCTGAACAAATGTAGCTTTTGCCTGCACCCGAGTCGCCAGCAAACACAGTGACCTTGCCCAAGGGAATGCCACGATTGAAGTCTCCTGAGATCAAGTAGTTCAAGGCATAGTTGCCTGTGGAGATCCAGTCTGTGGGATCATTGAAGCCAATACTGAGGCCATCAATGCTTTTAGTAATTTCCTTACGGAATTTTGAAATGTCGAATGGTTTACCCATGTTGTTTTTCCTTTGAAGTTTCTATTATATGATATTTTTTATGCCGGCACAAGAGATAGCACAAAATATATTTCCAAAAATTAAAATTATACCTGATATGTCAATATTAATTTTACATTTCCATTGATAGGATCAACTGTTGACTTCTCTACTGATTTATAGACACACGAGATACCAATATTTTCTAAGTTTAATAATTGCAAGGTTAAAAAATCATCTACAGTAAATTTGAGTCTATCGTAGTAAAAATGCCAATCTGAGAAACTCAAAAATATTTTAGCCGACGGCTTGAGCCAGTTTATCAAAGACGGTTTGTATCCTGCCCTAGATATTCCAGGCGTACTCAACGCATCTGACAAGCTATGATGGTATTTCAATGCAATTGGATTAATCATAATCAAACTATCAACCGAGTTCTCTATGTTTACACTATCATCAAAATACTGCATACCAGGCACATTAACAGGACATGGCTGATGTTCAATCACTGTTATGTTTGGGTTGAAGTCTTTGAAAAACATACCTCCGGAATTATAGACAACAATATTGCCGTCTGCTTCTTCTATAATTTTTTTTGACCACGGATCAATGTATTTTTTTGTTTTGTGCCGATTTACAACAAATTCGTCCCACTTATATAGAGGTTGTTTCCACATTTTGTATTTTGCCACTATCGTTGGATTGCCGGCGCTGTCTATAGAATCCTTGGCTACTTCCATAAAAAATACCTTATGTTTGGATGCACAAATATAAAATTTGAGCCTTCAATCAATACATTGTTTTTTGTCTTGTTGATCGGGAAGTCAGTCACTGAACTTAAATTTTCAAGTCGATTCACATAGCTCAGATTTTCAGAAAAGACCTGTGCAATATTTTCACTGTAACTTCCTTGTAAATCGTGTCTGACAACATTTGTATTCAAATAGTAACTTAGTACTGCAATATAACCACCAAATTTACTATCGTTGTATTTTTTTCTTACTAGCTTGAAGAATGTTTCTAATGGTAGCTTTCCTAATTCAATGTCGGTCAAAACAAAAAAATCAGAGTATTGATGTGCAGTAGTGCAAGGCATCAGCATTTCTTTTAAACTTCGATGACAATACGATAAATCCAAAGTCCAGTTAGTTGATTTTAATCGGTTGGCCACAATTTCGTCTGGCTCAATGCAATTCCATCCTTGATTTTGTTGTTGTAATTTGTGCCAGTCGTGATATCGTTTCATGTGTATTTTTTAACGTTGTTTAGGATATCATCAATGCATGTCCGATTGTATTTTAGATTGTGATCTTGACAAAAAGTTGTCATAAATTGATCATCTTGCAACATCGAGAACGGCAACTTGATATCTGCATCTAGTATATTATTTTTTGCCCAATTTTGGTATTCATATGTTACTATCTGGTCAATGGATATTTTAGATTGTAATTGCAACAATTTTTTGTTGCTTAATTGTTTACCGAGTCTACTTATATGAATATCGCAAACTCGTTTACCAATCCAAGATAGATCATCTAGAACTACTGAGATTACTTTGTGTTCTATGCCAAAATCAAATTGATATTGTCTGTGACACGATACTATTTTTGTTGGTTTTAGATTTGACAACAATTCTTTTTTTTGTAAATTGCTAGCATTATAAAAATCCAAGAACTTAAAATAATCGTACTTTGACATCTCAATGATGTCATTTTTTCGTTGAACAAAACGACCACGAAACATTGCAACCAGGCTATCTCCGTAACTACAGGGATAGTAGTTCAAGAAGATAGCCATGATAATTATTACTTCTGACGGCTGCGTATCATGGCCAAAATGTCTTCGGCCTTTTGATTCCCGCCTGCGGGCTTTACAACAGGCGCTGCTGCTGCAGGTGCGTCTTCCATGTCAAAAGGAGGATCTTCTGCTGCCACCGCAGGTGCTGTTGAGCGTGCCATAGGTGCAGGTGCTGCGGCTTCGTCTGTGCTGCCACCTTGAGGCGCGCCAACTCCGGCTGGGCGGAAGTACTGACCCCAACGCTCAGTGTCATAAGGCTGACCGTCAACTGATGCTTCAAACATTTCCTTCATTACCCTGAGCTCAACATCAGTTGGCTTCTTGGGCAAGAATGTGCTCAAATCAAACAAGCCGTGTGTGTCCACAGCAGATTGTTCTGCTTCGGTCAGGGCTGACTCTTTGCGAGCCCACTTGCTGGTTGAATAGTCTGCATAGCCGCCTTTGGAGGTCTTGCTGATACGGAAATCCAGGCCACGCATCATGTCAGTTGGCAATTCTTCCAGTTCAGGATCCATCAATGCCGACTTGATAGTGGCAAACAATTGTGGACCAATGATGAACTTGCGAATTGGATTGTCTGGCGTCTTGTCATCGCCAATGGGGTTTTCACGCACAAAACCTTGGAAAATGTAGCTACGCTTTTTCCAGTACTTGCGACCCATGTCTTCGAGACTCTTGTCTTTGAACCATGTGCGAACTTCTGCCAAGATTGGGCAGGCCTCGTTCCACATTTCCACGCATGGCACTTGAACCATGACTTGCTTTGAGTCCATTTCTCCTTTGACGCCGTTGAAAGGCAAACGAATCATTGCTCGTTCAATCCAAAAGAAAGTGTTTTTGCTGTTGCCGTCGGGAAGAAAACGCAGTGTGGCACTTTGGCCTTCTTCCATGTTCCAATGCGGGTAGATTGACTTGTCTCCGCCCCCGGTGGATTGCCCACCTTTGTTGTTTTCTGCTGCCTGTAGTCGTGCTCTGATTTCTGCTAATGATGCCATAGTAATTTCTCCTTGTAAAGTTGCCTATGTGTGTTGCCTATCTAATTGCTTAGATCTTGTGTTGCCTGTGCCACAAAAGAAAAAGCGCAAACACAGTAGTAGTATATGCGCTTTTGTCTGCTGTGTCAATGTTATTTATATCATTTGAGCAAAGCCAGTGATTTTATTCTTGCCAATTCGTCGCTCTCGTAGTAGCTGCTGGTAATTGCGGCATTGTAGTTCATGGGGTCATCATTCTTGCCTTCGTCCATGTCATCTTCTGGTTTGCCATACAAATATGTAACAGTTCCCATTGGGCTTATAACGTGTGTGACATCGTAGCCTTCGTCGTCAAATTGAGCCAATAGCTTTTTGGCGCCAACAACTTCATATCGGTCAGGCGTATATTCGTGTACTAGTTCGTCACCGTCCATGACTCTCCAGATGTTGTTGCGCTGATAGTAGTATTTGTCTCTTTCACCGCCTTCTTCCATTGGAGCAACAGCACCAGCCACTGTACCGCCCATGCTTTCGTCCATGTCACATCCAGCTTCGAACGTGGCCAAATTATCAGCTTCGTTGACTTCGGGCTCGGCCTTGACACCGGGTACTTCCATGCCCATTTCTTTCATTCTGGCAATGATCACAGGACGAGCATCAGCATTGGCATCGCGGTCTGCCAGATCACTCAGTCGATCAAACAGTTGATCATCGCCCAGAATGTCGTACAGTTGCTCTTTTGCATTGGCGGCATCAGGACCAACAGGTAGTTCTTGATTCAACAAACTGTACAGTGTGTCTTTGGCTTCGGGAGTTTCGGGCAGTGCCCAAGTACCTTCGACCAAGTTGTTGGCCCAGGATTCAAATTGATCTGCTTCTTTCATGGTGTTTCCTTGTATTTTTGCCAGGGTAGGCAGTGCTGCTTCGATTCTAGTGTCCAATGTTTGTTCAATGAACATGGTCTTGAGATCTTCAACCAAAGCTTCTTGGGCGCCAACATCAGCCGGTGTCCAAGATTCAAAATAAGTCTGATAACCGCGAGCAGTGGATATGTGCTTTAGGTTATTCTGCAGGTTGTGATAGTATTCACGAGCAGCTTCGACCAGTTGTTGTGTTTGACCTTCAAACATTTTGTTGTGGCTGGCGCGGTTGAAGCGAGCCAACACACTCATTTCTTGTATGGTTTCTGCAATGTGTGTAGCACGTATGTCGTAAGGCTTGCCTCCTTGACGCACATGTTCCAGCATGGCACGACCACCAACCAATTTGGTAAATGGCAGTCGATATCGCTCTCCATCAGCAGTTTCAATAAACAAACTTTCCACATAGCGATAACGCTTGTCGTTTTCGCCCAGCAGTCGATTGTGATTGATCACCAGACGAGCCTGTGTGCGTTCGCCCATGTAGCTGACTCGGCGTGTGCCGTAATAGCCTTCAAACAAACCTTCTTTGATGGCAGCCATGCCTGCCATGGTGTGCTTGATGGCATTCAAATTTTTGGGTGTAAATGTGTGAAAGTTATGACGTGTAGAAAACTTGCTCATTTGCTGCAAGAACTGGAACCACTCGTCTTTGTCTTCGGGATCGTCCATGCTTTTGCCCAGGTTGTCTCCAAAGAACAGCATGAGGTCTTGATCGTCGCCAATCAAGATCACTGCTGTGCCGTAGTTCTTGCCAGAACTGGCAATGTAGTCAAATTTGAATACTGACCCCTCATCAGGAGTGGTTTCTCGTCCTTGTTCGTCACTGACGTTGGGGTCGAAGTTTTTGCTGACCAGTAGGTCATAAAGGTCTTTGCTGATATTGATGTCTTGTGCCATGGTAGTATATTTAGCGCATCAATATAAACGGCAACGGCTCTATCATCGTATCAGCAAAATCTCGCATCTGAGTATCTAGCTCACTATGATAACTTTGCAATAATTGCAACATGCGTACTGCCAATAACGAGCCCATAATTAAGTCATCAGTCTCGCCGGGTTTGGCGGCATAACCAGAGCCGTTAGCCACAAAGGTCTTTAGTTCACTGACTAGTAATCCACTGTTAATAGTCATCTTGCCAGTCTCAACTAATGTTTTAAACTTGCTACATGCTGCTAACTTGCTTTTATTGGTAGTATTAAATCCTTTGCGATATCTTCGGCCACTAGAGTTAACAACAGAATTGTCGCTTAAAAAATATCCAGGAATATTTTCTTCCCCGTAATGTTCAATGGACACAAGAGCAGCTTCTCCTAGGGTGTTATTTTCTACTGAATAATAAATATTTTTTGAGTCAGTGACCGTTTCGTTAATATGCCGACATATGTCAACCATTATACGAACTTGTTCAGGAACTATAGTTTTGTTATGCCGCCACTCGGCTACCTGGATTGTGGTGTTAGCTTCGAAAACCTGAATAGCCGCTGGGTCTCCACCGGTGCCTAAGCTAGGATCTAATGCAATTACATAGATTTTATCTTTCTCAGGCTTTTTAAACCAACGAACTTGTCCAGTCTTGTATATAGGATCTGTTCCTGCCAAATCCATTAATTTAAGTGGGTTAATTAGAGTTTCCTCATCCTGCACAAATTCACAATCCATTTCTCGACGAAAACGTTCTTCGCCCAGCTGTGCTCGTTGTTCTTCTGCCCATGCATCATCACGGTCCGGGTGCTCACGCCAAAAAGCACGAAAAGCTCGGAATCCGTTGATGCCCAGTCCGTTGGGCCTTGGGTTACCAAACTCGTCTTCGATTTTGTTGGCACCTTTCCAGATGTAAGCAAACTGATCTTCGTCTGAGTTGGGAGTTGATGTGATAATGGCTTTACCACCTGTGCTCAATGTGGGTGTAATTGAAGTCCAAAACTCTTTGGCAATAGTGGGGCGCACGAACGCAAACTCGTCTAGATACAGCAAGGTAATACTCATACCTCGACCAGTGTTTTCAGTTGTTGTTTGGCTTACAATACGTGACCCGTTGTCAAACTCCAAGCTGCCTTTGTTGTAGCTGGTGGCACCTGCACGAATGTGATTGGGGCACAACTCATAAGCATATCTTATACGTTGCATGATTTCCTGTGCGCCCAGGTACTTGTGCGCTGCAATTAGGATAGTAGCGTCGGGTACAAACATAGCGTACCACAACAAGTATCCTGCTGCACTGGTACTTTTGCCAGTTTGTCGAGGCATCAATGAGATACTAAAACGATTGGTGTGGTAATTTTCAATCAGCTTTTTTTGATAATCAAACGGGTGATACAGCATCTTTCCCTTGGTAGGGTGCTGAATATGAAAAAAGTTGTCCATGAAGTACATGGGACCGGTCACAGGATCAGCACAACGAGCAAACTGCTCCAGCTCAGATTCTGAATAGGTTTCTCTACGGTGCGGTGCTTTGACCAGTATTGCGTCAAGCGTGTTGAGTTTTGGACCAATCATTTGCTATCCTGGTTGCAATTCCACAATGCGCCCGATTGTGTCAAGAAAAGTAAGAATTTTATTTTGGTATTGTCCATGTGCACTGTTTTTAAACTACTTTTTATAACCATCTACAAATTTCTTGGTCAGTATATCGTGTATCTTTGGGCCACCGTGCATATAATCTCTTGCATAACCAATTTCTTCACGGCTCCACCACATATGCTGGTCGGCATCCAAAATAGTACATGGAATATTTAAGTCAGCACACAATTGTCGTATCGCCAAAACGTTCTTGCGTTGATTTATCATTGCATTCTCGTCATTCAGAAACCAATGTTTGAGATAGCGATCGTTTGGATTAAACAACTGGCTTTGACTCTCTGGCATAAACACTTCTGCCATTACTTGACGATCGCCCAGTAGCGGGTCCTGGTTATCAAGCAACAGTTCGACTCTATGACTTGGCGGTACTAGCATGCACACATAGTCAGGCTTTAGTGCAGGAATCCAGTATTCGGCCAATCGAAAACAACTATCAGCACTATACCCTCCCCATGACAAGTTGGCGCATTTCATGCCCAATGCAGTGGCAGTTTGTCTGGCCCAGGTTGTTTCGTCGGGCAAACCAATGCCCACAGTATAACTACAACCCAAGGCAACCATGTATGGGCCGCCATCGAATTCGTCAGCACGGAATCCGTGACTGTTGATCCGGTATGTGATAGCGCCTGGCCGATCCCATCCCATTTTGGCAAAATAAGCTCGATGGTCTGGATCTTGAATTAGTTTTTCGTAACTTTCTTTGGTGTCAGTGGGCATCCAATCAAGCGTTTCATTGGCATTATGGCTACCAAAATGAACAGGAGTGTTTTTGAATTGTGTCATTGTATTTCCTTTGCCAGTGCTGGCCATAAGTCAACAAACTTGTTTGTTTTTTTCAAAGTGTTTTCTATGTCTACGTGCCATGCTAACGTTTTTGATGATTTAAAATTTTCTTGATACTTGAGGTAGCTATTGTCTTGTAACGTATTACGGTAAGTTTTCAACACATCAATTGCCAAACCGTTTCTATCGCCATACTTATCTATCACCCGATTGATTTCTCCGACTGCCAAGTCTCGCAATGTTTGAGAATGTCTCCGTATGTCCAATTCTATCGGATGATTGAGTTCGCACCAGTAAATATTCAAATTTTCACTTGTACAAAAATCATAGTATTCTTCAAGATCTAATGCGCAATAGATACTGTACGCAGGATGTGCACTTACCTGCTGCCCATCTTGTTTCATTTGTCGCAAATTTTTTACAAACTGTTCCCAATTTGCTCGATCTCTAACATATTCAAACTTTTCTTTGTTGGCATTGTCAAAGCTCACCATCCATTCTACCTTGGGCCATGTTTTAAGAATTTGATAGATAGGATTGGTTGTAATTTCCATGCTGAGATTGGTAGTGACCATTACTGATACTGTGGCAGGATTAAGGTAACTTAAAAATACATCAAGTCCTTTTTGCAGCAGTGGCTCTCCACCGCCCAGGGACAATCCTTGAATGTTATGACCTTGTGTTTTGACCAACTCAATTAAATCGTCGTGTTCGTTTTTGACATAATTGATGGGAATTTTTTTAATGCTTTGCCAAGCCGTTGACGTGTGATCGTTGCAATACACACAGGTTAAATTGCAAAGATTACTCCAATTGACTACCAACTGCTCCAGCTTAAAAAAATCTATATCAGCATCAATAGCTGCCAATGTCTCTGGGTTTGTATTTCTCACAGTTCTTCCGCTGGATCCAGTAGTTTCTTCAAGCCTCTTACACCAGGCGCATGCTTTGTGCCATTCACCACGTGCCATAGTCTGTCTTATGTCTTTAATCGGGTTGTCTTTTAACACTTGTTGAATAGGTATGCGTTTGATATTACCTAATTCATAGCCAGTGTGAAAACATGGCATTACTAAGCCTGTTTGATCTATGTTGATACTGGTCCAGGGTGCTGGACAAAAAGTAGGGCTTTGTGTTATTTGCATAAACTTGCTAGTTCAGGCCACAATGTGGCAAACTTTCCTTTTGTGTCTGGGTGATACGTTGATTCAATTTCTTGAATGTGCTTTGCAAATTTACGTTCAATCCCAGGGTGTGCTGTTTTAACTGTTTGATAATTCTGCAAGGCTTGATCAAAGAACATGCGTTCAGCTGGTGTTGCTATTCCCATGGCGTAAAAACGTTCAATTTCTGCAATGGCAGCTTGCGCTACTTCTGGACCATGCAAGAACGGATCAAGATAATCGGGTTGAAACAGATTTTGCCACAGCACTGTGGTACCTGTTTTGTCAGCAAATTCACGCAGTTCGCAAATACGTGTGGCGCTGTAGAGGTTGTACACTGCGTGAATTCCGCCCCACTGACCTTGTGTTTTCATCAAATCTTTGATCACAGCAAGATTGTTTTTGATTGTGTTCCAGCTTGCACCATGTCGAACATATTCAAGTCTGGGCCCAATGTTATCAAAACTCATTGACCACCCTACTCGGTTACGAGCAGCAAGCTTTTGGAATATTTTGTTTTTTTCAAAGTCAACGTTGAGATTGGTAATCAATGTAACAATGGCATCTTTGGGGATGACATCCAGCAGTCGTTCGTTTTCAGGCAACAACAACGGTTCGCCACCGACCAGCGCAACTTCATGTATGTGATTGTAATGTTGCTCAATAAAATCACAAACTTGATCATAATAGGGTCTGGCGCCTGACTTGAATGGTATTCCTTTGATGCTGGCCCATTTGCTACTGCATGCTTCGCCGCAATAGTTACAACTCAGATTGCAGGTTGTATTCCATCGCACATCAACAATCACAGGATAATGATATTGATCTCCAGCTGTGGCATAATCAAAATCTGGATTGACATCGTTGTGCCATTTACGTTCACTATCGGCGCCAAAACGTTCAGCACGAACACAGTTAGAGCAATATTCATGAGGTTGCCCCTGTGCTAAGTTTTGGCGTATTTCTGCCATCAAGTTGCTGTTGAGAATTTCAACAATGCTTTGTTGATTTAGATTTCCCAGCATGTTGGGATTGCCTGCACAGCAGGTTTTGACATCGCCTCGGGGATTGATATGCAGGCCACGCCAGGGGGCTGCGCAAAAGAAATTGGACATGCAGTATTTACATGCCCAATTTGATTGAGAAATTAATTACACCAGCTTTGTTTGGCGTCACCGTAGTATTCACGAGCAAACCCATTGGCAATCAGTCCTTGACGCAGGCTACGGCCATCTAGAATGATATCACCCAGCACACGACCACCAAACTTGTCCCAGGCATACAGTGTGACTTGTCGTTGTTGACTGGTTGCTATTGCATTTTTGGTAAACTCTGTGGCTGCTAGACCGCGGGCATTTTCTTGCGGACATTGTGCTCTATGTCCTTTTTCAGGAGTGTCAACACCAAAGATTCGCACAGCCAGTTCAGGCTTGAGCGGAGCAGGCAAGAATGGTGCGGAAATTACCACAGTGTCGCCATCGTTGATGCGCACAATTTGTGCGTCATAGGTTGCACCTTTTGGTGTTTTTTGTGCCATGACCAAGCATGGAATCAGTAGTAGAGAGAGTAGTAGTTTTTTCATATCGATATTAAGTGTAGTAAACAATTTCACCAGTTGTGGGATTGTATGCCATTTGGTAGAAGCCTGCAGGTAATCCGCTGGAACCACCGTTGCGCACAGGTTTCACTGTGAATGTGTTGGCTGTGGTTTGATTTAATGGGCCGCCAGAGGCATTTAGAATAATTGAGTTGTTGGCTTGACTGACGTCACCAGCATTAGATCCAATTGCTATAGAATATGTACCTTGGCTTGAGTTACCAGCAAAGTTTCCAATGGCTACTGAACTATTACCTTGTGAGGCTATTCCAGCGCCGTATCCGACTGCTACTGTTCGCTCACCCTGTGCTGAATTACCAGCATACGCTCCTATGGCCACTGCATAAGGACTTTGATTGGAAAATCCAGCTCGTTGCCCCACTGCTACTGATTGAATACCTTGTGTGGTTAATCCGGCGCTGTCGCCAACCGCTACAGAATAAGCACCTTGTGTGGTTTGCCCGGCTTGCTTACCAACAGCAACTGATTGAGTGCCTTGTGTGGTTGAGCCAGCACCAACGCCAATGGCCACTGTAACATTGCCTTGTGCAGACAATCCAGCACTAGATCCAATGGCTACTGATTGGATACCTTGGGCATCCTGGCCAGCATATAATCCAATGGCAACTGATTGAGTACCTTGAGTATTTGCGCCTGCACCGTGGCCAATGGCCACTGCGTCATCACCTTGCAAAGCAACACCGCCGCCGGCATTTTGTCCAATTGCCACTGCTGTTGATCCTTGGGTGGCGCCAGCATTTTGTCCAATTGCAACACTTTGATTACCTTGATTGGTCAAACCAGCACCTTGGCCAATGGCCACAGAACTTATGCCTTGACCAGTATAACCAGCATTGTTACCAATGGCCACTGCTGAGACGCTTTGTACTTCGTTGCCGGCATATTGACCAATGGCCACAGCGTCAGTGCCTTGTGTGGTTTGGCCACTACTGAGTCCAATGGCCACTGATCGAGCACCTTGCAAAGTTGTTGCAGTAAATGCACCAATAGCCACGCCGTACTGGCCTTGAGCATCAAATCCAGTTGAGACACCAATGGCCACAGCACTCGAGCCTTGGGTGGTGTTGGCCCCGGAATTTTGTCCAATTGCAATTGCTGCTGAATTTTGGCCTCCCGCACCGGCTGCCTCACCCAGGGCTATGGCAGCATTGGCCTGGCCGTCAAATCCAGCATTTTGGCCCAGGGCTATGATAGTGGGTCCTGCGGCACCATCTTTGTTGCTTAACAGTGCCCAGGTTGTTGCACCACCCGGTGTGGCCACTGCTGTTAGGTCGCCTAGAGCGTTGCCCACATACACAATGCTTGTGGTTTGATCTACTACCAGTTCGCCAGGTCTAGCATTGCCGTTGTAGTTGGCCAATGTCTCTTGAGCATTGTCCTTCATTGCGGCACGTGAAATGCCGGTGATGTTGTCGTATGGTGGAGGTGGATTGGCCATGTTATGCTATTTGGTAAGTACCCGAGATATCAAAGTGTGCGCCTGATTGCCAGGCGCCTGTGGCTGGAGTGTTGAATTTCCAAACTAGATCAGTGGTGCTGCCAGAATAGTATAGTTTCATAACTGTGGTGCTGTCAACGACGTCTGTGATTCCAGCAATATGATACAGGGCAGGAGAACCAGCACCGGCTGTTTGATGCAGACTGCCGCCGGCCAGTCTAAATGTGTTTATTGCGGGTGTGGGCAGTGTAATCTGATATCCTGTGCTGCCAAAGTTGGTAACCCCTGTAAAATCCACATACACATGTATATACATCAGCGGACCCATACGCACATAGGATGCAGTGGCAGTGCCGCCAGCAAATGTGCCTGATCCGTCAGTGAACTGCGGGTTGAATGTTGTGGTGCTGGTAACACCAGATCCGTATGCAACCAAATTTAGATTTCCATTGACGTTGCCTACATAGATATCTTGTGTGAGTTGATTGACTACTAATTCGCTGGGGCGAGCAACACCGTTGTAATCGCCAATGGTTTCTTGTGCGTTGTCTTTCATTACAGCACGGCTTATGCCTGTGATGTTGTCGTATGGTGGAGGTGGATTGGCCATTTGCTAAATTTCTATGTTGGAATATTTAGCAAAAAAAAACAATCAGCGTGGGTAGCCTTTGAAGGCATTGACTGGGCTCTGAGTTGTTACAAACTTGGGTTCGTTGCTTTCAGGTGTGCTGACCAAGCGTTTGCCACCTGGAGTATCAGTCATTGCCAGCGCGGCGTCAATGATCTGTTCAATACCAGAATTCATTCCTGATATCACAGCATGCTCACCAAATGCTGTTTCTGCTGACCATTCAGGCATGTGTGGATTCACATTGTCTTTGCGGTATTCACTACGGGCACGGGCCAGCGCAACACCCATGCGATAAGATTTGTATGGATCAGCTGCACTAAGTCCCGGCAGCGTATAAGTGTATTGCATAGGCTCTGCTGTTTCGGGAGGAAGCTCTTTCTGCTCGCGAATAAATTCTCTAGCTCTCATCGAGGATATCCCTTGAAAGCTTTAACTGGACTGGTGACATGTACTGCAGGGTGTTCTTCGGAGTCAAGATCTCCTTTGTTGATATCTTGATACACAGCGCCTGCTGCTTTGTAGGCCTGTTTCAACATGTCTTGTTCAACTTGTGTATAAGGAAAAGCTGCACGTTTTTTACCTATCCAGCTTTTTTCATCCATGTCTATGACATCATCAGAACCATCAGCCATGGCCACAGCCATCATCACACGATTGAGAGTATAATCACTGTTGGTTCGTTCAGCATCACCAAAGGTGTTTAGACCCACAGTAGCAGCTTGTCTACGTGTGCCTATTTTGCCGTCACGCTCAGTGATGAACTCCTGTGCTCGCATCAGCCGTTGCCTACACCGTTTTCGCCAGCGGCAGCAGAACTTGCTGTGCCTAATTCTTGTACAGTGAAATTAGAGCCTGTAATGGTCAACTGATTGCCCACACCCACATAGATGTCTTGACGACTGCTGGCTGGCACACTGACTGCATTGCTGTAGATATTGCCCACAGCGGATCCAGCATTGGCAGTGACGCCTGTGCCTGGATTTACATAGGTCAACTGAACTGCATTGACCTGAAAAGTCACAGCAGTGTTGCCAGTGCTGATCCTGGCTTTGTCGGTGAACCAGGCCTGTGCCGATGCACTGGTATAAACGTTTGCTTGTGGCATTACTTGTTGCTTTCAGGCGGAATAGCGATCACTGGCTGAAACAAACGACGTGTTTGATCCAGTACACCAGGAATATCCACAGGCTGTTGTTTGTAGCCATTGCTGGCAGGACTGTGTGGATTCATCACCGGTGGGTTTGTTAAATTTTCGTTGATTGGTTTGTACATGATATTATCCTTTGTATGCTCGCCACTGGTTGGTCAAATCAAAGATACTTTCTTTGACTTTTTCCAGGTCACCGTCACCGTCTAGGTCAGCTTCTTTTTTGCCAGCAGCACGAGCCTTGGCTAGATTGCCAGTGAACTTGTTGCCTTCGTCAGTTTTTTCTTCGTCAACTTCTTTTTTCTTGACGCCAGCCATTTCCATCATGCGTTTGATAGCATCTTCTTCTGCTTCAGCATAGCTGTGTTGGCGATCGTCTTGGCTAGCAATAACTGGCACAGTGGTTTGCCCTGTTGACTTGGGCTTGTTGATGCCACCGCTGTACTGAAATGGATCTGCACTGGTTTCTGTTTCTGTGGGATAGTCAGGTGCGTTTTCTGTGGCATCAGTGTCGCCATAAGCTTCGTCCATGCCTTGTTGAGCACAGTCACAGCCAGGTTGACCGCAACCACATGACGATTCACCGCTGCCTACACCGGCCATTTTCAGTATGGATGCCAATTTGACTGCATCTTCATCTGTGGCATTGACTGTGAGGTTTTTACCTGGACCACCATTCATTGTGTCATTGTTCATGCTCATGGTCACGCTCATTGACTCTGCGATCATTTCTTCAATTTCGCGATTGATGCTGTCGTAGATGCCTTTGCCGTAGCTGAAGCCGCTGCTGGCTGTGGGTGTGTCAGTGCCACCAGCTTCTTGTGTTTTTTCTTTTTTCTTCTTGGGAGCATCGTCGGACTTTTTCTTTTCAGGCAGGCCTTTGTGCTTGGTAGCTGCAAAGTCTTCTGCGTCTTTCTTGCCCATGCCTTTGGCTACTTTGGCAACTTCTTTGCTGGCAGGCTTTTCACCTTTTTGTGCAGCATGAACCATGCCCATAAAACGTTGTTGCTTCTTGCTCACAGCTTTTTCGTCCACTTGTTCAGCAGCCTTTTCTACTGTGTAGCCAGCTTTCTTCAACATGGCCATGGCTTGTTTGATTTCATCGCTTTCGTTTTCGCCTTCGTTGGTCTTGCGGCCGCCTTTGTGCTTGGTAGCGCCGCCGGTCACACGCTCGGGTGCCTTGGCAGGACCTTTTGGACGACCACGACCACGCTTTTCACCGTCTGCTGGTTTGTCGTCATCAGCACCAACACTGATACCAGCAGGATCAACTCGTCGAGTTACCTTGCGACCTGTAGCTGTGTGCTCAATATCGTGTTTGTGACCGCGTTCAACGCTGCCAACTCTTGGGGTGTCGGTACGTGGCTTCTTGTAGTTTGTGAACGGATTGAGATCTTCTTCTTCACTGGCAACAACTTGTTTCTTGCCACCCAGTGCGTTCTTCATGGCTTCTGCTGCTACATCACCCAGCATCTCGTCGACTTCTTTTTTGGCTCCAGCAATCTTGTCGGCAAAAGTGATTTTGTCCTTGGGCTCAGCTAATGCAGCAAAGCTCTTGGCCTTGGCTGGGCTCATTTTTTCTTTGATCTGTTTGGGATTTGGTTCTGCGCCGGGCTTCATGCCAGTTTGTGGTACGCCCATTTTCTTTTGTAGATCGCGAATCATGTCAGCATCGTCGCCGTGGCCTAGTGTGTTTAATGCACGACCGCCTAACTTTTTGGCAGCACTGCCTACTTGCTTGACCACATCGCCAAAGCCTTCTTCTACACTCTCGTCGTACTTGTTGTACTTGTCACGAATTGGATCCAGTGCCTTGCCTTCACGTCCAGCCTTGGCCAAGGCTTCCATGCCTTGTTTGCCGTACTTTTCGTAGCCTTTGGCAGCACGGCTCATGTCACGCTCATTGAGTTGTCCGTGTGTGGTGCTGGGCAGTTCACGAATGGCGTTTAGTTTGTTGTTTAGATCGTAAAAGAAACTCATGGTATTATCCTCTTGGGTTGGCGCCAGTTGCTGGCTTGGGTTGACGCTTGATGTTGGTCATTGGACTTTTGTTGCCTTGTGGCAATTCGTTGGTGGTTTTGGCAGGCGGAGTTTTTTCTCCAGCAATGCTGAAACTGCTACGATAAGCGTTTTTTAACACAGCATGATCGTAAGGACCAGTTGCGTAATCTTTGCTCAATGCTCGTTGTTGTGCATCGGGCGCCGGGTAATCAGTGTCGTCAATCAGGTCTTTGTTTTGATCAGCGATCTTTTTGTATTCTTCTGCCATGCCTTCGTTGTAGTCACGACTGCTCATGACCACACGGTTTGGATCAATGCCCATGAGCTGTGCCAGTTGTTTGATCTGTGGCTCAATAGCTGGGTATCGAAAGCTCACGTCAAACATGCTCACAGGCTCGTTTTTGTAGTTGGGGAAGTCAGTGGGGATAGCTTGAACAGGTGTAGTTTTGAGATCTGTCATGCTAGCTGGATCAAATTGGTCCAGTTTTTGTTTGAGCTGTCGTACAGCACCGGCATCTACTGTACCGCAAATTTTGATGCGATAGTCGTATGTGCGTTGGCTTTCAGCTAGGTAGTTGGCGAATGTTTTCATTTCAATATCCTATGCTATATTTATTCTTTTGTGTCGTTTTGCTTGTTGCCGCCGAGGATTCGTTGCAATAAATCATTACGACTCAGTATCATTCCTGTGCCTTGCTGCACAGGGTTTTCAGGTTCTTGCTTGCTGTCTAACACTGCTTGCTGTTGATCCAGGCGCATTTTTTTCATCTGCAGGTCAATCATCTTGAGTTTTTTGTCCAGCTTGGCTGTTTTGGCTGTGATGGCGTGGCCCAGCATGTTGCTGGCAACTGAGAATATCTCGCTGGCAAACCGACTGTCGACCTGCATACCTAGATCCATTAGATCTTTGTAGCTGTCACGAGCCATGTCGCTGAGTGTGTCCATTTCAGAATCTGTGGATTCTAGTCCGCGCACTGCTGGCAGTGCTTCGTCAATTTTGTCTATGGCTGCGTCCAGTGCTGCCAGTGTTTCTCGACTGGTAGGCAAGTCAGGTATGGCAGTGTCTACTTCTTGTGCAGTAGGCGGCAGATCAAACAGTTCTTCAAGTTTACGAGTCATGCCATATTTATGGCGTTAATTGGAGCCGTTTTTAAACATGTCGTTTTCTGTGATCACTCGGAAGTGTAGCCCTTGGCGAGCACACCACTTCTGGGCTGCTGCCCATTTGGCATAATTGATGGCTACCACAGCACGGTCACGACTGCTCATTTTTGATTCAATCACGCTTTGCTTTTTGGGCTTGATTTCAATCAGTTCAGCTCGCATGGTATTGCCGCGAGTGCGATAAGTGATTAAAAAATCTGGCACATATATGGTTTGTTTGCCGGTGAGTGGATGACGATAAGGTATTTGCACAGCTTCTGATGCCCATTGCAACACATTGTCATTGCTGTCGCAAAAACGCATAAAGCTGAGTTCCCAGCCTGATCTGTATCGCGGGGTCTTGGTGCCCACATACTTGTCGGCATTTTGCACAGTGTAGAATCCTTGTGCCCACTTGCTCATTGAATTACGTTTCTTGCAGCATAAGCGTTGGGTACCACAGAAACCCCCACGCCCAATAGTGTGGCACGACTGCGAATCTGATTGAGATAATAGGCCAACGAGACATTGAGATTGACTCCATTTATGCCCTGGAATTCTTGCAACAATGTCAGTGGAGGAATCTTGGTTTCTTCTGCTATTCTAAACAACGACACTGTGAAGTTGCCAGCGGCCTGGCGATTATTCATGGTCTTCAAGAAGTAACTGTGAACAATATCGTATTCGGCCGCAGGAATGTTTACATCAAAGCTGTAGAACTGATCAAAAACTCTGACAGTTTGATCAATGTTGAAGTTGGTGTTGTTGACTGAACCTGTGGTCATGGCGGGGGTCCTGGGGTTGGGCCTGTGGTGGGGCCTGGAGCAGCACGTTGCGGTGTTGGAATAAACACTCCAGTTGGTCTATTTAATATGGGTCTGATTGCTCCAGGCAAAGATTTAGAGATTTCGTTGATGCCCAAAGTTGTTGCTTCGCTTTTGGCAATGGCCGAAAGATTTTTGTTCTTGAATGTTTCACGTGTGAGCAGTGCTTTTTGTGTGGCACCAATCAAACCGCCGACTGTGCCGCTTTGTAGGTCGCCCAAGATACCGTCGGCTGCGTCCAACAAACCGCCTTGGCCAAATATTGTGCTGTTGGCTCCGGGTCTGGCAATTGGACTCAGTGTGGTATCGTAGTGTTCTGGACCACCAAAGCCTTGTATGTTTTGATCAGAGCGGCCGCCTCGACTCATAGCACCTTCGTAGTACTTCACAGTTTCGTATTCCAAGGTCATGCTGTGTTGCATGGTGCCGTTGCCTTGACTGTAATCATAGGTGTCGTGATTCCAGCTCTTGATAATGGGGTTGATCAAAATGTACTCAGCAAACTTGCGCTGGTCCATTCCGTAAATTCTGATGTCTTTGAAAAATGCTGGTTTTCCGTTCACAGCTGATGTGCCGTTGGTCCAGCTTTCTCCTGAGTATCCCCAGGTTGGTACCTGTAGCGTGTCATTGTAGATGTCGCTGCGCGGATATCCAAATCCTGTACTTCTGTTTTGACTGGCGCCTGCACTGCCGTTGGTGACGTTGGGTGCCAGGTACTGTTGAGCAGGATCATTGTAGTAGTAACTGAAGTAGTAGTACCACAGTCGTCGTGCATTGTCACCACCGTCGTCATGAAACGTCAAGTTGATAGGTTGGTATTCAAGTTTGGTCTGTACAAGTCGTTTTCGATTGTACTGATTCATTGTTTGTGTTTGAATGTTGTATCGTGGAAGATCTGCTGTTTTGACCAACAGACTCAGTTCAGTCACATCGCTGCTGCCAAACACACCACGTAGATAAGGAATCTCTCCAGTGTTGATAGAGAAGCTGACGTGAAAAAGAAACTTGAACCGAGGTTTGAGTTCGTATGCGTTGGTGGTAAAAGTACGACTTGCGTGACTGTAATCACGCAAGCCTTGCCCTGACCCAATAAACCCCTTAAGGAAGTTTTGGCCAAAATCTGCCATGAGCTAGTCTGCCTTATTGGCCTTGACCAGCACCAGTCACCGCGCCGGCAATGGTTTGTCCAAGTACAGTTCCAATGCCAATACCGCCTTGAGCCACGTCGCCAGCAACCTGGTTGGCGTTGTCATAAGCAATGGTCAAACTCACTGTAACAGGAGCACTTTCGCCGTAGTTGAGAGAACCGTAATCTGCTCCTTTGAGGTAGCAACCATACAATGCCCATGTTTCTAGAACCACTGGAGCAACAGCACCGTTGCCGCCGTCCAACACTTCAACTCGTGTGGTGAACTTGTAATCAACACCACTGGATGCTGAAGCCATTTCCAGGAAGTCCATTTGTTTCTGCATTTGCTCGCCTACCAGTCGGCTGACCTGACCTGATGCATCGTCGCGAATTTCTGTGGTGACGTCTGCCCAGGTGTGCTTGCCGGCCAACTTCAGTGTTGAGTTGTAGATCGGTAGAGTAATTTCTTCAAACGTCAAGTTGGGACGGGTGAAGCTCATGACCTGTTTGGTCATTTCTGTTGTGGGTTTTGACACACCAAAGTTTTCAAAGAACACGCGAAAGCGATACTTGAGTTTTGGCATCAACAGGCCTTGGGCACCGCCGCCAGCGGCGTCTGCTCCAACGGGTACTGTCATTTTGTTTAGTGATGCACTTGCCATAAATTTCTCCTATATGTTTATTTACCTAAAAAGAGAGTCCTTGCGGACCCCCTTTTTAAGCGGCTGCTCCAGAAATTTCACCAGTGTTCTTGATACGCAATGGAATATAGATAAATTCCACAGCCTTCACTGGTTCAATGGCAATGTCGACCCATAGCTCGTTTCGATCGATACGTGCTGGAGTATTGTTGCTGTTGTCGCAGACCACTAGGTAGTCGTAAATTGCTCGCTTGGCTGTCAGGTCAATCATCAAGCTGTTGACAGTGTTGGTGATTTCCTGACGAGTAACTTCGTCGTTGGGTTCAAACAAGAACAACTTGCCAATCTGCTCCAGTCGTCCACGCAAGAACGCAACCAGTCGTGCAACGTTGATACGATCCAGTGCGGTGGTAGTCACAGTGGTAGTTTTGTTACCAAAGTTGGTGATACCTACACCTGGAATAAACGTGATTGGGTTGATGTTGCGTTCATACAAGATGTCACGCAGTGCTTGTCCCATGCTCAACTGCACAAATTCGCCAGTTGCGCCGTTGATGTAACCAATAGCCAGTGCATTGTCCACCACGCCACGACGTGTACCAGCTGGAGCCAACCATGGATAGCTTACAGCATCGCTGCGCAGGATGGTGCGTACCATCATGTGACTTGGAGGAGCAACCACGGTGTTGCCGCTGAGGTCTGTGGTCTGGCAGCTGGGGTAGAATGCGCCAGCATAGTTGCTGGTTGCAATCTGACCGTCTTCAGTGACCAATCCCAGTCCATTGTTGTTGGTAGCCCAGTTCACAAGACTTGTGCCACTTGGATCCAGTCGCATTGGAGTATCTGCTACCACAAACAATGTGTTGCTGCGCTCGTTGCTGAGTGCAATCATGTTGGGAGTAAGCTCAGGATATGCGGGTGTAGCAATCAAGTTGAAGTCAACTTGTTCTTCTCGAATGCTCAAACTGGTGTCAATTCCTGACTTCAATGCTGCCACAATCATTTTGCGTTGTGCCTGACGTCCTGACCACATGCTGCCATCATCTTTGTTGCCGCTGGCAGTTAACCAAGTGTTTTTCACACTAGGTAGAGTATCGTCAGGGAAGCTCGTGGCATTGAAATAGTTTTCTTGGAAACTCTTGACGTTGTAGCCACTACGACGTGTGTTGAACAACAGCATGCCCTGTGGATACAGTGCAGGATCAGGTGCATCAAGATCCAGGTAATTGCTGGTCAACAAGCTTTCGATAGTTGGGAAAGGATCGCTGATTGGATCAGTAGTTCCGTTGCCGGCCCAACGTGCGTCTGCAAACAGCACGCCATTTTCAGTGACCTGGTCTGTGGTGTCGATTGAAACCCATTGGTTTTCTCCAGCAACAGCTTGCCAACGATAAATTGCAGGATAGTTTTCTAGGTCGCTGGAATCGATCCAAAGATCACCAAATTGCAATGGGCTTTCACTGGCGTCATTTTGTGTAGTTGGTGCTGTGGCAGCAATGATAGGACCGCTGGCGTTGGTCTCGCTGAGGTCAAAACCACGAACATCATTGACAACGTTTTGATAGCCTTGCCAGGTGCCATTGTCCTGAATCATGATGTCAACATCGCTAACAGAACTGTAGAACCACAGTCGTCCATCTGCTGGATCAACATCTGGTGCAGTGTCGCTGGCTGTGTATGTAAATTCAGGTGTACCAACCCAATTACTCAATGTTAGTTGAGTAGCCGACAATCTACCTTGACGAACCAACGGAGTAACCAACGTAAATCCTGCAGCAGTCAGTGGCGTTCCGATAACATTCTCGACTACCATGGTTCCGCCTTGACTGTGTGTCAACACAATGTTTCCTGCTGAGTTAACACTGGCACTGACATTAGGTATGTTAGCTGCACTAACCGCAGCAACAAAAGCTGCTGGAGTTGTTCCGCCCAACGTTGCTGTTCCAAGAACTGAGGTTGGTGTGGCTGACGCTTGACTGGCTCGAATAGTAAAACTATTTCCTGAAACAAAAGTTGGATTGGCCACAGTACCAGTGACCACTGTTGCGCCCAATACATATCGACTTAGAATTTCGTATGATGCAGTTTGATTGGGAGTAGTTGCATAAAAATATGGATCAACGTTGACATACGTGGTGCCAACTGGAATGTTTTTTCCGCCTCCACTGGGGTCAAGACCGCTCAATGCCGCAAAGTCTCCAATGTATGCATTGCTGGTTTGTGCAACCCAATCTCCCAGCACTGTACTGTATTTTTTGATCACTACATTTATACCGCTGTTGGCAGCACTCATGTTGTTCCATACAGATCCTGTGGGGCGCGGTGTAGCATCGGTTGTTCTCCAGCGTGGTACTTGATAACTGTAAGACGGAAGGTATATAGGGGCACGATAATCACCTGCTGTGATCCCCAAACTGGTCAGCAGTGCTGCACCGTTGTTGCCGCCTGGTTCAATTGCAACTACGCCACCGTTGAGACTGGAACCATCGCTGGTAGATGTTGAATCTGCGTACAGTGTAAGTTTGCCGCTGACTGCTTCTGCACTAACACCCTGGATTGTGGCTGCGTTAATGGCTGCTGCCAAACCAGCCACAGTGTTGGTGCTTGGTACTGCTACAAGTGTGCCATTGATAAAAAGATTGTAACCTACAACCAGACTAGACGGGCTAGCGGTACCTGTCAATGTAGGCCACGAGTCTTTCCACCCGTCATCACCAATTTGCACCCAGGAGTTGCTGGAATTTTTGTAATAGCCAAATATAATTTCTCCGATAGCAACCATTGCATAGTCGCCAATGCTGCCCACCGATGATAGTGGTGTGTAATCTTCTGCATCAGCATCGACAACTTCAGCAGGGTCAGTGATCACAATAGGAGTTTTGACAGTGAATGTTCCAGTAGTTTGGTTCCATTCTTGGATCCCCCACACAGATTCAGATATGTCAAGCCAAGTAGTATTGTTGGCAGGCTCACCCACTGGACGATTCAAACTGGCAGTTAGTTCTGTCAAGTCAATGTCAACACGCTGAACATAAGCACGGTTAGTGACACCCAGTGAAGAATAAGCAGCCAACAAGCCGTATTCATTGAGTTCATACCCGTTGATCGGGGTACCATTGGTGGTGTTGTAGAAGAACGGTACACCAAAAGTTGCAGCCAAATCGCGTTGGCTGGTAATTAGATAAGTTTTGTTTGCGTTGGCAGCCAATGTACCGGCAGCAACGGTAATACCGTCAGCGGATACTTTGTCTTGTGCAGTTGCAACCAAGAAGTAAGGCACTGAATTAACAGCACTTGGAATATATTGACTTTCGTCAATTACTGTTACTTCTACGCCGGGTGATACTAGAGCCATAGTGGGTTCCTTTTTAAGTTACAGATATTTATAGGTATATTGAAAAAACCGCCCTCTATGTTGCCCTTTGCAAAGGTCCACCTATAAATACCTCATGAAAAGACCCACTTGTCCTGTGTGCAATCAACGTGCTTGTGCCATAAACTACCGACGCGACGAAGTTGTGCACTATCGCAGTCGTTGCGAGAACTGTGTTCGCAAAAGAAAAAAGTTGCCCAAAAGAAAACCCAGCTGGGAGTCAGCTGGGTACAAGAAAAAAATGCAGTGTGATCGTTGTGGTTTCAAGGCACGATATTCGGCCCAAACTCTAGTGTATCATGTAGACGGGAATCTCGCCAACTGCGATATAAAAAATCTCAAAACGGTGTGTCGTAACTGCGAAGTCGATTTATCAAAATCTGATTCGATATGGCGACCTGGTGATTTGCAACCAGACGGCTAACCAGCTCACGAGTGTTGCGCTTGAGATCCGATAGTGTACCGTTGTTGTCAATCACATAATCAGCCATCCAAATTTCCAGGCTCATGCTGGATTTGTCCTCTGTAGGCAAGTGATCACTACGATCTACCCAAATAGCATAATCAAACACATTGGTATTCTTCATGGCATGGAATTCTGCTTTGTTGCGTAGGCCGCAATAGATTTCGTTTTCAGCAAAAATTTCTCTGCCCAGTCTAGCATAATCGTCTCGGCAGTATTCATGAATCATGTTGTACCATTCAGCACGATGATTGTGTCGATCTTCAAAGCACTGCTCGTAGCTGGTATACCCATACTTGGGTGCTAGTTCGGTATAGATAAACTTTTCAGCACAAAAGTCCGAACTAGATCTAAAATTATACCCAAATTCTTCACGTAGAATATCACACACAGTGTCTTTGCCGTGGCGTGCGTTGCCAATAATCAGAAGTTTGGGTAAGGTCATTTGAGTGAAGTCACGTTGAGGTGTTGTAGAGTGCGTTGCAGCATGCCAATCTGTCTGCGGCAATCCTCTAGGGCATGATGGCTAGTGGGTGGCATGGGTTGATCAGGCCACAGGCTGAACACTGTACGACTGTCCCTGACCATGTAGTACTTCCAGGGCAAGGGCTTGTGATAGCTCTTGTAGGCATGTTCCAGGATATTCATGTCGTATGTGGGACCTTGTGCCCAGATTCTGTTGGAGTGCCAAATCAACCGGCCTAGCTCGTCCAGTGCTTGATCCAAGGGCACACGGTGCTGTTCACCAAACGCTTCTTCACGTGCGTGATCTGGCTGGGTGGCCCACCACTCAATTGTGCCTTGATCAATGTCCCGTGTTTCTTGACTTTCCAGTGTGATTCGGGCATAGTAAGATTGCTCATAATACCCTGTGTCAAAGGGATCAAAGCTCTGGGCAGCAATGGTTAGAATACAGGTGTTGGGACCAGTTGCCAGTCCTTCGAGATCAATCATTAAATCAGCCATGCACTGATTATAGCATGTTTATGACTGAAGGTCAATGTTCATGGCTAACTTGAGCCAGTCAATCATGGCATTTCGAGTAGGATGATAACCATCAGTTTCCAACCGGTTGTGTTGTTTGGCCCATTCATAAGGAGCGTCAAATCTGGTAAATTTTTTCCAGTCAACCATGGAGTACAACGGTGATGCGGTATCCATAATTCCATGCGAATGTTCTTCAGTTTCTTGAGGAATACTGCGCTGAGTATCGTATATAAATGCCATTTGATAAGGTACACCTGATTTTTCCAACACAGCCTGGCACGAAATTATGCTCAACAGTGTCATTTCTGTTAGGTAAGTGCTGCCTGATTCTGCGCCTAGATACTGGGTACGAAAAAATTGTCTCAAGGACTCTGGGGTGCCTGACTCGCTTGTGCCTGACCCACAGATGCCGCCTGAATGATACCAGGACATGCTGCCCACTGGGCAACTTGCTGCCCAAGAATCTTTGCCATTGGGAGGATAAGTTTTGTGTAGTTCTTGGCTGATAGGGAAATCCAGGCGGTTAATGCCAGACCACACCACAACTACTTTATCGTAGGTGTCTTGACTGAGTTGATAGATTGTTCTAGCTGCTATAGCCTGGTTACCTGACCCTGGTGACGACAGCACTTGATATTTTTTAGAGTCAACATGATAGTCGTCATTGTTTAGTCTATAATTCAATCTGTCCACAAAACTGCAACCTACCAGCAGTGTTTTGCTCATCAGCCAATTACCCAAGTAAGTGGCTGGCTCCCGTCTACATAGTTTTTGAGATCTTCCAGCAGTTTGTCTATGGCCGCTTGGCCTTCTGATTTCATGGCTGCACCATTGAGACTGGTTCCACCTTGTGGACCAGCAATGCTGGCAAACTTTTCACGAGCTTCACCAATGATCAATTTGGCGTTGGCCACCATGTAGTCCTTGATCCATTGCTGGATCTGATAGTCACTGAGCAAGGTAATTTCAGGCTTGAGGTTGTAGGTCCAAATCAACACAGCTTCGCCAGTGGCTTTGGGGTCACGGATCAGCTGTAGTTTTTTGGTCACTGGATTGTATGTGTAGTTCATGTAGCCGCCAAACATACGTGCTGCAAGTTCAACATACTGACTGTAGAAATCATAGGTAGCAAGTCCACCTGCCACGTTGAAGTTCATCAAATAAACGTTCAAACTGGCCTGGCTAAACGGGTCAAAGTTAGATGCATAAGGACCAGTGGCATCGCCAAAAGTTCTTCGAAAAATTTGCCGTACACTGATAACTTCTTGCGGCAACTGATAGATGTTTTCATCCTTGACCAATCGCATGAAGATATAGCTTTCTTCATAGGCATTTTGTGCACGTTGACGGTATGTGCCAATTGTTTTTTGATAAGCGGCTTCGTAGTGTTCGGGATCTAGCTCAATGTCAACAATTTGCGAGCCCAGCTGAAGTTGTACATAATCAATAAGATTTTGTTTTAGAGTAGTTAGGGTATCTTGTTGCTGTTCCATTGGATTTACCTTGTGCTGTTATTTATTGCGTATCCAATGTGCTAGCTTGTTGGCAATTAATTCGTGCCCCAACTGATTAGGATGTGCAAAATTAGGACGTATGTAAGGGTTGTTTTCAATATTGATCAGGTGCTCGCCGTTGTGCGCCGATGCACCAAACCAATCGCCGGCTGTTTCCTGCCCGCCGGCCCAAATTTTATCAGTATCAACCATGGGCAGCCAGTGAGTATATTTTACCCATCCTGAGAAATAGTAATCGCTGATGTTGTGCAGTTTACACCACTGTTGCAGTGCTGTTATTGCAAGACTGTTTCTCATGACAGCAACATCGTCAGAATAAAAATGTAAATAATTTTTTGCAAAAACTTCCCTGGCTTCTTTGTTCCAATTTTGCCTTTCGGGACCGTGAATGTTGAATCCAGCGTCTGTTGGAAAATAAAATGTACGGTGGGGATTGGTTAGAAAAAACACAGCAACAACACGGTGATCCGGGTCCCATTGCTGTTGCAAGTAATTTTGTAACTGCAAAATCATGTGCTCGTTGCTGGTACCGCCTTGTCCGTAGTTATAAAACTGGTCAAACCCCAACTGCTGGCACAGTATTTCCCCATAACGAGGAACGTTTGGTTCTAATTCAACTCCTTGAGGCCAACTGTCTCCAAAGGTTACCAATACCTGTGTCATTATTCAAATCCACTGGTGCTACCTGCTTTTTTTAGTGTGGCAAATATTGCAGTGTTTTTTTCATCGTGCATGAATTCAGGGCAAAATTTACACTGCGGAATTGTTTGATCAATTTTGTGAAGGAACGTGGCACCACGTTCAACATACTCATCAACCTGCAACGGCTTATAACTGTTGATCAAGTGTCGATCTTGGTCGGATATGTCAAGCTGGTGTTGGGCATCAAACTCAGGAAACAATGCCACTGGCCCGCATTTATACAATGCACCATGTATAAAATGATAACATTTAAACATGGCAAAACCGCAGCCTTTGTGCGCCAATTCAGGATCACTGTTGTGCAGTGTAAATTTTCCGTTGGCGTTCAAGTACACCGAGGCACGATAAAAACTATCATACTCCCAAATTGGTATCCTCACGTCATTGCTGTCAACGAATGCATGTGTAGCACCAAAGGTCATTGCGTTATTAACATTGGCTGGGTCACTGTGATGATAGTACCTAACGTCACCGTGTAAAAATTTCTTTACTTCATCAAAACAACGATCAAGGTCATTGCGATTGTGCAAACTTACACCTATCCAATTTTTGATCCCAAGCTTGTTGGGGTTGACTGGGTTGACCAATCGATTGTACAACCCTTTGACGCTGTTTAAGCGGGTGCCATTGGTCAGAATCTGTGTTGAAACATTCCACAGTCGATTGATACCATCAATCCAATCTAGAATTGTTGGATTCAACAAAGGCTCGCCGCCAAGGATAGTAACTCGTTGTAGCTTTATGTGCTGAGCCCATTTTTCGTAGATACTTTGATAGTCGCTCCACTTTTGGTATCCTTTGAACTCGTGATTGTTGAAACGATTGCAATTGAAACAATTCAAGTTACAGACATTTGTGATGTAAAATTCAACATTGTGTACAAGGCGACGAGGATCGTCTGGATTCTCGTCAATGAGCAGCATGGTCATGCAGGTATTTACCAGCTTTTGAGAATGATCAAATTCTCTGTACCGCGGCCGTTGAACGGTGTTTCTGTGGTGGTCAAGTCCTTGTAGATCTTTCTGGCAGCTGGTTTGCCTGCGGCATTCATGGCTTTGAGCACGTCTGCTGGCTTACGCAGAGTTTTTTGCTGACTTTCTACTGTGCTAAATCCAATAATAGCATTGCTCTTTACAGTAAATGCTTGCGCATGGCTGTCAGCAACAATATGGATCAGCTTGCGTTTTTTGGTATCGTACAACCAGGCCTCAGACTTGTCCACAAGACTTGCAGCCGGCAATCCTTTGAGCTTGAGCTCTGCAAACTCTGTGATATGTTTGAACTTTGCGGCACGTTTTTCTGGACTCACTGCTTTGACTGCTCTTGGCTTGCGCTCGACCTTTTTGATCTGCACATAGGCGCCGCAGTCAGAAATCACAAGCTCGCAGAACTTTACACAGTTCCGTAACTGCACCTTGCTCAGGTAGTTATAGCCTTGAACCAAGTCTGCATCTTTGCCTGTTACTGCCTCATCAAACTCTGTGAGTTTACGGGTCCAAATTTGACGGATGTCGTTTACCATTTGTGGTGCAATGTTCATTGAACGCATCAGCGCCACGGGTTTGTAATCAGCACTGAGTTTGGCACCTGACGCAACAAAGTCATCAAACAAGCCATCTAACTCGCCAGCACACTCAGACACTTTTTCACGCAGTCGGTCCTGGATAGTGATTTTTGGTACTGTGTCCTCAACTACCACTTCCTCTAAGACTTCATCTTGTTTGGATTCCAATATCTCTGCTAGCAAGTTATCCAATTTGATCTGCTCCGAATCCGTGAGTTCTAGTCCCACCATGCTCATGCGGCACAGCCAGCCTGTGGTCAATCGGATAGAGCTGTCTGGAATGCGTTTGAGTGTACGAACGTCTGCTTTGCGACCATGCAATTCTAAATAGTTTACAATCATCTCGCGAGCATCTTTTTTGCCGTAGAAATAGTTGTACCACGAGAAAGCATGACTAAAGGCACTGATGCGATTGTCGGTGGGTTGTGTTTTCCAAGTGGGTTCCATGCCCATGGCATTGGTATCAGCACTACGAGGGTTCAATGGCTTGACGGGTTTGGTTGCAATCATAATTGTTCCTTACTTAGTCTTGGGCAAGTGTTTTACAGCGTCAAAAAGTTTGGCGGCACGTTTAACATCAAAATTCTTGTGCTTGTACATCCAGGCTTTTTTGCGCTCTGCCACTTCCAGTGCCTCTGCCAGGCGCCATTTAGTGTCAAAGTCTGCAGACATTATTATACGGCTCATGTCCACAATGTCCAATGCATACTCCACCCATTTTTCCGTAGCTTTTACTTTGTCATAGGACTGTATAAAGCCCTTGCCTTTTGGACCTGTGTATTTTGCAACAAAGTTAGCGGCTTTCATAACATACTCCTAGAGTGGTTAAGCATGTATTATAGCAAAGATTGATTTTGATGTCAATCTTTGCTGGTGTTGTTTTTAGAACACAGTACCGCGAAACTGCTCGTAATCGTAGAATGCTACTAAAGTACTATCTCGGAAGTAAACTGTGATACCGCCCAGATCCTCGCGAGCGTCCCACTTTGTCTGCTCCAAAATAACATTGGTTGCACGTACCTCTAGCTCGTCTGTTAAGTCCTCGCAACTTTGAAGAGCTTCTGCCTCATAATCTAAAGTGTATACTTCAGTACTATTAATTTGTGCGCTTTGTACATCTGTTAGCATTGTGGCTCCTTGTGTAGTTAAGTGCTAATTATAGCAGTTTGGGAATATCCAGTCAACCAAAATACTATAAATAACAACATGCCACGCCTAAGCCTATACCGTCCCAATCGAACCCGAGATTACCAGTTTTTGGATCGCACTATCTCCGAAATGTACACTGTTGGCGGGGCAGATATGTATGTTCACAAATATCTAGGACCACAAACTGGCGGTGAGGATTCGGCATTTTCGGGCAACGCAGACGCCACCCAGCCAGTGTACGACGAACTGAATCCACTGAACATACAGGACTTGCTGTTGCTGGAAAACCGGGATCGTGTGTACGCTCCTGACATCTATGTCATGCGAGGAGTATACAATCAACAAGATGTGGACTTTGACCTAACACAGTTTGGCTTGTTTTTGAACAATGATACCCTGTTTATCACGTTTCACTACAACGACATGATAGACACGTTTGGCCGAAAACTCATGACCGGCGATGTGCTGGAACTGCCCAACCTGCGAGATTTTCATCCGCTGAATCCTAACTTGCCGCGAGCTTTGCCCAAGTATTATGTGATACAAGACGCTGCTTTTGCCAGCGAGGGATTTAGTCAAACATGGTTGCCTCACTTGTGGCGTGTCAAAGCCACCCCGCTCACAGACGCACAAGAATACAATTCAATCACAGACAAGCCAATGGTGCAAGAAAACATCTGGGACAACGGAAACTTTTATCCCACTGGCACTGTGGTCAACTATGGCGATGTGTATTATCAGGCCACTCAGAACGTACCTGCTGGCACAAACATAACCAATACCAACTTTTGGACTGTGTACACTCCTGACACCATCAGTGATATACAAGGCACCAGACAGAAAGACTACGAAATCAACGATGCTATCTTGGTCCAGGCCGACGTTGAGGTTCCGTTGTCAGGCTATGATCCCACAAAGTTTTATATTTTGCCTACCAATGAGCTGCAGCCTGCTAATCCTGAAGGGCTCACAGCAGATAATACAACCACAGTAGACGGCACACAAGGCGGCATGAACGTTACTCCCAAAAGTGACGGGTACACTGTGGGTTATCTCACCGGCGATGGTATTGCACCCAATGGATTGCCTGTTACTCCTGGTGTGAGTTTTCCACTCAGTCCTGTGGCCGGCGACTACTGCTTACGGCTGGATTACAGGCCCAATAGACTGTTCCGTTATGACGGAGCACGTTGGATCAAGATTGAAGACAAGGTTCGCACTGATCTCAACAACGGCCCAGACAACAAAACACTGCGTAGTAGTTTTGTCAACAACGACACCACAGTCAACACCACAGACCGAGGCGCTATTCCAAGTCGTCAGAGTCTCAGTGAAATTCTTAAACCTCGCGCCGACAACGGCGGTTAAGGAGAATCAAAATTCAAAGTTATTTTTATGACGAACAAATACGTCGATTCCTGTTACAGTTTACACGAATCTTTTCAGGGTTCCAAATTGAATACGGACGCGACGACGCTGATCCCAATGCTGCCGCACTGTTGCGTGTGCCCATCCGCTACGGAGATTCTAGTCGTCAGGCACAGACCATACTGCAAGAAAACTCAGCCAGCAGTTTGCCATCTACTCCACTGATGACATTTTACATTGCGGCACTGAACTATGATCGTCCCAGAATGCAAGAACCTTACTTTGTAAGCAAGGTCAATGTGCGCCAACGTACCTACGATACCGAAACTGAAACTTATGAAACCACTCAAGGCAATGCGTTTACCATAGAACGTCTGATGCCTGTGCCGTATGCGCTGACCTTGAACCTGGATGTTTGGACCAGCAACACCAATCAAAAGTTACAGTTGGTGGAACAAATACTGACCTTGTTCAATCCCAGTTTGGAAATACAAAGCACTGACAACTTTCTTGACTGGACCAGTTTGAGTGTGGTTGAACTAGAAAGTGTAAACTGGAGCAGTCGAACTATCCCTGTGGGCACAGAAAATCCCATTGACATTGCCACACTGAGATTCAATTTGCCAATTTGGATCAGTCCACCTGCCAGGGTCAAGAAACTGGGCGTGGTTGAACGAATTGTGGCCAGCATGTACGATGCACAAGGCGACTTGATCAACGCCATTACCAACAACGATTTGTTGCTGGGCACACGTCAGGTAATCACACCCTACAACTATGCCACTGTGCTGATTGGCAACAAACTACAGTGTTTGCAGCAACAGTACCTGGCTGCAGAGCCTGACAACGACAGTTTGCAAGAAACTGTGATTGTGCCCGACAGCAACTTGATGTGGCCTGCTGTGATCAGCTTGTACGGTGCTCTACGTCCAGGCATCAGTCAAATCAGACTGGAACAACCTGATGAATCAGAAGTTGTGGGCACTATTGTGGTAGATCCCAACGATGAAAGATTCTTGCTGGTAGACATAGACGTTGACACTGTGCCACAAAACACATTGCCGCCCATTGATGCCATTATCAATCCGCAGGCCACTGGGCCCAGAACCGAAGACTCTTCCATAGCTGGTGTCAGGTATTTGTTGACTGAACCTACTGGCAACGGTGAAAATATTGGGCCAGCTTCGGCCTGGGTTGGCGAAAATGGGCGACCACTGATAGCCGAAGCCAACGACATAGTTGAATACATGGCATCTGGTTTTTGGCGTGTGGTGTTCAATGCATCATCACAATCTGCCAGCCAGTATGTGACCAACATAACTACAGGTACACAATATTACTGGACTGGACAAGAATGGATCAAAAGCTATCAAGGAGTGTACCCCGGGGGAAAATGGAGACTGGTTCTGTAAGAGCTGTGGGCGTTTGGTTTCGCAGTGCTGACACTGGACGCTATCTCTATTTGTTGCGCAACGATGCCAAACACCCTGGCTCTTGGGGCTTGCCTGGTGGCAAGGTAGAGCCCAGCGAAACGTTGTTGGGCGGTATGGAACGCGAATGTGTGGAAGAACTGGGATTTTTTCCTGACTATCAACATCTTGTGCCGTTGGAAAAATTCACCAGCGCCGACAGTCAATTTGAATACAATACCTGGGTGTGCAGTGTGGCCACAGAATTCACTCCAACATTGAATCACGAACACCTTGGCTATGCCTGGATTGATCGCGGGCACTGGCCAAGGCCCATGCATCCTGGGCTGTGGAACACTGTGAATGTTGAAGCTGTGCAAGGCAAGATAGACACTGTGGAGCGTTATCTTGCCTCTTTGGCCGTTTAGGCCTGGCTTTCAAAGTACTGCAACTGAATTTCAGACACAGGATTGGTAGCCGTTACCAATGCAGTGAGCTGAATTGCCAGCAGTTCAGGACCGTTGGGGTAAACACCTTGCCCTGGAACAGCACTGGTCCCTACCTGTTTCACTGAACTCAGATCCAGTGTGCCCGAGTTGGTGGTACTGATTGGGATAGCAAACAGTCGTTCGCCACCGTTCAATTCACTGGTAATAGCAGCAACTGTGAGGTTTAGATCGTTGGCAGGTGTTGATCCTCCAATGACGTTGCCTAAAATTCTCAAGGTATCCGCAACAGCATATCCTGTGCCGGGATTCTGCACAGTGATTTGCACAGTGTTGTTGTTGTAAGTTGTGCCTGTTCGTGTCAACTGCACAGTGATGTTGGCACCCGATCCTGAACTGGATATCACACCTGGAGTCAAGTTTGCAAATGTTCTAGTGGTAGAAAACGTTGGTTTTGTACCTGATTCAATAAGGCCACCTTCTGTGCCAAATGGAGATCCTGTAAGGCCACCAGTGCTTTCGTCGGTGTAGGTAGGAGCAGTAGAAAATTCACACAGGCTGGGCTGAAAGCCACCGCCCAGGTTGTTGATGCCAGCCCAGGCAGTGTTGGCAGCATCAATGTTGCTGGGGTTCAAGATACCTTCTACCAAATAACGACCGGCTGTGATGTTTATGATCATGTTTTTCATGGTAACTTGAGCACGGTTGATTAGGTCACGATCGCCTAGCTCTCCAATCAGGCCATTGCTGACACTGGGGCTTAGTCGCATACAAAATGCCACTTGCTTCTGTCCAATAGTTGCCGGCAAACCGTAGTTCACGCGGTTGAATGTGAACTGATAGCCTTCGTCACCATCAAAGTTGCCGTCCATGATCACTGAACTACCCCAGTGATTTACCAGTGGCGTACAAGTATTTGAGATCAAAATAACACCAGTGTTGGCAGCATGGCTGGCGGCTGCCGAGCTGGTAAAACTGCGGTTAGCGCCTTCTACCCATTGCGAAAATGTTGCTGCTCGTGTGCAACCAGTCAAATTGTTGCCAGTCTTGCCCGAGTACTTGACGATTTCGCTGTCGATCATCACGTACACAGGATATGTCACACTGGCTGCAGGATAGTCGGTGGCATCAACCAAAGTAATAGTGGACTGGCTGCTGTCGATGGCACTGGCCAATCTGTTTACCGGTGTTTCGTTGATGGCTTCATATCGTGCAGGCAAATTGCCTGAACGCATGTATGCTTCGTTGTTGATGTTGTTGTTGGGACGACGATGTGCTGGAATCATAACACCATCTTGCCCTCGAGCCATCCACTGCACATAGCCTGCACCGTACCATGAATACTCTACACCCAACATCTGCATTTTGGTGGAGTCAAGAGTGTATCCGCTGGGACCTGTGCCATCCAATGGATCAATGTTGAAATCTGGTTGACGAACACGAATCTCTTGTCGTAAACACATTTTTACACGATTTTGATTTGATACTCCGCGATACACTGGTACCACAGTCATGCGTTGCTCGCTGGGAATACTAGTGACAGTGTGTGTCATACCACGGATAACCACAACGTCTCCGTTGTTGAGTTGTTCTTGGAAACGACAAGTTTCGTTGCCTACCACCAAGTTGGAGCCTACACCCACTGATACCAAGCCAGCTACCTGGAATGTGGAACTGCGCTGTACTGCATTGATACTTTGGCCATCACATTCCCAATACAAACCGTTTTGATCATCAAAGATACCAGCTCGAACGCTTGCTCCGTGCCAGGCTTCCACGTTCACACGAGGTTGTGATCCCAGTACCGGTGTGGTTGAACCCAGTGTGTCTTGTGCATCAACAGTGAAGCTGAGATCACTTAAAATGTCAGTAATCACATAACCTGGGTAGTTGTATCCTGAAGTTGTAACTCCCGACAGCGCAATCTCTGCGCCAGGATTTAGTCCATGAGGCAAATCGGTAACTATGGTAATAGTGCTGTTGGGCACAGTGTTGGAGGCAGATACTGCAATAACATCAAATGTTGGTTTCAGCATGGTACCTGATGTAAACAAAATTCCTTTACCTGATTGATAACGGAAATATTTTTTAGTCTGTCGTACAGCAGCAGCGCCACGAGTTGGCGTTCCGGGTCCCAACACAACACCGCCGTCAAACGGTCTTGGCAAGAATGTGGCATTGCTGCGAACGTTGATTATGCCCAATATTGATCCAGACACCGCAGCACCAGTTTTGGCAGTGTAGGTAAATGTGTTGTTGCTGGGCACACTCACGATAAAGAAACTGCCCAGGCCATACACATAGTTTGTGCCAGCAGTTAGGTTACACAAAATTGGAGTTCCTGGTACCAGTCCGTGAGCATATGTTGTGGTCACAGTGATTGTGCTGGGGTTGGCTCCATTGCTGGTAATGCTGAGTATGTCCAGATCAGCTCCTGTAAACGGAAATGCTGCTCGAATCACAGTGTCTGACCGGTTCAACGGATAACCCAAGGCAACAGCAGGGTCCAAGTGCGGATAATAACTGAAGTTGTTGCTGTTGAATCCCAGAGCACTCAAAATGTTGGTACCGTCAGTGGAAGTGCTTTCTGAGCTCAGTACTGTGCAGTACTCTCCTTGTCCTGCGATAAAACTATTGTCGGGCGCATTGACAGCGGTCAACGGAACGTTGGCATCGGTACTGGCATTGTATACACCGGTCATGCGTACCATTAAACTGCCAACTCCAGCAGCGGTCAGAGCGGTTGAACCAAATGCTGATCTAGAAATTGTTTGCTGTCCGTTGACTGCAGAGCTTATGGCAGTGTGTTGAACCAATTCAACGTTGGCACTGCATCGTTGAATGATAGAACCTATTTCTGCAGAATTCACACTGGGAATGTTGTACCAGCCACGGGCCACGTCTATAGAAGTGCCGCTGTCAACTCTGAGTACTCTGGCTATTTCAATAGCTGGAACCACATACACTGCATTGCCTGAGTTGATGTTGGCTCCTGCACCGTTGGTGTTGTTGGACTGTCGGACCACAGTGAGTGTGTTGGTGCTGACGTTGGTCACTGCCATGACTTCGTATACATTGGCGGTGTTGGTCAGTGCAATGATATAACTGCCGTCTACTATGCCTGCAGTGGATGCGTCGGTGACTACTACTGTGGTAGTGGCTGTGCTGCTGATTGTGGTGGCAATAGTGGTTCCACCTGAAGCTGGACGCGGAATAATCAACACGTTGTCGCCTGCAGAAAATCCTGTGGAACTGCTGACAGTGATTGCTCTTTCCTGCGGACTGGGCACGCGAGCAGTGGTAAATGTGCTGGTCAACGGAACTATGTTGCCCTGTGTTTGACTGATCAACAGTGCAAAATCGTTGGCTACCCATTGTGTTGAACCAGGGTTGGCCAATCTCACAGATGTATCAACGTCTGATGTAATCACATCATCACCTGAAATCAATGACACATAGCCGTTGGTGCCAAACACAATGTCAGATCCTGTGTTTTCATAAAAACCAGGAATGTTGTTGTTGACCGAATAGTTCTGCCACTTGGTGTTTTGCAAACCATATTCAAAGTCAGCGTCAATCAAGGCCTGTGGGTTGGCAACTCTGCTGCGTCCAATAGCGTCCATTTCAAACGACCAGGGCTTGGTGGTCATGCTTTGAGCTTCTACCCAGATTGCCAGCTTGTCTGCAGCATTCATCAGGCTGGTGTCAGCGTTCAATGTCAATGTGGTAACACCGTCGTAGGCTGTGGGAAACTGTGCTGTGGTACCTGCTGCCCAGGCCACTGTGCCGCCCAACACAGGGTCACCAAAATTGTAGATATTGATGTTGTCTGTGGTGTTGTAGATGGCTAGAAATTCTTCTAGATTTACACGCCCCTGCACCTTGACAGTACCCAAACCTGAGGTACCAGGTGTAAAAACGTATTGATTAACTCGTTGACGTGCCATCTTTTAAACTCCAAATATGATTTGATTCGCAGTAAGTCTTGCCTGCGTGCTTGTACTAAATTTATCGTAACTGACTGCGCCAGTTGCAATTTTGCTGTTGGTCACCGTGGCATCGCTGGGGACACCAGTGAACAGGGTATCGCCCATGAGTATGCCAAAGAACGGTGTTAGAGATGCTGGGGGTGCAGAAAAGCTAATGGTTGATCCAGCAATTGAAAAATCAACTCCGGGATTCAAAGGTATGTCGTTGAGCACCACCATCATTGCAAACACAGTGGGAGGTGTAAATGCTGTACCTCCTACAGTGATAGGAAAACTTGTGGTTGAGCCATCAAAGCTCAACGCATCCATTTTTCTGTACTGACCAATTTGCGGTGTGTTACCTATATACATTTATAATCTTCCTACTACAACTTCAATTACACCACTGGTTCCATCAAAGTCTGCCAATGCTTTACCAATCACAGACCCCAATGCAGGTGTTGCACATGCTTGTGCTTGGCCGTTGCCAGCAGCTACCATCATGTCTCCTTTGCGTACTGTGCCTGTTACTCGGGTAGGAACTCGACCAGTCAACGCAACTGCCACTGGATGTTCGCAGTCAATGGTAGAATTCATCAAGTGCGCTGGATCCGTAGACACTACACCTGCAATTCTTGTGTCACCTGCTGCGTTGGCAACAGTGACTTCTGCTGTGCCACCAAATATCAACACAGTGCCTGGTTCGTACACAGCATCAGCAGAATAATTTTCTGCCAAGTCAGCATAACGTGCAGAAGTTGCAGTTGCTGTAATTACTCCAGCACTAAATTCTCCACTTGCCCCACGTGCAACAATTGCACCTGCGGTGTTTGCGCTAGTTGCAGTAGAACCCAACGTGATAGAACCTGTGCTTGCGTTTACGGTGATGCCGCCGCCACCTGTTAAAGCAGTTACACCTGTGTTGGTAATAGTAACGCCCGTGCTGCCATTGTAACTGGTACCGCCGAGGCCTGTGCCAATTGTGAGTGTACCTGTGGCAGTGGCTGTGATTGTGCCTGATGCACCTAGTGCAATTGCAGTACCATTAACAGTTATGCTAGCGTTAGCCAATCTAGCCTGAGCCAGTGTGCCACTAGAAATGTTGGTAGCACTGATACTGGTAACGTTGGCTCCTGATCCATTCAATGTGCCAACAAAGTTTCCTGATGTAGTATTACCAGTCACTGCCAATGCAGTCAACGTACCAACTGAGGTTATGTTGGGTTGTGCTGCTGTGGTCACAGTACCTGCTGTGGTAGCTGAAGTAGCACTGGTTGCAGTAGCTGCTGAACCTGATATATTACCTGTAATAGTTGCAGTTACAGTCAACCCTGACAGTGTACCAACTGAAGTAATGTTGGGTTGTGCTGCTGTTGTCACAGTACCAGCTGTAGTAGCACTTGTTGCAGTACCAGCTGATCCTGTTATATTACCTGTGATGGTTGCAGTTACCGTCAACCCTGACAATGTACCAACAGATGTTATGTTGGGTTGTGCTGCTGTTGTCACAGTACCTGCCGTTGTGGCTGATGTAGCTGCTCCAGTCAATGCACCCACAAATGTAGTTGATGTCACACTAGTCAAACCAACCACAGTGGTCACAGTTGCACCAAGTGTGAGTGCTGTACCGCCCAGTGTTACTGCGGCATTGGCCAATCTAGCTTGTTCCAGTGTACCAGAACTAATGTTGGTAGCACTGATGCTGGTAACGTTGGCACCTGATCCATTTAGTGTACCAACAAAGTTGCTTGATGTAGTGTTACCGGTCACTGCTAGTGCAGTTAATGTACCAACTGAAGTAATGTTGGGCTGTGCTGCTGTGGTCACAGTACCAGCTGTGGTTGCACTTGTTGCGGTAGTAGCCGATCCAGCAGAAGTAGCAAAAGTAGCGTTGGCCACAGTACCTGTGACGTTGGCCCCAGTAATTGCACTCAATCCTGATCCGTTGCCGTTGATATTGGCACCAGTGATGTTGCCTGTGGCACTGATCAATCCTGTAACAAATTGTCCAGTGGATGCAATTACTACTACGTTTGAAGTTCCTGCTACCGTAGCTGTAAGGTTTGCATTTAGGATAGAACTAAAATTAGTAGAGCCATTGACAATCTGTGTTGGGGTAGCTGGATTCAACGGAGTTGCCGCACCTGCAGCAGCAGTTGCCAAATCAATAAACACGCCGCGTGCTGTGCCACCAGTTTCAAAGAATCGTATTCTATTCTGATAAACGTCTATGTTTACACCACCACTCAATGTAGTGTTTGCGGCTGCAAGGGCTAGTTGAATCTCTCCTCCTTCGTCGCCTGCTGAGTTAGTTGATCTTAAAACATTACCATTGACCGTGCCAGTGGCTGACATTGATCCAGCAGTGTTTATATTACCACCAGTGATGTTGCTAGTTGCTGTAATCAACCCTGTTGTGATCAAATTGCCGCTGGTGATGTTGCCTGTAGTAGCCAATGCTCCCAGCACGTTGCCAATCAGGCTCAAACCTGTGGCAATCACATTACCTGCACTGACGTTGCCTGTGGCAGTAACATTGCCTGTACTGCTGACTATGGCTCCAATCACTGCTTGTGTGGCCAACACGTTGCCACCACTCACATTACCTGCACTGACTATGTTGCCTGTGCTGCTTATTGTGCCTGCAGTGGCTATGTTGCCACCTGTGATAGTACCAGTTGCACTCACTGTGCCACCTGCACTGACCAATCCAGTGGTTAATATGTTACCGCCTGTGATATTGCCGCCTGCACTTACTGTTGTGCCTGCTGCTACAGCACTCACCGCATTTAAGTTGCCACCGTTGGTATTACCAGTGGCTTGAATTGATCCTGTGGCAGTGATCAAGCCGGGTGTGCTGATGTTGCCGCCCACAATGTTGCCTGTGGCGCTGACAATACCAGCTGTGTTGACGTTGCCTCCGGTGACGTTGCCTGAACCACTGATAGTTGTGCCTGAGATATCAGCGCCTGTAATAGCACCCGTTGCTGAGATCAGACCGCCGGTGATCAAGTTGCCACCTGTAATGTTGCCAGTAAAAGTACCAAATCCTGTGGCAATTACGTTGGCTCCTGTGACCAAGTTGCCTGTAGCAGTGATCAACCCACCTGTAATTAAGTTGCCGCCAGTGATGTTGCCTGCTGCACTGATTGTGGTGCCTGCTGCAACACTGCCTGCATTTACAGCACCAGTTGCCGAAACCAAGCCTGCTGTGTTGATGTTGCCACCTGTGATGTTGCCCACGGCACTTATAGTAGATCCAGCAACAATAGTGCTGGTTGCGTTGACCGCAGACACAATGTTGCCAGTTAGGCTAATACCAGCGGCATTTAGGTTGCCTGCTGTGATGTTGCCGGTGCTCAAGTTTAGACTTGTACCAGTGATAGCAGCACCAGTTATGGCACCTGTAGCACTGATTAAACCACCTGTATTGATGTTGCCACCTACTACGTTGCCTGTGGCCGTAACACTGCCAGAATTCACAGCACCAGTTGCGCTTACAAGTCCGCTGGTATTGATGTTGCCACCAGTGACGTTGCCTGTTGTGCTAACAACAGAGCCAGATATTGCACCGGTTGCTACTACTGCACCACCAGTGATCAAGTTGCCACCAGTGACGTTGCCTGATGCACTGAGTGTTGTGGAATTTACTGCACCAGTTACTGTGGCGCCAGTTGATGACACATTGACAATGGTTATGCCGTTGACGTTGGACAGTATGTTGCCGTTTATGGATGGTATAACAACTGCGCTGTTGCCATTGCTGATGTTGGTGGTGTCGGTAGATATACCTGTCAGCAAACTACCATTGCCCAAAAGATATGTACCTGTTACGTTGCCTGTGGCCGATAGCCCAGCCACAATCAAACTGTTGTAGTTGAAACTGGCATCACCTGTGTCCACTGTGGTGCCGGGCTTGACTGTTAAGTTACCAAACAATTTCCATTGATCGTCTGTGATATCTCGAAAAATACCAGCATATCGTGTGACTCCATCGTCGTATTCAGTAATAATACCCGAATCAAAGCTGTCACCAGGGTTGGCGTTGGCCAAGAAAATAAATGGATCGTTGACTTCCAGGCTGTCAGTTCCGGTGGTTCGGAATACACCGTTTACAGTAAAATCGCCCACACAGGTAATGTCGCCGCCAACGTTAACGTTGCCAACTATGCCTGCACCGCCAGCAACTTGTAATGCTCCCGAAGCAACACTGGTACTTTGTGTAGTGTTTGTGACATTGACAATACCACTGGTATAGATGTTGCCAGTCACGCCTACACCGCCGGATACAGTGAGTGCACCCGTGACATTGCTAGTAGATATAGAATTGCTGCTGAAGTTAACTCGCTCAGTGCCAGCCACAGTAACAGCCATGTCAGTGGCAGTAGGCCAATACAAACCAGTATTGTTTGCAGCTACAGAATATAGTCCAGGTGCACCAACTGTTCCTGATGGAAATGCAGTGGCCTGTAGTGTCAATGAGTTAAGAGCACCAGCTCTAAACGTAACTGTGATGTTGTTGGTACCAGTTGCTGGAGCACTAGTAAACAACAGTGTGGTGTTTTGAGCAGAGAAATCAACCGTTGGTCTTTGAGGGACGTTGCCTATCAGTACATCCAGATCAGATGCTGATGCTACTGCTCGAGACAGTGTAAACTGAGTGGCCGCACTGTTTCCGCTGAAGAACTGAGTACTGGTATTCAGTAACTGTGTGTTGGGATCAAGACCAAGATAGCCGCTCATTATGTGATTTCCATAATGCTCATCACAACATCAACACTGGATGCTGCACTGCTTTGAACGTAGATGCTGTCTCCTGTTTCTAACACAACCTTTTGATCGCCGCCAACCACAACCAAACTGGAACCTGAACTGATTGGCGCTGTGGAAACAATGCTTGTGTTGGCCGCACCGTTGTAGAGAAAAACATTGGCCGAAATTGCACTGCCCGAAGTGTTGGTCACAGTAAGTCCAATTACCACTGTGGTAACATTTGCGCCTACTGTGTAAGTTCCTACCTGAATAGCAGAATTACCTATTCCTCTACTTAGTTTACGTTTGAATGTGTTTGCCATGTTTTATCCTAATGCAATTGCCAGTGCTACTGCGTCACTTACTGTGGCCGCCTGCTGTCCAGCAATATTTATGGTTCCTGAAACTGACGCATTGCCTGCTGTTATGTTGCCAGTTGTGTTGATTGCCGATGTTGTATTGAGTGTGCTGACAACATTGCCGCTTAAACTCAATCCTGTGGCGTTTAAGTTGCCACCTGTGATGTTGCCTGTGGCAGTGATTACACCACCTGTGGCTATGTTGGCACCAGTGACGTTGCCTCCAGCACTCAAAATTCCGCTGGTGTAGAACGCACCAGCATACACATTGCCGCCGATGCCTGCGCCGCCTGCTACTTTGAATGCTCCGCTGGTTGTGCTGTTTGAAATTTCAGTACTCTTGACATTGGCCAGTGTCACAATTTCCAGTGTCACAATATTGCCAAGGCCTGTTATGCTGAGATTGGCACCATTGATGTTGCCCACTGCACTGAGCACGCCCAAAGAGTTTACATTGCCACCTATGACGTTGCCAATTGCGCTGACAAATGTGTTTGCAGTAGCACTTTGTACGTTGATGTTGCCTGTGACTGCAATATTGCCAACATCAAGTTGTCCAATTACAGCACCTGTGGTAATGACGTTGCCGCCTGTGATGTTGCCAACAGCACTGATACCTGCGCCAGTGTTGATATTGCCTGTGGCAGTTACAAGTCCACCTGTGGCAATGTTGCCGCCTGTGATGTTGCCAACAGCAGTTATTGTGCCTGTTGCACTGACTCTACCACCCGTATTGATGTTGCCACCAACCACATTGCCAATTGCACTCACAGTGCTGCCAGATTCAACGGCAGCACCACTCACTGTGCCTGTGTTGGTAATGATGTTGCCTGCAACGCTGACACGACCTGATACGTTGACGTCGCCGCCATTGTTGGTGGCAAATGTTCCGCCAACGCTGAGTGCATTGGTTATACTGTCGTATACCAAACCAGAGTCACTGCCTATAATGCCATTGTTGTTGAACAACACTTGAGTGTTGCTGCCAGGCAGACTAATGTTACCCTGTAAGTTTCCAATGAATGTGGTAGCAATAACATTGCCGCCTGTGATATTACCAGCCGCAGTGATCAATCCTGCAGTACTAAAATTGCCTGCTACTACGTTGCCTACAGCACTGATCAATCCTGCTGTGTTTATGTTGCTGCCAGTGACGTTGCCAGTGGCAGTGATTAGCCCAGCAGTTGTAATGTTGCTGCCCGTGACGTTGCCGCCAGCTGTGACAGCACCTGTGCTGCTGACAGAACCTGCGGACACAATATTGCCACCTTGTATATTGCCAGTCACAGTGGCCAAGCCTGCAGTAGTAATGTTTCCGCCAGTAACGTTGCCAACAGCAGTAACTGTGCCTGCGCTGCTGACAGAACCTGCGGACACAATATTGCCACCACGTATGTTGCCTGTGGCACTGACTAGTCCTGCAGTGTTGATGTTGCCACCAGTGACGTTGCCATTTACGCTGGCAAAACCAGTGTTTACCACAATGTTACCAGCACTGACAGTTAGGTTAGTGCCAACTGTGGTTGCAGCGGTACTTTCAATGTTGGTGCCAGTGATGTTGCCACTTACTCTCAACGGAGTAATAACGTTGCCACTCAAACTTATGTTGGTGGTGTTGACGTTTGCACCAGAAATGTTGGCAGTTACGTTTAAAGAGCCAACTATAGATCCTGACAATTGCAAGTTGCTGGTAATCACTGTGTCGTTGGTCACTATGTTGCCAGTTGCAGTCATGATGCCAGCTGTGGTGATATTTGCACCAGTGATGTTGCCACTTGAGCTCAATGATATCAACGTACCAACTGATGTAATGTTGGGTTGTGCGTTAGCAGTTATAGTACCTGCTGTAGTAGCATTGTTTGCTGAAGTAGCAAATGTAGCATTGGCCACAGTACCTGTGACATTGGCACCGGTGATGCTGCTGAGTCCTGATCCATTGCCGTTGATGTTTGCACCAGTGATGTTGCCTGACGCACTCAATGATGTCAATGTACCAACTGATGTAATGTTGGGTTGTGCGGCTGTGGTAACTGTACCAGCTGTGGTTGCACTAGTAGCACTACCTGCTGATGTAGCAAAAGTGGCGTTGGCTACAGTGCCTGTGACATTAGCACCAGTTATTGATGTCAGGCCTGATCCATTGCCATTGATATTTGCACCATCAATATTGCCTGAAGCACTCAATGATGTTAGTGTACCAACACTTGTGATATTGGGCTGTGCTGCTGTGGTCACAGTACCTGCTGTGGTTGCACTAGTAGCAGATCCAGCTGAAGTAGCAAAAGTAGCATTGGCCACAGTACCTGTGACGTTTGCACCAGTTAATGAGCTAAGACCTGATCCGTTGCCATTGATGTTTGCACCAGTAATATTTCCAGTTGCTGAGATTACCCCGCCAGTGATAATATTACCGCCAGTGACATTTCCACTTGAACTCAATGATGTCAATGTGCCCACACTAGTAATGTTAGGCTGTGCATTTGTGGTCACAGTACCTGCTGTGGTTGCACTAGTAGCAGATCCAGCTGAAGTAGCAAAAGTAGCATTGGCCACAGTACCTGTGACATTGGCGCCAGTTATTGATGTTAATCCAGATCCGTTGCCGTTGATATTAGCCCCATCAATGTTGCCTGACGCACTCAATGATGTTAATGTGCCAACTGAGGTAATGTTGGGTTGTGCTGCGGTGGTCACTGTGCCAGCAGTTGTGGCTGTTGTTGCTGATCCCACTGTACCCGTGACATTGGCTCCAGTGATGCTGCTGAGTCCAGATCCGTTGCCATTGATGTTGGCGCCAGTGATATTGCCACTTGCGCTCAATGTTTGTGCAACAACATTACCAACCACAAATGTTCCGTAGCTGTTGACTGTTACAATCTCGTTGGCAATGCTGACATTGCTGGCTGCAATCAAATTACCTGAAGCATTTTGATATCCAATAAAAGCAGAATTTTCTGCGGTACTGTAGTACCAAAGTTGTTCGCCACGATCTTTGCCGTCGTTGACTGTGAGAGGAGCGTTGTTTGCACCTCTTCCTAGCCCAATAATTGGATCCTGAACATTGAGACTTTCAATGTTGACTGAAATAGTGTTGCCGTTGACCACTAGGTCTCCGCCGATCACAGCGTTGCCAGTTGTTTCTAATGTAGTTGCAGTAACTTGTCCAGCAGTGTTGATGTTGCCACCAACAACGTTGCCACTGACACTGAGTGCAGTCAAAGTACCAACGCTAGTCAAACTGCTGAACAACACATTGGAACTCAGTGTGTTGCCAGTTAAGGCAGCAGCATTTACACCAGATGCTGTTACACCAGTTAGTTGACTGCCATCACCAAAATAATATGCTGCTGTGATGTTGCCAGTGGTGTTGACATTGGCTGTTGAATTTAGAGGTCCAATCACATTTCCACTCAAACTCAAATTGCCGCCTGTTACGTTGCCACTGACACTGAGTGAGCTCAATGTGCCAACAGATGTTATGTTGGGCTGTGCAGCAGTAGTCAGTGTACCAGTAAACAGGTTGGCAGTTATGACGTTGGCACCAGAGATATTTCCACCAGTACCACCTCCACTTACAATGTTGCCAGTTACATTGAGTATGCTCAATGTGCCAACTGATGTAATGTTGGGCTGTGCATTTGTGGTCACTGTGCCTGCTGTGGTAGCTGCGGCCACTGTGCCTGTGACATTGGCGCCAGTGATTGATGTTAATCCAGAACCATTGCCATTGATGTTTGCACCAGTGATGTTGCCACTTGAACTCAAACTTGTCAATGTGCCAACACTTGTGATATTGGGCTGCGCCGCTGTAGTCACAGTACCTGCTGTAGTTGCAGATACAGCCGAAGTGGCATTGGCCACGGTGCCTGTGACGTTGGCGCCAGTTATGCTGCTGAGTCCAGATCCATTGCCATTGATATTGGCACCAGTGATGTTGCCACTTGAGCTCAATGATGTCAATGTGCCAACACTTGTGATATTGGGCTGTGCGGCTGTGGTTAATGTACCAGTTAGATTTCCTGCTGCCAAAGTGCCAACAACAATTGCGCCTCCTGAGTGGAATGTGCCAACTGTGGTTCCTGCTACACCAATTGTGGTGTTGCCGTTCAATGCAACCGCAACGTTGGATGTTCCGTTGACGATACTAGTTGGCGTTCCGCCAGCTGATATACCAGTTAGTAAACTACCATTACCAATAAAGAAGTTGGCAGCGATATTGCCTGCTGATGTAATATTACCTGAAGCAGTTATCAATCCAGTTGTAGTGACATTGCCACCAACCACATTGCCAGTGGCACTTAAAGTAACTGAAGAAATAACATTAGCACCAGTGATGTTGCCCAGTGATCCGCTGGTTGAAATATTGCCAGCAGTGACGTTGGCGGTGGTTGTAATGTTGGCAGTGGTATTGATTGCACTGATCACGTTGCCACTCAAACTCAATCCTGTGGCATTCAAATTGCCACCAGTGATGTTGCCAACAGCACTAAATGCACCCGAAGCTGTAACTATACCTGTGCCGTTTGGTGCCAATGCAATATTGCCGTCGCTACCTGTACTAATTGTTAGAGCACCAGTGTCTACAATATTACCAGTGACATTGATGTTTCCGCCGTTGATGTTGCCTGTAGCACTAACAATTCCGCTGGCGTTGATATTAGCGCCACTGATGTTGGCAGTTGACAATATTGGATTAGAACCAAGTGCAGCCAAATTAGCAACAACGTTGGCGTTGCCATATGTTGCTGCTAGACCAGTTAACAAACTACCATTACCAATGAAGAACCCACCTGCAATGTTGGCAGTGGTTGTAATGTTGGCAACAGTGTTGATGGCACTCACAACGTTGCCGCTCAAACTCAATCCTGTGGCATTTAGGTTACCACCAGTGATGTTGCCTGTAGCACTCAATGATGTCAATGTACCAACTGATGTAATGTTGGGTTGTGCGGCTGTGGTAACTGTACCAGCTGTGGTTGCACTAGTAGCAGATCCAGCTGAAGTAGCAAAAGTAGCATTGGCCACTGTACCTGTGACATTGGCCCCAGTTATTGATGTCAATCCAGAACCATTGCCATTGATATTAGCACCTGTGATGTTGCCACTTGAACTCAATGATGTCAATGTGCCAACACTTGTGATATTGGGTTGTGCGGCTGTGGTCACAGTACCAGCAGTAACAGCCGAAGTAGCATTGGCCACTGTACCTGTGACATTGGCAGCAACAATATTGGTCAATCCTGAACCATTGCCAACAAATCTGCCTGTTTGTGCAATCACATCCACTGTGGCAATGATGTTGCCCCCAGTGACGTTGGCAGTAGTGGTCACTACTCCTGTTAAGTTAGGAAGGCTGCCAGTATAAGTTGGCAAGTATGCAGCAACTTCTGTGTTGCCATAAGATCCAGCAATTCCTGTTAGCAAACTACCATTACCAATAAAGTAATTGCCAGTTACGTTGCCTGTAGCACTAACTTGTCCTGCAGTGACCACGTTGCCACCTATGACGTTGCCAGTAACAGTGGTCAGGCCGCTGATCACTGCATTGTTGGCCACAACGTTGCCTTGTGCAGACAGCACACCCAGCACTGCCAGCACATTTGAATCTTTGTTGTAAGTCAACCCAGCTACTGCATCAGCGTTGCCATTGGTGTTGAACAAAACCTGTGTGTTGGCTCCGGGCACCACAATGTTTGCTGTGATATTGCCGGCAAAATTACCTACAAAGAATCCTGAAGTCACAATGTTGCCAGAAGCACTGACAATACCTTGTGTGGTGATATTTCCACCAGCAACATTGCCAGTAGCTGATACCAACCCTGCAGTGTTGACGTTGCCACCAGTGACGTTGCCAGTAGCAGTAATCAATCCACCTGTAGACACGTTGCCACCTGTGACGTTGCCACCTGCAGATATCAAGCCAGCAGTGTTGACGTTCCCACCAACTACGTTGCCAGTGGCGCTTACGCTGCCTGAATTTACTGCACCAGTGGCTGATATCAAACCAGCTGTGTTGACATTGCCGCCAGTGATGTTGCCTGTGGCTGACAACACAGTGCCAGTCACAGACTGAGTTACGTTGACATTGTTAGCAACAACGTTTGCTGTAGAAGTAATAGCACCTGTTGCGGTGATCAATCCACCAGTGATCAAATTACCGCCAGCTACATTGCCAGTTGCACCAATCAATCCTGTGACACTTAGATTGCCGCCTGTGATATTACCTGTGGCTGAGATCAATCCACCAGTTAATACATTACCACCTGTAACGTTGCCAGCCACGCTCAAGGGAACGTTTTGTACCTGTACAAGCACGTTGCTTACGACGAGATTGTTGTTTCCGCCAGCACCAATATTGACAGCGTTGCCAGGATTTGGTGCAGAGATATTTGTAACTGTTAGGTTTGTACTAGTAACATTGAGTATATCTCCTGTTGTTCCCTGGATGTTGCCAAAAATATTGTTGCCGGTGATGTTGCCAGTTGCACTGATCAATCCTGTGGCATTTAGGTTACCACCGCTGATGTTGCCAGAACCTCCTATTGTGCCAGCGCCAAATGCCACATTACCATTGAAATTTGCGCCATTGATATTGCCGCCGGTTATAGTGCCTGATCCAACAGTTAAGTTACCAGCAGTGACATTGCCCGACGCACTCAAGTCGATCAGTATGCCTACACTGGTAATGTTGGGCTGTGCATTTGCGGCTACTGTACCAGCTGATGTGGCAAATGTGGCATTGGCCACTGTGCCTGTGACGTTGGCACCTGTGATTGATGTTAATCCAGCGCCGTTGCCAAAGAATGTTGAGTTAACATTGCCGCCATTGATATTACCTGTTACGCTCAATGATGTCAGAGTACCAACAGATGTTATGTTGGGCTGTGCCGCAGTAGACAAAGTACCAGTAAACAAGTTGGCAGTTACAACATTGGCACCAGAGATATTTCCGCCTACCCCAGCTCCACTTACAATGTTGCCACTGACACTGAGTGCAGTCAACGTTCCAACACTTGTGATATTGGGCTGTGCATTTGTGGTCACAGTACCTGCTGTGGTAGCTGATCCAGCTGATGTAGCGAATGTGGCGTTGGCCACTGTACCTGTGATGTTGGCACCTGGAATACTTGTTAGGCCTGCACCTGATCCAAAATATGTTGAAGCAGTAATGTTGCCTGATGCACTCATGCGACCAAGATTTACATTGCCTGTGCCATTGGGTGTCAACACAATGTTGGCATTGGCAGCAGAAGTTTGTAGATCCAGCTGGGCTGAATCAATGATAGCACCGCTCAACAACAAATTGCCACCAGTGATGTTGCCAGTGCCCACACTCAGTGCAGTCAATGTACCAACTGATGTTATGTTGGGTTGTGCATTTGTTGTGACTGTTCCAGCAGTGGTAGCCGATGTAGCTGATCCAGCTGATGTAGCGAATGTGGCGTTGGCCACTGTACCTGTGACATTGGCGCCAGTTATTGATGTTAATCCAGATCCGTTGCCAATTATGTTGCCACCTGAGATATTGCCAGATGTAATGATATTTGATGTTACTGTGCCACTGGCCAAGTAGTCAGCAACATTGGCATTGGCATAGCTGGTTCCAGCTGTAATGCCTGTTAAAAATGCACCATTGCCTAAAATATATTGTCCACTGATGTTGGCCGTGGTCGTAACATTGCCTTGCAAACTTGCTAGATTACCAGTGTAAGTTGGAAGATATTCAGCAACGTTGGAGTTACCGTACGCTTTAATAGTGCCGCCACCTTCAATAATAGCAGTGCCGCCTAGTGGTGTGGTCAGCGTAAATGCTGTTGTGTTGGCTGAGATAGTGGAATCGTTGAGATAAATGGTGTTACCACTTAGGTACAAGTCGTTCCATGCTCGAGTTGGCGAACCAAGGTTGTAAGTGACATTGGCTACAGGCGTCAAGTTACCGGCAAATTCAACACCTGTGGGCGTGAACACTGCCACGTTACTGACGCCATTTACTGTGGCGACCAAATTACCGTTGGCCCCAGCTACACTCAACACTGTGGTACCATTGGCGATTTGGCTTACAGCAACATTGGAGCTCACTGTGACGTTGGTTAAAAATCCGCCGTCGCCAAGAATGAATGCGCCTTGTACATTGCCTGTGGTACTGATCAATCCGGTGGCGGTTATGTTGTTTGCGCCAATATTGCCAGAATATGTGGGCAAATATGCAGCCACATTGGCATTGCCGTAGGTAGCAGGCAATCCGGTTAACAAGGCACCATTGCCTAGAATGTAGTTGCCTGTGACGTTGCCAGCAGCACTAATCTGGCCTGCTGTGATCAAGTTTGCACCTGACACATTGCCATTGCTGGTTAAATTACCAGGATTTAAGTTGCCTGTATATGTAGGAAGGTATGCAGCAACGTTGGCATTGCCGTAGGTGGTTGTTATGCCAGTTAGCAAACTACCATTACCCAAGATAAAATTACCTGTGACATTGCCCGTGGCACTGACTTGTCCTGCAGTGATCAAGTTTGCACCTGACACATTACCATTGCTGGTTAAATTACCTGGATTTAAGTTGCCTGTATATGTAGGAAGATATGCAGCCACATTGGCATTGCCATAACTTGTAGCAATTCCAGTTAATAAACTACCATTACCAATAAAGAATTGACCAGTGACGTTGCCAGCAGCACTGACTTGTCCTGTAGTGATCAAGTTTGCACCCGATACCACACCTGAACTTACCAGATTGCCAGGATTTAAGTTACCTGTATATGTGGGCAAATATGCAGCCACATTGGCATTGCCGTAGGTGGTTGTTATGCCAGTTAGCAAACTACCATTGCCCAAGATAAAATTACCCGACACATTGCCGGTGGCACTGACTCGTCCAGCAGTGACTACGTTACCACCTGTGACATTTCCGCCTGCACTGACCTGTCCAGCTGTGACTACGTTGCCACCTGTGACATTTCCGCCTGCACTGACTTGTCCAGCTGTGACTACATTACCACCTGTGACGTTGCCTGTGGCTGACACAGACGTTGCTGTTAATGCAGTAAATCCACCTGTGCTGGGAGTGACATTGCCCACTGGTATGTTGTTGATAGCACCAAGAGTTTTTAGTGCCCAACCTGATCCATTCCATATCCAGGTTTTGCCTGCAAATGTGTAGGACTGGTTCAGTACAGGGTTAAGTGGAAAGTTCAATGGCATATGGTTAAATCCGTTTTACATATTTATTTTTTTTCAAAGCTTTGGTTTTGACTCCATTAGCTGGTCATACTGCCCCGTGTTGCGCTGTTGAACGGCATGTACAAATATCTATTGGCAGCACCTTGTAGACTGTTGAAGTTGCTGTAGCCGCCTGTGGTGGGATTGGCCAATGCGTTTTTTTGTGAGGTGCTGGCAATAAAACTTTTGGCTTCTGCAGGCGTCATTCTGGGCCGTGCCTGCAATACACAGGCCAACACACCAGTTACCTGTGGGCAAGCCTGACTGGTACCTGACACTTTGTTCAAATAATAGGCGGAGTTTCTAGGATCACGTACTGCAGCGGTAACATAGGATCTGTTGGCATATGCGCCCATGATTAGGTTGCCCGGGGCAAACACATCAATTCTAGGTCCTGTTTCACTAAAATAAACTTTTTGTTCTGATATGCTGTCAATGGCGCCAACACAAATCATTGCCGGAGCACTGGTGGGACTGCTACCTCGATGGTAGTAGTTGATGGTTCCGCTACTATCTCTCCAAAAATTATCGTAGTCAATGCCGCCAGGCACATCAATTTTGTGTCGATAATTTCCAGCTGCACCTACTAAAATAACACCTGCAGCGGCACAAGACTGTACACTGGCGGTGATATAACTATAGGTAGCAGGAAAAACTTGAAAGACTTGACCATAAGTGCTGTTTGGGGCAAAACTAAAATAATTTGTGCCACGCCAAGTGGTAGAGACCATTGAGCTGTAAGGCCCTCTCCAGCCCCAACTGTTGGTACAGATTGTGGGTCGAGTATTGCCATTGGCTATTTTTTGCAAGTGAAACGCTCTAACCAAATCAAAAGCAATATCACTGTTGATTGCGTTAAGATAAGCACCTGTTTGTATGCTAGGGCCAGCAAAAATTCTAATAGAATAAATTGCTGCGCCACTGGCCCAGCCACAGGTATTGCCCACAGCAATACTGGCACAGTTGGTACCGTGACCGTCGCTGTCACCTAGATATCCTCCAATGCTGGCTGAACTTGGTGTGCCTGATACTCCCAAACTGGCCCAATCAAAATCTACAACTCTGGTGCCACCTGTGCCGTCGTCGTTGACTGCAAATTCTGGATGGCCTGCTTCTACTCCAGAATCAACCACTACAACATCAACCCCTGTGCCATCAAGATTGTAATAGAAAGGTTCCAACACGTTTGATGTGTTGGCAAAATTGTTGGTAGGAGTGTTGCACCGCACCAGCCCCCAATTTTTCATTGCTGATGTTGTGGTGTTGCTTTTGTTGTAATCACGAGGAGGACGCTGAGCATGAAATCCTTTGCTGACATTGGGATTCTGTTCAGCTGATAGTTCAACATCAAGTATCCGAGGATCCTGGCGCAGTTGATTGGCTTCAGAATCTGACAGCAAAAAATGAGCACAGTATTCGTTGAACGGGCGTTCATTGACCACATCAACATTTCTGGTGGGTACAAAATTATCGCCCAGTCCATTGGTTGTGAGTTCATGCCAGAGCCCTGTATCCCACACATTGGGATCATGCACAGTTACAACATATTCTTTCATGATCAGATTGCACCGTTGCCAGATATTTTGAGCCAGGCTGTACCATTGTACCATACAGGGCAAGCACCTCCTGACGCATCACTGCAAAATGCAATTGACCCCACAGCAATTCCACCCAACGCATTTAGTTGTGCTCGGGTTTTGCTGGGCAGTGAGACCACATTGCTAAAAGTAACTTGTCCCACAGTGTTTAAATTGATATCGTTGCCGCTGGCAATTACCACAGGTCCTGCGCCTGTAAATATCAAGTTAGCAGTGGACACAATGTTGGCTGTCACAGTATTGAATGTGGGATCTGAAGGATATGCTCCGCCGCCACCGGCTATACCTGTCAACAAACTACCATTTCCAATGAAATAATTGCCTTGAATATTGCCAACTGCTGTGACGTTGCCTGATGCGCTGACTCGACCTGTGTTGACGTTGGCTGACTGTACATTGCCTGTGACTGACAATGTTGCAAATGTTGGGTTGGTATTTTGTACTGCAACATTGGCACCATTGAATTGCAGTACACTTCCGCTGGTTGACAACCGTTGATTACCAATATAAACATTGCCGGTGCCAACATATAAATCTTTCCACTGGCTACTCGAAGTACCAATGCTGTAAGTATTGCTGTTGACTGGAACAATGTTGGATGAAACTGCTGTCAAATCTGTAGCACCACCAGACCCTCCATCACTGAAAGATTGGTATGCTTCCATCTCAGCCCAAACATTGCCTATGTTATCATTGAAGTAGATGTATTGAACTGCAGAATTACTGTCAATCCAAATATCACCTTGCAACACGTTTTCAGTAGGAGGTGTTGCACTAAAAGTCAAATTGCCACCGTTGGTCGACAAAACGCCGGTCAGGAATCTACCATTGCCCAAAAAGTTGGTACCTGATATGTTGGCACTTGAAGTAATAGCCCCAGTCACGCTCAGAGTAGAACTACCGGTAATTGCTCCATTGGCGTTTATCTCGCCACTGGCATTGATTGTGCCAGCAAACAAGTTGTTCCATTGACGATCAACATTGCCCAAATTGTATTGAGAATTTGCGGATGGCAACAAACTACCAGCAAATGTAGCAGCAGTTTGGCCGATTACCACAGTGTTGCTGTTGCCACCAATAGTGATAACCACGTTGCCATTCAACTGCGGGATGGCCACGTTGGATGTGCCGTTGACAATAAAGCTGCCTGAATCTGCAGTAATGCCGGTCAGCAATGCGCCATTGCCCACAAAGTACTGCCCATAAATGGTGTCAAATTGTGCAGAAGGACTACCAAGGTCGTACACTGAATTGATACCTGGCAGCACAGTGCTTTCAAAGTTTACTGTGCCAATACCATTGGCTTCTATGATCAGATTCTGATTCAGTCCAGTGGTAGAAATAACATTGTTGGATATCCGAACATTGCTGCCCACAGGACCTGCTGTCCAAATTTGTGTAAAGTTATTGTTTACATCCGTAAACGCCTGACGCAACGGCTCCCCAGTTCCATCGTTTGCTGCTGCGCCGGTGTCGATTATTTGTTGTGCCATAGGTATACAAGTCCTCTAGTTGTATTTACCAGAAGACTTGCTTTAAATTTCTTGGATATCAGTCTCTGCCAACCACTATTTCAATGGTGCCAGTTGCGCCACTGAAGTTCTGTAGGCTCTTGCCAATGATTGTGCCAGCAGATGCACTCTTGACTGCTCGAGCATGCCCGTCTGCGGCCGACACCAGCAGATCACCTTTTTCCACAGGACCAAACACCTTGCACGGTACTCGTCCTTGCAATGCCAGTTTCACAGCATAATCGCCTGTGAGTCCTGAGTTCATCAAGTAGCTAGGATCAGTTGAAACTACCCCTGCAACTCTATGATCTGCATCTGTAGTTGAAATAGTCACTTCTTTGTTGCCGCCAAATATCAGCACAGTGCCAGGCTGATAAGGTTGATCTGCTAGGAATTTTTCAGCCAAGTCAGCATACAGAGCTGATGTTGCTCTAGCAAATACAGTGTCAAATGCCGAACCTGCTGCACCAATGTTGCCTACTCCGTTGGTACCAGTTTTGGTAATGCTGCTTAGACTTACTAAACCTGCAGTGATCAAATTACCACCAGTGATGTTGCCAGATACGCTGAGTGCGCTCAACGTGCCAACTGATGTGATATTGGGCTGTGCAGCAGAGGTCACAGTACCTGCTGTAGTAGCTGAAGTAGCACTACCAGCACTGACTGCAAATGTGGCATTGGCCACGGTACCTGTGACATTAGCGCCTGTAATACTGCTGAGTCCAGAGCCGTTGCCGTTGATGTTTGCGCCAGTGATATTGCCACTTGAACTCAACGATGTTAATGTACCCACACTTGTGATATTGGGCTGCGCTGCGGTAGTCACTGTACCTGCAGTGGTTGCACTTGTTGCGTTGGTTGCGTTGGTTGCGTTGGCCGCGTTGGGCACGGTACCTGTGACGTTGGCTCCTGGTATTGACGTAAGTCCTGCACCAGATCCAATAAATTGTCCACTTGTTTGTATATTTCCAGTGGCGCTGATCAAACCTGTGGTGTACTGTCCAGTAGTTGCCCATACTACAACGTTTGGTGTTCCGCCAACTCCAACAGATATATTGCCGCCTGAACTGAGCACAGTTACGTTACTGGTGCCAAAGTTGATGTTGGCCACAGATGTGATAACTCCAGTCAGCAGCGCACCATTGCCCAGAATGTAATTCCCAGTCACGTTGCCTGTGGCAGTGATCAATCCTGCGGTGATTAAGTTACCACCAGTGATGTTGCCTGTTGCACTGACCAGGCCACCAGTGTTGATGTTGCCACCTGTGATGTTGCCAGTGGCACTGATTGTGGTAGACGCAGTCAATGATGCAGTTGATGTAATACCTGTGGTGGTTAAGTTGCCACCGGTGACGTTGCCAGTGCCCATGCTAAGACCTGTGCCTGAGGCAGTTAATGTTGCACTGCCCAATTTAATACTGTTACCTGATAGATACAAATCTCGCCAGGCTTGTGTAGCACTGCCCAAGTCATAAGTGACGTTGGCACTGGGCAATAAATTACCCAACACATTACCGCTCAAACTCAATCCAGCAGCTAACAAATTACCACCCGTGATGTTGCCAGTTGCCGAAATCAACCCACCTGTTAACAAGTTGCCACCTGTAATATTGCCAGATGCACTCACAAGGCCGCCGGTGATATTGCCAGCTACGCTCAACGCACTCAACGTGCCCAAAGACGTAATATTAGGTTGGGCAGCGGCACTGACTGTGGCAGAATATCCTGAAATGTTGATGGTATATATGCCAGTTAGTCGGTCGCTGGGCACTGTGCCTGTGGTCAAATTGCTGGCGTTGGCCACACCAATTACAGTGTTGAAATTGCCAATGGTAGCATTGACGTTACCACCGTCGATGTTGCCTGTGGCGCTGACCAAGCCTGCAGTGGTAATGTTGCCACCAGTGACATTGCCTGTGACTGACACTAATCCTGTCACAGTCATTGTGTTAGTGGTAATAATTACCACGTTGGAAGTTCCAGCTACGTCACCAGTGATGTTGCCACCTGAGCCACGAATAGTCCAGTTTGAAGTACCGTTGGCCAACTGAGTCACTGCCACATTGGCAGCAATAGTGATGTTTGACAAAAATCCGCCATCGCCAACAAAAAATGATCCTGCAACAACGTTGCCTGCTGCAACAACTAATCCAGTTGAATTAACATTGGCACCTATGACGTTACCAATTGCACTGACTTGGCCACCTGTGTTGATATTGCCACCTGTGACGTTTCCGCCTGCTGATACTGTGGTCACAGCAGTTACAGAATTTGTGTTGGCCACACCTCCTACATTGAGGTTGGCTCCTGTTATGTTGCCAGAAGCACTCACTGTAGTAGCAAATATGTCAGTGGTAGTTAAGTTACCTGTAGCACTAATAACACCGTCGCTGACCAAATTTCCACCACGGATGTTTCCTGTGGCAGTTACTCCGCCGGCACCGGCACTGATCCCTGTGGTTGCAGAAAGATTGTTGGCCACAACGTTGGCAGTAATTGCCAAATTACCACCAGCAATATTTGCTGCACTTGTAATGTTTCCAGTGGCACTTACTAGCCCTGCAGTAATAAAATTACCACCAGTGACGTTGCCAATAACTGTGGCAGTACCACTGACATATGTGTTGCCAGAAACTGCAAATGTATGCAATGGGGCTGTGTTGGCAACACCAACATTGCCTACATCGTCAATTGCAAATTTTGCAGTGGCTGCTGCACCATCTGTGGACGTCAAAACTTCATATCTTGCATTTCCAGTGGCACTGGTTGCAATGGATCTAACTGCTGTTGTTACTCTTGCTCCAGGTGCAGTATCGCTGGTAAACCATTCCACAGCACCTAACACCGTGTTTGTGGTGATTGTGGTATCTGTATCGTTGAATCTAAACGTGGGCTGGCCAAGGCTGGCGTCTCTGGTAATTGAAACATTACCTGTGGTATTTAAATTTCCAAAAGAAACGTTGCCCGCAATAACCCCGTTGACCTGTAGATTGCCAATGACTGCGTTTCCTGTTACGTTGGCATTTCCAGCCACACTTATACCATCAGGAGCAATCACCATCACATTGCTGACACCACCCACACTGATATTGGCATTGCCGTTGGCCTGTTGAATTTCAATGGATGTTGTGCCGTTGAATATTTTGTCACCAGCAATGTTACCGGTCAAGCTAGCATTGCCACTCACACTCAGATCGCCGTTGATAACCACTGACACTGCATTGGCTGTGGGGCCAATGAACGAAACCGAAGAGTTAGCAGTCAGGGTTTCAAAAACAATATTACCGGTGGCACGCTTGTAGGTAGACATTTACAGATCCTTTGTGTTATTTATGCGGTTTAGAAAGTCTGCCATTGGCATGGTCGCAAGGTTGGGCACACCATTGAGTTCCAGTATGTCTGCGGTGGTTTCTCCTTGCACTCTAAAAAAGTTTGTTTTGGGGAAATCTTGCATTATTTGTGCCAACTGTCGAGCCCAGTTGCCTGCGTAGGTCGGGCGTGCTGAGCTTTTTTTGTAGAATTCTGTGTCAGCATACACATTGTTGAATTGATTATGATCTTTGGGACCCATGTCAAACCCCACTAGGTACACAGCAACATTTTGGTCTCGGGCTGCTATACCCACTGCGATAGGTCCAGAACTGTAGCCGTAGTAACGTTGTGGAACTTGTTGTGCACCCAGGCCAGGAATAGGCTTGCGAGTGTACATTCTGTGTTGAGCAGAATATCCTGATTGTTGTATTGCTGTGCTGATAGGAGTGTCTGTGCTGACCAATACATCAGGCACAAAATCTCTGTACAAGGCATTGCACCCGTAGATTTGTCCCAGATGTCGTAGAGTGTTTAGATCTACCTGCTGTCGGCTTACGCCATTGCCCAATACAAATGCTCTGCTCATAAAAAATCCTCCCAGTATGTATCTGAGAGGATTCAGGATTAGTAGATATTACGAAGTAAAGTTCTCTACAATTGCCAAACTCACGCGGTTTTGTTGTCCACTTACGTTGGCAGCACCTGTAGTACCTGACTTGACTTCATAGCCTTCGTCGCTGAAGAAGTTGGTCAAATAACGAACCGGGGGTGTGCTGTAGTCCAGAGCAAACTTGTTGGTCAGCTTGCTGATCAACTGTGCAGTACTGTCGCCTGTGCTGAATGTGATGTTCATGTTGCCTACAGTGAGTGCTGTGTCAGCTTCGTTGGCCAACACACATGTACCTACGTTTTGCACAGTACCTGTGCCTGCACCCGCTGCAGTTGCAGTGAATACATCACCAACTGCTGCATTTGAATCGCTGGCTCCGCATGCTGCCCAGTCAGTGGTACCCACACTCAAAATACGATATGCTTGACCTACAACCATGTCTTCGTCGTTGACCGCTGTGACAGTGGCCACTTGATACTTGGTAGTGCCTTTTTGTGTGATGATGTATGCATCAGCTTCAGATGCTGTGCCTACAATAAATGCACGGCATTTGACCACAGGAAACGCAGCAGTAGCTACGCTAGCATTGGCACCACCCACAACACCCAGATACTCTGTACCATCAAATGTGGTAGGATCGCTGGGATAAATTGGATTGGTCAGTGCGCTAAACGGATTGAAACCGATGTCACTGGTAGTAGATTTTTTAATTTTTAGAGGACGACCCATTTGTTTTCTCCTTAAAGAAGTCCGATGCGGGTTCTAGCCGCTACGCTGAGGGTGTTAACAACAGCATAAAACGCACGATTGCGTTGCAGATATATTTATGGAAAATGTCAAAAGCTCAGGCAGCACGCATTAAATATCAGTATGGAAACAGAATTTTTAATTGAACAAGGCAATCAACATCGCACCGATCGCCAATATCACGAAGCACTCAAATGCTATGCATTGGCGTTTGTGCAAGATCCAGAATCGGCAGCGGCCTGGAACAACTACGGCAATGTAACCAGAGAAATGGGTTATCCTGCTAGATCTGTACCGTTTTTGCAACATGCATTGGTGTTGGAACCCAACAATGTCACTGCACAATTCAATTTGGCAGTGGCCTATCTGCTGCAAGGCGACTACAGTCGCGGTTGGCCAGCATACGAAGCTAGATGGAACTACGAGCATCTTGCTGGCACAGAACCCAAGTATCAGCAGCCACGTTGGCGCGGTCAAGATCTACGAGACAAAACCATTCTTGTGGTAGGCGAACAAGGACACGGGGACAACATTCAGTTTGTGAGATTTTTGTGGAACTTGCATCAAATGGGTGCAAAAGTCAAACTACAAGTCACTGACGGTTTGATTCCGCTGCTGAGTCGCAGCAATATCATACACCAAGTAGGTAGATATACCGACGACATGGGCGAGTTTGATTATTGGGTTCCTATCATGAGCATACCCGGTGTGTTGGGCATCACACTAGATATACTGGCAAAACCTGTGAGTTATCTCAATGCTGATCCTGCACTGGTTCAACAGTGGCAAGAACGTCTGGGTCCAAAAACACGCATGAGAGTAGGTCTGTGCTGGAGCGGACGTCGAGACTCATGGCTCAATCAACACAAAGCCATGCAGTTTGATGATGTTGTTCGCATGTTGAAAGACAACCCGCAATACGAATGGATCAATCTACAGTGTGATGCCACTGAAGAAGAAACTGCTGAACTTCAACAGTTGGGTGTCAAAATGTTTCCTGGTTGTGTGTCAAGCTTTGCAGAAACTGCTGCACTGATCATGCACATGGACGTTGTGGTCAGTGTGGACACTGCTGTGGCTCACTTGTCTGGTGCACTGGGCAGGCCGCTGTGGTTGATGATCCAACGCTACAGTACTGATTGGCGATGGTTGTTGGATCGCGACAGTTCCCCTTGGTACTCCACAGCACGACTGTTTAGACAATCTGATTACGGAGATTGGACCAGCGTTGTTAAAAAAGTTAGCCAATATCTATCGTGGTTCAAGGTGTAATATAGTACAATACACCTGTATCCAATACAAGATACTATAAAAAGCAAAGTCGTTAAACTATATTACTTAATCCGCGCCACTCCTGAATTGACTTGTCAGAATGTGCGGATTTTTTACGGCCAACAAAAAAGCACCCGAAAGTGCTTTTTTGGTTGCTTGTGAAAAGCCTTGCAGTGATTAGCTGAAAGACAAGTTCTGTACAGCGATCTCACCAACGTAGTCGCCAGCGTTGCCGAAGCTGCTAGCAGTGTTGGTCAATTCGATGTAACCATAGCGAGTCATGAAGCTCACAACTGGTTCAAATGTTGACGGATCCAGAACAACACCGCTGCTCATCAATGGGATGTATGGGCAGTAGAATGCAGGAGCGTCAGCTTCTGAAGAACCCTTATAACCAACCAACACAGGAGTTGTGTCGCTAGCATAAGAGTCAACAAACACACGCATAGAACCGTTGAGGGTACCAGCAAACTTGGTGTTTGTAGGAGCTTCGAAAGTACCTTCTGTGGTACGAGCAAAAGCACTAGTAGTTGCAGATTGCAACACTGTCAAAGCGGCAGAGCTAACAACAGCGTAGTTACCAGCGCCACGACGTGTACGCTGAGCGATCAAGTTAGCAACACGGTTGATCAGAACAGCCAAAGCAGCGTGCTCGTCACCAACGAATGTAGCAGTACCAGAAACAGTAGCCTGGTTGTATGTGAACTCAGTAGAAGCCAAGCTGCGTAGGGACAGGAGAATCTCCTGGTCAATTTCAGCTGTAATTTCTTGTGCCAGAGCAGCCATGATTTCGGCTTCAACGTCAATACCGTGCATTGCTTGAGCATCTTGGGCACTTTCAAATGTCCAACGTGCTTGCAACTTACGTGTCTTGGCTTCAACAGCTTGCTTCAGGATCTGGACGGAAATTTGCTTACCGCCGTTACCTTCCATACTAGCAGTAGAACCGCCAGTGTAGCTAGTTGCTGTAGTTGTGTCTTTAGGCACAGTAGAGTAAGCAGTAGCAATTGTGAATGGGCTCAAGGCTTCTTGGCCAGCTGTTACGCTGGTTGCTGCCAATGAGTTATCAGTCAAGCTTTGGGCATAACGCACACGCAGAGTGTGGATTTGACCAACTGGGCCAGTCATGGGCTGAACGCCAACCAACTCGTTAGCAATAACGGTTGGCATAACACGACGGATCACTGGCAGAATCACACGGTTAAGTGTGGCAATGTTGCCAGCAGATGTAGAACCTGCGGAAGCGTTTTCCTTCAAGTACTTACGGGTATTTTCTAAAATAACACCCATGCTGTTGCGCTTGGTGCCGTTCAGACCTTCAAGCAGAGCTTCTTTGGTCTCGCCCCAGCGGCTTTCAAGTAGTTCTTGCGACATTTAAGTCTCCTATATAAAAAGATTATAAACCTGCCAAACGCTTGAGGTCGATCACATTTCTGCGGTCATCCGGATCTTGCTGTGTTGGAACAGTTTTATCTCCAGTCACTGACGAAACAGATTCAACAATTACCTTTTGGGTTCTTGCGGAACGGTCTTCCATCACTGCAGGGAGATATTTTTCGAATGCGTTTTTCAGACGAGCTGTTTGTACGCTTTCGAGCAAATTACGCATTACATCGGCTTTTTCCCGGTTTAAGGGATTCAGCAATTCGGCCATGAGTTCTTTACGCTCATTGCTGTCACGAAGAATACGCATTTCGCGTTCTTTGGACTCAACCAAGACTTTCGCCTTTTGGGTGAGTTGAATGGCTTCCGCCAACTTGCGATCTTTGTCGGTCAGCATATTGTACAACTTCTTGACTTCGGCTTTCTCATTGAGATGAGTAGCTCCAAATTCAGCTGCATATGCTTCAAAGATACGACGACCAAAACTGTTCTCTCGAGCAGCCTTGATGTCTTCTTGCAATTGTGTTAGTTCTGCCTTAAGGTGGTGGCTAACGGCTCGGCTCATCTTTTGAGCACTTTCTTTTACAAAACGTGCTTTGAGACCTTCCAATTGTGTGCGTGCTTCACGAACCAAACGAACCTTGGTTTCCACCATGTCGCGCTTGTCAGCAGCAAACTCTTGAATTTCTCGAGCCAGAGCATGCACCACAAAGTTCTCAAGCTTGTTGAGTCCTTCAGTATGCATTTTACGATCTTTGCGCAGTTCGCTAATTTCTTCAGCCAATTTCTGAACCATGAAGCCATTGAACTTCTGTGCTGATTCTTTCATTTTGCCTTGGAACTTAACACGATCTTCAGCAATTGCACGCTTCTCAGCTGCAACTTGTTGAATCTCATTGGCAAGACCATCAGTTACCATCTTATCTAAGGCTTCGACCATGACTGTTTTGTCATGTTCGTAGCGTTGCGCAAATTCCTCGCGGAGTTCTGCACGTACTTGCTCGCGGGCTTCATTCAACTTAGATTCCCAAGCCTCGTTTAATTCTCGGCTTACGTCTTCGTTGATCAGGCCGCTGTCGAGCAAAGGTTTGATTGCATCAAACATTCCTGATTCTCCTTAGATTTTAAGTTCTCGGATAAGGCGCTTTACTTCCTCGGCCAAGTACTTCTGCACTTTGTCGCCTTGACCAGCTTCGCGAGCCATTTCCATCACGCGGTGACCATGTCTCATGTTCATGAGACCTTCGTACACTGCTGTGGGATAAGCATTTGGTGCGCTGGGTTGAGCAACTACATCAATAGTGACTATTTCAAAGTCACTAACATGTCCTGTTCTGTCGTCTACATTGCCGGAACCACGACTGCTAACTCCCAGCTTGACACCACTTTGCAACAAAGTTTTGATCAAGTTGCCCATTGGGGTTGGGAGAATTTTTAGCTTGCCGCAGCCTGCATGACCGTCCATCCACATTCCTTCAACTGAGTGACACACTCGATCAAGATTGATCTTGAGATCATCGGGATGGTCCACTTCACCTAGCACAGAGTTACCACCACGAATTTGTTCATTGATGGTTTCTACTGCTTTGATGATTTCGTGGCGTGGATAGATACGTTCATTTGCGTTGCGCTTGTCGCCTTCAATGCAAATGCCTTTGAGATAGAGATTCTTACTGCCGTTAATGTCGGCTTCTTCCAGGACCTGTATATTGGCCTGGCTGAATGTAAGATCTTCTCTTAGGTATCTAGATGACATTTAATTAACCTTTACGGCCGCCTGGTAGCGGGCTCTTGGCGTTAACACCAGTAGCTTGAGCTAAATGTGGCTTGGTAGCAGGCTTGAGATCTTTCATACCAGCGCCAGCTTTGTTCTGGAAGTCACCGATAAGGTCTTTGGTCTGATTGCTGTAAGCGCCAGCAGCATCATGCTTGCCGCCCATTGCTGTTCCAGTGTGCACTGGCTTGGCAGCCATACCAGCAGCGCCACTATTGGCAGCAACTGTAGACTTCTTGTTTACACCGCCTTCTTCAGCTGTGACTGGTTTTGGTGCAGCTTTGAGACTAACAGCTTCTGCCATTGGAATCATTTCTTCTGTGTCATCCACAGCAATTGCGTCACCACCTGCGTCTGGGACAAAATCGTCGCCGTCGCCCATGTCGTTGCCGCCTGCATCGCCAGACATTAATTCTTCAAATTCGGCCATCAACTGGTCCAATTTGTCTTCTAAATTCATGATGTCGTCTTTGGTAGCTGCTTCGTCGCTGCCGCCCATGTCGTCTCCCATGTCGGCTGCGTCGCCGTCGCCCATGTCGTCGCCCATGCCATCATCGTCGCCCATTTCATCGTCGCCTTCGGCTTCCATGTTCATGTCGCTTTCTTCTTCCATTTCGACATCGTCGATCAGGCTGTCAGCAGCATCGCCGCCCATGGCGCCTTCTTCGAGTTCGTCTTCAGCTGCTTCGTCGAGGTCTTCGGCGGCAGCTTCATCAATCTCTTCTTCGGCCATGATATTTTCATAAATCTGGCGGCTTTTTTCAACCACGATGTCGTGGAAAAGCTCGCGAGCTTTTTGTTCTTCATCATTGATCACGTATTCGATCAACTGTTCAAATCTGTTCATAGAGAAAACTCCTGTAAGTAAAGTGTATTGTTATTTACAATGCGAGAGAAAAATACGCGGTTTAATCGGCTAAAAAGGCCATAAATTGCCAATTATGATCAAAATTACGCAATAGGTTGTGGTGGTGGTGCGTACTGTTGACGAATTTTCTTGAGCTTCTCTTTGTATTCAAAAGATCGCACATCATTCATCTTTCGTAGCTTGTTGAGCTGTCGCAAAGTCAAGCGAGTTTTGCGCAAGTCGTTTTTGGTAACTTGTGCATTGTCTTGACTTACGTCTTGATAAGCTTCGGGTGCTTTTTTCCAGAATTCTTGTAGCAGCATGACGTTATTTATGCTGTTGGTGTAGCACCTGTGGCACTGGCTGGGACTACGCCGCCGGGGCCTCCTGGCGCAGCGGCCGCATCAACTCCGGGTGTGCCCGGTGTGCCCGGTTCCATGCCGGCCATGTCAGCACCTGTTTCAATGTCACTTTCGAGCCCGCCAGGTGTGATACCCACACTGCGAAGATCCTGTCCAGAGTTGGTCTGCATCTCTGGTTGATCGCGTTCTTCTTGCCACATTTCTTCGTTTTCTTTGATTTCGTCTTCTGTGAGGCCAAGATAGCGTTTGAGCAAGAATCGTTTGCTCATGTAGGGCAGTTGTTCCAGGCTTGTAAATGCTCCAATACGTGTGGTATCCAGTTCGGCTTGACGATAGCTAGCAAAGTTCTGTGGCGGATTGAATTTTAGCGTGAACAAACTGGAATCAATGTTGAAACCACGCCATTTCATGAACATCTTGAATTCATCGTCTAGCTTTTGTGCTATGTGTCCTTGCAGGCGCTCACAGTACTGGTTGAAACGATACTCTTGAATCAGTGCAGTGCCCACTTTGCCGTCGGCCATGCTGCGGTCTGAATCATCAGGACCTGTGGGCAAATAGCTAGATGGCACACGCAGACCACGAGCCATTTTGTTGTTGAAATACTTCAAGTCGTCGATTTCGCCCAGATTTTGTCCGCCTGGCAAGGTTTCTACACTGCTGCCGCGACCGTCTTGAGTCTGGGGGAAAAAGTAATCTTCGTTGATGCTGAGCGGGTTGTAGCTGGCATCCATCATGTTTTGTCCGCCGCCTGTGACAGTGGGGATTCGTCGCTGATGCATTTCGTTTTTTACACGTTCCACAAACTGCATGGCCAAGTGGCTGGGCATGCTGCCCACGTCAATCTTGAAGATTCGTCGTTCAGGAGCACGGCTCACACGATAGATAAGAATACTGTCTTCCAGCAGTTCTTTTTGCTTGAATACCTTGTAGATCTGTTCCAGCACACTGCGTCCAAAAGGCCAAAATACGTCCAGTCCTTCGTTTAGGCTCATGTGCACCACGTGCTTGGCATCCAAGCAAGTTTCGTTCATGGCTGTCATGAAACGGCTGTTGCCCACGCCGCCACCTGTGCCACCGTTGGGCATGGTGTAGTTTGCACTGCCGCTGATGCTGCCGGTCACAGGGTTGGTCATGTAGTCTGTGGTGGTTTTTGCTGCCACAGTCATGTTTTGGAAATTGGGGTTGATGTCACGAATCACATACTGCTCGGGACGCTTGCCTTCGCTTTCGTTCACAATGATACGTGCAACCTTGCTCATGTCCACCCACATCATTTCAAATGTTTCTGGGTCACGCACAAAAACTTGATCACCGTACTTGATGGTGTTGCGGAACAGTTTGAAAATTCTGTTGTCTAGTTGATTGATTTTTACCCACTGCTGCAACTGTTTGCGAATGATGCTGACTTCGTTGTCTGTGGGCTTGTCTTTGTAATCTACTGCAAATGGTGTGCCATTGTCATCGTTGATCTGTGTGGAAAATTCAGCAATGATATCCAGGCATGCATTGATTTCTGAATCCATGTCCATGTTTTCGTACTGATTGTATCGTTCCACACGGTTGGGATGGCCTGAATAAACTTCGGGCAATCTGCTGGCATAGTTACGAAACACAAAGTCTGCAGGCATACCGCCTGAGCCGTCGTTTTTTCCGTAGCCGGGCAGGCCGTATTGATTGGTGCCGCTGATGGGGCTCATCACGCCTGATGTGTCTGCTACTTTGAAGTATTTGCGCCAGCCGCCGCTTGATCTAGGTTCTGCCATGGTGACTTATTTACCGTTAGTTTGATGCCAGCTGTGCCATTCTTTGACTGGCTACGGCTGTGGTCTGTTGACTACGAGACATGCTTTCCAACAACTGAATCATGCGTTGCTGAGATCCACTTTCTTTCATTATTTGGATAGAATCGACCAACTCTCGCATCACCTGTGCCATTTCTTTTCGCATATCACTCATTTGCTGTTCCATGTTTTTGTTGGATAATACTAGTTCGTCCAGGGCAGGCATCATCACAGGCACAGCACCATTTTTCAGCGGTATCACTGCTTCTTTGCCATGCAACACAGCAGGATATCCAGACATCGGGCCTTGGAACATGCCACCATCTTTGGCTTTGGGAACGTCTGTTAGTGCAGTCAACACTTCCTGACGACTAATAGTTGCTTTGTTAGTTCCAACCCCTCGATAATAACTCATTCCGTCGGCTAGCGGGAATCCTGCCCATACTTGTGCAATAGCATCGGCCATTTGGTCTGCAGACATCTTGCCACTTTGAAATTTTGGCCAACCTTTTTCATTAAGCAATGCAATGGCCAGTTTGTCTTGTGTGCTTGGAGAAAATGTTTCGTTTGGGTTTACTACACCTCGAGTTAACAAGGTACGGAGTGTTTCTTGTATTATTTGATACTTTCCAACTGCTGTGCTCTCATGTCCTGCACGAACCATTTTACCTTGAAAATCCTGAACTTCTGCAATAGTCATATTGGTTAAGTCGGGGTTTATTTCTCCCCCAACCAATACGTTGTAGTTGCCGCGACTTTCTGCACGACCTATTAGGTCCAATATTTTAATAATAGATGCAGTAGGCTTTTCGGCTGTTGCTGGGTTTGCACCAGGTGGCATTGGTGGCAAAGGTGCAGGATTATTTGGGGTAGAACCCGGAGCAGCAGGCTTTGCAGCTGGTGCACTAGACGGAGCAGCAGGCTTTGCAGCTGGTGCACTAGACGGAGCAGCAGGCTTTGCAGCTGGTGCACTACCCGGAGCAGCAGGCTTTGCGGCTGGTGCACTACCCGGAGCAGACTTTGCGGCTGGTGCACTACCCGGAGCAGCAGGCGGTGTGGTGGTTGCTGGTGCACTACCTGGAGCAGCAGGCGGTGTGGTGGTTGCTGGTGCACTACCTGGAGCAGCACCTGATTTTGAACGTTTATGTGCATCTTCAAGACGACGTCTATTTTCTTCAGCTTTTTTTCCTAGATCAGCAGCATTTTTTGCCTTGTCTGCATCATCCTTCTCTTTTTTCAATCTTTTAATTTCAGCTTCAGCTTTATCTTTTTCAACATTTGTCTTGGCCTCTGCTAGCTTTTTCTCTTGTTCTTTTATCTTGTCCCCGACCTCTTTAATTTTTGCATCGGCCTGATCCACCTTGGCTTGTGCAGCCTCCGGCGTAGGCGGAAGACGCACACCTGATTCCACTGGTACGCCACCAAACGTGGGTGTTCCGCCAGGCACAGGGTTTGCACCCACTGCTGAGCCAAAGATAGCAACTGCGTTTGCAAAAGCCTCGGATGCTGCTTTGTTGATATCTGCTGCAGAATTAAAGGTCGCAATACCTTGTTCCATGATTTGTGCAGCAGCTTGCTGTGCACGACCTGCGCTGACCATTAGAGTAAGATCGCCGCCGGGCTGTTTGCGTTTCTTTTCTTCCTGTTTAAGGTAGTTAGTAATTGCTTCTGGACCTGTGAACCCTGCCTTGGCGGCTTCTTGTGCTAGTGCGTTTTGACGCTTGACAGAATTGTCCATGCCAACAATACCTGTTTGCAATGCGTCAATGCCGCCGATCAATCGGTTGGTACCTGCCAATGACTGCAAATTAAGATCAGCATTTTTGGCCAGGTGTTCCAGGATCTGCTGATCAGTGATGTTGGGCTGAGCCAGTATTTCTGATATTCTGTAGGTTTGCTCTGCTGCTATTGCTTCTGGGGTGGTCAGTGCTCCTTGGCCTGCTGCCTGTTGCAAAATACCAAGAAAGCCTTTTTCGTCGCCTAGGCTTTTGGCAATAGCTGCTGCTCGTTCAGCAACTTTCAATTGAGCCATGTCTGCGGTATCGCCACGTTGCTGCGCATCTATCAAGGCTGCACGGAATCTAACTTCGGCCATTGCAGCTTCGCGTGCTTCTTGTTGTTCACGTCGGGTAGCGCCAGTGAGTTGTGCTGCTTGATCTAATTCGTGTACAAATCTAGCAGATTCTTCAATGAGTTTTTCAGTGTTCTTTAACTGCAGCTGGCCAGTTCTGGCCTGAATGCTCATGTACAACAAAGCAGCTTCTCGCTGTTCTTGTTGAGTGATACCCATGATTTCAAACGTTTGGCCAATATCGCTTTTGACCAATGCACCCGAAACTTCAGCAAATCTCTTGGCTCCAACACCTGCTGTTCCGCCCAACAAGGCCAGTTGCTTGTTGTTTTTACTCAACATTTCTTGAAACTGCGCTGCATCCGCTGTGGTCATGTTCAGCGTGTGCATTAGGTCCAGAGTGCCTTCTAGTCCACCAGTTAAACTAACACCTGCGCCGCTGGCGTCGTTGAAACTTTTTACCAGGGTGTCAAGCTGCTTGGCTCCTATCTCGTTGAATTTAAGTGCAGCTTTGCCAGCAGCTGATCCTAGCCCAAACACTGCTGCACCTGCCATTCTGGCACCACGAGTCAATATTCCAACAGGACCAGGAATAAAAGACAACACCGTCAGCAAAGTACCTATACTACTTGCTACGTTCAATATTGGTGTGGCAAAATCGTTGAGTGCTTTGGCAGACAGTTGCGCACCACGTTCACCATTGATCAAGCCTGATGCAAATGTGGTCAAAGATTTTGTGGTGCCGCTGAGACCAGCACTGAACAATTGTAGACCTGACTGTGCTGTTAAACTGTCTCCTCCAAGATTCAAGAACTTGTTTTTCAATATCTCAGCACTGCCCCCTGTGCTGCTCAATGAATCAAACAAATCTTTGCTGCTGCTAGAGGACCTACGGTTTTGTTCTATGCTTAGTTTGGTATTACGATTGCGTTGTTCTGCTTCGTACTTGGCTCTTTCTTTGTCTTCTTGCTCACGTCCTTGCTGCGACAGATTGTTTCTACGAGTTGCTTCCTTAATTGCTTCTTCTCGAGCCTTGCTTTCTTTTTCCAAAGCATCAGTGACTTTTTGGCGTTCTTTGTTTTCTTCTTCTATGTTATCTGCAGTTTTTTCCACTGCTTTGGCAAACTTTTTGACAGCTTCTTCTTCGTCACGACGTGTCTTTTTGGTAGTATCCAATTTGACTGCTAGTTGACCCAGGGCCACAACCATTCGATCTACACCTCGAGTCATTTTGTCAGCAGGGCTGTCCACAGTTGCGCCAGGAGGTTTGCTCATTCCTTGCAGCACCGGAATCAGTTGACGCATCTGTTCAACTAGGTCTCTTAATTCTTGATCCATGTTTTTGCGGCCTATAAATAGTTATAGTCATATTTACCGCGAGAAAATCCATGAATTCCAATCCCTTGAGTCAATACTTTAGGCAACCCGCTATCTTTATTCGGTTGCCCAGTCAGGGCAAATTTTACCCTGCCAACGCCATTGAGCACACAGTCAACGGCGAATATCCTGTGTTACCCATGACCACCATGGACGAAATCACATATCGTACACCCGATGCCTTGTTCAATGGGCAATCAGTGTGCAGTGTGATTGAGAGCTGTATTCCCAACATCAAAGATGCCTGGGCTGTGCCCAACGTTGATCTAGATACCATGCTGGTGGCCATACGCATTGCTACCTATGGCAACGATCTTGACATCAATTCTACCTGCCCTGGATGCGAAACAGAAACAGAATATACCATGAATCTCACACAGGTTCTCAGCAATATCCAGGGCATGGATTACTCACAAAGTTTGAAAATTGGAGATTTGGAAATTTATTTTCAACCCATGAGCTACAAACAAATGAATGAAAATTCACTGACTCAGTTTGAAGAACAACGTGCCCTGCAGTCCTTGACTGAGATGGATCCAGAAAACAAAGATCGTGTGAAACAGTTGTCCGACGTGCTGAAAAAAATCAACAATATCACTACCCGAGCACTGGCTCAAAGTATTGCCCTGGTCAAGACACCCACTGCACAAGTTTCCAACGAAGAACACATTGCAGAATGGCTGGGCAACTGCGATCGCAACATGTTTGGCCAGATCAGAGATTTTATCATTGCCAACAAGCAAAAAAGTGAATTGCAACCCATGCACATTCAGTGCAGCAACTGTAATCATCAATACGATCAACCATTTACCCTGAACATGACTGATTTTTTCGCGGGCGCCTCCTGATCCAAGACAACGAACAGGTTGTCAACACTGTTGATAAAATGGAAAAGGAGGCCAAGCAGATCAAGGACGAAATGTTCAGGATTTGCTGGAGCATGCGTGGTGGTATCACTTTGGATCAAGCCATGCAGTTGAGTTATCGTGATCGAGAAAGCATTGCCGAATTGATCAAAAGCAATTTGGAAACAACCAAAAAATCTGGGCTGCCTTATTTTTAATGAACTTAGAAACTGTAAAACAAGACATAGAACGCTGGATTGTGAACTTTGTGGAAGTTCCGCATCCCGCCCTGGGAGGGTTTTCTCCGTGTCCGTATGCTCGCAGTGCAAGACTCAAAAATAGCTATCAGGTATTCTTGGGCACTGACCCATACTATGATCTCAAACATCGTGCACGGCATGGTATAGGCCTCAGCGAAGTCATAATATATGCATACGATCCTGATCAATGGTCTCATGACCTGTTTGCCAGCAGCCTTGATCATGCCAACAAAGATTTTTTGTTGGCTGCTGATTTATTGGCCTTAGAAGATCATCCCAAAGATGTTGAAATAGTCAACGGAGTTTGCATGAATCAAGGAACCTATGCACTGGCCTTGGTACAAAGTGTCAGCGACCTAAACACCAAGGCTCAGCTTATGGCACGCAAAGGATTCTATGACACATGGCCTGAAGATTACTTGCAGTCCCTGTTTCAGCATCGTCAGGATCCGCGCACATGACCTATCAGTTTGCACGTATTGATTTGTCGAAAACCAACTATGAGCCTACTGTGAAATGGCAGTACCTGCGCGAACCTGATATTACTCAGCTGAACAGCATCTACAGAGATTACTGCAAATACAAACATTTTGCCAGTGTAATGCCCATATTTGATAGCCGTTACACTGATCCAATGACTGATGTGATTGGATACTATGACGGAGACAAGCTGGCAGCATTCAGCTTGATCAAACGCTACGACGAAAAAAACGCCCTGTGCGATCAATTTGCATGGAACTACAACAATCCCCGACTACGGTTAGGGATAGAAACACTAAAAACAGAGTGTGCCATCTACAAAGCACAGGGATTTGAGTATCTGTATCTTGAACAAGCACACCTGTACAAACAAAGCATAGACGGCTTTGAATTATTAGGACCACTGGAGTAACTATGGACATCTACACAATATGGGCCAACAAGGCCGGAGACATTTCAGACCTTGAATGGGTCAACGGAATGAAGAGCTTTTTTGATCATCTGAAGTCTGAGGGCAAACTGGAAAACTATCGTATCACACGCTGCAAGATGGGTTTTCGTAGCATAGCAGACATGCCTGAATGGATGATACTTATGGAGTTTACAGACATGGCTCAAATGGACAGTGCTTTCAAGAGGGTAGCACCATTGGAAGGCGAACTGGAAACCAAACACCGTAGCTTCAATCAGTTTGTAGCAGGTGACATCCAGCATGCTTTGTTTAGGGACTGGCCTGATCAAAATTTATGAGTGTGTATTGCATTACTAGTGCATACCCAGTAGGGTGCACTTTTTTTGATTGGTCTATTCATTTCTTGTCCGGGCAGACACATCACTACAATATACATCAACAACAGTGGTTGGAATTGCCCAATGATCCTGTGCAAGAACTCAATGCCCATGGGTATAAAAAAAATCATCCCATGGGCTTTGTTAACACACAAAAATTTATAGAGTCCTTGTTGTCCATGCCGCAACACCAACTGTATTCCGCATACCCATACCCATTGAAACTTGTTGTTGCAGTAGATGAAAAAAATATACCAATATCTGATATTGGTATACCTTCTGTTAGATCACAAATTTTTCAATACATAAGTCAAGACTTTGATCAAGTGTTTGAATTTTGCAATCTTCGCAATGCAAAGTTAATATACATTGGAAATCATCCAAATATTCAACTGTACCATTTAGAACCGCGAGCATTAGAAGGAGAAACAATTGATCATCAACCATACAACAGTGTCAGAGAATTAAAACAGCACCGTCAAGAATTATTTTTTAAAGACAGCATCGACTCGTGGACAGACTTAGGACTAACAGATATATGGGACCAACGAGAACAACAGGCACTAGATTCAAGACCTTTTTACTATCAAGAGTTATATTTAAAAAATATGACATATCCTCACTTGTGGATCAACTGCCAGGAGTTGTGGTACCGCGGCGAGCAAGCGGTTCAAAAGATGTTGAACTATTTGAGTTTAGAGATGGTATCAGAAAGATTAGCAGCATGGAGACCCATATACGCAAAGTGGCAAACCAAACAATTGAATTTGCTGAGTTTCTGTTACAATTATCAGCACATAGTTGACAGCATTGTCAACAACTGGTATTACGAGATTGATCTAACATTTGATCAAGAAGTAGTGATACAGCACTGTTTGATATATCAACACAATCTAAATCTCAAAACTTGGAAATTGTCAAAGTTTCCAAACAACACACAAGACTTGCACAAATTGCTAGAACCCAACACACATCCAGTGGCCAACTATTGAGAACTGCTACGCAGTTCTTGGTGTATCGCTGTCGCTCACACCAGTTGTTGAATCAAAGAGCGAAGCGATTAAATGCTTCATCCAGATCTTATGGTCACACTTTGCCCGCACAGGGCAAAGAAACTTCATCCGAGTCGGGCAAGTCACTTAGCGTTACAGCATTGCAGAGGCGGTTGTCCGGTACCTCGAGCTGCGTCTTTATCACAACGGCGATTTGTATCACACACGCTAACATGCATACAAACGTGTACTATCACTAGTACGTCTTTTTCCCTTTTAAAATTCTGTTCAAACAATCAAATCGCAGGTGTTGAGCGATCGTGGTCCTGTCAAGGATACTGATTGAGTGCTCGCGGCAGCGGCGAGGCTTCGGATCCCTGCGACACTGGGCCCAGGTTTCTACTGTTCGGCACACGAGGTTGACCTGTGCAAGTCTTGACTGCTTAACTGTGTAGTTTGTTGATTATGTGACTGCCGTGCACACGAACCTGAATGTGTCCGTTGTACCAGTCTTGGGATTCTAGCACTCGTCGTGAAAATTGTTCTCTTGCTTCGATATAGCTGCATTCTGATTTAGATTTACAGTAATAAAGTATTTCTCGTTTGAAGTTGTCTTTGCCTTGAGATTCAACATCCCGGGAGAGCTCTGGGCTGCTACCGTAATAGTCCTGCCAGTCGCTGTCCACCTTGGTGCGAATCTTTTTTTTCTTCTTGGTGCCGTTTTTGAGTTTGACTGTTCGTTGAGTTGTTTTTGAGAACTTGGCTAGTTTTTTGCCTATGTATTTGCGATCGGTTCTGATGTTGGTGATTAGGTACACAAAGCCCACACAATCTTCTGGGAGAGTTTCCACCGGTTGATTGTTGTATAGCCATGTCATTGCATATAATTTATGATTGCTGCCAGGTTGCTTTTAAATTTTGTCTGTTAATATTTGTATAAATCTTTTGGGGTACGAAGTTCTGGTATGAAAATTGTCACTGGAGTGTAATACATTTCGTTGGAATGAAAACAAGTTACCAGGTTTCCAGGGACGACTTACATATCGAAGACTCAAATACTCTCGGTCTTCATCCCAACAATGGCTTAGGTTGTTTTGCCAAAAGTTTTGATCCACTGGATTTGTTGTTTTTTTATTGGTCTGTTTGAACTTATAAAAATCGTTGTGTTCGGCAGTTTGATCAAACAGTATCGTACGACTGTCGCAATTGCTCAATGCAATAATGACCGAATAATAAGGGCGCCCAACATTGCTGGATCTAACATAATCAGTGTGAACATCCCAGGGCAAAGATAATTCTTGAAGCACCAGTTCAGACACACGATATTCGCCGAGCAGATTGTCTAATTTTGGTTTTATGATGCTGACAGCTTGATCAGATTGATCCCATGGCTGTATGGCCTGATTGGCAATTAAACTACCTTTGGTAAATCTTCCACCGTTGGAATAATAAGGAACCATTTGCCATTTTTCAACTGCTGCGTTTACTTGTTCAAGCTCAATAGCAGTTAAAAAATTTTCAATCTCAATTATTTCTTTCAAGGTATTCATAGTCAATTGGTAAGATAACCTACAGCATAGTTCTGATCAACTAAATTACAATGGCATTTTTGTTCACATTCAACCCAGGCTTTGCCTTGATTGTCGAATGTATCAAACAGTTTGGACCAAACTGGGTCATTCAGGACCTGATCCAGTGACCTAGATTTCAAATCCAACTTGCTTCTATGTATCTGATGAAAACTATCTTTAAAATGTATAGTTTTTCGATCTGTGCTGATACTGTGGTATGGATAGCTGACCCAACTACATGGATGCAGTATTCCGTCGGCACTGACGTATATTCCTCGATTTCCAATGCTGCACATGGGAGTTATCATTTGTTGATGCTGCTGTTTGATTTCTATAAAACGTTGCTGATTATGAGCTAGATAAGATTGGTTCAGCTGTTGTCTGTCAGAGAGCTGTTCAAAGTATCTTTCATATCGATGAGTTTTGCTTATAAACTCTAGATCAGGTTCAAGCGGGTCATGGACTCCACCGTATGCTTCTCCGTACTTGCTGCCAAATTTTGTACTGTACGTAAGTTGTAATCCATCGCACCCGGCGTTTTGTGCTTGGGCTCGTATGCTATCAATGTGGGCCTGATTGAACTTAAACAAAATAGTGGCCCAGTACACAAATGCAGAACTATGTTGGCACATGATATCCATGCCTTGCATGATACTGTCCCAGTTGCTGCCAACTCTGTATAGATTGTTTGACTCATTATCGTACCCGTCGATACTAAAATTAATAGTGTCATACTCGTTACTGACTTTGGCAAAATCTTGCCACCAATCAGCTTTTCTATAGCTGCCATTGGTGATGGTATACACATGTATTTTGGGATTATGTGATTTGATGTAGTCTACGATCTCGATGTATTCACTGGCATAGATTGGATCTCCAATGTCACCACACATTGTGATACGTTGGACTGTGTTTTTAAGTAGATCAGGAGTTAGAATTTTTTTGAAAAAATTCAAATCCAGTTCTTTGTTTAACCACGGTACAGGGCTGGCATCATTTCGAGGACACCGAGGACACTTCAGTGTGCATTTGCCACTGACTTCAAAATGCCAATGATAAAGTTGCCAAGGATACATCAAGGAGAAATTTCTATGTATTTTACTGTATTGTCAAACAACACACTGACAATTTTGTTTGCTACATTTTCTGGAAGCAAATGCGGATTGTTGTAAATGTCCTGATATCGATCAGGTGTGTTCTTGTATCTTGCTTTGTTGAAATTGGTTTTAGTTAATCCCAATCTAATCTCTAGCAAACAACAATCAGGATACTCGACACGAAGCATGTCTCCAAATATAGACAATGAAGATTTGGTCAGGCTGTATACTAAATCTCCTGGCCAATACCGATTGTTGTTGGTACTGGTAATGTTGACTATTTTACATGCTGGATTGATTTTTAATACGTTTTTGGTTAGTAAAATTGGCGCAAGCAAATTGGTATTGAAAATTTCAACAACATCGTTGCTGCAATGATTTGCAAACTGTTGTTTTCCGCCTAGTCCGGTACCAGCACAATTTATCAACATGTCAAAGTCGACATCTAAGTCATCGATATGTTTTGTATTGGTTAGATCAAATGTGTTACGGTTGGGTGCAATTACTTGATGGTCCACTGACAAAGTTTCAAACAAAGCAGCACCAATGCCGCTTGATGCACCGGTTAAGAATATTTTCATAGCTGGCCAATCTCGAATATTTTTTTTCTTGGGCCCACAAGGTGTTGCTTTGCCAGCGTCAGCAAACTGCTGAGTTCTTGGCGGACCCTTGGCTGAGGATACCCATTCTTGACACAATGTTCGTGAATTTCAACTCGCCGACGTATGCGCTCTGCAAGGTCTAGAGACGGATTCTTGGAACTTACCCAATTGTAAGTGCTGGTAAATCCCAGGCTGCCTTGAGCATCCAATACAATATCCAAATCCTTGAGCATCTCAGCACTGGTTATTGGTGTGTCGTCGATAAGGTGCATGGTAGTTCCCCATCGAATTAGTTCGATTATTCCTTGTTTGGCATACAGGGAGTATTTTTCTAAACTGTTTAAGTTTTCAACATGATCTTGCAATGTCTCAGTAGGGTACCCGCAAATCATCAACCAAACATTTTTGATATTCCATCTACTGCATTGGTCGATGTGATAATCAATATCAAGATTGGTAAATTTTTTACGCATGTGGTATCGAACATTTTCACTAAAGCTTTCAATACCAATGGTAACCTGCTTGCATCCTGCATAGTACATGGCTTCGTAGTGTGAGGCAGACATTTGAGACTGGGGTCTGCAAATAAATTGTCCAATGTAGCTGACATTTTTGAGATCAGGATTTTTGACTTTTTCCTCAGCTAGCAAACAGTTGAATTGATAGAAGTTACTGATGCTACCATTGATCAAACTGTCTGTAAAATCAAATTCTGTGACCCCAAGATCATAGTAATGTTGTTTGATTTCTTCTACCAACTTATCAGCTTTTCTGAATCGAAATTTAGGCCAAGTCGCACCAATGTCGCAAAACGTACAGTTTCTTACACATCCACGACTTCCGGTAACATACACTTTTTTTGCACTATACAAAGACAGATCAAAGTTTTTGTAGTTGGGGATCGGGAATTGATCAATGTCCCAGTCGTTTTTCTGAGGTACTTGATTAACTCCGGGCACACAAGTTTCGCCTTTGAGTATGGCATCAAACGTGGGCTCACCGTCGCCGATCACTACAAAATCAGCCAATTGGTTTTCAACAACCCAGCTAGAAAAGCCAATTTTTGTATCAAAAAATTTACTGTTGCATCCGTTGCCGCCCAATACAATTTTGGATAAAGTTCTTTTTCTCAGCCATGGCAAAATTAATTGTGCCATCCTGAGACTCCACATACTAAAAATACTGATACCAATGAATTCAAAACTGTCAGGATCTATTTTGTTGATTTGCTCGCACCATAGATCAAACACCTTTTGTCTGAGTTCTTCAGAGATACCATGGTAGTCAATGGTGATACCTACCAACCAATCACTGAGTTCAGCAAGTTCTTTTTCGTTGAGTGTGCGGTGCAAAAAAATATTAAAGTCTAAAAACTCGTAAGCCTTTTGATTTTGTTCGCAGATTGCTGCCAAAACTGCCAATGCTCCGGGAGGTGCCAATGTGTCGTACATGGGGAGGTTAACTAATAATACTCGGCTCATTTTAAATACTGTTTGAGTTGGCTAACTAAATCTAGATTTGAATTTTTTATGCCCAAATAATAATCAATATCTTCTTGTGTTGTTAGATTCAAGTAATCTATTTTTCCCTGCACAATTTTTTCTTGGTACCGATGATAGAACCCTGAATCCCATTTAAGTCTAACCATGTGATCGTACAATTGCATATCAGCGCACCAGTAATCCAACAGATGATTGTCAACTCTGACCAATGGTTTGATTTTCCATGGTTCAAAGAATATTTCTACATTGCCGTTGCAGTTTATATCAACACAATATTCTTGTTGTTGTTGATAGTGCTCAACCACTGATCCATTGATTTCAAAACGTATCATAGTCAAATTAGAATGCTCAACGGTCAACAGCACTGATTATTCCTTATGCATGCTCTATGTCTGTATTATAGCTGGTAAAGCCATTTTCTTTGACCACTCTGAGTATGTTCTCAACTCGTCCGGCCAACTCGTCTCTGTGACTCACAAGCCAAACACTCTTGTTGCGTTCGCGGCTCATGCGTTTCAGTAGACCCAAGGCGTTTTCTACGCCAGATGTGTCTAAACCATTGTCGATCAGTTCGTCAATGAACAGCAAGTTGATGGGGTGATAAAGGCTTTCCCATACATCACGGAATGCCCAGCTCATGCTGAGAATTAATCGGGTACGCTCGCCTCTTGACAGATTGTCAAAGTCCAGTTCACGACCTAGTTCTTCGATATTTACCGACAAATCATTCATGAATTTCACAGTGTGCGGCAAGCCCATACGATCCAGATAGTGGGTAAGTCTGCTGTTGAGATAACTGAGATTTTGATCAATGATTTTTTTGCGAACAAAGCTGTCTTTGGAAGTCAACAGTTTCAGCAAGAAGTCTTGATGATCCTGTACTCGGGTCAGCTCGTTGAGGTGATCGTAGCTCACAGTTTGCAGAGCCTTGGTCTGCATATCAGCAATCTGTTCACCATAGGGATCAGTTTCGGCATGCTTGTTTGTGATCTGTGTCAGCAAACTAGCAACTTGGCTGCTGTGTTTGATAGCTTTTGCTTCGGTGTCGTAGTGGGTAACTGGTTGCTGACCAGGATCCACTTCGGGCATTTCTGCCAGTTGATCAGCATAAGGGTTGACTTCGGTAGTTTTATTTTCCAGTGTTTGACGAAGCGCATCTAACTCAGTGGAGTGACGTATTGCTTCGGCTTCTGTGGTGTAATGTGTTGTGGGCGGAACACCCAGCTCGCCCAGCTTCAACAACGCATTAGTGTGCTCTATCCATTGACTGTTGGTGGCCAAGACCTGTAAGGCAGCTTCTTGTAGTGTTTTTTCTTTTGTAGCCAACACTGACTCGTGACTGACATCATGAAAGTCTTGTCCACATGCATAGCACTTGTGATTTCGGAGTTCTTCAATCTCGGCTCGTAGTTTTTCTACCAGCTTGACTTCTTTCTTCTCGTCCTGAACACAACGGGCGATCAGTTTTTCAAGTTCGGCAATGTCTCGAGATTTTTGATTGTGAGCAGCTAACTGTGCCCATGCTGCTAGTTCAATATCAATGCTGATACGATTCTTGTCCGAATATGCACGACCTGCGGCTTCGACTTCGGTGTTGTGTTTTTGTTGCCAGGCTGTGCTGCGAGCTGACAGGCTGTTGCGAGCTTCTTGTTGTCGACGACGATCACTCCATACAGTTAGGTCTTGGTGTGCTTGTAATTCTGCTTCAATGTTGATCTTGGAAAGTTCGTCATACTGACCAACTAGAATCTGTAGATCGCTGTCGTATTTTTTCTGCCATAGCACTTGTCTGCGACGCAGGCTTTCGATCTGTTCTTCTATGCGTTTGTTGGCTTCTTGCTCGGCACGTATACGAAATTCTTCTTGCGAGATCGCATCTTTGGTTTGTCGATTTAACTCTTTGACACGATCGGCTCGTTCACTCAACAGGGTAATGCCCAACAACTGCTCAATGATGGCACGTTGCTCATTGGCCTTCAAACTCAGGAATGGTTCAGTATAGGTATTCAACGCCAACACATGTTTGAACATGTCGTGACTCATGCTCATGATGCGTTCGATCACTTCCTGCGTTTCTTTGTTTTCGCCTTGTGCTTCGTCTGTGGCAGCTTGTGCTTCGTGGTTCACATAGAACTTCAGCACATTGGGCTTGCGACCACGTTCAATTCTGTAGTCCTGACTGCCCACACTGAAGTCCAGACTTACCAGCATGTTCTTGCCGTTGGTCTTGTTCACAAGGTTGTCCTTGCGAATATTTGACAGTGCATTGCCATACAAGGCGTAACTCAACGCATTGATGATTGTGGTCTTTCCTGTGCCGTTGCGACTGCCGTCGCCACCTAGGTCCAGGTTCTCGCCTAGTACCAGCGTCAAGTCCCTGCGATCAAAGTCAATGCCTTGTGTGGCATTGCCCACACTCATGAAGTTTTTGACAGTGAGTTTTTTAATGTGAATCATGCTTTAAAATATGCAAGGCTGTGGCCTTGTGTCCTTGTTCCAGTAAGTGGCCAGTTGGTCCAACCGGGTATTTTTTTAACTCGTCGGCCAAACACCATTGATTCCATCCAACAAAACAGGAAGTGTCAATCATTGATGCTAATTTTTGTAGTTCTAGATGTTCTTGTTCAAGTTGCTGATCATTCATGAGATCAAAACACAACAATGATTGTACACTAGAATTAAAGTCTTGCCAACTGCTTAACCACCGATCTAGATGATTTGACGCAGTATTGATCATGACATATGGTTTGTTGACTGATTCAAACAATCGTTGCAACAACACAATGTTTTGCAACCATAACTTCGCAGCATACAATTCGTTGTGCCAGACCCGATAATGTATTTTTCCATATTCTGCAAAGTTAGGATCTTTGCTGTAAAGCCTGTGTATCAATTGAGGATTGAAGTTGACATCATGGTTGTTGTCTGCTCTATACCTGGTAAATCGAGTGGTGTAAGTCCAAGCAATATAGAATTTATCAAACTGATCTAGGTGCTTTATGGTCCGATACATTATGCGATCGTTGGTGCCACCACTGACACTGTCATTCAAAAAATCTGCGCCTAGTGCAGAAGACACAACAGATGGCCATGCACTACTTTTGGGATCTTCAAGATCATCACCGTAGGTATGACTGCATCCGTTGAAATACAATTTCATAGTGTTTGATAAATCTTCAGCAAGAGCTTGTTATCGTAAAACTCACTTTCAATGTTGGTAAGTTGATCTGTAACAATCTGATCCACTGATTCAAACTTGACTTCTCCGGGCGCCATATCTTCGTCTACACCGGCAGTCTTGTTGGGAATCAACGCCATCTCACGCAGGTTGTAGTCTCGCACAAAAGTTTCTTTGATAAAGTTGGCTTCTTCGTATGAGATCTCGATATCTAGGTTAACTCTGACATGCATCTTGGGTCGAAGCAGCGACGCAGCGTTGTCAATAAGGTTGGCCAGCCCGTACACACGGTACGTTGGTTGAGCAGGCCAAGCATGAAATTCAGGCGCTGATCCCCACTCCAACACAGTGAGACCTCGTTCGTCATCACCAGCATCTGCATAATTGTGAGGGAACGCATTGCCGATGTAGGTAATATTCTTTTTGGTCTGCCGCTTGTGAAAGTGTCCTGTAAAAACATGTCCGAACCCTCCAAGATCTTCTCGACGTATTTCACCATGATCTGGCATCTCTACCATTGCATTCATCAGGTATCCTGGCAGTTCAAAGTGACCAAACAAATATTCACCGCTCATTTTTGCCAGTCGTTTGTGATCATCACCGCATAGCCAAGGAGCAATAGTGACGCCGCCACTGCTGAACCAATCATTGCAGATTTCCACACGCGGTAGGTGTTTGGCCCATTCTACACTTTGAATGTCACGTTTATCCCGATAGTACAAATCGTGATTACCTGGAATAAAATACACACGTTCAAAGTTGTTGTTCATGTGCTCCAAGGCCTGCAAACTGTAGTTCAGGGTGACTATGTTCAGGCTTGATCGATTGTTGTGCCAATCGCCCAGAAACATGCAGGTTTCGCAACCTTCTTCTTGGGCCTTGGCCGTGGCCCACTTCACAAAAGCCAAACAGTCTTCGTTGTGTAGAACACTGTTGGACTTGAGCCCAAAATGGATGTCGGTAAAGATTGCGGCTTTTTTAAATAAATTACTCATCTACTGATTGTACTACATCATCCAGGCTGCTCACAACCGGTCCGGACATGGCAGCCATGCTTTTGGCACCTGAGTTTTGACGAGTCCAGCTTGGGTTCAACCCATTGATTTCCAGGATATCGTCACGAATGTTTTGGTTCTTTTTCTCTATGTTGAGAATCCGCGTAAAACTGTTAGTGATCGCAGCAGTGTAATACGCAAACGGGTTCTGGCTCTTGCTCTCGTCGAACTGTAGACCAATCTGACTAAGCTGTAGTAGAGCTTGTCCACGCATTTCTTCATTGTATGTGTAGCCACGCCAGTTGCTCCTTGTGGCATAACGCTCGCACAGTTTCATAAACATGGTGGCCAGCTTGCGTGTCATATTGCCGTGATCGCGACAATACTCGCCCGTTTCCAAATCGCCCTTCCAGTGACTCTTGCCCACCACAAACGGTACCTTGTTTTCGTCGATGCGATAGTGATAAAACGGCGGAAAGTTCAGTCGCACATGTGTGGGATCCAGCACAGGCTCTTCCACAAGATCCTCCAGAGGATCCACTGCTACTTCATCCAGGTCCAGGATGTCTTCTAGCTTCTTGCGCTTGGTAGCATTTTTGGGCACTTTCTTGGGTGCCAGCGGAATGTGTTCCCAGCAGGTAATTCTAAACACTATGTCTGTGTTGGGAATTTTGGTAGGGTCTACAATTTCCCCTGTTTCGCGTTTGATACGGTCGGCACGATTTCTGCGGGCCTCGGCCACTGTGCGCTGATTGATCTTGTCAACACTGGGCAGTATGATATCGTACTGATGATCAGTCACAGGATCTCTGTAGCTGCAATAGGTTTTTTTGCTGAGATGAATTTCTTTGAGGATATCTCTGTTGTTGAGATAGTTGACTTTGGCTGGTGTTTTGACCAAGGGTTCTGACATGGGGGAGGTTCTCCTAATATTTACTTATTTTAACACAAAAGTATGACTTGTCAACCTTTCTTAAACTACGCTGATAATTTTTTGGGTAAATACTGTATAGGAACACAACAATGTCCACAGAATTTCCACAACAGGTAAACCCCAACACAGACCCTGAACTGCCGCAGGCCAATCCTGCGGATTTTGGCGCGACCGGCGAAACTGGCGCCGCAGAAAATTCTGCGCCTAAGCCTGTTGATCCCGACAACGATCCTGTTGTTAAAGAGTTCTTTGAACAGCGACGCCAAGAGCTTGAGACCCAGGCCAATGAAGATGACGACCCTGACAGCGACGCCAATGCAAGAACCAAGGCCTTGCTCAAAGAAACTCAGGAACAGGCCAGCATTCAGCAGTACTTCAACCAAACCACCAAGGGCGACTGGCGTGTACGACTGCGTATTGCACCAGATGCTGAGTACCTGTATCAAGACAAAAGCAATGCGCTGTTGGCACCACTCAGGGTCAGCGACGGTGTGGTATTTCCCTATACCCCTATAATCAACACCAGCTATGCTGCCAAATACGATCCATATGATCTAACACACTCCAACTATCGTGGATACTTCTACAAAGGTAGTCAGGTCAGCGATGTGCAAATTCAAGCCACATTCACAGCACAGGACACCCGCGAAGCAGAGTATGTGCTGGCAGTGATACAGTTTTTTAGATCAGCTACCAAAATGTTCTACGGCAAAGATCAACAGCGTGGATCTCCACCGCCCCTAGTATACTTGCGCGGCTATGGAGAATATCAGTTCAACGACCATGCCTGTGTGATCACCAATTTTCAGTACAACTTGCCCAACGACGTTGACTACATTGCAGTCACTCCCAACAACATAGGGCTGAACCTGAGTAACAGACAGCAACAAGTTGGATCATCGCCAGTCAGCACCATTAGTTCAGCCATAGGACGACTCAGCAACTTGTTCAATGCAGTAACTGGACAGCCCGGTGTGCCCAAAGGTGCTGTGCCAGGCACTCGAGGAGATCTGGGACAGACTCGTGCAACAGTCTACGGCTTGAATCAAGCCACATATGTACCAACCAAAATTGACATGAACATTACCTTACTGCCCATACAGACCAGGTCACAAGTCAGCAAACAGTTCAGCGTCAAAGAATTCAGCAATGGCAACTTATTGAAGAAAGGATTCTGGTAATGGCCAACTACGACTCAACCAGTCCCTATTACACAACTCCATACAGTCAGTTTTTTCTTGACGTCATGGTGGATCGTCCCATACCCAAAGAAAGTGATGACTTAAAAACTGTCATAAACTTGACATATCAGTACAGACCCGACTTGTTGGCCTATGACCTGTATGGCACACCCACACTGTGGTGGGTGTTTTATCAACGAAATCCCAATACGCTGACCAAGCCTCCTTTGGATTTTACTGTGGGCAAAGAAATTTACTTGCCCAAAGAAAGCACACTGAAATCGGTCTTGGGGTACTAAACAATGTCAGTAGCAGACAATCAAGCCAATGACGACAACCCGCAAACGTCAGACGTAGCCAACCTTGGCGAAATAGTAATTACTACCTCGCGCCCAGCAAAGACTGCGGCGGACAAACCCATTGTACCACAGCCCAACATACTGGACGGCTTTGAAACTACTAGCTATCAGGCTTCGGTCTACATGTTGACTCCGGCTCAGCTTACTGCATTTCAACGCACAGGAAAAAAATCAATTACGGGCTACAATTTGATGTTTCAAAGCGGAGGTGCACCCAACAACATAGGAGGACCCCAAGGGTCTGCAGCAGGCGCTGGTGCACCAGATGCAGGACGCAATCCATTTTTTCCCAATGACTTTTATATAGATACCATTACCCTGGAAAACATTCCTTTGGGAAAAGGTACCATGGCCGCGCACGGTTCAACCCAGTTGAAGTTCACTGTGGTTGAACCGTCCAACATTACCCTGATAGACTGCATATACAAAGCTGTACAAGATCTACAGCCCAAAACCCGCAACGGAGCCATAAACTACGCAGCAGTGTGCTATCTCATGGTGATTCGTTTTTATGGGTATGATAAAACTGGCAAACTGCAAGCAGTGGCTTCTACTGACCAGGCCTCCAAACAGTCAGACTCTAGGGCTATAGTTGAAAAATATATTCCTTTCCGAATCAAAGACATCAAATGGGAAGTAAGTTCCAGACTGGTCAGCTATGAGTTTGATTGTCAGCCTATTGGACAGATTGTGGCCGGCAGCACACGACGCGGCACCATCACTGCTGATTATGAACTCAATGGGCAGACTGTGGGCGAATTGCTGGTAGGCAGCGTAGCAGACAACAATGTCAGTGGTAGTGCTCCTGCTGGTGCAAGGTCTGATCCAAACCAGTCTAACGCTGAGACCACTAGATTGGCACAGGCAGGTACACCTCCACCCAATGCATCAGCGGCACAACAAAAATCTGCATTGAGAACTGGTCTGGTTGGTGTCATGAATGCCTATCAACAACAACTGGTCAAAGATGGCAGAGCCGATGTTGCTGACGAATATGAAATTGTGTTTGCCAACGGTGCTGAAAAAATCAGAGACGCTACGCTGTTCAAACCTGGATCTACTGTCAACAAAGGAGCCACTGACATGGGTCCTGCGCCACAGCAGGATCCCAGCGGTCTAAGCCCAGACAAAGGAGCAGTCAATCCCAACAGCAGAAATCAAGGCATCACCGCTGGCATGCAGATGTTGCAGGCCATTGACATAGCCATAAGAAATTCCGACTACATCACCAACCAGGCCACCACAGTGATTGCCGAAGGCGATGACGATAGATCAGAAGCTGGTAGCACAGCCACCACTACATCTTTTTCCTGGTATCACATTGCCATGAGTGTGCAGCAGCTGGACTACGATCCCAAACGCAATGATTTTGCATATCGAGTCAGATACACCATTATACCTTTCACGCCGCAAGATTTTCAAAGTCAGTATTTTCCAGTGCCCAAATTTAGAGGTGTAGTAAAAAGTTATCCCTACTGGTTCACAGGTGAGAACACTGCGGTACTGGACTACAGAGCCAACTTCAACAAACTGTATGTACAAACTGTGACCGGCAGTTCAGCCGACAATTCAGTATTGGCTCGCAGTAGAGCAAACTTTGCAGCCAGCCAGAGAGAATTGCCGTTTGTGGATTTTCCACCTCGTAGTACAGAATCAGCACAAGGTGCCGCTGGCAAAGCCAACGAACTGGCAGCCAACGCAGCTGAATACTTGTACAATCCAGCAGACAACGGACAAGGAGAAATAACCATTATTGGAGATCCTGCTTGGATACAGCAGGGATCTGCTGTGGGCGAACTAAACCCAACTGCGGTTGACTATAGTCCGTTTACCAGTGATGGTACCATCAACTACGACACACAGGATGTGCTGTTTGAAATAGTGTGGCAACGTCCTGAAGACTATGATCTCAACAACGGGCTTGCAGACCCGTATGCAAGAACACAGAATATCTTTGGAGATCGAGAGCCTCGTCAAAGCGTGATCTATCGAGCTATAGGTATTGTTAGTGAATTTACCAAAGGACGATTCCAGCAAAAAATCAAAGGTGTACTGTACCGATATCGTGTGCCTGGACCAGCTGCAGGTAATGCAACAGGCAGTGAACCTGATCAAAGTGATACAGAAACAAATCGTCCAAATGCTGCCAACGACCAAGCAGATCCAAGAAAAGCCGACAACCCTGCAGCAGTATTGTCCAGTTCGGCATCTCCTAGTGCAAGGTTGGAGCCAACACCAACCCTTGCTGTTACCCCAGTGAGTTCGGGGCAGTTTCCTGCTGTAGCACCCAACGCAAACAACCCAGTTTCTAGATTGTTGCCCCCACTACCGGTAAGTAGTAATGGACAACCAATTGAAACACCTGCTAATAGTAGACTCAATCCATCCTCTGCAGCACCCGGAGCTGTACCCAGTGCGTCGCAACCAGGCGCAAGAGATTATTAAGGACAAACAATGGCACAAGAAAGTGAACGCAGTCGAGGTCGGCCGTCAAACTACAAGTTAGATCGTGGCGGTGTTCCTGCGGAATCAGGGCCGTTTATTGGCACAGTCATGAACAACATTGACCCTGCACGGTCAGGACGGCTGCAGGTATATATTGAAGCATTCGGCTCTGGAGATATCAACAACGCAAACAAATGGACTCGAGTTCGATACCTGCCGCCGTTTTATGGCGCCACACCTGAAGGCAAAACACCCAACACTGGCACAGGCGAATACCCTGGCAATCAAAACAGCTACGGCATGTGGTTTACACCTCCAGACATTGGTGTCAAAGTGCTGTGCTTTTTTGTCAACGGCGATAGAACCGAAGGCGGTTACTATGTGGGGGTGATTCCTGAAAATGGTGTGAATCACATGGTGCCGGCTATTGGCGCAGCAGCCAACTATGTGGTGGGAAACAAGAATCAAGAAAGCTACTTTGCTGATTCGCCGCTGTTGCCGGTGACTGAAATCAACACCAGCAACAAGCAGTTGGACAATGCTGGAAGGTTCTATGACCAAGCCAAACCAGTTCATGGTGTTGTAGCAAGCTCTATGTTTCAACAAGGTCTCAACAACGACATTGAACGCGGCCCTGTGCGCAGCAGCAGCCAACGAGAATCACCATCTGCTGTGTTTGGTATCAGTACTCCAGGCACTGCAATTTATCAAGGCGGACTAACACCTGCAGATATCAGACAAAAACTCAATGCAGGAGAAGTCAAGCCAGCTGACATAGGCGTAATTGGACGCATGGGCGGCCATACCCTGGTCATGGACGATGGCGATATAGACGGCAACAATCAAATGTTCCGTCTGCGCACAGCCAAAGGGCATCAGATCACCATGAATGACACAGGAAACTTCCTGTACATCATTCATGCCAATGGACAAACCTGGATTGAGTTAGGCGTAGAAGGCACAGTTGATGTATTCAGCACAAATTCTGTAAACATACGCACACAGGGCGATATTAATTTGCATGCTGACCGCGACATCAACATGTATGCTGGGAGAGATTTCAAAGTCAAAGCCAATGCCAGCATCACCATGGAAGCAGTGGTCAACACCACAATTACAGCACAAGCAGATCTAAAACTGTACAGCAAGGCCACCATTGGCATCAAAGCTGATGGCACGTTGACTCTCAACAGTCAAGGTGGATCTTGGGGCGGTGGCGACAGTTTGGTATTCAAAGCCGGGGGCATTGATCTCAACGGTCCTGCTGCTGCTACTGTGGAAGCGCCACGACCCTTGCAAAAAACCAAACTTGATGATACCACTTTTGACAACCTCAAAGGCTGGCAAGTTGAAAAAGAAAAATTAGAAAGCATTGTGGGACGAGCACCTACCCATGAACCTTATCCATATCACAACAAGGGTGTAGACGTTGAAGTTGTGTTTGAAGAAGGAACACCAGCTCCTCCTCCGGGCGCACCGCCTGTTCCTGCCGGTGTAGAGATTGTGGCAAACTGATATGGCATCATTTACTTTTACTCTCCCAGGGTCTGCCAAGTCCTTTAGCATCAAAGGACCTGACGGTTTTACTGAAGCACAGGCACGATCTATATTTGATCAACAAGCTGCTGCTGGCAGTTTTGTGGGATTCAACCCAGGCGATGTGTTGAACTCAGCAAAACAAGCTGCTGCTGGATTGCCTGGCGCAGCTTCTCAATTGGCACAGTCGCTGACAGGCAGTACCAGCATCGTCAACGGCGCGGTGCTAAACAATGCAGTAGGACAAGTGTCAGGGCAAATTTCACAAGCGGTGGGACAGGCAACTTCTGTGGCCCGTGCGGCTGTGACCAACGTCACAAACATTGTGAAAACCATACCAGTAACCAACGGTATCAACCCAGCTGATTTTGCAAAACAAGCTTCGGCGTTATTGCCTATTGGCAATCTGACATCAGTGGATGTTCGAGCAGGCATGGCACAGGCCTCAAAGTTGGTAGGACAAGCAGCCGACGTTGTATCAAACACAGCAGGCGTGGGAAAATTTGGCTTTGATGGCGCCCAACTAGAATCAGCTGGCATACTAAAACCAGGGGTAGCAGCACAATATTTACAAAGCGGTGCCAACAAACTGACTGACGTGCTCAAAAGCCCCACAGTGTTCACTGGCAAGGATGGTATAAAGTCTCTAACAGATTTGTTGGGATCTGAAGTCAAACAAAACAGCATACAGCAAAGCTTGATGTCCAAAGGTGTAGAAGGACTCAAACAAGTAGGAGTTCCAGTCAACACTCTGACTCCCACTGCACTGGTGGGCACAGCGTTGAATGCTGCCAAAAATCTACCGGCTGCTGCAGATTGGGCCAAGGGTTTGCCAGTGCCACCTGACGTCAAAGGACAATTTGACAAAGTTGCACGTGATGGTGCATTTGCAGTGGACTTTGCCAATCAAAACATCACAAACTCGTTAAAACAAGAAATTGTACCTGTTCCAGCCAGCGACACAGTGAATCGTGAAACACTCAACGCTGCTGGCAGCCGAGTAATAGGCAATGCCAAAGTGCCTGCAGTCAATTATAACAGTGCTCCTAAAGTAGATATTGTTAAATTTGGCGATGCAGTCAGTGCCGAGCAATCAAAATACCCAGGCTTTTTGAAACGTGGACTTGCGTTGACCAGAACCGCTGATGAAAACAATCTGTCTCCTACTATCAGACAGCTGGAACAACTGGTCAGCGACTTGAATGCGTCTGATGGGGTACTGTTGTCACTGTTGCGCGAAGCCAACTTGATCAAAGCCCAATTGAACTTTACTCCACCACAATTGGCTCAGATTGAAACCAGCAGAGCTGATATTGCTAGAGCAATTGCTATTTTTGAAAAAGCTATCAAAGGCTTCAAGGAAGTTGTTGCAGAATCTGCTGCATAATCTAGGCTAAATATTGCCATGACTACATTTATTGGCTTCAACACCATCAACCAGTTCAAAAAGTTCACACTAACTGAATTTGCTCTGATTCAGCGTGACCTGTTAAACGCCTTTAACATACGTCAAGGTGAACTACCTGGCCGTCCTGGTTACGGTACCGCAATGTGGGACTTTGTGTTTGAAAACCAAATTGAAGAATTGGCCAACAATATTCGCAGAGAAGTTGAGCGTGTGGCTGCAGGTGATCCCAGAATACAGGTCACAGATATTCAAATATTTCCGCAGCAAAACGGCATATTGATACAGTTAGAGATTGCTGTAGTACCCAGTACCAACGCCGAAATACTCAGCATCTTTTTTGACCTTCAACAGCGTTCTGCTTCCTACGTATAAGTACGCCGTTTTTTTCGGCGATAAATAATACAAAGGTTGCACGGAATGGCACAGACTACTAGACAAACAGCTATATTTGGAGTTGAAGACTGGAAACAGATCTATCAAACTTATCGCGAAGCAGACTTTCAAAGCTATGACTTTGAAACGCTGCGCAAGAGTTTCATTGATTATATTCGTCTTTACTATCCTGAATCATTCAATGACTACATTGAAAGTTCAGAGTTTATTGCGCTGCTGGACGTTATTGCGTTCATGGGTCAGGCGCTGGCATTTCGTACAGATCTAAACACTCGAGAAAACTATCTAGACACTGCTGAACGTCGTGACAGTGTGGTACGATTGGCCGACTTGGTCAGCTACACTGCCAAACGCAACACAGCAGCACAAGGTCTGCTGAAAGTGTTCAATGTGACTACCACAGAAAATGTAGTAGACTACAACGGCGTAAACCTAAGCAACGTTACTGTGAACTGGGCTGACCCCACAAACCCTGACTGGCAAGAACAGTTCACTGCTATTGTGAACGCCAGTCTAGTGGACAGCCAGCGTGTGGGTCGTCCAGGCAATCGTCAAACCATACTGGGTGTACGTACAGATGAATACGCCATTAACCTGGTACCAGGATTTTTGCCAGTGGTGCCATACTCGGCCACTGTAGACGGCATCAACATGCCTTTTGAAGCTGTTACATCCAGCACAGTAGGTACTGATGTAATCTATGAACCCAGTCCTGTGTCAGGCACCAGTTTCAACGTGTTGTACCGCAATGACCAACTGGGCTTCAATTCAGACAACACTGGCTATTTCTTTTTGTTCAAGCAAGGTATTTTACAAAGTCAAGACTTCAACTTGGCTGAACGCATCGCCAATCGCACAGTAGATATCAATATTGAAGGTATCAACAACGAAGATCGTTGGATTTTCCAACTGGACAACGTAGGCAGTATTGCTCGCGAATGGACCTATGTTGAAAACGTATACACCGCAGCAGCTGAACAAGTTACCACTCTGCGTCCAATTTATTCAACTACTAGCCGTGCCAACGATCAAATAACTGTGGTGTTTGGCGATGGCGTGTTCTCAGAAATTCCTGTAGGAACATTCCGTGCATATGTTCGCAGCTCAAATGGATTGCAGTACATTATCAATCCTGAAGAAATGCAAAACGTTGTGATTCCCATCAGTTACACTGACCGCAACGGAAATCTGCAGACCATCACATTCACCTGTGGTATCACACGCCCTGTGACCAACGCTCAGGCTCGTGAACCTATTGCTGCCATTAAGCAGCGTGCTCCTGCTCGTTATTACACACAAAACCGTATGGTCAACGGCGAAGACTACAACCTGTTTCCGTTCACTCAGTACAACAGCATTATCAAGAGCAAGGCTCTGAATCGTTCCAGCATTGGTACCAGTCGATATCTGGATCTGGTAGACAACACTGGCAAATATTCTAGCACCAACACATTTGGCAGCGATGGCGGACTGTGGGAACAAAATATTCTTCCTACAATTTTGTTCTCCTGGACCAACCGCAATGAAATTGCAGATGTTATCAATAATCAAGTACAACCAGCATTGACAGAAGCCACAGTCAAACAGTTTTATTACGCAAACTTCCCCCGTGAAGCAGCCAACACTATTGAAGTTGTGTGTACAGGGACTACTGCAACTGTCAATTCTGTTACAGTCAGCTCTGCCACTGCAGCTTTGTTTGATCAATATGTGTTTGACAACATGCCTGTGGTGTTTGGCACAGCCGATGACGGTGCAGTTTTTGGCGGACTGATTGGCGGAGTAACCTATTATGTCAGACCAGGCAGCTGGAATCTGACCGCACGAACTTTTACTGTAAGCACCGTGGCCAACGGTGGTGTGTTTCCGTTGACCACTACAGTGGGCAGATCAGTAACAACCGTGGCTACCACTGTGACTGGCAACACAATATGGAATCAAAGTACCACACTGGCCAACGAAACCACCGGCTATTTCAAAACTGCCACAGGTACACCCGTAGCAGTAGGGTCCGAATCTGGCACAGTGTTCCGCTACGCTGTCAATGGCAGCTTGATCAAGTTTGTGGCTCCAGCAGGACAGTATTTTGATCGCAACAACCGATTGCAAACTGGTATCCCTACTCGCACAGAACAAAAAACTGAAATATGGGCCAGCCCAGTGCAGGTCATTGGTGACGGAACCAATTCAGGTCTGGGCAATCTCACCAACGGATCAGGGCCAATTGTGCTCAACAACTTTGTGCCAACTGGTGCCATTGTAGACACTATTATTTCGTTGTTCGTGACAGATTTGCCCTTGAGCATCGAACAACAGATGGCAGAACAAATTGTGTTGTTCCGTAATTTTGGCCTGGGGTATGACAACAATGGATCAGTTACAGGAACACCCTACACTTGGTATCTAATACCATCAACGTACCTTGATCAGGATGCACCGTGGAGTCAGGCCAATGCAGGACAACCAGTGCCCGGCGGCGATGCCAGCTGGATGGTGCAGTTTGTGGTTGAAAATCAAAACTACACCATTACTTTCCGCGGACTTGCATATTCGTTTGGATCAGTGCTGCAGACACGTTTCTTCTTTTACGAAGATCAACAGGTGTTCGACAGTCGCACTGGCACAGTGATCAAAGATTTTATCAACGTGCTGGCCATGAACAGCCAGCCAGGCAACACACTGGGAATACCCCTACAAAGCGACATACCCATGACCATCATTGGTCAGCCAGTAGAGTCTGACGGTTATGTAGACGACTTTCAGGTGCTGGTCAGCTACCGTGACAGCGACCTTGACGGTGTACCTGACAATCCTGATTTCTTCAAAGAGATAGTGGGCACTGTGCCAGTCACAGCCAACACCACTTCACCTTGGATATTCTTGGAACGCACTGTGGACTTTGACAATCTACAAAGATACTTGTTGGTAGACAGTGGCCGAGTCATCAGTCAGTACGGCACACTGGACGAAATAGAACTGGCCAAAACAGAATGGAGTCCGGGTCAAGTGTTTTATGCCTACAGCGAAAACACTTTTTACAGTTTGTCAATCACTGTGACTGGTGTGCGTGAACTCACAGAATTTCAACAAGATGAATGGATTGCACGTTCAGGTAGACAAGGACTATACTATCAGTATCGTCACAACTCACCGCTGACCAACCGGATTGATCCAGGCACTACCAACATCATTGACTTGTATGTGGTCACACAGGCATATTACACTGCTTATCAAAACTGGTTGCGTGATACCACAGGCACTGTGACAGAACCTCAACAGCCCACTATTGATGAGCTCAATACTGCATACCAAGGATTGCAAAACTACAAAATGATTTCAGACAACATTGTGTTGAACTCTGTGACGTTCAAACCGTTGTTTGGAGCCAAGGCAGCCGCTGAATTGCGAGCAACTATCAAAGTAATTCGTGCACAGAATTCAACTGCCAGCACATCAGAAATCAAGAGTGCGGTTCTGGCTCAGATGAATGAATACTTCAGCATCGACAAGTGGAACTTTGGTGACACGTTCTACTTCTCAGAATTGGCTGCATATTTGCACCGAACTTTAGGAACCATAATTAGTAGTGTGGTCCTGGTGCCGTTGAATCCTCAAAAGAGTTTTGGTGATTTGTACGAAATAAGATCACAACCAAATGAAATTTTTGCCAATGGTGCTACCATTGACAATATTGATGTAATTGAAGCGTTGACAAGTACCAACTTGCGCACCGCGCCAGGCAGTGGAGTAATTTAATGGCCCGAGTAAGATCAGTAGACTTTCTACCGGAAATTTTTAGAACAGATGCCAACAAGCAGTTTTTGGCAGCAACTCTTGATCAACTGATTCAAGAGCCCAAGTTCAAAAAAACACAAGGTTACATTGGTAGAACAGTTGGACCAGGTGTAAACCCCAACGATCGATATGTAGTTGAGCCTAGTAAAACTCGCAGTGATTATCAGCTTGAACCAACAGTGATCAATCTGCAACCTGACACCGACAACATTCAAAACGCCATTACCTACCCAGGTATCAATGATGCCATTGCTTTGCAGGGCGGCAACAGCACCCGACCAGATCGACTGTATCAAAGCGCCTACTACACCTGGGATCCGTTTATTGATTTTGACTCGTTTGTGAACTTCAGCCAGTATTACTGGTTGCCCAACGGGCCTGATGCAGTAGAGGTCGCAGCATCCACAGTTCCTACCACCGACAACTATGTGGTCAACCGTGAAAATGGAGTATACACATTTTCGGGATTGACTGGCAACAATCCCAACATCGAGTTGGTACGTGGCGGCAGTTACACATTTCAGGTTGCTCAAAACAACAAAGAAACTGTGAACTATCGTGTGGGTAATCAGGGCACAGCAGCATATGTAATTGACTTTGAAAACAATCCTGCACTGACATTGGTGCGCGGCAATACCTATGTGTTCAACCTCAACACACAAGGGGTGTATCCATTCTGGATCAAAACAACACCTACCACAGGCACAGGTAATGCATACAACGCTGGAGTCAGCCGCAATGGCAGCGCCGACGGTCTTGTTACATTTGTTGTGCCACAAGACGCACCCAACACCTTGTACTATATCAGTCAGAACATTGTGAACATGGGCGGCCAGATCACAGTTGTTGATGCTGTGCCCGGAACAGGACCAGGATTCTGGATTCAAACCAATCCTGGCATTTTGGGAAAGATTCCTACTACTCCCAACATCAGCAGCAGAGATGTGTTTGGAGTCAGCAACAACGGTGAAGATCTTGGCATAGTCACCTTTGATGTGCCCACACGCACAGCACAAGAGTTTTATTACAATCTTGACCCTACAAGTCAGCCAGTTGACTTGGTAACTGAGCTAGAATTTAGTCAGATCAACAATGCCAGACTGGACCTGTTTGTGGCACAATACGGCGGTATTGATGGCATTACCAGCCTAGCTGGCCGCAACATTGTGTTCTTGACCAACAACGAGTCTGACGACGCTTGGGAACGAACCAGTTTCTTTGATCCATTGACTGCAGGATCGGCCAACAACGGTTTGCCAGGCAGCTACGACACTACACTGTATGCTCAAGCCAACGTGGTACCAGTGCAGGACCGTCGTCAGATTTGGCAAATCAACTACGTGGTCGACAACGGGCTCATTTACTTGAACTTGACCAAACTCATAAACATTGAACCGCTTCAAAAGTTTTCGGTAAGATTTGGAACGACCTACAGCAATACCAATTGGTACAAAACCAACATTGGCGAAATCTCACAAATCCCATTGTTGACAGCCAATCTAAACACACTGTACTATCAAGATGGCACTGATCCAGAAATATTTGGTCGTATCACATTGTTAGAGCAGCCTGAGGAATCTACGTTGTTTATCAACAACATTCTTGGCGCGACCAACTATACTTCGCCCAACGGTGTGGAATTTACCAATGGACTCAAAGTGGTGTTCCGTGGAGATGTTCGTCCTGCTAGCTACAAATCTGGTACTACTGAGTTCTTGTGCACCAACACCACAGCGGGCACCAACACCATCACAGTTTACAGCACAGCAGATCTGTACCCTGGGTTGGAAGTGGTGTTCATTGATCCCACTGGTGGCCTAATCAGCGGTGTGACTTACTATGTAAGCAGCGTGGTCAACTTGTTTGAATTCACAGTGTCTACAACTCCGGGCGGAATGCCAGTTACACTGACCACTACATCCGCTGAATTTTCAGCAATAGCTGTGGTCTACAAAGAATATTATGTAGACGGAGTAGGCACCGGTATTCGCTTGTTGCCAGTCACTGACTTTGTTACTCCCGAGCCATATGTTGAAGCCAGCAACGACAGCAGCTTGCCTGTGCCTGAAGAACCTGACTATCTTACTATTGATCGCAGCAGTCGTGACCTTAACGCATGGAGCCGATCAAACCGTTGGTTCCATATCGATGTGATCAACGCCACATCACAGTACAACGGTACAGTGGCCACATTGGACAACAATTACAGAGCCAAACGTGCTATTATTCAGTTTAGACCTGACCTAAAACTGTTCAACATGGGTACAGAAGGCAAACAGCCAGTGGACATTATTGATTTTGACGAAACTGATGCACTGAGTAATATACAAGGTGCTACTAGTTATTCTGTGGATGGCTATAATTTTGTCAATGGCACTCGAGTAATTTTTGCTGCCGACGAAGACAACCAAGTAAGAAACAAAATTTATGTGGTTGAGTTTATTACTCCTGACACAGTGCTGCCACTGATGGCACAGCCAATCATCAATTTGACATTGGCCAGCGACGGCAATGTGGCAGTGAATCAAAGCACATTGGTGCTGCAAGGACAAACCTTGCAAGGGGACACTTACTGGTACGATGGTATAACCTGGACAAAGGCACAACAAAAGACTGCGATACAACAAGCACCGTTGTTTGATGTATACGACTCCAACGGCATAAGCTTTGGTAACCGTGCAGTATATCCAAGCTCAAACTTTGTGGGCAGTAAATTGTTTAGCTATGCTGTAGGAGACACTGGTATTCTTGACGCTGTGCTAAAAATACCTCTCAAATATCTAAATATTGCCAATGTGGGAGACATTGTTTTTGACAACAATCTTTACACAGACACATTTGTGTACACTCTCGGCAGTGTGAGTACAACACAATCAGTCAGTGATGGGTTTGTGCGTGAGTATTCGTCTCGTACAGAGTATCAGTCATTGATTGGTTGGCAAAATGCTGCTACCACCAGTCAGATTTATCAACAATTTAAATTTACCTACTCTGGACAACCTTTGCTGATTGATGTCAGAGTAGATGACGTTACCACAGTGCCTGTGTTGAAAATATATGTGGGATCGCAGTTTGTGTTGCCTGGCGATTACACTTATACACGCACCAACAACACCACTACCATTGTGTTGTCTAAGATCTATTCGCCCGACGATGTAATTGAAGTGTCAGCACTGAGTCAGCAGATCAGCAAAACAGGGTTTTATCAAGTACCTATCAACCTGGAAAACAACCCGTTGAACAGCAACAGCCCAACTTATACACTGGGCACTGTTCGTCAACACTATCAGTCTATCTGCGAAAATTTGCCTGCATTTGCTGGATCTATATCAGGCTCCAACAACACTCGAGACCTTGGCAACCTGGTGCCCTACGGCCTGATAATTCTTCAACAGAGTTCTCCAATGACCATGCTGGGCTATTTCATGCGCAGCGAAGAATACAATATTTTTAATTCGTTGGTCTACAACAGTCGTGAATATATCAAGATAAAAAACTTGATTCTCAACAATGTGACTCAGCAGCTGATACAGTTTGAAACTCCTGCCCAGATATTAGACGAAGCCATTGAAACTTTGACTGCAGGAAAAGTAGATACACAGCCATTCTATTGGACTGACATGTTGCCATCAGGCGCTGTGTACACTGACACCAATTACACAGTGAGCTTCACAACCACAGATGTATTTGACACAGTACAAGTTTACAATTACTCTAGCTCCAACTACTTAGGTATGAACGTGTACCTCAATAGCGAAATCTTGACACGAAATCTAGACTATGTTGTGGCCAGCGACGGACCTCGAATCACAGTGTTAACTGCATTGACTCTGGGAGATCAATTGACCATTCGTGAGTACACTGCTACCTACGGAAGTTTTGTGCCCAATACTCCTACTAAAATGGGATTGTATCCAGTTTGGCGTCCTGAAACAATCACTATACAGGCCACATCAGGTCCACAGTCAGTGATAGTCGGTCATGACGGATCAATTACACCAGTGTTTGGCGACATTCGGGACGATGTGTTGTTGGAATTCGAAACAAGAATTTTCAACAACATCAAGATGGATGGCAATCCTATTCCGCTGTCTACTGCTGATGTAATTCCTGGACAGTTCCGTGACACAGGATATTCTGTCAGCGATGTAGACACTATTTTGAATCAGCAGTTTTTGAGCTATGTAGCCTGGAACAAACTTGATTACACCACTCAAGACTACAGTGTGTCTAATCAGTTTACTTGGAACTACAGCACAGCACAAAGCAAACTCGATGGTGAAGACTTGCCTGGCGCCTGGCGCGGCATATACCAATACTATTACGACACCCAGCAACCACAACTGACCCCATGGGAAATGTTGGGGCTATCTGTAAAACCACTGTGGTGGGACGACACCTACGGTCCAGCCCCTTATACTTCGGGCAACTTGGTTCTATGGGACGACCTTGAAGCAGGTTATATTCGTGATCCTGTGGCCCCTTACTTTGATCCACGGTATGCACGCCCAGGGCTGACTGACGTTGTCCCCACTGGTGAGGAAGGAAACTTGCTGAGTCCTTTTAACTCTGTGGTTGGTACTTACAACGACAGCCAGTTCCGCAAGAGCTGGAGTCTTGCTGATGGCGGTCCAGTGCAAGCATCCTGGTACAACAGCTCAGATTATCCGTTTGCAGTGATGAGACTGCTGGCCCTTACTAGGTCTGCTGAATTTTTTGCACTGTTTGCTGACCGAGATCTGTATCGTTACAACATTGCACAAGATCAATATTTGTACAACAATCGCTACCGACTGGACGCCAATGGTATTGAAGTCTACGGCGACGGCGTCAGCAAAGCCAGTTACATCAACTGGATTGTGGACTACAACCGACAAAGTGGCCTAGACTCTACTGAAGATTTGACTGCCAACTTGGCTAGTTTAGATGTAAGACTGAGTTATAGGCTGGCTAGTTTTTCAGACAAGCAATACATCAAGGTCTTTACAGAAAAGTCTAGCCCAAATTCTACCAACACAACTTTCTTGATTCCTGACGAAAGTTACAATCTGGTATTGTACAAAAACCAGCCGTTTGAGCGTGTGAGTTACAGTTCTGTGCTGATACAGCAAGTACCCGGAGGGTATGCTGTGTTTGGCTACAGTACCGTGCAACCATATTTCAGTGTGCTACAAAGCCGACCAAATGGACAATTGCAAACCATCAGCGTAGCAGGTGCAACTGTGCGTGTGCCTACTGCATATTCAAACACTGTGGTGCAGATACCCTACGGATATATTTTCAACAACACTACCAGTGTGGTTGACTTTTTGTTGAGCTTGGGCAAGTATTACGAAACACAGGGCTTGGTATTTGACAACATTGACAATGGTTATGTGCTGACCTGGGCTCAAATGTCTCAAGAATTCCTGTACTGGAGCCAGCAAGGGTGGAATGAAGATGCCATTATCAACCTCAACCCATTGGCGACCAAACTCAGTGTGAGTCGTGATCAAGCAGTGGTTGACAGCATTCAAGCACAAACCAGCGAAAATGTGCTGTTGGATCAAAACCGTCAGGAACTGCCAACTCGAAATGTAAATGTGGTCAGAATTGACAACACATTCACTGTACAACCGTTGGTGGATCAAACTCTTAGCTTTGTTGAGCTCAAGTACACTTCCTACGAGCACATGATTGTGTTGGACAACGTCAGTGTGTTTGGTGATTTGATCTATGACCCGACCACCGGAGCTCGCCAGAGCCGCCTCAACTTGGTAATGACCAACAGCAGCGACTGGAACGGCAGTGTAGATGCTCAAGGTTTTATTCTCAATCAAGACAATGTGGAAGAATGGACTGGCGCAAGAACCTACAGCAAGGGCGAAATTGTTCGTTACAAGAATCGATTCTGGAGCGCAGCAACCATTGTTCAACCCAGTGCAATTTTCAATTTCAGTGATTGGTTGCAAAGCGAGTATGAACAGATTGAACAAGGCCTGTTGCCTAACTTGGCCAACAAAGCTGACCAGTTGGAAAACAGCTACAACATCAACACAGCCAACCTTGATGCCGAAAACGACTTGTTTAGCTATGGACTGATTGGTTTTAGACCACGTGAATACATGGCAGCATTGAACCTTGATGATGTCAGCCAGATCAATGTGTATCGTCAATTCTTGGGCAGCAAAGGAACCATTCTCAGTGCTGAACTGTTCAAACAGGCTGACTTGGGCAAGGAAAGTGCTGAGTACGACATTTATGAAAACTGGGCAGTTCAGCGTGCAGTGTACGGCGCCAACGCAAATCGCAGTTATGTAGAGCTACGACTGAACCGTGCATTGCTGAGTGCCAGCCCAAGTTTGATTCAAGTTACAAATCCTCAAGAACCCAGTATAGCTGATCAACAGATATTTTTAGGTAATGTGTGGAGACAGAGTTTCAAACTGACATCGCCGGACTATTTGCCAACCACTACTGAATTGCCAACTGATATAGGGCTGCCTGGTGCAGGTTATGTGAACCTAGACGACGTTGACATCACAGTGTTTGACATCAATGACTCTGCCAACATTGCAGCCAACATTGAAAAAGTTGTTGACGGTGCCACTATATGGGCGGCCAAAGTCAACAACTATGATTGGAATGTGTATCAATGCAACGCTGTGCCAGGCATCATAAGTCATGTTTGCGACAATTTGGATTTTACCAGTCGAGTGGTGTTTAGCCAGCAACACGGATTGGCCGTGGGCGACAAACTGATTATCAAGTACTTTGACAGCGAAGTTGACGGTGTATACGATGTGTTGACTGTGCCTGGATTGACAGAAGTAACCATTGCATTCCAGTTTGCGGGCAACCGCACAGTGGCCAATGGCAACGGTATAGGATTCACGCTCAAAAGTTTGCGTGTGGCACAGGCCAGTGATGTAGTTGACTTGCCTTATGCCAACACCATAGACAATACTTTGACTGTTTGGGTAGACAACAATGGCAACAATCTATGGGAAGTGCTAGAAAAAGATGTAGTATTCGATCAAGTCACTGAACTGGCTCCAAAGGTTTTGGATGCACGAGAAGAATACGGTCGAGCAATCAGTCAGGCTACCAATCAGTTTGCAGCCATAGTTGGCAGTCCCAACTACCTTACTGGCACCAATCCTTACACTCGAGGAGCAGTGTATGTGTATGTCAAAGACTTCAGCAGCACTTATCAGCCAGTGAGTCCAGTCACTGACGCAGATGCTATACTCACGCTGGATGTACAAACCAGCGCAGGCTCAGGTGTGCCAGCAGCACGCGGTTATGGATTCTCTGTGGACTTTGGCAGCACCAACTGGGCAGTTGCTGGTGCTCCCTACAGTTTGGGGTCTGCTAGCCAAGCCAACAATGGATATGCCGCTGTAATCTATCGAGATCAGGCTACCTACACTCCAGGTTCTAACCCTTACAGCAACTGGCAACTATTGACCACTCCTGGCAGCGTCAGTGCAGATCAAGGCAAGTTTGGCTACAGTGTGGCCATGAGCCAAGACGAGCGTTGGATGTATGTTGGTGCGCCTGCAGTCAATAGAGTGTATGCATATGGACGAGTTGATTGGCAAGATCAAACAGTCACTGCTCGCGGCAACGGCGCCACCGAAACATTCTCTATTGGTAACGCAATTAGAATTGCGTTTGACACTCAATTACGTGTTACCTTGGACGGAGCAATCCAGCAGTTAAACACTGATTACACTGTGGACTCCACAGTGGTACCAGCAGGATTCTTCACTGTTGGGACACAGTACACCATTGTGTCTGTAGGATCAACTAATTTTACATTGATTGGTGCCGCATCAAACACTGTGGGAGTAACATTTACTGCCACAGGCCCTGGTACTGGTACTGGAACAGCCAGTGTTGGATTTACTTCAGTAACATTTACAACCCCTCCTGCTGACAATGTGTTGATTGCAATCACCCGCATTTCGCTGCTACAGTTGACAACCAACGGCAGCACAGTTCAGTTTGATTTGGCACCATATTTGTATCAAGTAAGTCTGTCAGACAGCACAATCGACAGTTTTAGTGTTGAAATCAACACAGTGCTGCAACGTCCCAACATTGATTACACATTCAACAGCACCACCAAAAGAATTACATTCACCACTGCTCCGGGCTCTGCAGATGTGGTAGTTGTGCGAGCCAAAGGTTTCTGGCAGTACGTAGGCGCATTGACAGTTGCAGGCCTAGCATCAGATGCTGGCTTTGGAACCAGTGTGAGTTGCACCACAGACGGTAGACAAGTACTGATTGGTACACCAACTGTGACTGCTGCTGGCAAAGTGCAGGCAGGATTGGTCTACGTTTTTGACAGAAATGTTCAACGCTTTATCTATCAAGGCGGCAGCGACATTGTGTTTGATGTAGAAGGTAGCCCAGTTGAGCCAATAAGTGTTGTGGTCAACAATCAGTTTTTGATCAACGAAACTTACAGTTATCCTGGAGACACGTTTACTTTTGGAGTGGACGGTAACAGTGTGATTGTGAATCAGCCTCTAAGCGCCGGCGACATTGTTGAGATAGAAACCAACCAGTTTGCATTGGTACAACAAGTTGCACAAAACGTCATTGAAGAGTTTTCAAATTTTGGGCAAAGCGTGGATATTTGTTCTTACAACTGTAGCTTGTATGTGGGTGCACCACAAAGCAGTTTGCAAATTTACAAAGGCGGCATAGTTGAACGACAAGTCAACCAGGCCAGAGTTTACGGCACAATCACATCTACTGTGTCCAATCCCACACTCACTGCAGGCAATACACTGCGTGTCAACAACATTGATGTTGCTGTGCCAGCAGGAGCAGGAGCCAACTTGGCCGGGTTGGCCACAGCAATTAGCAACATTGTGCCCAACACCACAGCCTCTGTGACCTCAGATGGCAAAATAACAATCAGTGTTGCCAACACAAATGCAGCACCTGTTGGCAACAAACTACAAGTTGCGCCAGGCAGTATTGGAACTGCGTTTGACGACATTGGGTTTGACACATTTGTGTACACACAGGCTATACAAAGCCCTTATCCACAAAACTTTGCACAGTTTGGTTACAGCATCAGCATCGACGACTCTGCTACATCACTGGTGGTCGGAGCACCCACTGGTACCACATACATCATTGCTGTGTGGGACAACAACACCACAGACTGGGACGCAGGCGCCACAGAGTTTTTCAGTGGCGTACCTCAGAGTGGTGCTGTTTACACCTATGACTATTTGGCGTCATCGGCCCCGTCTGTGACCAATCCAGGTAAATTTATATTTGGTACTCAGATTGAAATACCGTCGTTGGTGTATGGTGACAATTTTGGGACTGCTGTAAACTACAACTCGGGTATCTTGTGGATGTCTGCACCCGGAGACGATATTGAAGACTCGTCGTTGTCAAACTTTGGACGTGCGTATGTTTGGAGTAATCCAACTCGTTCTCCCACATGGGCAGTCAAGCGAATTCAACAACCTACTGTGGATATCCGACTGTTGAATTCTGTGTTCTTGTACGATCAAGTTACTTCAGCCACTACCGAGTTCTTGGATTTTTTCAATCCCTTGCAAGGCAAAATACTGGGCGCCGCACAGCAAAACATTGATTACATTGGTGCTGTTGACCCAGCAGGCTACAATGCTGGTCCACAAAACAATCGCGGATCAGTATGGGGTCCAATTCATGTGGGCCAAGTGTGGTGGAACGTCAGCAACGTGAGATTTATTGATCCTGCCCAAGACGACATTGTGTACGCTAGCCGTCGATGGGGACAAATCTTCCCTGGCAGTACTGTAGATGTTTATCAATGGATTGAAAGCACAGTGGCACCCGCTGACTATACTGGTCCAGGAACTCCGTTGAACACATTGAGTTTTGTGGTCAATACTTCTTTAAGCCGTCAAAATGTGTTTGACACTAGATACTATTTCTGGGTGCGCGGTATCAGCACAGTGGCAACACAGCAAGGCAAAACGCTGAGCATAGACACAGTGGCTAGATACATTGAAAATCCTCGAGCCACAGGTATTGCATATCTTGCGCCAATTGATGCCAACACGGTTGCTATCTACAACTGCGAAACTCTAATTGAAGCACAAGACACTGTGCTGCATATTGAGTTTGACAGACAACTTACCAACGACAATGTACACGTTGAATACGAACTAATTCCGCAGGATCGCAGCGACGGGTTCTTAAGCGATGGATTGTACAGAAAGTTTCAAGACAGCCTGTGTGGCGTTGACACCGCTGGTAATCAAGTTCCTGACATAAATCTAAGCCCAGCTGAACGCTATGGTGTGCAATTCCGTCCTCGTCAAAGCATGTTTGTGGATCGATTTGCAGCATTGCAGAACTATATCAACAAAGTCAACAGCGTGTTGGCACAGTATCCAATTTCTGAAATCAGAAGTTTCAATCTGCTGAACAGTGCTGATCCTATCCCGCTGGCAGGCACAAGCCAATGGAACATGGAAGTGGCTAACCTTGAAATTCTTGGATTTCAAAATATCTATGCAGTACCACTGGATTATAGATATTTGGTTCTGTCTGATGCTGACAATCAAGGTCTCTGGACCATTTATCAAGTAGAATCCACCACTGGCAACAACCTGGGAGTTCGTGAACTGGTGTTGGTCAAAGTACAGAACTTCAACACCCCCGATTACTGGGACTATATCAACTGGTACAGACCTGGATACAATTTCAGCATCAAACCCATTGCAGAAGTTCCTACTTTTAGCAGCCTTGGCACCATTGACGTTCCTGTTGGCAGCTCTGTAAAAGTAACTGCCAACGCTCAAGGAAAATTCGAAATTTACCTGCTGACCGACCTTGGGTGGGAACGAGTAGGACTCGAAGACGGTACAATCAGTGTGAGCAACGAAGTGTGGGACTACGAAATTGGACGTTTTGGGTTTGATTCAGAAGTGTTCGATGCTCAGTATTACGATCAAGAACCCAGCATCGAATCAAGAAAAATTATTCAGGCCATCAACGAAGAATTGCTGATCGACGAGTTGGCCATTGAGCGCAATCGTGCACTGATTTTGATGTTTAACTTTGTGTTGAGCGAATTTGCAGCACCTGAGTGGCTGGTCAAGACCAGTTTGGTTGATGTTGATCACAAACTTCGTGAACTGTTGCCGTTCCAGAATTACAGCAGAGACAATCAAGAATTTGTGCTGGATTACATTCAAGAAGTCAAACCTTATCATGTACAGATCAGAGAGTTTAACTTAAAATATTTTGGTTCAGACACCTACCTAGGCGATATTGCTGATTTTGATGTTCCTGCATATTTCAACACCAGTCTTGAAATTCCGCAGTTTACCAGTCCAATACTGTTGCCTTATGCACAAAGTGCAGCTCAAGTCAGCAATGTACTAAGCGACGCAGCCGCTACTGACACAATTTGGGCACAATTTCCTTACAATCAGTGGTACAACAACTATTTGGTAAGCATTGATTCTATCACAGTGGTCGATGGCGGCTCGGGCTATACCGAAGCACCTGAAGTCACAATCACCGGCGATGCAGCAATCGCAGCAACCGCAGCAGCAGTGATCAACAGTGCAGGCCGCGTGGTTGCAATCAACCTGACTTCGTCTGGATCAGGCTACAGATCGCAACCTACAATAACATTCTTTGGTGGCAACGGAGTCAGTGCTCGTGCATACGCAGTGTTGAGCGGGTCAGGAAGAGGCCAGCTGTACAACACACCAACAATATCAAACACTGTCAACGACTACAATTTGGTACGCTCGTTCAAAACCACAATCAAGTATGACCGGTATCAGTATCAGACCCAAGTTCAAACTTGGATACCCGGTGCCACATATCTAGACGGTACCTTGGTTAGATATGACAATCGTGTATGGCGTGCCGCAAGCCCAGACAGCACTGCGGTGTCGGATCCAACTTTTGATCTAGACAACTGGCAACCAGTGGCAGCAAAAGACCTCAGCGGTGTAGATCGTACCATGGGATATTATGTTGCTGGTATCAACTCTCCTGGCCTAGAACTACCGTTGCTGATAGACGGAATTGAATATCCTGGTGTTCAAGTATGGGGCGACTATTTTGGCGGCAATGCCATAGTTGATGCTGATTATCAAAGCACATTTGATGATGCTGCCTTGGGAACTCGTCCTATTGACGTCAATGTTGACGGCGGCGAATTTATTGGCCCTTACGAAGGCCATGCACCTGAAGAACTGGTCAACGGCAGCGAATTTGACACACTGGACATGCGTATCTACACTCGTCCAGGGTCTGACTGGCAGTCCAATGGTCACGGATTTGAAATTAGCACAGTAAACTATGTGTACAATGCAGTCACTGATTTCAGACTAAGCTGGGCTGACCAAACTGATCACCCTGTACAGGTTCTGGTCAGCAACCAAACCACTGGCCGTGATGCAGTTCTGGATGTTGACTATTTTGTCAATTGGGACGATCGCAACATTGACATAATTCCCAACGCTGGATTTGACAACGGCGATATTGTAAACATTGCAGTGTATGAACTAGGTGGCGGCAGTCAGTTGTACCGTGTGAATTATGTTGGCGACCAAATCAATGACAGTATTGTGATTGTGCCAGTCAACACCAGCGAAATCACTGCTGTTGCAGTATTTGTCAACGGTGAAATTTCGGGTACACCAACATGGATTCCTTACATTGAGTCCGCAGCCTGGAGCATTACTGGCACATACACTCTAAACACCGTGGTAAACTCTGCAGGCACATACTATCGAGCTGTGCAAGCGGTACCAATTGGTATTGCAATCACTGATACTGCGTACTGGGAAAGTTTTGTGCCTACACTGTTGAGTCAAGTGACCTTGGCCACAGAACCACTTGCTACTGATGGCGTAGCTATTGTGGTATTTGGTACCACAACCCCCAACAACTACAGCTGGAGTACACCACAACGACAGTACATTTTTGTTGATCAAAACATTATTGACACCGGCACTATTACCCTGGACAACAGCCTGCAAGGCACCAACACAGTCAACATGATTGTGACACGCAACGGTCTGAGATTGAATCCACCTGCTGGTATTGAATGGCACGGCGACGGAAGTTCTACCAGCTTTGGATTGCCACAACGACTGGGAGAAAGTTTTGTTCAAAGCTCAATCAATGCACCAACTGATGTTCAAGTTTGGGTCAACAACGAACTGCAGGTGCAGAGTGTGGGTGCCATTGTTGGCTCTTACAGTGTTACCAACTGGACTGGCAGCAATACGCCTGGACGTCAAGTGGTGTTCAACACTGCTCCTACTCCCGACGATGTAATACTGATTGTGGTCACTACTTTGGCAGCCTATAACGTAGCAGACAGCACATTGCAGTTGTCTTTTAATCCTACCCTAGGTGATGTAATTGCAGTAACTACCTGGAACGATACTGCTCAGCAAGAAATACTGACACAGGTATTTGTGGGACCAGTGGTTACCAGTATTGTGGTGTCTGAAGGATTTGACAGCACCGTATTTGACGATGGTTCGATCACTGGAGGCCCGGGAACATTTGACTACTCTGTGGGCGTGGGCCTCAACAGAAACGACTTCTTGTTACAGCGCGAAAACGTTGTTGCTGGAAGATTGTGGGTCACACTCAATGGCACAAGATTGTTTGAAGGTCAAGATTTCACCGTTGAAAACAACTACTTGATTTTGGCCACTGGCCCTATTGAGCTATCAGATACCATGGTAATCACTCAGTTCACTGACAGCGTCGTGCCAGAAGCTGTGGCTTTCCGTATTTTCCAAGACATGCGCGGTGTACAAGCAACTTACCGAATTACCGACGCTACCACCACTGTGCTAACACAGGCATTGTCAGCATCTGCAGACATAGTGTATGTTGCCAATGCGTCAGCACTGACTGCACCCAATTTGCCAGCAGGACGTTTGGGTGTGGTCACAATAGATGGCGAACGCATTATGTATCGTGAACGAGATATAGCACTGAACACACTCAGAGGTCTGCGTCGTGGCACAGCTGGCACTGCTGCTGCTGACCATGCTGTTGATGCCGAAGTGTATGATATCACCGGTGGCAATTTGTTGGCACAACAATATCAAGATTATGTGGTTAGTCAGACATTTGTGGCTGACGGCAGCACTACAGTATTCAGAGTAACTGATTTTGATATCAATGTGATTGATCCCAAAGACTCCAGCACTGGCTACATCAATGATCTGATCGAAGTCTACGTAGCCGGTGTCAGACAGTACCCAGTGGGTGTAAACAAATTTGGAGACTTAACACCATCGCAATACCCGTTCTTTGTGGCATCGCTGAGCGAATTGGTAATTGATTTTTACACAACCAACGATCCTGTGGATCCTGTGTTAGCACCACCTGCTGGAGTAGAAATCACTGTGCTGCAACGTCGTGGCAAATCTTGGTACAACACTGGTCCTGTGATTTCAGCATCTGCAATGATTGCTGGAGAAAGCTACTTTATAGACTTTGTGGGTACCACTAATTTTGTTGCAGTTGGCTCATTGGAAAACACTCCTGGCGTGCTGTTTACCTGCACAGGTCCGGCCAGCGGCACAGGCACTGTGACAACAGCATCTGACGGGGTTGCACTGCAAGAAAGCACCACTATTGCCGCAAGGTTTTTGTGTGGAAATTAATGTGGATAAATAAAGAACCATGTCAAACACTGAATCAACAAAGCCAGCCGCAACTGCTCAGCCAGAAAAATCTCGTCCCAACGAGCAAGGTACCATAAGTGTGCAAGCACACATGCGTATTTTTGATCCAATTACCAAACAGGTATTTGTGGAGGGACGAGCATGATCACTCCAGGATTGGCCAAAATCACAGGGCATGTCAAGATTCATGACCCCGACAGCGGTGAAATTTACTACAACGATCACAATGCTATTCACTACGAAAACATCAGTATTGCCATGGCACAAACTCTCAGCGATCGTAACATAGGCTACATCTACGAAATGGCATTTGGCAATGGCGGAAGTTCTGTGGACCCCACAGGTGTTATTACCTATTTGCCCCCTAATACCGTGGGTCAAAATGCTGACTTGTACAATCAAACCTATGCAAAAGTGGTCAACGACAACTCGGCTGCTGACACAGATCCTGCCAACAACAAAATGACTGTGCTGCACACAGCAGGCAATGTGTACACTGATATTTTGGTACAATGCTTGTTGGACTACGGCGAGCCTGCACAACAGCAGGCGTTTGACAATTCAACCAATTTCAACGGCGAATTTGTGTTTGACGAACTGGGACTCAAAGCATGGAATGGCTCAGCTGACAACTTGCGATTGATCACGCATGTGATTTTTCACCCGGTCCAAAAGAGCTTGAACCGACAGATTCAAATTGATTACACGTTACGTATTCAGACATTGAGCAACATCAATGCTGTATAAATATAAGGAAATAGGAACAGGTTACTGACATGGCATATACAATTACTCTCACTGATGGTACGGTTTTTGCAACAATAGCTGATGGTACAATCAATACCAACAGCTCAATGACCCTAGTGGGCAAAAACTACGCTGGATACGGTGATTTTCTCAACGAAAACTACATTCACTTGTTGGAAAGTGGATCCAATACCACTGCTCCCGGCGCACCGTTGACTGGTCAGCTTTGGTGGGACAAAACCAACAGTTTGCTAAAAGTATACAACGGCACGATATTCAAAACAATCAGCGCCGCCACCAGTTCTTCAACTGCTCCTACCTCCAACGTCACAGGCGACTTGTGGTACGACACAACCAATGCACAGTTGAAAGTATGGACTGGCGCTGCATTTATTGTGGTTGGGCCAGCATTCTCCAGCAGTCAAGGCACATCAGGTGCAATTCCTGAAACTATCGCAGACAGCGTAGGTGCTACCAAGTTTATTACCAGTATCTATGTCAACAACAACCGTGTGGCTATTGCATATGACGGTGCGCAATTTGTGCCACAGTCCAGCTTGTTATCTACCTTTCCTATAATTTATCCTGGCATCACACTGACCACAACCAACAGTGCTATTTTTGCTGGCACAGCCAACAATGCCAGTAACCTAAACAGCTTGCCAAGTTCGTCGTTTATGCGTACCAACGCCAATACGTCCACTACCGGCACACTCAATGTTCTCAACAATTCAGGCCTAACAGTTGGTGCAACCAATGCTATCAGCATGACACAAAGCACCAACGACGGCCTAGTACGCAGTTCAATCAGCGGCGCCAACTTGGTTATTCAAAGCAATGTGGGCGGCACTATTTTCAACGTGGCCAGTGCATTAGGCACAGGCGTATTTGCTGTGTCCAACGCTGCTACAGTGGGTACCACATTGGTAGTCACTGGCAACGCCTCAGGTGCCAACATCAACACTGCAGGCTTGGTCAGTGCCACAGGCAACATCAACGGTGGCAACATCAACGGTGCAGCATTGGTCACAGGTGCCACAGTCAGTGCCACAGGCAACGTCACAGGCAACAACATCAGCACCAGCAACGTGATTACTGCAGGCACCACAATCAGTGCTGCTGGCAACATCACCTCTGGATCTTTCTTTATTGGTAACGGCAGTCAGCTCACTGGACTCAGTGCTGCGGTCAGCGTGACTCAGATTCAAAACGGTACCAGTTCAGTGCAAATTGGCGCCAGCGGAGGCAATGCCAACGTCACAATTGGAGGCACCAGCAACGTGGTTGTTTTTACTACTGGTACCACATTCTTTTCTGGCAACGTCAGTGTGGCGGCCATTGAAAAAACAGGAGCCAATGCTGTGGGCAACATTGGTTCAAGCTCTAACTACTTTAACCGCGTGTTTGCCACAGCTACCACAGCACTGTACGCTGACGTTGCAGAACGATTTGAAGCTGACGAACTGTTGGCTCCAGGCACAGTGGTTGAACTAGGTGGCTCCAAAGAAATTACTAGAGCCAAAAACGATCTCACTGAAACAGTGTTCGGTGTCATAAGTACACGGCCTGCATACACCATGAACGGAGGTGCCGGTGATGACATCACTCACCCTGCGGTGGCCATGACTGGTCGAGTACCTGTTCAAGTAATCGGGTCTGTACGCAAAGGCGACAGATTGGTCAGTGCTGGCAACGGTGTTGCTAGATCAGCTCAAGCAGGAGAAGCAACAGCATTCAACGTGATTGGACGAGCACTGGTTGACAAACTGGATCCCGATCAAGGTACAATAGAAGCTATTGTTACGATCAAATAATTAGGACAAAAGAATGGCATATTCAGTAGGCGGTTTAATTCAAGCTACGGACTACAACGGGTTTGTTAGCACCACGGCAGGAGCCAACATCAACGCTACCTGGGGAACAGGTGTTACATCAGCAGGGTACGGTCAAACTGACTTGACCACTGTGAGTGCAGCAGGCACAGTTACCGCAGCACAATGGGCTAGTTTGGTCAACACTGTTGCTTCTATGGCCAATCATCAAGGTACCACAATCACAGCAAGAACTGCACCCACTGCTGGCACACTTATTGCAGTATTGGCAGCAGTCAACACAGACATTACCAACTGCTACAACAACCGTGGCAACGCAGCAGCCAGCGGCAGTCAATACACAGCATGGACTGGTACCAACAGCAAAACAGCAGCCACATCGGGTGCAACCTGGACTATTACATTTACTAACACTGTGACGTTTGCCAGTGCTGCTGCGGCACGATATTTCTTCAATGCAGGCGGCCGCATCAAATTGGATTTCAGCAAAACTGCCACAGGTCAGACTGGCGACCCAGAATGGAACGACCTAGCCAATACTTTGTGCGGAGATATCTTTTTCACCGGAGGCGCCTTTAGCCAAACCATTGCTGGTGCAGCATACACTGGCACCACAAAAATTGGCGGCACAGGTACTCCCACAACATTGGCCACTACTACTGGTTTTTATGATTTAACAGCAGGCGCTGCTGCCACAACAATCTATCAACAAGCAGCTGACACAGCACCTTACACCAACAACTTTATTCGTGTTCAGGTGGCCCTAAATGCAGCATCGACTATACTGACATTTACTACACTTTGGTCAGCCAGTGACGGTGATCCAATTTCTGGCGGTACAGCAAGTTCAGGCGCAACGGCTGGCACAGCACCTACCACAATCTGCACCTACTTCCCTCCCAGCACCACGTACCTGACTGCAAGCTGGGGCACACCAACTGTAGCTGCCACAACTGCTTAACCAAAAGGGGCTGTTGCCCCTTTACTTTTCTCTAAAATTCCCTTATAATATGTTATGGATACTGAAGCCTTGATTGCACATTCGCGAGCCCGTTTTGATCATCAAACAGCACGTCGACTACTAAAAGAAAAATACGAAGCACGTATGTTATTTGCTTACGCAGGTGGTATGTGGCGTGCTGGACCAGAACTACTGACTATGTTATCAGTCTGTCCTGACAGAGAATCAGCAGTTATTCTTGACTTGTATGAAAATCCAATCCGGATCAATGTTGGAGATCTCGAAATGGCCGTACAACAACGTTGGCAAGAGCAAATGAATGCTTGGCTAGTGGAACACGACGCAAACAACAAAAAACGATGACCACTGGCGCACTTATTTTTGCGTTCAACAATGAACAAACCAACTACCTTGCTATGGCTGAGTGGAGTGCTAGAAACATTCGCCGACACCTTGACATACCGGTTGCCATTGTCACAGACTGTGTGGACCATGAAAGAAATAGAGCGTTTGATCGAGTCATTAACGTGGCACCGCAAACAGGAGGCACACGTTGGTTTGAGGATTACGCAGCAACTGTGTCTTGGCACAATGCAGGTCGAGTTGACTCTTACTCTTTGACCCCCTGGGACCAGACTCTGGTGTTGGATGCTGACTATGTTGTAGCCGGATCAGAGTTGCGCCGTGTACTGCAAAGTGACACAGACTTTATGTGTCACAGAACTGCTGTCAACATGGCCACGGGCCTTCCCATACCAGGACTCAATGTTTTTGGTCAACACAGCATGCCCATGTGGTGGGCCACGGTAATGATGTTTCGTCGCAGCAACACTGCACAATACATATTTGACTGCATGCAAATGATACGAAACAACTGGCAACACTATCGAGACTTGTATGGTATTGACAAGTTGACCTATCGCAACGATTTTGCACTCAGCATTGCTTTGGGCATTGTGTCAGGTCACACTGGTCAGGTCACAGAAATACCTTGGCCTTTGCTCAGTGTGCTGCCTGACACAGAACTTGTCAAGCTAGACGACAGCATGTACCAGGTCAACTACAATGATTCAGACAACAGCCCAAGATGGGTGACTTGGCAAGGTACAGACTTTCATGCCATGGGCAAACAGCACTTGGAGAAAATAATTGCGTCCCATTGAAGAACAAGGCTATATCATTCCTGCTTGGAATGTAGGCAAAACTGACTATGTGGATTGTGCTCGGGCGTTGGCAAAGACACTGTTGAAACACAATCCCGCGGCACGTATCTGTTTGCTGACCAACGAGCCCTATGCCGCTGACTCAGCATTGTTTGCTTACACACACGTGGTTGATGACATCAACACTGAAAATCCTTGGGCCAACGATTGGATGGTTTTCCGTCAAACCCCGTTTCGTGAAACTATCAAACTGGAAGCAGACATGCTGATTGCCACTCCAATTGATCACTGGTGGACTATGTTTAGACATCGTGATGTTGTGATCAGCACTGGTTGTAGAAACTGGCTTGGTGAGATCAGTGGTGCTCGCAATTATCGACATTGCTTTGATCAAAATCAACTGCCAGATGTGTACAATGCCATAACCTATTGGCGTCTAAGCAAAACTGCCCAGACGTTTTTTGATCTAGTACGGGAGATATTTGCAAACTGGACAGAGTTCAAAAAATTACTAAAGTATCCCGAAGACGTTCCCAGCACTGATCTTGTGTATGCCATGGCTGCCGCAGTGATAGGCACAGAACAGGTGACCATGCCATTTGCAACTTACCCACAAATTGTACACATGAAGCGACATCATGCCAACACTACTACAGAGGACTGGATGAAAGAACTAACATTTGAAATGGATCCTGTTCGTATCAACACTGTGGCACAATGGGGAGCAGTACATTACAGGGCACAACGATCATGATTGAATATCAAATGAATTTTGCTGACCCAGTGCCTGTGTTCTTTCGACTGTATCATGACAGTCAAGGTGTTCCGTTATTCTACAGCATGGAAGATGTGCCAGGTACATACATAGAAATTGACGCAGACACTTTTGCCCGCAGCGCCACCAATGTGCGAGTGCGCGGTGGCAAACTAGTAGAACTGACTTGGCAAACTACTGCACGACTGGAGCATGCCGAAACAGGAACGCCATGTCATCCTTGTGATGTTGCTGTAGTAGTGTCTGATCAACAACCACACCAATGCTGGAGCAAACAAACTTATGAAACAAATTGACATAGCAGATCTAGACTGCATTTTTCTAACCTATGATGAACCTCAACGCGAAGAATTTTGGGTCAAAATCAAGAACATGGTGCCCTGGGCCAAACGGGTAGACGGTGTCAAGGGCAGCGATGCAGCGCACAAGGCCGCAGCCTTGGCATCTGGCACTGAAAGATTTATTCTCATTGATGGAGACAATCTTCCCAATGCAAGCTTTTTTAATCAAACGCTACATTTTCCTACACCTGATTATGAACAAGCTGTGTTTAGATGGCGAGCACGTAATCATATCAATGGACTGATGTATGGCAACGGAGGACTCAGTTCGTGGACCAAGACTTTTGTTGCGGCCATGCAGACGCATGAAGCCACCGACGGTAGAACAGAAACACAAGTAGAGTTTTGCTTTGACCCTGCGTATTGGGCCATGCACGACTGCTACAGCAAAACATACCCTAATGGATCACCTTTTCAAGCCTGGCGTGCAGGGTTTCGCGAAGGCGTCAAAATGAGCCTACAACGTGGACGCAAGCCCACTGTGGAAGAATTCAAAACTCAGGTACTGCGCAATCTTGACAATCTCACAATCTGGCACAATGTAGGCAGTGATGTCGAAAATGGAGAATGGGCAATTGCAGGAGCACGGCAAGGAACATACATGACCATGCTCACAAACTGGGACCATACTCAAGTACAAGACTTTGATGCATTAGCAAAATTATGGGACACAGTCAAAGATTCGCAGCCGCGTATATTGGCCAACCAGTTGGGACCTGAACTTGGTACACAATTAGATTTGCCAATGGCTATATTAGAGGCTGAACAAAGTTCATTTTTTAAACATCACTATAGATCAAATTGGCACAATCAAGGCATCATGATTCGAGAAATTGATGTAATCCGCAAGCAAGAAGGTTGGTAATTTTTTGTCTAATGCTTGATGCGTTTTTGGATCGTAATGAATATTCCAATACTTACTCTTAACCTCAAAGGTCACAAATGATAATTGCTTTTTGTCCCGGTGCTGGCGGCAACCGATATCTGCAGCGTCTTTTAGGAAACTCCTGGGACAAATTTAACATCAGTTACGACAACACAAATCGCGATCAGGTATTTCAGCACAGATATCTATTAGACACTGTTCTATCAAATCCGTTAGATCACACGTTAACACACTGCATGAACAGTCAACAAATTGCCAAAGTTTTTCCAGGGCAATCAATAACCTTTATCAAATCTGATTTGCAGTCTAGTTTAAGAAGAGAGTGGATTCTGCACGGACACAAAAGATTTGTAGATCTACAAATTCAAAACGACGTTTCAAGATTGTTGCACTATCAGGCCATCAAAGATCCTGCCTGGCCCGAAATCAATTGCACAGAACAACTGGATCAGTTGCCTGCACATATTCTAGGCGAAGTACAAGCAGACTATTCAAAAGTAATTAACCAAAATATTGATGTGCCGGACCTATTAGAATCCATAGCTCAAGAGTGTTTGGATAAAATAAATTCTGCTTACGAGATTATTTCTTGGCACAAAAATTATTACAACAACTGGCCAATGGATTTTTCGCAGGCAGAACATGTGATTGATATTGATCAAGATCAGGATGATTTTTGTGTTTTTATGGCACAAGAACTTGATCTTTATCGCAGTGATATATTTGATATGGTATGGAAAGCAGTTTACAATGAATAAAGGCGACGAAACCGTAGACAACAAAAGCAGGTTCTTAAACTCAGCTGAACAAATGAAACAGGATCTTGGTCCTGCACTGTGCTTGGCCAAATGGAAGCAAGTGAGTTTTCACTTGCCTACAGGTCTCAACAACTCATGTTATCATCCTCCCTTGCACAAGATCACCAAAGCTGATCTGGCTCGGCCCGGCGGCCTACATAACACTGATCACAAAAAGGCTCAGCGTGTGATGATGCTGCGTGGTGAAAAGCCCTCAGAGTGTCAGTACTGCTGGAACATGGAAGCCAACGACAAACTGTCGGATAGACACTATCGGTCAGGAGAGCCCTGGGCCGCAGTAGACTTTGAACAGATTCGTAATTCAACAGGAACAGAAGATGATATCGTACCCAGTTACGTGGAAGTTAACTTTAATCACGCTTGTAATCTCAAGTGTAGTTACTGTAGCCCTCAATTTAGTAGCTCATGGGCTGATGAAGTTGATAGGTTGGGAGGATATCCGACTAGTACTACCCATAACGATCCTACTCACTTTACCGGTAATCGCAAACCTATCCCAGTTCGGGAGGCTAATCCATATGTTGAAGCGTTTTGGTCATGGTGGCCCACACTGTATCCTAAGCTAGAACATTTCCGCATGACTGGCGGCGAGCCCTTGATGGACAAAAATACCTATCGAGTGTTTGATTATGTGTTGGCAAATCCTAGTCCCAAGTTGCATCTAAACGTAACATCAAACTTCTCAGTGGAAGATGCATTGTTTGAAAAGTATCTAGGCTATGCCAAACAACTATGCACACCCAACATTGAACACTTCATGCAGTACGTGAGCCTGGACTCAGGACGTGGTGCACAGGCCGAGTATATTAGACACGGTATGAGTGCTGATCGAGTGGTACGCAATGTGAATCGTTTCTTGACAGAAGTGCCCACTCGCAACAGTCTAACGTTTATTATCACAATGAACAACTTGAGTGTCACTGGATTTCAAGACTACATGGAATGGATCCTGCAACTTAGACGCACTCACAGCACAACCTATCAGCGTGTGTGGTTCGATACACCTGTTCTTAGAGAACCTGCGTGGCAGAGTCTGCAACTGTTGCCTGAAAGTTATGCAGTACAACTAGAAAAGTCACGTGACTTCATGCTGGCCAACATGACCACAGAAGCCAATCCCCTGCACGGATTCAAGGACTATGAAGTACAGCGTCTAGAACGTGACATTGCCTGGATGCGAACAGGCCAAGGACAAGATCACACTGTGGCCAAAGCAGATTTCCATCGTTTTTTCTCAGAGCACGATCGTCGCAGAGGCACAGACTTTAAGAAAATGTTTCCTGAAATGGCCACCTGGTGGCACGAATGTGAATACTATGCTAGGGTCACATAAGATTGCAGTAGACACCTGGGCCGAAGTCTATGACTTGTTGAAGCCCTATTCTGACGAAGAATTCTGGCAATGGCCTGCTGAGTTAGATCCCAACACTGTGTACATTGTGGGCCGTGTGCTGTTGAAACAGCACTGGACAGAAATCACAGAGTGGGCTACTCAGTATCCAGGGAGCATTGTGTTTTCAAATCCTGCTGAAGGATCTGAAACTGTGTTGCTGCAACTCCGACGATTGCGTATCGCTGACCATGTGCGCGATGGTCGCATTGGTTTGTTGACCTCTGGCGACTTAGAACCAGGGTGGCGTTATTGCAAAACAGATTGCTACTTCTCTAACATAGTGGAGTACACAGAAAACAAGGCAGCACAGATTGAAGGTGCCTTGGAATACAAAGAACATCGTCCTTATGAATTTTTGTTCCTTAACGGACGATTGCGACCACACCGCAAGTACCTAATGGATCATCTAAGAGCACAAGGCATGTTGTCACATGCACTGTGGACCAATTTGGGCAGTCAAGTCGAAATGGCATTTACGTCTGCGTTGGACACAGGCAAAACAGAACCTATACGTTTGTTGCCGCCTGAATACGAAATAGATCGTGCTGTGCCGCAGTTAAACGCAGTCCCTGACGCAGGCTTTGTCAAACATCAACTGTTCAACAACACCTGGGGCGATGCTATTGTGAATCATCGTTGCTACACAGACACCTGGTTCAGTTTGGTAACAGAAACCATTTTTGATTATCCGCACACATTTCGTACAGAAAAGATCTACAAGCCTATTCTGATGGCACACCCATTTGTGGTTGCAGCCAATCAGGGCTATTTGCGAGATCTACGCAACGCAGGATTTCAAACATTTCACACATTGTTAGACGAAAGCTACGACCAAATTGATTGTCCACAAGCCAGGAGTGAGCGTATAATAGATACAGTACGTGCCATAAGTTACTCGGGCTCTGGGGATTTCTGGAAGGCCAGCCGCGACATCTGTAAATACAATCAGCAACATCTTGTGGAGTACAATCGTGAGCAACGTGCTCTACTGCCACAAAATCTACTAAATTATCTAAATGAACGATCTTGAATTTCGCCAGCAAGTACTGGACACACTGAGCCCTAGTTTTTGTGGCGCAAAGTGGTTTAATGCTACCATTTGGCTTGGTAGCGGCATGAGCACCAGCTGCCACCACCCGCCAGCTCATTTGGTGGACATTGATAAAGTCACAACCAACCCTAAGCTGCTGCACAATACACCGCAAAAGAAAGCTGATCGTGCCAAAATGATTGCAGGTGAACGTCCTGCAGGTTGCGAATACTGCTGGAAAATTGAAGACATGGGTCGTGATGCTGTCAGCGACCGTGTGTACAAGTCAAAGATTTACCCCATTGCTGCATTAAAGGAAGCATATGAAACTCCAGTTGACCAAGATGTTGATTTGCGAACTCTTGAAATTGCTTTTGATCGGACCTGCCAGTTTGCTTGTAGTTACTGCAATCCTGCTTTTAGCTCAACATGGGTTAAAGATATTAGGAATAACGGACCCTATATGGGCCTTGTGTCTGACGGTCGTAATCACTTTACACATGAGCACTCAAGTGCTCAACTGTATCGTTTCGGGGAGACCAATCCGTATGTTGAAGCTTTTTTTGCATGGTGGGAATCAGATCTGCATAGCACCCTACAAGAGTTAAGAATCACTGGTGGAGAGCCCTTAATGAGCGGCCATACCTGGAAGCTGATTGACTGGTTTCGCAACAATCCAGGGCGAAGCAACACACGCCTGGCCATCAACTCAAATCTAGGTGCAGATGTAGATGTAGACCGACTGTTGGATTCAATACAAGGACTGGATGTAGATATCTATACCAGTCAGGAAGCCGTGGGTGTCCAAGCTGAATACATACGTGATGGCCTAGATTACACAGCCTGGCAGGCAAATGTAGAAAAGATCTTGGCCAGTAGGCGTGTACGCACCCTGCACTTTATGGGCACAATCAATGCACTGTGCCTGCCCAGCTTGTCTGACCATTTGCGTTATCTACTAGAATTAAAGCAACGCCACGGGCGTGACGCAGTAAGTTACACCTTGAATATTTTGAGATTTCCCAGTTTTCAAAGTGCGCTGGTAATGCCACATGACCTACGTGCTAGATTTGCTGCAGAACTAAAAGAACTACACTACCGCAATCAGCACAATCCCTTGTTTCATGAACATGAACTGGATCACTTGCAGAGGTTAATCGATTACTTGGATGTAGTTGAAACTCCGCATTCAGAAGCATTTGACATGCCTCGCTTGCTCAACGACTTTCATGAGTTTTTCTCACAGTACGACCGCCGCCGCAACAAGAACTTTGCCGAAACATTTGGTATCAGGGCTGATATTACCAACTGGTACAACACACTATGACCTATAACTACAACTCATCAGACTTGGTAAAGCCAGTGGACCTTACCGACCGTGAAGAATTCTTGCTACAAGATTCCAAGACCTTTTGCATCTATCCTTGGATTCACCTGCATGCATATCCCACAGGTGAAGCATATCCTTGTTGTCATGCTGAAATGGGCGTGGGCCAAGTAGGCAATTGTCGTACCAATACTCTTGAAGAAATATGGCGTGATCAGCCCATGGCACAGTTGCGCAAAGACATGCTGAGTGAAACCTCCAACGCTGCTTGCGGTCGTTGTTATGAACAAGAAGCATCAGGATTCTTTAGTGGTCGTAAAAGCGCCAACAAGCATCACGGACATCACATCAAAAAGCTAGAGTCAAATCCTTTTGAAATGACTTACTGGGATATTAGATTCAGCAACCTGTGCAATTTGAAATGTCGTAGCTGTGGACACATCTTTAGCAGCCAATGGTATCAGGATCAGGCCAAGCTGGCCGGCGGTGACTGGAAAGACCGCAACACAGTGCTGAACTATGCTGGGCGCACAGAAACAGACATGTGGTCACAACTAGAGCCTCATCTTGACTACGTGGAACAGATTTACTTTGCTGGTGGCGAGCCCTTGCTGATGGAGGAACACTATCGTATTCTTGACGAACTGGTACGCAGAAAGCGATTTGATGTGCGACTGATCTACAACACCAACTTTACCCACACCGACCTCAAAGGCCGATCAGTGTTTGAGTATTGGAGCCAGTTCAAATCAGTAGCAGTTGGTGCTAGCCTAGACGCATCTGGTGCTAGAGGTGAATACATACGCAAAGGCACAGACTGGGCAGTGGTAGAACAGAATCGCCGAGACATGATGAGAATATGCCCCGAAGTAGACTTCTATATCAGCCCCACTCTAAGCATCATGAACGCCCTGCACCTGCCAGATTTTCATCGTGACTGGGTTGAGCAAGGCCTATTACGAGCGCAAGACTTAAATGTAAATATCTTGCAAGATCCAGTACACTACAGAATAGACATTGCTACTACTGAGTATAAACAACAGATTAAGCACAAATTTGAACAGCATATTGAATGGCTGAGGCCACAAGATCAATTGTCCAGAGCCACAGTGGGATTTGAGAGTGCAATTAATTTCATGATGCAGACTGACAACACACACCTACTAGACACATTTTGGCGCAAGACCTATGAGCTAGATTCTATTAGAAATGAAAACATTATGAACATAATTCCTGAATTGCGAGCATTAAAATGAACATACCACACCCTACATTCTGTGTGCTGCCCTGGATTAGTCTAGAAGCCAGCCCTGTTGGTACTGTGAGACCTTGTTGTCTAGCCGACGACGAACTTGTGGATGATGCTGGCAAAAAGTTCAATTTGCTTACAGCAGACTTTGGCAATATTCAGAACAGTGGTGGCATGCGTGAATTGCGACAACAATTTCTTGCAGGCGAAAAACCGCAAACTTGTAGAAAGTGCTGGAACGAAGAACGATCTGGCCGTACTAGCAAACGTATGCACACACTGGATCGGCTCAAGCATATAATTGGCAATCAGACCTGGACCGAAGATGCCAAACCTTTGATGTTTCTGGATCTCAAGCTGGGCAATATCTGCAACCTAAAATGTCGCATATGTGGATCTTGGAGTTCAAGTCAGTTTGCTACCGAAGAGATCAACGATGCACCTCCTGAAGAAAAGAAAAGTACCTATGCATATCAAATGTTGCGTGCCGGCGCCTGGCCCAAAGAAAATCTGCAGTTCTGGAATCAGATCGACCAGCATTTAACAGACATTCGTTATATTGAGTTCACTGGCGGCGAACCATTCATGATTGAACAACATTTTGCCATGCTGCAAGGTATTGTGGATCGTGGCATCGCGCATCAAGTTGAAATACACTACAATACCAATGGCACACAATATCCAGAGCAAGCTATTGAAATTTGGAAGCATTTTAAAACTGTGGAAATAGCATTTTCAATTGATGACCTAGGCGCAAGATTTGAATATCAGCGTTCAAACGCTGTATGGTCAGACGTAGTATTCAATATTGATCGTTTCCGTTTACTAAGGAAAGACTATCCCAACATCCGACTACAGTGTTGCAGTACTGTAAATGTGTTCAATGTTCGATATATTGATCAGCTGGCTAATTGGATTGCTGGTCAAGGATTTGACTTTGTGTACTGGAACATGATGCATGACGCCTGGTATTTCAGTATTGCAACCCTGCCAGAATCAGCCAAGAACGACATCATATTGCACTTAGAATCTGCCAGCATTCCGTCTCAATGGCGTGACGAATTTGATCGAATTTGTGACTTCATGCGTCGTGGTGCATCAACTGATGGATTCATGTTGCGTATGAAAGTGCGTGACCTAGATCGTAAGCGCCAACAAAACTTGGCCACAGTTGCACCCGAACTTGCTGAGATAATTGATTACCGGTATGAGTAAAATTCGTTTCATTTATCAACAAGGCAACCATCCTTGTTTTATAAGCGGGGATATTCAGCGTATTGTAGAGCCATGGTACAACATAGAAGTTTATGATGCTGCCAAGACCTACAATCCATGTGACACAGTGATATTGATCACACATGTTGAAGAAGTTGAAACACGCAACTCAACAGGATGGTTTACACCGTTTGAACAAGCAGGCTTTCGTGTAGTAGTAGATCATTTATGGGACAGCGATGTTGACACACCTAGCACTGTAAAAAACGGTAGACTGATTTTGCGAAACGGTAACTGGGTTTGGTATCGAGAGTGCATACGTTTTATGGAGCAAGGCTATCATAACTATGTTCCGCAGCGAAACTATACGCATGCATTTTTTATGCCTATGCACAAAACACGCTGGCACAGAGATCAAGCACAGGAAAAACTGCGACCAGTATTGGATCAGGCCCTGTGGAGCTATGTTGAAAAAGACATATTTGTGCCCGGTGACAAAGATCATACTATCGACAATAGTATTTTTTGGGAATTTTATATCAACCCCATGTGGTACAACTCTACATTTTTCAGCGTGGTTGTAGAAAGCTACATGAGGTCAGACCCCTGGATTGCCTGTCCAACGGTTCCCAACTACCGCACAGAGGTCAGTGAAAAACTTTTTAAGCCAGGCATGTTTTATCATCCTATGGTTGTATACGGCAGTCTTGGCACACTTGAATACTTGCGCAGAGAAGGATTTGAGACCTTTGACAATCTTTGGGACGAAAGCTACGACTTAGTTGAATCAGACCAAGGCAGACACAATGTTGTAACTGAGTTGATACTAGATAATGTTGCCAGGTTCCGCAGTGGCAATATTGGTATTGATTCGTACACTGAACAAAAATTACAGCATAATCATGCTAGATTCTTTGATCGCGATCAAGTTTTACAACGCTTTGAAAAAGAAATCATTGGAGATTTGCAAAAGTTTCTAGGATGAAAAAAAGAGTTTACATTTGCGGCGATAGTTTCTGTGTCAGTGATCCTGAATACGGTCCGTGCTGGGTAGATTATTTGGCTCAGCAGCACTCAGTGACAAACTTGGCCTGTGTGTCTGCAACAAATTTAATGATATCCATGCAAGTTGATCAGGCCATTGCAGAATCTGCAGATTATATAATAGTTCAGGGCACTGCATGCACACGCAGTCAAACAAGACACAACGGTGCAGTAGTACCTTTTAGTTATCACACAGCCAATCAAACAACCACACCTTTTGATTCAACTCAATTGAAAATTCTCAAACAATACTACACAGAATTTTTTGATCTCGAGTTAGCTGTGTATGAGAACAAGTGCATAATCGAGAATACTCTTCATAAGTTAGTACAGAGCAGTATTCCATTTTTATTCGACCAAGGCGGCTTTGAACATTCTAGTTTTGGTAGTACAAATATATACTTTGAACAGTTTGACCAGTATCGTAGCAAAATAAATCTTTGGGATTATGCTAGAACTAGAAGCTATCGCCCTTATTACCACATAGTTGATAGCGATGTACACAAACATGTGGCTGAATATTATACGAAAGCAACTGAATGAAAAAAGTATTGGTCTGTGGTGCAGGCGGATTTATTGGTGCACACTTGGTTCGGAGTTTGAGAGCACAAGGACACTATGTTGTAGGCGCTGACCTACATCGTCCAGAGTTTAGTCAAACTGATGCCAATGAATTCCATATTGTGGATCTTCGCAACCAACGCCAAGTCACAAGATTGATTACACGGGACATAGATGAAATATATCAGTTGGCAGCAGACATGGGCGGCGCAGGATATATCTTTACTGGCAACAATGACGCTGAGATCATGCACAACTCGGCAATTATTAATTTGAATATCTTGCACGAAATGGTGTTTAAGAAGATTAAAAAAATATTTTACAGTTCCAGTGCATGCATTTATCCTGCTTACAATCAACAAGATCCTGACAATCCTGTAATGAGCGAGGCCAGCGCATATCCGGCAGAACCTGATTCTGAATACGGCTGGGAAAAATTGTTCAGTGAACGTTTGTATGCAACCTTTGCTCGTAACCACAGTATCGATGTTCGAATTGCCAGGCTGCACAATGTATTTGGTGCTGAATCCGCTTGGACCGGGGGTAGAGAAAAATCCCCTGCTGCGCTGTGTCGCAAAGTTCTACAATGCGAAGATCAAGGCATTGTTGACGTTTGGGGTCCAGGTACACAAACACGCAGTTTTCTTTACATTGACGAGTGTATAGAAGGTATTCATCGATTAATGGACAGCAATTACACACAACCTATCAACATTGGTAGTCAACGAATGATCACTATTAACCAGCTGGTATTTTTGATTAGCAAGTTGGCCAACAAGTCTGTGAGCATACGCAACATCGACGGTCCTCTTGGAGTTATGGGCCGTACCAGTGATAATACTTTGGTGCAACAAGTGTTAGGGTGGGAGCCACCAGATAATTTAGAACACGGGTTAGAACAGTTATATACTTGGATATGCCAACAAATTTATGAAAAAACCTGATACTCTTTGTCTTGCACCTTGGACTCACACATATCTTAGCCCGCAAACTGAACGACGATTGTGTTGCGCTAGTCGTGAACCTGCACAGAACTTTGAACAATATATAGATACTAGTTCAGGCACAGGTCAGTATATTCCTGCCACACTGGAGCAACACTGGAACAGCGAACACATGCGGAGTGTACGTCGACGAATGATGGCCGGCGAAACATTACCCGAGTGCGATGTTTGTAATTCAAAATTGTTAAACACCAGCGTGTACAGAGACTACTTTGGTCATCTGTTTGGGCACAAAATATCAGAAGTATATGCCACAACTGATGCCAGTGGAGCCACCACAATGCAACCTGTTAGCTGGGATTATAGGTTCAGTAACCTATGTAACTTTAAGTGTAGAACTTGCGGAGACATGTTGTCGTCATCCTGGGAAACAGAACAAAAAACTCACAACATGGTTGATTGGGCAAATTCTAAAAACAACTGGATGACTCCCAGTGTACGACAACAAATCTCGCAGTTTCAAGATCAGCAGATTGAACAAGAATTCAGTGATGCTGTAGAGCAACACCGAGTAGAAGAAATATACTGGGTTGGCGGCGAACCTCTAATGTATGAACAGCATTGGCGCTACATGAAAAGAATTGTGGAACTAGGGGATGGAAAAAATGTTTACGCTAGATACAACACTAACCTTAGCAGAATTGATTATCGCGGGTGCAATCTTTACAGCGATATTTTGGATCATATACAAGATTGGCAAATTTGCGCAAGCATTGACGGCACTGGAGCAATTGGTGAATACATTAGAACAGGCCTCGACTACAATATTTTCTGCAGAAACTTCGAAGCAGGACGCCAACATCAACAAAACCGTAGACAAATGAGACTGGACTTTACACTTACTCTACCAGGTATGTTTGAAGTAGATGCCATACAGGCATTGGCACAGCAGTATGATGTAGAATTGTTGAGCAAGGTAATGTTCAGCTTTTCTCCAGACATTGTGATGAGTCCTTTGGCCTTGCCACGACATTTGCTGGACCCTTGGTTGGATGAATTGATTGCAAAATGCACAGCAACCAGCATGAGAGATGTGCTAACGCAGTTAAAATCAAGACCTACTTTTGAACAACAATGGCCTGACACTTATCAGTCTGCTCTTGCTCAAGGCAAGGCTCGTGTGTTAAAATTAGAAAGTATTCGCACAGCGCCCACAGACATGGCCACAATATTGAGTGCGAGACCTGAAATAAAGAAATGGTGGGATCAAATTGCTTGACCAAATCACAATAACATTACGCAGCTCACGCACCGGCAGCACTTTGCCAGTGTATATTGATGTTCCTGACACCAGTCTTGGACGTAAATGGCACGCCGCCTTGCAGCATCTAGTGCAGAATCAATATCATTTGGAAAAGAACTACTGTTGGCTGGGGTGGACTGAGAGCGAACGCACAGCTGAATACATTTGTGGAGAGATCAATCGCAGCATCACAGCCGTGAATCAAGCCAACCTAGGCTATCACATTGTGTGCCCTGATTACAATGTGGAATCAGTGATACAGTCAGACCTAGACATCAATCATGAACGCATGAATTGGTTGCACCGCTACTTTGAAGATCTACAAGGTGTGTCAGGAGCCATGAGTCCGTACTATACCGCAGCAGATGATGTTACTCGCTGGCACATTCGACAACTAAATCTCTTGTGTCATGAACTGGAAAGCCTGGTGCTCAGCATGCGTAAAGTGATTCAAGCACCTGAGTGGCGTCGTCCCAGTCAATTGATGTGTTGGCTGCGAGCACCCCGATTTGAATTAGGGCCCGAAGACTACGAACTGTTTGGCATTGAAACAATTAATCGACAGTTAGGCGGAGTGTATGTGGGAGTCAACAAAGCTGTGGGCAAAGCACATTGGGAAGTGTTCAACGACGAAGGTCGAGATTCGCGGCTCAGCGAGTTGACCACAACTTCACTGCGAGCACAAACACAAGCCGCTGGGGACTTTGATATTGAATGGGCACGTGATCCGGGTGCGTACTATTGGCAACAAAAACAACTGGCAGAGTTCAGAACCTGGCTAACACAAAACGGATTTGACCCCGAAGACAAAAGTTTGACCATAGGGCATCCCAAAGTGGCTCAGGTCAATTTGATCAAGAGTTTTGGTACCACAGACTATGAACAAATTTGGGCACAGCTGGCTCAACACCTGGATGTGTATAAAATTCAAATTGGCAATATTTCAGCTACATACACATACAACTGGAGCGATCCAGACTATGCTGAACAGCAAATAAAGGAATTGAAATGAACTGGATCAAGAGATTATGGGCACGAATCACCCTGGAAATTCGTTATCGTAAAAAGCTCAAAGAGCTCCGCAAACGAGATCCATTTATCTACAAATGAACATACTGGGAATAGCAGCCGGCTTTCATGATGCAGCAGCCACAGTAATATCTCCGCAGGGCGATATTCTTTTTGCTGGCCACAGTGAACGCTACAGCAAGAAAAAAAATGACGAAAATCTGTGTCTTGAATTGATTCAAGACGCAATAGCACATGGCGGTGCCATTGATCATGTTGCATACTATGAACGACCGTGGCTAAAACAATTGAGACAACTGTATTCAGGCCAGGGCATAGAATGGAACAAATTGAGTGCTCGGCAAATCATCAATGATCAACTTGACCACAAAATTCAACTGCCGGCACACATCAGCACGCACAATCATCATCAAAGCCATGCAGCCGGAGGTTTTCAAACCAGCCCGTTTGATCGTGCCACTGTAGTTGTAATAGATGCTATTGGTGAATTTGATACTGTAACAATATGGGCAGCTGAATATGATCGAAACAATCAAGCAACTTATCGCAAACTTTGGAGTCAACGGTACCCGCATTCAATTGGACTCTTCTACTCTGCAGCTACTGGCCGCGTTGGCCTACGCCCACTAGACGAAGAATACATACTAATGGGCATGGCCGCTTATGGCGAACGTGGCTTTGGTGAACTTATGAAGCAGGATCTTGTGGAGGATGCCTGGAAAGTTCGTTTTCGTGATAACTTGCACACAGGACTAACTCACAAATATCTCAGTCACATAGGCGATGTAGATATTGCAGCAGGTGCCCAGGATCTTGTGGAGGACCTAATCATGAATGTGATGGCTCGTGCCAAAGGATTTGGGTGGAGTCGCAATCTTGTGTACGCAGGTGGAGTTGCGCTAAACTGTAGTGCCAACAGGAGGCTAGGTGAACTATTTGACAACATTTGGATTATGCCTTGTCCCGGTGATGCCGGCAGCAGTCTGGGTGCTGCCGCATTGGCTCATGGCGGTAGGATCAATTGGCACAATGCTTTTCTGGGTCACAATATTGGCGGTGCCTACCCTGTGAATGAGATTCTAGACGAGCTTGTGTCCTCTCGCATCGTTGGTGTTGCCAGCGGCCGTGCTGAGTTTGGTCCACGAGCACTAGGAAATCGTAGTTTGTTGGCCGATCCTCGCGGCCCTGATATAAAGAATCAAGTAAATGGAATCAAACGTAGACAACAATTTAGACCCTTTGCGCCGGTTATTTTGGAGGAACTGGCTGATATGTACTTTGATATGCCTCGTGGCTTCGGTAACAGTAGGTATATGCAAGTCATCGCTCGTTGCAGGCATCCTGACCTATTTCCTGCTATCATTCATGCTGACGGCACTAGTCGTGTACAGACTGTACCCAATGACGGATCCGGTATAAGACAGCTACTGGAAAAGTGGTATGTAATGACTGGGTGTCCGATGTTGTTAAACACTAGCCTTAACATACGTGGGGAACCTATGGTCAACGATCGCAAAGACGCAGACAGATTTGAAACGTTGTATGGTGTAAAGGTTTGCAGCTAATGTTGATTCAATCAGTTGATTCTTGTGGCTATTTGTACTCTGTTGCAGAGGTATTTCCTAGCAATATTTTGTCACAGATAATATCATGTTCCTGGAACACAATGTCATATCAACGATTGGAGATAGGAAGAAGCAAGCGCAAGATGTTTTGCGGACCTGACCTACCGTTTTTCTTCGATGTGGAAGATTATGCACGCAAAACTCTACGTCCACAAATTGAACAAGCATGTGGAGTAAGGTTTGTAGATGAAAAGTACTGGAGTCTGAGCTGGTGGATAGACGAACCCGGCTTTAGACCTGGTATGCACTGTGATGGTACACTGCCATCGGCTATGCAAATATACCTTTTGCCCAACAATGATACCACGATAGGTACAACATTTTTCAACACCAATTCAGACAGTGATGTTGTGCATCGATTCCCCAGTGTTACAAACACCGGATACCTGATGTTTAATTCTCACACATGTGGCGGTGTTAAAAAATTATTATGGCACGATATGGAACGTGAGGTTCCTGAATCAGTGCAACGAATTTGTTGTTACATTACCTTGGGCGAATATACCAAGTTATAAGTAATTTTCAAGCCCACCACGTCGTCGAATATCCTGTGTACAGCAACTGATGCCGCCGTCCCAGAAGTAGCTGTGTCGCAATTCTGAGATAATGGGATTGATACGATGCTTTTTACAGTAGTCAAACACTTCTTTGTTGTAGGCACTGAAGATCACATTTTGTTCATCTAGCACAAGACAGTTGACATCAAACACTGTTTCGGCCACAAAGCCAGTCCACTTGTTCAAGTAAGTGTCCACAAACTTGGTAAACTCTAGTGTAGGAGTTTGACCTTGTACATACCATGCACCAGGGCTTTGCTCGTATTTGAACTTGCCCACTTCCATTGCTGCCCAGATTGAACTGTCCCAAATCTTGCACACATCCCATCCTGGGAAATCTCTGCCAAGATCTAGATTCACGTCGTGTTTGCTGCTGAGAATTACACCAGGTTTAAGAATGGCAAAGACAGCATCACCGTGTCCGTCTGTGACTGCTTCGTGTATGCGATATTCGGGACCCAACACATTGTCCACAATCCAACGAGTTTGATCGGGTCGTAGGAAGTCTGAGTTGTCAAAGAACACATCTCGACCCACACGTACAATGCAACTAGCACTGGCACCATTGAGAATGCAATCCGAATCCCACCGACTGGTGTGAGGGTTGACCACTTGATCGCCGTACCTACTGCAAATTGTGTCTAGCTCTTCCATGTTGAGCACACGTAACAATTTGTTGCCCAGCGTAATCTGCCAATCGCGAGGTGTCAATGGCGGCAGCGGAGCACCTCCTCCTTCGGTTTGATGCCAAACAAAGTTGTCCTTGCCAGGCAAGTCTGGTCGATGTACAGTGGCACCGTACCGTTCGATGGTGCGGCAAAGATTGTCAAGATCTTCTTCTGTCTCAGCTAGGATTTGCTGCAACTGATTGCGCACCTGTGGATTGTCAATGAAGTCAAAATAGTCTGGTGTGTAGGCACGGCCCACAATGACTTCTTCTAGTGGTTGCCATGATGTGTAGGAATTAACGGTGTTGTTCATTTATTTTCTCAAGTAAGCTATTTAGGCGTTGGCTCTTGTTGGCCACAAATAATTGTTGGTTGTGTTCTATATCTTCCCGAGCCGCAGCAAATAACTCAGGCAATCTGGGTTGAGCTGCTGTAATACTTTGTTGTAGTTGTTTCCATCGTTGAGTATGATTGGTTATGGTGTCATAGCTGTTGTCCAACAAGTGATCAAATGTTCTATAACCCAGATCTCGCAGTACTTGAAGACTGCCTACACCACCTGCTACAAAAAACAACTGACCGTGTTTGATGGGCTTGAAAGTTTTTTCAGTCACAAACGCACCGCCGCTTTGATCCACGTCAAATTGACTTTCCAACACAATCTGACAATAACTGTCTGCGTAGTATTTGGGTTCCATTACAGCGTGATTGTTACGATCGCTGTCAGATAGTTCGTCACTGAAATAGGGAGCATCTTTGAGAAATTTTGTGCGATCATGTCTTAGCCGTGCAATCATATCAACTTCTATTGGGCAGTCAGTGTCGGCCCCTGTGGCTGATTCACAGTAGCTCCAATAGCTGTTATCTAACATGCCGCTGCGATGCAAATCTGCCATGACAGTGGCTCGCCACCACTTGTGCAGTCTGCTGAGACATGTAAATTCTTTGGTACGATGATCACTGTGCACTGGCAATGGATCAGTTTCTATGTTGCGCTGATAATACCATAATTCAAAATCATTGAACACCACAAACCCTGGTATGTGTTCAGCAGCACTGTTGGAACTCACAAACACATAACAGTCAGGCGGCAATTTCAATTGTGCAGCCAGGGTATCTAGCCGTTGTTTGATACGCCGCGGATTGTCGCCTTCGTGATAGTAAAACAACACCCGAATTTTGCCGTAGTACACTGCCTGAAATACTGCTGTGGGCAGCAAAGTAAAGTAATCTATGCCAAAATCAAAAAATCCTATTCCCACAGGGTAAAAGGTGTTGTCAGGATAAGAGTCGTGTATATTGTATATGTTGATATCAACCCCGTGTTGATTGCAGTATTCCTGCAGTCGTAACGGGATAGTATAGGGAAAATGTTTACCAAACTCTCGCCAGGACTGTGTGTATGGTCTTGCCTGATGCTGTGCAAGTGCAGGGTATATTCTGCCCTTGAGCACTTGATCAGCTACAAAGTTAAAGTTCAATTTCATTCAGCATCTCATTGAGTTCTTTCCACAGCACAGCTTCAAAGCCGCCACCATAGAAGTGATTCCAGTTGTGTTCAATTACTTCTTGGCACTGAACAAACAGGTCTTGTTTGCCCTCTGGCGATAGCTCATCAAGGCTACGCAACAAACTGGCAATGCGTTGGATACGCACATCGTCTTCTGCGTCATCATAGCTTTCGTCCCATATGCCTTCGAACGTGCGGAACCCATAGCTACGTAAGTATTCCAAACTTCCGCGTGTGCCCACAATCACAAAAGGCATGCCCAGGGCAATGGGCTTGAAAGTTTTTTCTGTTAAGTGATGTCTACGACCAGTGGCCACAGTTTCTGTCACCAAATACAGCAAGCTTTCTGCACACTGATCAAACAAACTAAGCCAGCAGCTATGCATGGGATGGTCAGTTTCTCCCTCAAAGTTAATAGGCAAAGACTGTGCAGTAAATACTGATTCAATGTCAGTGTACTTTGTGATCAATGGTTTGACAGCTTCCAGTATAGAAATGTTTTCAGCTGGACACACAGCAGGGCAACTGACATGATTGTTGGTCATGTTGTTTTTGAATATGTGGTACAGCATTTCCAGTCTGTGTTTTCGTTCTCCAGCCACAATACGATTGGGCGCAATAAATGTTTTTGTGATCTGTCGTTGTGCAAGGGGCGTAATCAAAAATGTCTTGTCGTATCCTCGATACCAATCCAGTGCTGCCCATCCGTGAAAAAAGTAGTACAATGGTTTCCATTCAAACTTTTTGCACACTAGATCTACGTTCTCACTGTTGTACTCGCTGGTAAGCAGATACCCAGCGTCTTGGACTTTATATTCATGCTGTTTTTTTGACAACGATCGGTCATGTGTGATATCTAAATTATAGTCGTGCACTTTGAAAAAAGTATTTGTGTGTATGTTCAAATGTATTGGCTCTTGGTCAAAAAAGAATATATAATTGTGTTCGTGTACATCATCTCTACCGTAGTTCATAACGCTGTCTGCATCACTTCTGCCAAATGGTTCGCAGAAGAAAGCCCTAAAGCCTGGGCGGTTGGCTTTTAACCAAGGCCAAAATGTATTGTTGTAAATTTCATCTATTCTAAGCATGTTTGACGTATTTTATTTTGCATCGGGACACAAGCCCAATTTGTTTGCTCATGAACGAGCAGTTGAATCTATTCAGCATGCGCAACAACTGAGTCGCACAAGGTATTTTTGGATAGCAAACTACTTAGCAGACTACTCAGACTGGGATTGGCTTTATGAGCCACCACCATGGCAAGCACATCAGCGACATGCATGGTTAGATCAATATCAAATTGATGCAGGTGTTTATCTTATTCCCAAAGCTGGATATACTGAAACAAATTATCACAGCGAGCGCACCGTACACAGACTGCCTGATATCAGCTACTGGCACATACCCAAATGGATTGATCCTGCTAGTATAAACTATACATGGGCACCTAATCCCACAGATCCTCCGTACATATATGAGTTTCCTGTAGAATGGGATTGGGATAGAGTAGGTGGCCCAGAATACCGTGTGCCCGGAGCAACAGAACGCAAATACATGGATGTGTTTGTTGCTCGTACACAGTCGGATCGCAAAGACTGGCAGACACATGATAACGTAGATGAACATGATCCTGTGTTTAACTGGCACCCAAATCCATTTGATCCTCCAATGATTTATGTGTTTGGCAATCAACATTGGCCAGCAGAATCTCGTTCTAGTGTAGAGTATCATGTGCCCGGTGCAACTGTAAAAAAGTACATGCACAATATTCGTACACAACGACTACCAGACAAAAGTAAATTTTGTTGTTTGTATCCTTGTGAGTTTGATTGGGCCTGGGAACCAGATCCTGGAGATCCGCCTTACATTTACGTGTTTGGTAATCAGTGGTGGAGTGCAGAGAAAATGGCCACAGTTGAGTATCACGTCACCGGTGCTACTGAACGCAAATACATGGACATGACTGCCAGGATACTTGCGGACAAGACCAACTGGCAAGTACCAGATTATGTTGATCCGTTAAGCGTGGATTATTCTTGGCGGCCTGATCCAGGAGACAACCCTTACATATATGAATTTGCTACTCAGTGGCAACCCAATGGCGGTGCTTGTTATGTAGTACCTGGTGCTGTAGAACGCAAGTATGTAGAAATATTGCATCGCAGATTACCTAATAAACAGTTGTTTAAGAATTTAGAAATTATACAAGGATTTGATTACTCCTGGCATCCTGACAATACAGAACCGCCTTACAATTATGTGTTTGGCAATCAACATTGGCCAGGTATAGAAATGCCCACTGTGGTTTACGAAATGTCTGGTGCAACACAGGAAAAATTTGTTGACAATGTGGTTGCTCAACTAGGTGACAACATGGCCAACTGGGAGTTATGCGAGGATGTTGATAATAGTAGGTGGGACTGGACCTGGGTTCCTAATCCTAAAGATCCACCCTATATTTACGTGTTCGGTAATCAATGGAATCAGCCAGAGTTCAAAGCCAGTGTCAAGTATGTTGTTCCGGGCGCCATCGAAGTCAAGTACATGGATAGACGCACACGCAGACTGCCGCAACCACGCCTGTTCGGACATAACCTAGCGGTCAGTGAATTTGACTATTCGTGGGAACCAAATCCTTTTGATCCACCAATGACCTATGTGTTCGGTAACCAATGGAACTCGGCTGTACTAGAACCCACAGTAGTGTACAATGCCGGCGGCACTGAAATCAAGTATGTAGATGATATTGTTGCTACACTAGCACAAGACGTGGCTGCTTGGGAATTGTTGGATGACATTGAATCGTTTGATTACTCCTGGCGGCCCAATCCCACAGATCCTCCTTATACGTATGTGTTTGGTAATCAGTGGCTCACGCCTGAACAACGTCCCGCATTACAGTATGCAGTAACAGGTGCTACACAAATCAAATACATGGATCATCCGCGAGCACAACGTCGTGGGGATCATACACGGTTTACACAACACTATCCTGCGAGCTTTGATTGGTCGTGGGAACCCGATCCAGGATCACCACCTTATAACTATGTGTTTGGTAATCAGTACTATTCAGCAGAAGTAATGCCCACTGTAGAATATCACATGCTGGGTGCTACAGAACTCAAGTACATGGATATCCCTGCACAGTTGTTGCCTCAACACGATAATCACTGGCACACCGTCATAGACTGTGAATGGGATTATACCTGGAGACCCGAACCTGGATCACCACCCTACATCTATGTGTTTGGTAACCAGTGGTGGCCAGCAGAGAAAATGCCCACTGTAGAATATCACATGCCCAGTGCCACTGAGCGCAAGTACATGACAGGACCGGTTGCTAACTTGTTGACGAATATGACCAATTGGACCATTCCTGAATATGTGAACACTACTGATATGGACTTCAGTTGGCAGCCAGACCCAGGCGAACCAGCCTACATCTATCAATTTGCCACACAGCATCAAAAGACTGGAGGACCGCAGTATCGCATGCCTGGTGCCACTGAGTTCAAGTATGTGGACATGATGAGGGCAGAAGTCAAGCAAGAAGCTGCACCTATATTTGAAATTGATCACCTGGATGGCAACGCAGGGCAAATTCCAGATGTAGTTAAAAAAGTACGTTACTTTGACAACTACAGAGATACACTAATACGTTTGGCCCGGAGCCTTGTGGGGCAATACGAGCATGTGTGGATATGCAGTTCAATTTGCGATTACACTGGCTTTGACTTTTCATGGCACCCAGAGATCTGGCAAAGTACAATGTTGCATGTATTCCCCAGCAATGAACAAAAGTTTGGGGACACATTCTACATGCATGTACCTACCTTTGCCGAACGTGCCGAAAAGAAAGCTTTGCTGGAATGGTATAGTGTGAACTATGTATCCCGCCGGAGTGTACCACGTAGATCCATGCCTGTGATTGAACACACTGCTGATTCGCATGTGGATGCAGTCAAGAATGTAGATTGGGCCGGACCCTTGGCATTGTTCACCACAAATGGTGTGCCTATCACAATGCCCACCGTTCCTCTTTGGCGTCAAGAAGTCAAAACTATTGTGCCGTTGAGCACAGGTGCCAGTGCAGTGATTGTGCCAAAAGTAGCTCGAGGTGATGTTAAAACGCAACTGTACGATTATGCACATATTGACAAGACACAACGTAAACGTCATGGCGATCAGCCACTGGACATTGTGTTTATCAGCAATGGCGAACCCAATTCTGCATCTAATTATTTGCAAATGCAGATGTATCTAGCCAACTCATCACATACCAACAAAGTACATATGGTATCAGGAGTAAAAGGTCGTGTGGCAGCTTATCATGCGGCAGCACGAGCCAGTACCACACCTTGGTTCTTTGCTGTGTTTGCCAAGTTAGAAGTTGACGCCAAGTTTGATTGGACCTGGCAGCCAGATCGTATGCAACAGCCCAAGCACTATATCTTTCATGCTGGCAATCCTGTCAATGGATTGGTGTATGGTCACCAAGCCATGATTGCCTACAACAAGAAGTTGGCGTTGGAGAACACAGGTGTTGGCCTGGACTTTACGCTAGATCAGGCGCACGAAGTTGTACCTATTCTCAGTGGCACAGCCAACTATGCTGAATCGCCTTGGATGGCCTGGCGCACAGCTTTCCGTGAAGCACTTAAACTACGTGCAAGTTTACCCAACGTGGAAAATGAATACAGACTCAATGTCTGGTTAAAAGAAGACTCCGGCACCATTGCCAATGGACATTGGAGTCATAAAGGCGCACAGGATGCTGTGGAGTACTATGAAGAGGTCAAAGGTGATCCCACTGAGCTCCGCAAGAGCTACGAGTGGGATTGGCTCGCAAGCTATGCGTTTGTCAAACGTTCTTTAACACCTGATCAGTGACATATTCCACATCTAAGTCTGACAACTCAGGATAGATAGGCAAACTCAACACACGCTGGCTCAGTGCAGTGGCTACACTCATCATGTTGGGCCCGGGGAATTGTCTCAACACAGAGTTATCGTGCAAGGGTTGCTCATAGTGTATTCGTGTGTCAATACTGGCGTTCCACAGTTTCTCTTGCAGTCGATTGCGCTGATCAACATCAATCACAAACTTGTGAAACGCATGATTGTGCTCATTGTGTTCGTTGATCAAACAGCGTATGCTGGTATTTGCAAATCGTTCACACATGTAGGCAGCAATCCGGCGACGACGAGCTTGCCATTGATCAATGTACTGTGTTTTGACCATCATGTGTGCACAATCCAGTTCGCTCATGCGACTGTTGCTGCCACCACGTTCGGCCTTGTAGTCACCTTTGTTGTGATTGCGCCAGGCTCGTGCAAAGTCTGCTAGATCCTGGTTGTCTGTGACCACTGCACCACCGTTGCCATAACAGGCCAAGTTCTTCATGGGGTCAAAACTGATGGCGCTGCCTTCGCCGACTCGTTGGCTATTGTTGCCTAACCAATGTTGTGCAGCATCTTCAATCACTGTGACATTGTTGTGTAACCAATGTGTCCAGGCCTTTACAGAATGAGCGTGGGAAATAGCAGCGCCATACAAACCAACCAACACTATGGCTTGATAATCAAGGTCTTGGGGGATTTTATCAGGGTCAAGCAACCCGTTGACATCCACGTCTACAAAGTGTACGTCCCAACCAGCTCGCAAGAACGCATTGGCCGTGGCCACAAACGTCAAGCTAGGGATCAACACTCTTGGCGACTTATTGGTTAGTTCTAGTCCACGCCAATATTCGGCTATAATTTCCAAGGCCTGTGTGCCCGAGTGGCAAGTCACAGCATTTTTGCCACCGTTCCTAACAGCCAGCCAGTTTTCAAACTTCTGAGTCCAGGCGCCGTTCATGAGCTGACCTGATTGCAGTACCTGATCAGTTGCGTCTAGAATCTCCTCGCGGAGTTGTTTATACTGTCTTTGGAGACCAGTAAACGGAATTCGAAAGCCAGTCATAATACTTTTGGAATCCTTCTTCTACATCAACTTTGGGATCGTAGCCTAGTATGGTCCTGGCACGATCAATGTTCAGTGCACCGCGACTGGGAAAGTCTGCATCTTTGTCTCGAGTTTCGATCTCACCCTTGCCCACAATCTTCACAATCATCTCTGCGGCTTCTAACAAACTAACTGAATGCGATTTAGTAATGTTGTAGGTATTGTTACGAGCCATGATACGAGTAGCGGCTGCTACAATACCATCAGCGGCATCATCTACATAGGTAAAGTCTAACGTCTCCCCTGCCCCATTAACTCGGAGAACGCTACCTCGCATGGCTCCGAGCATAAATTTTGCAACGACCCTGTCTTCCACATCCAGTGGCCCGTATACAGCACTAGGCCTAATAACAGCGTAATCGAAAGCACCGCGACGATGGTAGTCTTTGACAAGGTCTTCTCCAGTTAATTTTAAGATGCCATATTGTCCAATGGGTCGGCAGTCGTAGTCTTCTTCTACTTGATCTTCAAAATCACCATACACCATTGAACTAGATATGTACACAACACGTTCTACATTGTGCTTTTTGGCACTCTCACAAACGTTGATCAACCCTTCCATCATAACACGACTGCCCCAGGCAGGGTTAGCATTGACAACTTTCTGTCGGGGAAAACTTGCCATGTGAATGATTACTTCGGGCTTGTGTTTGCCTACCAACCAGTCAAAGTCTTCGGCATTGGTAATGTCAATGTGATAGATGTTGTTGCCTGATATCTTCTTTAACCGCTCGCCCATCAAGTAATCAAGTTCTGCTTGTGGAATAATTCCGTAGTTGGTACGAGTGTCTGTGATGATCACTTCGTGATCTCGGGCTTCTAGTCTTTGCACTACATTGTGACCAATTAACCCTAGTCCGCCTGTTACTAATATTTTCATTTGTTACCCCACTTTAATGTCCAAAAGATTTGATCCTGCTCACTTAATCTTGCTATGATGCGGTACATGTGTCCATACGTGTGCGGATCTATGCTACGAGTCCAGTAAGGTTTATCCTTGGCATGCTCCATTATAAACTTACCAGCATCTGATTCTTGCCACCTCCAAATTGGTTCAGCAACCATTAAATCCGGATCTTCTACGTCGCCCATGCGGATCTCGTGTACACATACGTCACGAAACTTTACAGCTCGGTCTCCAATGAGTTCAACCCGTTCAGGCTGCCATTGCTTGTATTCGTCTGGATAATTGGTTGTTATTGCCATACACTAGTATAGCACAAGTGTTAGTCTTTAGCAACCAAGTCGGCAGCCATTGGGAAGATTTTGGCAATAACTTGTGCACATGCGCGAGCCACTTCCATGTGCTCTTTTTGTGTACCATTGCCTGATCGCAGTTCAATAAAATGAATCCAGCTACGCAAGGTACCGTTCATATACATGCGACTCACTGTGAGTCCTTCGGGCAACACAGCACGGGCCTGTTCTTTGGCAATGCCGTTCTTGATGGCCCATGCATATTCTTGTTTGACACTGAACAACACACGTTTTTGCGCACGTTCCCATTCAATGGCCAACAGCCGTTGAGCTTCGTCTGCCATGTCCAATTCTACGCTATTCTGTCGATTCTTGGTGTCTTGGAATCGTGCCTCACGTAGCACAAACGCCTCATCGAGTTCAGCTGTAGGATCAGCATATCGCTGGGAGAACTCTTGAAAGCTGAAACTTCTGTGACGTAGAATCTGTCGGGCAATGTCGCGGGTGGTGACGATTTCGCAACAGGCTGACACCATTTCCAGTGGGCTCCAGTGTTGGTGTCGGACCAAGTATCGGATAAGTCTTTCGCTGGTATCGGTTGTGAACTGGTTGGCAGGGTTGGACACACGGGCACAATAGGCAATAAGCTCTTGTGCATCATCGATGCCTTGGGTTCTAAATGCGTCGGTTGGCTGTGAATATGATACAAGGGTAACATTCATAGATTTTTCAATAATTTATCAGTCTCGGGTTGAACAAGTTCTGCAACTAGCACAGTGTCAACCACAAATTCAATATCTCTGACTTGTTGATCAAGTTCCAGCAAGGTTCTGGTAAGGACTACTTCAATTTCTACAATGTCCAGACCCTGCTTTCGTAACACATCAAGATTTATGGTTCGTTGTCGCTTGCCATGCATCTTGATGATAATTTTTTTGAGACACTCAAGTGGAACTTCGGTCTTGGGCGCTTCCTTGATTAAATGTTCCCACTTGTCAAGAAATTCATCACTGAACTGCATTGGTAGCCGCTACTTTGGGTTTGCGACCACGACGCACTGCTGGCTCGGCTTTGACTTCTTGAACAACAGGAGCAACGCCGCTGTTTGTTGTCACTCCTGGGTGCATACGTTCGGCATCTTTTTTCATTCTGGCAGCTTCAGCAATCAAGCCCTTGGCTTCAATTTCCATTTTCTTGGCTTGAGCCAACATGTTGGATGCCAGTGATTTGTCGTCCAGTGCCGAATCTGAACCAGCGGGCACTGGTGGCAGGCCTTGCTGTGATCTGGCAGCCTCTTGTTCAAGTCTGCGCTTTTTGAATTCTTGTTCTTGCTGACGTTTGGTAGCAGGATCCACTATGCCTGTGTTGGCATCCAGTTCGGTCATGCGCTTGCGAGCGTCGTCGCCGCTTTCCATTTCTTTGACCAGTCTGTTGAGTTCGTCTAACTTGACTGAGCTAGTGGCAGTGGGTGTCACAATCACTTGATTTGTGGCAATCTTTTTCAGCATGCCTTCGCGATGCAAGGCCTCCAAGATAGGACGACCGTCGGGCAGCAAGTTGCGATGAAACACGTCTGCCAGTGTGGTGGCTGCTTGTCCTGGTGCACTCTCCAACACGCTCAACACTGAGTTGTGAATATGCGTGGGAAGTACGTCGGGATATACCACAAGGCACATATGGTCCTCGCCTGGGATCTGTCTGAATACAATTGCAACCTTGCGGTCTCCGTGTCTACCTATGTGTTTAAGCATTTTGCTCTCCTGATGTTTGTTGTTGACGTAGCTGTTCGGTGCTGGCGTCTAAGAATCGTGACAGTTTGTCATACACAATACCGACCTGACTCATTTCGGCTGCCTTGAATGTGCCACGTGATGCAGCCAATTCAAGAAGTGATTTCAAGCTAGCCATATCGGCTATAGTGAGTTGTAGATTTTCCATGCAGATATTTAAGGTGTATTAACCGGCACAAATTATTTTATAGCAGTATTTTGGACAAATTGATGTTACTGATAAGGCCGTATGTCACAGTGCTTGACCACTATCACATGCCGCCATTTGCCGTTGTGCTTGATCGGAAGATCTAAGTAAACTGTGACTTCAGGTCCATCAATGTTGTTGATCTTGCGGTCATTTCCCACACTGCCCACAAACGGAATCTGATTCCAGTGTCCAAAAACACGATCGCCGATGACATAGGTATGCTTGTATCCTATGCGATTGAAGTAGTCAGTTTGACTGCCCATGTCATGACAATCGTACTCGGTTTACTGCATAGTTCAAGAATGCAATCACAAACAACACCGCGGCCCAAATATAATTACTGTGTGCTAGTTCATTCAACCCTGCACTCGAAAGCCAGCCAATCAAGAACCAAGTGATAGCATCTTGGTGTGTCACATACCATGTTTTAAATTTGTTCATACAATTTTCCTTTCATGTACCCCGTTTTCAAACTGAGCAAACAGTTCTTCAAATTTGTGTTGATACAGTCTGGCCACACCGTCGAAGTCCTCTAGAGATGCGCCACGCTTGACCAGCAGACGAACATCGTCTACCACGTTCCAGCACTGCATGATACCTTGTTCGAGATCAAATCGATCAAACTTTTTATCTTCGCTCATTACCATTCCTTTCGGGCTTGTTTAACTTCAACCCAAATCTTCTTTGCAATCGTCCATACAGGATGCCAAAAATATCCTAGCACAAAACCATACACAAACGGGCCCAAGGCTGCAAAGAAGTCATTCATACAATCCGTCCTATTCCGACGTAGATCAGTTCATCTAGTTCACGTTGGTAGTCTTTGCCTAATCGACGTTTTTCGTAGATAGCATCAAGTAATTCAGTGCCCGAACGACTCGCAACTTCAAATCCCTTGCCACGTTTTTCTAACTCTTCAATTAGATCATCTGTGTCAAACTCATGCAACTCTACGTCAACTTCAACTTCAGTATATATTGTGGGCATGGTCTGTCCTTAGTCTTTTGCATCTTCGTAGTAGGCGTAAGTGCCCCAGGGTGGAACAATGCTGGTGGTACCATGCAAGATCCAGGTAGCATCACAGTAGTTTTCGTCGCCCCAGCTGCCAAACGGATAGCCGTCTGTAAACACTACTAATCGACGTGGTTGGATGTCCTCATTTTTCAAGTAGCGATAGATAGCATCAAAGTCTGTGCCGCCACCGCCTGCTGGCTCGTAGTCCACAATTGAATCCAAGTTGTCACTATCGTACTGAACAGGATTGTAAGTGTCGGTGTCAAAACTCACAATGTGAATCTTGTATGCTGGGAACGAGTCCATGATACCTTGGATCTCGCCCAAGAAGTCTTTGAGCATTTTCTCGCCAATCGAACCTGAAGTGTCGATTGCAATAGCAATGTCAATCATTTCGTCGTTTTTGCGACCTGGCATCACTGCATCCATGTGCCATCCACGACGGCTAGGACGCATCCAGGTGTAGTCACTCTTGATAGTGCTCTCCAAGTTCATACGCAACAGTTCACGCCAGTTCATCTGTGGTTCTGTAAGCTCTTTGATCATGCGCATTACGCCTGCAGGAATGTTACCTGCACCGTCTGTGGTCTGAGCGGCAGCCAACATGGCTTCTTTGATCTCGTCCTTGATGGCCTGACGATCTGCGGCACTGAGTTGGGGACGACCTTTGCCTTTGCCTTCTTGATCACCATCACCATCACCGTCGGCATCACCATCACCGTCCAAGTGCTCGTCGATCAGTTTATCCAGTAAATCGCCGATGTCAATTTTGTCTGCTTTTTCGTACAAAATGTCATAGATCTCTTCTGAGCTCATGCCATCATACTTGGGATCGTGCAGGCAAGGCACTGTGGTAATCTTTTCTCCCACACGGTGCTTGATCAAGTCTGCGTTGACAGCAAAGTCATTGGCAATGTTGAACAACTGCGGGTCTCGATCTCCGCGGCGTCCAAAGTGGTCATAAACGCAATGCAAGACCTCGTGTCCAAACAAAAATTCGATCTCTCTGGGACGCAACATCTGAATGAAACGGCTGTTGTAGTAGAAGTGGCGACCATCTGTGGCCGCTGTTGAGCACCACTCATCGGCGTTGACCAGTTTGAGACGGGTGGCCAAATTGCCAAAAAAGCTGGCACGAAGCAGTAAACCCACTCGAGCAGTAATCAGTTTTTCGCGAACCTCTCGATCAACTTTGGCGTCAGTTGGACCCAGTAGATTGGCAAACTTTTTCTTGTCGTCTTTGGTCTGTGTAGTGGAAGTCATAGATGTCCTTGTTGCAATATGTATATTATAGCTGAAGACAATTTATTGGTCAAACTGTTAATCCCAGGATTTTTTGTCGCCGTTGGCTTCGTTGTCGCGATACCCCGCGGTGTAGGCCACGATCTCTGCTGGGGTCATCTGACCCAACTCAATCTTGGGCGAGTTGTAAGAGTCTCCCACAAAGTAGTGAGGATTGTACTCGCGACCGTAGTAGCTGTCAGCCTGGCCACGATCATAAGGACCGCCATGGCGTTCGTTGTAGTAACCAGATCTTGTGTGTTCTACCAACATATTTGACTCCTTAAGCCGCTTTGCGAAAATATCGATAGGGCAAGCCCAAAGTCCAAGCAAGGTAATCATTGTCACCTTGGGTGCCTTCTGCTTCGTGGATCCAACGCATGGCCATTTCCGAGTCCTTGGCGCCCATGCTGATCAATTCAGCAACACGGCGATCAAATGCTTCTACAGCCTTGCCTTCGGCGGCCTTGCGAGCAATGTCCTCACGCTCAATGAGCTGACCCAGATAGTCAAATTCCTTACGGAAGGTCTCCAGGGTCCAGCCACTGGTGTCAATACCACGGGGACGAACGCCATAAGCGTCTTTGTAGATGTCCCAAAAAGTAGCCTGGGCCTGTTCCAATTCTGTCATGTCTTCCCAAGATGTAAATGCTGTCATTTGTGGCTCCTTATTTCTTACTATGTTCATATTATAGCAAAATGGGGATTTTTGGTCAACCGTTTTGTATCTGTAGCAAAAAGTATACATTTTTGAGATCTTGGGCGTTTTACAGCAATATTTCACGAAGATCTTGCTATTGTGCTCACAGTAGCAAAAACAGCGATTTTAGCATATCAAAACCCTATATAAATCAACATGATAGCACGCCTGTGTCTGACAAAAACCACGTGATCTGTGGGTTTGCTACAAGATCTTGCAAATATCAAGGTAATACTTGAGTATTAAGATTTAGATACTTTAACTGAAACCAAGATTGTGCAGAATCCGAGTAGAAATCTAGGTGTACTTGGTCTTCGTAGTACATGGTAGGACCATCTTTCCGGGGGGTTGCGTTGGGCACCAGTCCCCGGTGATATCTGTACACAAAGCCCAGTTCACGACGCAGTCGCGGTCTCACAGCCATGCCCATGCCATAATCCTGCAGAATCCGTGCATACACATCAGACCATTCACCGGGACGATGAAACACAATCAGGTTGTTTTTAATTGTGACTTTCATTGGGATTACTTAGTACAAACCAGTTTAGTTCTTTGTCTGTGCCCACATAGATTCTATAATCGTTGTACTTGGCAGAGTATGCCCAATAAGGGTTAATATCATCGGGCTCAGCTCGTAACGGATTGGCACTGCCACTTCGGATCATGGCCAAACGAGTTTCGACATCTTGGCTCCACCCAAATGTTTTATTAAACCATTTCCGAGCATGATCAAAATCTAGTACACCGGTTCCTTTCCAATGAGACTTTGAAAATTCAATCATGAATTGAAAATACTCTTTCTGGCTATATCGCTTGTCGAGTTTGGTAACTTTGTACTTCATAATAAAAAAGCGGTATTTCTACCGCTTTCTTTTTAGGCACTAGCTTGCAAAATGTACTTGCCGAAACGCTGATGGAACTCGTCAAAGTTTTTCAACTTGGTGGGCTGGAATGGCAAGTTGTATGTGGTCAGTGCAATACGAGCACCCATAACTACCAGTTCAGTCTCAAAGTTCTTCATCATGTAGCCAAAGAAGTTGTCAGCCATTTCGTGGAACTCTTTGTCTACTGTCTTGCCTTCGACTTGTGCTTTGAGCTCGTAACACATGGAGATCACCAAGCTGTACATGGCACTGACTTCTTTGACATTCAAGTCCTTGACTTTGCCTTTCAAGATGTCCACGGGGTTGGGCATACGACCTGCAATCTTGCGGTGTGCCATAAATTTCACAGCAAGACCTTCGCCCACAGTACCTGCAATCAAGTTGGTCACAGTGTCGTCGTCAATCTCGTCGTCCAACAACTGGCTCACAAAGCTCCAGCTACGTGGGGTAGCAAATGCACGACTTGAACTCTTGGCATCAAAGTCATACAGGTCCTGCTTGGCAAAGCTCAAGTAACCCACAACGTCTTTGTGGATGCTGTTGTTGACAGCCCACTCTTGCCACGAAGCAAAGTCCACCTTCATCTCTTGGTGGATGAAACGGTTTGCCAGAGGAGTAGGCATGCGGTAAGTAACACCTTTGTCGCTTTCACGGTTACCAGCAGCCACCATCACAACATTGTCCGGCAACACATACTTGCCCACTCGACGATTCAGAATCAGCTGATAAGCCGCACTCTGAACACTGGCCGGGGCACTGTTCATTTCGTCCAAGAACAACACCACAATAGGGTACTGAGCCGCTGTGGCCGCATCGGGCAAGTCCACAGGAGGGGCATATTCCATCACGTTCTTTTCTTTGTTGTAGAATGGAATACCGCGAATGTCAGTGGGCTCCATCTGACCCAAACGCAGGTCAATCATAAGGCCTCCTAGTTCTTGGGTAATGCCTTCGACCAATTCACTTTTGCCAATGCCTGGAGGCCCCCACAGGAACACAGGACGTTTGACTTTGAATGCAGACAACAGGCTGCGACGAGCTTGAACAGAAGAGACGGTGCGGGTATCGGACATAATTACCTTTCAAAAAACACAAAACTGGGTTGGTAAGCCTTAATTATAAGGCATTGGGATTTATTGGTCAACTGTTGATTGTTGCAAAAGGATCACAGTCTTCGCTGGCTTCAATCACAAAGCTCACTGGAATTTCCAGTTCTCGAGCAACTTCTGCAAAGCTCATGCCCTTGTTCAGCAAGTACTCAATATCCATTGCTAGTTCGCTCATCTTGCTCATTGCAGTTCCTTGTTTTGTTGACATGTGTGTATTATAGCAAAATACAAAATTTCAGTCAATAAAAACCCTACGTAGTGCAGGGTTTTAATTTGTAATACTACAGTATTACCGTTGTTAAATACTGTCTCCATATGTTTTCCATCGAAAATTTTTACTATATTTTGCATAGTCATCTGTTAAAACCGCTGGGTCTACAGGACACTATGCACATAAATTTTGGATCAACTGATCCAGTTGATATACGACTTGGACGGTATTTTAAAAATACAAGCATGTACGGGAAGATATTTTCGGGAGTAAACTCTTGTTATTATTTTGATCAAGAGCCTGTGCAATCAATGCCAATTGCTGATCTAATGGAATGGACTACTCCAAAACATTTCAAGATGTTGGCCAACAGCGAAATCAGCAAATTAAAAAAACACTTGTGTCACGAACATCAATGTCAAGATTGGTATTACTTTTTTCACGGCTTTGCTGCCCTTGACTGGTATCAGGATGGTCAATACTTTGACCAACATATTGACTGGACTCGTCCTTACATCACACTGAATCGATTGCATGTCAACGATCGCAGTTATAGACTAAACCTTGCGGCACGTCTAGCAGAACAAAACTTGCTGGATCAAGGACATGTGAGCCTGCATCTCGGGCACACCGAATACGGTACCTGGCGCCAAGAATTGACCAACCCCAACACTCGTCTAAGCAGTGAGGCCTGCAACATGATTGCACAGCATCTTGATCAACCCCTGATCTTGGATTGCGAAACCAGCACCGGTAGCTTGAGTGCCAACTTTGGGCACCAAGAGTTTGAACTGTGGAAGTCGGGGCTTTGGCACATTGTGACCGAAACAGTGTTTTATCATGACAAACTGCACCTCACAGAAAAAATATTCAAACCCATTGTGGCGCAGCGACCGTTCATGCTGGCCGCGGCTCCGGGCAATCTTGCGTATTTAAAAAGTTATGGATTTCGAACTTTTGATCAGTGGATTGACGAAAGCTACGACAACATAAAAGACCCAGATCAGAGACTGCAGGCCATTGTTGATCAAACCAGTCGACTGTGTGCCATGAGTGACTTAGAACTGCGAGAAATGCACAAAGAAATGCAGCCAATACTAGAGCACAACTTTGACCACTTATGGACTACGTTTAAACATCAAATTGTGGACGAATTGGTCAACAACTTTGAACGGTCGATTCGACTCTGGAACAACGGCAGAATAGACGGAAAAGAATTACCCTTGCAAAACATTGATCTTGCAAGGGTAAAACAGATTTTACTTAGATAAACACTCAATCTCGTTGGCAGCTTCTTCCAGCAAGTCTGCAATGCGGTCTGGACGACCTTCTTGTACACTCTTGCGATCCTGAATCTGCCTACGGATCTCTGCCCTCTTACGCAGTCTAAATACCAGACTCTGTTCAGAGACCGGTAAGTGCGATTCGTCTTTCATTCTTCGACTCCGAAACCAAAGTATATTTTTAAGTCTTGTCCTAGTAGATGACCATGCTCCCAGTTCCTAAGAGCATACTGGTTGCATTCCTCTACAATCAACTCGGCTAGTTTTTCTGCATGTTCTGTGCCCAGCCACTTGCCGCTGGTGTCGGTGCCAGCCCGCTTCATTAGTTCTTGAATTCGTGTGTTCATTTTACTCTCCTACATATTCACTGGCTTCGGCATGCAACCCTGCATCGCCCCGAGTCATCACAGCCAACAACAATCTCTTTTCCGCCAAGTAAGTCCGGGCGAAAGCAGGGTCGTGTGCTACGATGCTTCGGCTGTTGCTGATCAAATCTGCCAACTTGATAGTCTGAGCTTCAGCAGGTGCTTCAGCAGT